CCCCAGGAGGAGGAAACCCCCCACCTCCCCCACCACCTCCTCCTCCCAAACCTGGAAATGAAGAAATTTGGCCTCCGAAAGGTTCAGATCCTAAGAATCCACCTCCTCCAAATGAAGATCCAGAAGATCCAGAAGGTCCAGAAGGTCCAGAAGGTCCAGGAGGAGGTAAACCAGGCGATAAACCTAAAGATAAACCTAATCCAGCTATTATCGGAAAAAAAGCTAGAATTACTTCTGGACCTAATGTCGGACAGATTGGCAAAATTACCGGAATCACCCCGGAAGGTAAGGTAATAATTCAGCCCGACTAAGATTATTTCCAATTAAAAATTAAATTATGATAGAAGTAAATTTAGATGAATTGGTTATTCTAAATCCAGACAAAATGGAAGGAAGTGAGAATGGTCAAAGAGGAAAGGTAGGAAAGGAACAAATTGATATTCCATCAGAAAGAGAAAATCCAGGAGAAGTTCCAATCCCAGACTTTGACGATTCAGAAAAAACAAGGACCGGTATAGCAAGGAGTATTTCTAAGGTTACTGACGATGGAAAACAACACACAACAAGATCAACTTTAGGTGATGCTGGAACAATTTTTGACGTTAGTAAAAAATGGGAAAAATTAGCCAATGCTGCTTTATCAAAAGCTGGTTCAGGATTAAGTTCTCAAGCTAAAATGCTTCTCACTGGTTTAATTTCTACCAAACCCAAGGTAAACTGGAAAAAAGAACTAAAAAAATTCTTCGATTGGGGATTTTCTGGTCAAGAAGATACCCTTCCAAACCGTCGTCTTCTTGGTAGTGGAGACATATTGTATGGAACTAAACCTAAAGAAAAAGAAACCGTCAGAACCCTTGTTGTGGCAGTAGACACCTCTGGTTCTATCTCAACAAAACAAGGAGCTGTTTTTTTGAATGAATGTAATCATCTTTGTAAAATGTTTGATTTTGATGAGATGATTGTTATCTATTGTTCTGATGATATAGGAATAAACGGTAAGGGAGGGATTGAAAGAGTAAAAAGAGGAAAAAAAATTGAATTCAATCCAGATGGGTCTCCAAAAAATTGGCTCAGTACCGGAGGGAATGATAAAGGATTTGCTCCTCCTTTTGCCTGGTGTGAAAAAAATAAAATTGTTCCCAGCGCTTTTATTTATTTAACTGATACTGGAGCAGAATATCCATCCGCCACGGCATTTGGAATTCCAAAATACAAGAACAAAGTTTTTTGGTTTATCTGTTCTTTGTGGGGTGAAGAAAATTTGCCCCCTTTTGGTCGGTATGCTATCATACCCATGGATCAAGAAGGAAATTTCACGTAAAAAAATTTACAAAATGATAGAAGTTAATGTTGAAGATATAGTAATCATAAATCCAGGAACGGTTCCTCAAACTCCAAATGAAACAGAAGATGAAGGGGAGTTACAACCTGATGCCGAATTAGAAAATCCTCCAGAAAAACCTTCTGCTGGAAAAACTGCTGCAGGATCAGCTAGGATCCAAAGAAGTTTTGCTCCAGTAACAGGTGGGATTGGTAAACCTCAGATTAAAAAAGCAGAAAGTACCTTAGGTAAAGCTGGAACTATTTATGACGTAGCCCAAAAATGGGACAAACTAGCAAATGAAGCTGTTTCTAGGGGTATGTCTGGAATGAGTGATACAGCAAAAATGTTACTCAGAGATTTGATTTCTACCAAGGCAAAAGTCAATTGGAGAATTGTTCTGAAGAAATTTTTCGATAAGATTTTCAACAAGGAAGAGGATGTTTTACCCAATCGCAGGCTTTTGGGAACAGGAGACATTCTATATGGTACCAAAAAATCAGATTCTGATGAGTTAAAAACTTTAGTTATAGCAATAGATACTTCTGGTTCTATTTCTAAAAAACAATGTTCTGTTTTTTTAAACGAAGTTTATAATCTGACTAAAACTTTCGAGTTTGATCAAACTGTAATTATCTATTGTGATGATAATATACCTAAAGGAGCCGTTGATCGTGTGAAGAAAAAAGGAAAATTAGATTTAGAAAAATGGCAAGGTGGTGGGGGCACTGCGTTTGCTCCTCCTTTTGCATGGTGTGAGGATAATAAGATTGTTCCAACAGCTTTTATTTACTTTACGGATATGGAGGGTCCATTTCCCTCAGTTAATTCTTTTGGAATTAAAAAATACAAGGACAAAGTTTTATGGTTTGTTATTACTCCAGGTGGATATAAAAAGCCTCCTTTTGGAAAACACATTCAAGTTCCCATCGACAACCAAGGAAATTTTGTATAATCTTTTTTAATAAATCCCAAGATCCTCGAAGTCTGACATCATTTCTGTGTCACTTACCTCTTGATCAGTTAATTGAATTTTTTTCATCAATCTTTTGACAGCTGGATTTTGCATAATCGGATCTTTCCAAATTGGGGATAAGGCAAAAGATTTACCTTGAAGTGCCTGTGGTGAAATTGAATTTCTGATTGGATCTCTTTGTGCCTTACTCATCCTTTGAAATTTTTCAGTTGTAATAAGGTAAAAATATGCTGCCGTCCAAGAATTAAATTTTACTGCGTCATTATAAACCTCTTTTAAAACAGATTCTGGCATAAGACATCTCTTGGCTGAATTAACGGAGCATCTTTTGTCTAAAGGTAAACCTTCTAAAGAATACAATTGAAAATTATCTTCACAAGTAATGTAATATCCATCTCTACCCGCAGCAGGTGCTCCGATTAGTGTTTTTAGATTGTTATATCCACATTTGAAAATACCTGTGCTATTAAAAACTTTAGGACCTCCTTCTAAAGTTGATAAATTACAATCTTGAACTTCAAAATTACGTTTTACATCACAATTTTCCGAACCTTGAAGAGAAACAAGACTTTGAGTATTTCCCAATTCGAAATCCCTACCTACGAAATCTGGACATCCTTCTAAATTCTGGATTTTGCTTTCCCTAACGCGGAAATCCAGTCCTACTTTTCTGGGCGAACCAATTAAAGATTCAAGTTCATTAGAATTCACTTTGAAATTCCTTTTAACCTCCGTTGGAAAACCAGAAAAAGAAACTACAGGAAAACTAACTTCAAAATCATTTTCAATTGTACCGAATACAACTTCAGGAACTAATTTTCCATTTTTAAACAAATGATTTCGGGTTTCTGGATTATTGTAAATATTTACCCCACCCTGTACGTTGATAATTCCGTCTTCTAACTCCCAACTTCCTGAACAGATTGAATCTAGAACTTTTACCAGTTCCTCCGAAAATCCTGAAGAATCAGTAAGTGGTATATTTAAAGCTTTGCATGCTTCTTCGAAATCTACCCCTTGATTTTTACAGAATTCCCTAATTCTTTCTTTCCAATTTCTTAATTCTCTACTAGTATAAGACTCGTTTAGTTCTAAAAGTTTGGAGTAAAAATCAAAATCTTTGATTAAATGCATTGGAGATATTTTTTTAATTATATATCTCAAAAATTTTAAAATTCTAATTAGAAGTCACCAGGTGCAACTTGAAAACAGGGAATTCCGTTTCTTCTCCACATAGCAACCACCTTATCTCGGTCGTCGTAAACACAAAGAAGATTTTGTTTATCTGGAAATTCCTGATTTAGCCATTCCTCTTTTAAAACATCATCCGCTGTGAACATTCTGGAACCAGTTGCGGGCCTCATGAGCAACTTATTGGGTCGAATACCGTACATATCCAGCCATTTCTCGGTTTCTTCTCTTGTTGCCTCACTTCTTCCGGAAAAAATAACCATGTTGAATCCAGCCTTTTGGAGGGATTTAAAAGATTCGATCACCGGAATGTTTGGTTTGTCCAAAGAAATGTTATTTGGATCGAAAAATTTAGGCCAATCAATTTTACCGCTGTCTTTTGTGGCCAGGGTTCTTCTTTCTCTGATGTCGGCCAATGTGCCGTCCAGGTCAAAGATAATTGTTTTATTTGTCATTTGATTTTTGAGTTGGTACTCTAAGTATGATGAGAACAAGAATTGCTCCTAGGAAAGATTTAAAGGTATAAACCACGTCAAAACCCATCCAATCCAAACCAAGCAAAAGTAGAAATGGAATGGCGAGGAAAATTGCTAGAACAAAGAAAATTACGAAACTTGTGGCCCCTGCCGATGTTAATTTTCTGTTTAGTTTTTGAAGATCTGTCATGTAGTTGAATTATTTTGATTTAAAATTGTTCTTCCTCCCAGTATTTCACACCTGGTTCAGAACTGGCCCACACCTGTTTTCCATCTATGTCGATTCTGATGATGTTGTCCTTGAACTCAACCTTGGAAATGTAATTCTGTGGGCTCTTTATGTTGTCATAAACGTAAACCATTCCATCGTGACAGAAAAGTTTAACTACCGAACCTCCGGGTTGATGACTCAAAGGATTAGTTCTGTATTCATCTTGAACTTTGATTTCTTTCATGTTTAAATTTTTCGCTAAAGTAAGGCAGAAATTAGGTATTTTCTAATTTTTTAAAAAAAAATTTATCGGTATTTTTTGAACATTTTCTCTATTTCAACCCAAGAAATCATTTTTCCACTCAAAACCCTCATGGTTAATAAAAAGTCCTCCGGATGTAAATTAAATTCACCTAGGTTGTGCCCTATAGATAGGTCCTTAGACATATGAATTTTTCTGGTTTTGATCGACTGCTGTCTAGCTATTCTGGAATTTTTTCTACTCAAACTATCCCTTCGTTGGCGTTCCCTCCAAACTAGAAATTGTCTTTTCCATGACGTCATCAATCTTTTATTTAAATTTTTGTTTTTTCAGCTGCCACCATTCGTATCATGTGGATTCGGATTGCATTTTTTTCTTCGTCTCTAATTTTTGATTCGTTTAAATCCCTTACACACTCTTGGAGTTTCAAGTACACATTTCTTGCTGTACTCAGAACTTCTTGGTTGTAATTTGCCTTTAAACTTTGGGATCTAGGATCTTCCATGGTCATTTAATTTTAAGTAGTTGTGTCAATTCTTCCTGGTTGAGATCTGAGAGAATGATTGCGTTTGGATTTGTAATTTTGCACACGCACTTCCAACATAAAACTGAAGCAACCTCGGAGTCAACATTTTTCACCACCGTCTGACACTGGCGGCATGGTAAACTTGAATTCTTGTTTGAAGAATTTGAACTGTAGCCTATTTTTTTAGCCATAAATTTCTCGATAGTCAAAAAGTGGGGTTGGATCAGAAAAGGATGTTTTGATTAATGCAGATTTCAGCAGTGAACACTTTTCAAATTCCTCTAAATCAGAATAAAGACCCATCATTCTACGAATTCCTAAAATTGTATCCTCATCAAAATTTAATCTTCTTCTTTTTTTCATGAAAGGCTCTAAAGCATGAATGGCCTCTTCACACACCAAATAGAAATTTTCGAATTTCGGATTTTCTGAAAATCGGGAAAAAAGTTCTGGGTTGGGCTTTGATTCCATCCCTCTATTTATTCTTTTGTCCATCAAATTATTCCTCATCTGATTCTAATTTAGTTCGCAAAATCAAATTCTTACACAAATTGGACTGTTTTAAATCCCGATATAAAGTTCTTCCGTGAGAAAGTATTTCAAACTCAACGTAAAAATCGTTCTTCAGATCTCTTACCCTTTCTCTAATAATTGTGGCTCTATTGAAATTAATTTTGGATTTAATTTCCCAATAGTCCTTCTTGTTATCCGTGTTACAAAAAAATTTAACCAACATTTTCAATTTTTTTCAATTTCCATATCATACCCATTTTCGTGAACCAAAGGAGAATGTGATTTAACCCTGAGAGAATGAAGCCACCCTTTGAATAAAACCTTTTCTCTTGGTTTCATTTTTTGAAAAAAAGAAAGAAAAGAACCTTTGGATTTTTGAAAATCTTGGATAATTTGTGGTAAATCTCTGGGATCTGAAATTTCGTTCATGTAAACTTTAATTTCAAATTATACAAGAATATCTTGCCTTTGTTTCTTTATCCTATTTTTTCCCCTTCCCTCGTGAATTTATAATCCATCGAATCCATCCATTCGATTACAGCCTTATCTGAATTGATTGAACCATACTCTGCTTCTAATTCAGAATACAGTTCTCTAGATTTTTGTCTGGCCCATTTGGTTATGGAATCAGCCAAACTACCCAACCAATTGTCAAATTCTTTCTGCTCACTGGCATTGAAATTCCGTCCTTCCATGGGTTCTTCTACATCTATCTCTGCACTAATTGTAAATTCATGATAATAGCGTGAACTATTTCTTTCGATGTTAATCCAAAAATCGTCAGGTGTTAAAGGGATAATTTTAGAATTGATTCCTAGCTCTTCGAATCCAGAAATCATAGCATCAATTTCGTCTTCTTCTTCTTTTTCTTCTTTTTCTTCTCCATAAGCAAACCACTTTACAGGTTGCAATTTAAGAGCTTCTTTAAAAAACTTTCCAACGTCTCTAACTCTGGCAGTGAAAGATGCACCATCTCCTTGAGACCAAAAACCGGAAAAATTACATTCAATATTTTCTAAACCCAATTCCTCTAATCCGGATTTAAAATTTTCAATCACATCTTCGTACCACCAGGAATCTATCTTATCCCGGTATTCTTCTTTATAATTGGATAAAACCTTTTCCTGAATTTCCGGGGATAATTCATCGAATGAAAATTCTTGATTCTCTTCGTCAGATTCGAATAAACTGAAGTTCGAAAAGGGAATAATAAACCTCATCCCTTATATATCTTTGATTATTCTTTTTTATCCCAAAATTTAACCCAGCCAAAAATCTTGGCCCGATAATTTTCAAATCTGGTCATTGCTATCCATTTGCCTAGAACACTTCCGGACACATAAAAAAGGATAATCCAAACATCTCCCTTCAATAGATTTCCTATAGAATAGTAAACAGAAATTAAACTTACTAAATTGATGAAAATAGAATTTAACAATAAACCTGATGTTTTGTTTTCATAAGTCAATTTTATTTCTAGAACTTTACCAATATTAAATAATAACTGGGAGAAAAAAACAACTAAATAAATTTGAAAAGACATCTATCTTGATTCTAATTTCGTAACAAAAGTTCTTTTGATGATAGCATCGGGGCCTCCATCTTTTTCTCTGATAATAAAGTACAATTCGTCATGAGGGTTTTTGAATAAATCAAGCAAAATTTGTTTCATTATCCAAGATGAAAGTTCATCCAAACTCGCAATAGAATAAGATGTTGAATCGAAAACGGAACCTTTGTAATTAGGACTTAATTTGTACATGTCCCAAAGAATACCATTCGAAATTAAACAATTTAAAATCTTTTCCTCGTTTCTATCACAGGTAATTGTTTTAGAAAAATGAACAAAACTATTTTTCTCTATTATTCTGTTTTTCACCCCTAATTCTATTTCAAGAGTAATTAGGGATCCTTCTTCGGTAAATCCAAAGTTTGAAAATTCTTCTACAGCATATTTTTGTGTATCCATTTGAAATTAAAGCATATTTTCTGCCAATTCCCAAAGTTTGGTATTTATGGTATTGACTCGTTGAAAGTTTTTTAAACCCGTAACCTTTCGGTTCTTACCTCCAGAGTTGACATGTTCGTTAGTTCCTCCAACAAATTTTTCTTGAACCAAATTGAACGTGTTCCATAAAGTTGGCTCTGCATCTTCCTCCCGGCGGGGAATCAAGATTTGTTGATGGTTAATAATCGGGGTGTTTTCTTTGCCCCATCTAATAATTTTGGCTGCCTCAACATAGGAGCATTGCTCCTTCCAGGTTAAATATTTTTCTGACATTCTTCTGACCTTTTCCGAAATAAACGGAAGTTTTTCTGCAAAACTATCAGTGATTTCTCTAACCTGTTCAACACTAAAATTGACGTGTCTGAGTTTGAATGTGTGGGACAAAGCTGTGGGAACAGTTAAACCGTTTGAACAAACCAAACGAAGTAAACCTGTACTTAAATTAAACGGAGTACTTCCATCGTGAGAATTTGATATCAGCAATTCTGGCAAACAGTCCCCCACCTGTGGGAGCGAGTCCAGCCTCATTCGCAAAAAGTGTTTACCGTGCAAATCCCTGCCCCTCTGGGTTGCGTGAGTTATTTGCCATCCCTCGGACAAGAATTTGTCCAAAATTTCGATGGTCGGAACAAAAGAATACCGATCGGTAACCTTTGGGGATCTGGATGTCGTAAAGACTGCTGGGGCAATACCAAGAACTTCTGTAGGGGATAATGTTGTCATGTTTGTTTTTTTACAAGGTAAAAATATGAAAGTTTCTCCAAATAAAAAAATATTATTCAACTTATTTTTGAATCAAATTTTGGAAGATTTTGATTTATATTTGGGACATGAAATCTACAAGACCATTATCAGAGGTTCAAAAATTAACCAGAAGTGAACAAATTAGTTCCACGTTGTCATGTCTTTGTGATGCACTAAAGTCCTTAGAAGAATCGTCTGTACCCAACACATTTGAACTAAAATTAAAAATGGTGGCTACCGTAGAAGCTCTGGTGGAAAAACTTCAAAGACTCCATGGTATAGATGATTCATTTTGAATTTTTCCAAAGTGAAATTTAATTCTTCCAAAAATTCAAAGTAACCTCTGCTCCACTTCCGTGGAAAAGGGTAAAATGGGAAAATCCATTGGACGCTAGTCTCTCTGTAATCAATTCTCTAGTTTCATTTCCCAAAATATCTGCATGAAATTCCATGGCAATTTTTTTAATTTTACACAGATTGTCATCTGTTAAATCATCCAGAATTTGTTTTTCTGCACCTTCGCAATCTATTTTCATAAAATCTATATGAGGTGGTAAAATCCCAATTTCAAATAATTTGTTAAGGGTCACACACATCACATTTTCAAAGCCAGATTCTGAATGGTTTATATCTTTAACTATGCTAGCCCCACCAATTCCAGTAGACATATCATATTTAAGGGATATGCTTCCATTTGATCCACCAACTGCCATTTTGTGACACTCCACCAAATTTCTAGGAGTGTTATCAAGTAAGCAAGAAAAAATCCTAGAGGCAGGTTCGAATGCTATTACTTTACTTGCTCCTCTCTGTATAGCTCTCCTAGAAAACATTCCTATATTTCCCCCTATATCAACAACTACATCACCCTGATTAATAAAACATCCCATTCTTTCATAATCACATCCATTAGACTCGTGGATATAACAATCAAAAATTTCCCAGTACATATAATTCATATCATCAAGGCCGAATTGTTTAGAACAATATTTGTCCCAATCAAATCCTATAGTTTTATTTTCAAGACCAGGATCTCTTAAAATTTTTTTACCTTGGGAATTAATTACCCAAAAAGAAGAGGAGGAATTCTCAAAAGAGAATGGTATTTTATTTAATTCTGTCACCTGAAATAGTATTTGATTTTTTATTAATTATAACCAAATTTGTTCCATTCAGGAATTTTAAATTCAAAATATAACTTAATTTAAAGTGATTTCCAAGTAAATCTTTTCACCAAATAATGGGTCACTTCAGAAGTTTCCGGAATATATTCCCTTGTAACGTTTGTATTAATCAAAACCCTAATTCTTCCTCTTAGCTTTAAAAATTCTTTCATCAGTTCAGGATCTTTAATTGTCCTGACTTTTCTATTATCCCAATAAATTACAAATTTGTCGGGGAACCAATCTACTCTGTAAGAAATAAAATTTTTAGTTGGATCCTTGAATAAAAATCCTCTTCGAGCTCCCAACATTCTGTAGGGTTTAGGGTTGGATAAAAAAGCGTTGGATTCAATTTTATACCACCTAAAAGGGTTGAACAAATCAAAATTACGGTAATTAGGATTTTTTTTAGAATATCCCTCAAAGACGTCTAACTCCGGTGGCCACTGATCCAAAGGAGAAAGCCAAAAAGCAGGCCAAAGATTTTTTCCATAGGGGAGCTGTGCCTCTATCTCAAAGGTTCCAAAGTCAAAACCTTCAATGGAACAAACCAATCCGCAACCAGTTGGTATTGTCAAATCTCCAAATTGCCTGGGATTATGACGTGTTTTTAAATCTAGAATTCCGTCAGATCTAATTTCTGTAGCTTCCGGATCGGTCCACTTGTAGGTGTGATCTGGATGATAAGAACCCCATTCTTCCTGAAGTCTCCAATCATATCCGGACCAATTTATTTGTTCAATTTCCATTTTTCTATGTTCCTAATTTTTTTAAAATTTCAGCTAAATTTCTAGCTCTTTCGCCAACCTGCTTAGCCCATCTTGATCTTAACATTTCAGATGCTGCTCTTTTAAATTTTTTAATTTTGAAATATTTTAAAAATGAATCGAATTTTAAAACACCGGTTGTTCCTAAATTAAAAACCATTTCTGTAAGAACACCTAATGCCGGCTCTGACATGTTTGTAGCCGAAGGTCCTAATATTCTACGTGCTCCTGCCAAAGCATTTTCTAAATCTAAAATTAGAAGATTCTCAGCTTGTTGTGGGGTTAGCTTTTGTGAACCTTTTTTTACTTTTGCTGAGTTAAGACCGATTTTCTTTAATTTTTCATCGGCGTCTTTTCTATTTAGATTAAATCCTACACCTACGGTGGGGATTCCTCTAGAATCCAAATACCTTTGAAATTTAACACCCTCGTGTTTTTTTACTCTTTCTAGAATGGAGGAAATTATAGGATCTATTTTTGGATTAGCTTCCGATTGTTTAAGTCTTCGAAGATGGTTTTGAGCTTCTTGTTTATCTTTAAGGTCAAAAAGTCCTAATTCTCCAGTAATCGCGGATTGTACATCACGATATGAAAATTTAGGTGAAGAGGACATAATTTTGTTTACCATCTCCAATGTCTTCAAATCACCTATGGATCTTATTGCCTCTAAAAATTTTTTCTCGTCTGTTCCCAATCCACCAACCGAATTTTGGATTGAATTAGCAATATCCAATGTGTTAATAGGTTGCCCAGTAGATTCATTTATTACGGAACGAGCAGAAAAAGATTTAAAATCTCGGAATTTAAAAATTCTAGAAGTAAAATTGAATTTCATCAAAAACAATTCATCTTAATTTTTAGAATGATAAGTAGTCGTATTTCCCGTTTCTTTACGGGTTAAAATCTGTAGTTGTCTTTCAGTAGCGAATCCCCTTTGTCTTTTGAAAATAGAATCAACCACACCGTTTAGGTAAGCATCTCCACCCACTATGTTTCTCCAATAAGCCTCAGATTTAGGCATTCTTTGTGTTCTTTTTTTAGTTCCAGGAAGTTCTTCATTTGCCTCTTGGATAAATTGGGTAAATTTGATTAAAGCCATGTATTAATTATTTTCTTCGTAGGATTTGATTGAATCTAGATTTTTGCCCACTAGAGTCATCAATTGTTGATTAACCTTTTTTAGGTTATCTATTATTTCATCCAATCTCATGTTATTTCTATAAACTTCGATGTGGTACATTTCCTGTTTTTTTGAAGATGAATTTCTACCCAATACATAAACCCCTTTAATATCAAATTGAGAAGAATCAGAGACTTCCCCAGAATCGTCTTGTTTGTTCATAAGGTCAATTACTTCTTGAAAACTAAAGGTTCCATTTTTGATGGATTGAAAAATTTCTTCTCTCTCCTCTTCATCTATGTATTCATCAATTAAATCCTCGTCATAATAATTGAAAATTAAACCTGCTGCCTCTGATCTGGTGTGGGCTACACAAACAAATAAAAATCTGTCCAAGTCTCCTCCACAATTCGACTCCATGTCTAGCACCCAAGATTCTAAAGGTTGGTAAATTCCTAAATCTTCAAATCCAGAAATTAAATCTTCGATATCTTCGTTTTCAAATGTAATGAAATTTTTAATGTTTTTCATGTACGGCTGGTTTTTTAGTTGAATTTTCTAAAAAATTCCCAAATCAGAAAATCCAGAAAATAGTTCTAGTTCATCGTCAAAACCAGGTGGTATATTTATTTTTGCTTTAATGGGAGCAAAATCAGGCCAGTTCAAAACGGGGGCAATGATATGTATTCCTTGCGCAGGAAAAAATTCAAATAATTTATTCCAACAATCTGGATTCAAAAAAGAAGAAGTTTCAAGAGCTTTCTTTACATTCCCACATGCTGTAGTCCCACATGCTGTCTTAGACTCCAAAAGAACGTCTTTGGCATTCCAATCCTTACCTTTTTTGTCTATGTCTTTAGACTTAAAAGACCACCCGACAGAAAATGGCGACCCTGAATAATTTTCAAGTGGATTATCATCAACATTGAATTTCTTTTTTACAAAAAAAGGAAATCCAGTTAGGTCTTTGAAATCGTTACTATAGGCATGGAAACTGCCTGAGACCTTTCCAAATTTTAGACCGTGGGGAATCGCTTTTAATCTTTGAAATGAACAATCAAAATCTCCTTCTACGTTAATTAATTTTGATTTCGGATCTTGAGACCAAGACCCCTTGGTGCATTTATTTAACCAATCCTTGAATGGATTGGGCAGTTCGTAAAACTCTTCACCTGCATCATTCGTGGACCAATCGTAATCTGATTCTTTGAAGAGTTTGAAATTTTGAAGGTACTTCATGTATTTTGTGTTTATGTTTGTGGAAACTTGATTAAATCTGCCATTCCAAATCCAAATTCATTTTTAATTTTTCGATCTGCCTCGAGAAATTGTTCGATCGAATTTAAATTAAAACTGCTCTCAAATCCATCTGACCCTGGTTTGGGATGGTCAATGATCCAAAAATTATCGATGGTATACTCTTTGGCAAACCTATGACTAGTCATGAGATAACCCAAATTATAGGAATCAAACTTTTCTTCGGAAAATTCAGATAAAATTTCTTCTATCTCAGATTTTTCAAACTCTGCGTTATATAAAAAACTTTCTACAATTTCAAATGAAGAATTCCCTTCGATAATAAGAAGTTCACCCGAATGATTATATTCCTCTTGCACATAATATTCAATGAATGCCAATTTTTTAACCTTATTTATTCCAAGTTCTTCAAATCCGGCAATCATGGAATCAATGTCAGATTCAGAAATCAAAAAACTCTGGATATTTTGGAGATGCTTCATTCACGGAAGGAAATTTTCAGATATATATATCCAAAATTCAAATTCAAAATATGCGACATTTGGTTATTTATGAGTCTTGGTCCCAAGAGAAAACGATAGTTTTAGAATCTATCCGAAATCGTGCTAGAATTATTTTGAGCGTTCAGGCGGGCAGAATTCAAACAATAGATAATCCTAGGGGGATTAGATTCCCTTGGTCTGAAGGCCAGACTTTAAACAGAAGTCTAGAAACTTGGGCTTGCAACAACGGGTTTACCATCAATGGAAAAGATCCATGTCCAGAAGAAAAAATATTTGGTATTAAAACCTCGGATATCCCAAAAGGTCACGAATGGAGAATGATGTTTCCGAATAAATTTAAAAAAACTAATTATTAATGCCAAATCCAGTTAAATATAATACTTCACCAGAATCCCTAGCTTTGAGAAGCGGGAATTTTTACCTTGGAACTGGTGATGTTCCAAAGGGAGGGACAACACTAGCATATTGGGCTGGTGTAGATCCTCCAGGAGCAACAGCCTACACGATTTATCTTAATAAATCAGCAAATGGACCTTCTATCTACCAGGTCGGGGGAGGAGCAGATCTACAATCTTTGACAAATAGGATTGCAGGAACGATCCACACAACAGATGCACCTTGTATCGATTATTTCATGTCCCAATCGGATAAAATGATTGTTAATAGGAATTTTGGACCCATCGTCACCAACGGTCTACAGTTTGCCGTGGATAAAAGATCTACTCTAAGCTGGAATGGAATTTCTGGGGTTATTGTTTATGATATGCAAGGGGGAGGAACAAACTCTGTACCTTATCAGTGGGCTAATTCGTATGTTCAATCCTGGGCTGATTCTCCTTCTTCTCTAACAATCTGTTGTTTAATAAGGAGAAGGGCAACACCTACAACATCCACACAATATCCCATTTCAAAATTAGGTACAATTGGTTCTAATTTTAACCTGGCTTCTTTTGGTTTAAGAGCTGTTTGGGATGGTTCTAATTCTTCCCTAACGTGGGTAGGTCCTGGTACTTCATCATATACTGCTTTGGGACAAGAAAATTTTGCAACTTTTGGAAGCGTAGTGGATCAAACCTCGTGGGTTGGTCTTCAGTATTCTTCTTCGACTGGTCAAGCTTGGTTCAATGGAAACAAAGTGGGAGGAACTGGTGGTACCACATTAGCAACTAACACTGGGAATTTAAGTTTATTAAGAATTCCCGGTACATCAACAACAGGAGCAGTCTCTTATGAAATTATTCAAGCTTTTTTTTACAACAGAGAATTGACAGATGCCGAAATGTACCAAAATTACCAAGCATCAATAGCTCCACCCGTTGGTTCTTTCTACGGAGGAGGTATAGTCTTTGCTACCGAACCCTTTGGAACCACGGGTGCTACCGGAACTGCATATATCGTGGCCAACGTGAATTCTGGTCCTCAGGAAAATCAAAATTCAAATTTTACTGTTACACCAACCCCTAATGCAACTAATGCTTTATATGCTGCGATTTCTGCATCGGAGTCAAATACAACGGCAATGCAAAATGCAGCTGCTTCTGCTGGTGTTACTGTCTCGGGAATAGCCTGGGCCAGAAATTTATCAGAAGGGGGATTTGGGCCCGGATCTTGGTCATTGGCCTCTTTTGGGGCTGCAACAGCTATCCACAACAACATTTGGAAACCATCGCCTGGAGCAAGCTCTGCAATAAATAGATTCGCATCGGGGATGACAATGTCAGCAGAATCTGTTTTGTGCTCCAATAAATCTGGTGCTTCTACCACACAGGGAATGTCTTTTAATGATTCAGGAAGAACATCAATAATTAATCAAATAGCTCAGACTTCAAAAATTGCATGGGCTGTGAGATCTCAGACCTACTCGGTAACAGATGTAACCTAAAATTATGGTTTTTAATTCAATGTCCGATAATTACCACGGAAAATAAAGCCATGAAATATTTTTAATTTTTTTTCCAAGATATATAATTAAAAATTAGAATTTTAAAATGAAAAATGTGATCAGATACGAAGACTTTGATGCCAATTCAAAACAAAGTATCCAAGAGTCTTTTTTTGGTTCAAATAAACCAAAACTTGGTTCTCTCCAGCCATACAAAAGACCAGGTATGCTCCAACAAATGACACGCAAGGCAAAAAGCTTTGTTGGTATAGAAAACAAACAGGATCGGGAGAACTTCGAAAAGTTGATCACTGCACTGATGAATCCCCCTTACCCAGATTTTATCAGGGGAATCAAGGATGAAACTGGTTCTGACGGGGTGACCGCCATGGTGGCCTACACAGATATGGGAAATTTATTGGTTAGATGTGACGATAAAGATCCTATGATTTCTTTCAAAGGAAGAAATTTAGATTTAGCTGATTTAGAGGAAGAGTGTGAACGACTAGTCAGTCTTCTGAAATTAGAGGCAGAAGACCACGGTCCATATCCTAATTTTCACTAAAATTTAACCTCCTGAAGGTAGGTATATCTTCCGCACGAGTCTTTAATTTGTTTTCTATATGGAAGACCCTTTCCAGTAGATTGTTTTTGAATGAAATAAAATTCACAAAGTCCGTTTCCTAAATCTTTTTGATTTATCATTTGCCAGGAACTAGATTTATCTGGACCCAAGCAAGAAATGAAAATGCAAGAAAACAAAATAAATAGAAAAATCAACTTTGACATCTTGTTTAAATTTTTGGAATTATACAAGACAATTTGAGATTGTTCCGGTATAACTCCTTGCTACCTAGACCATCTTCTGGTGAAAAAATCAGATAAATTCCCACCAGGGCCAGCCTCATTTAAAGTCGCCCACCTAGATACAAGAATTGTGATTAGAGATGTAATAAGAGAGGTTACCCATATGGTCCACGTTGGTGGATCTACGCTCAAGTAAGAGAATTCTTTGAAGTCTTTTCTTACATAATGTTCAACCACCGAATTTTCAACTGCTTCAGATATTTCTAAAGGTTTGAATTTTCCAATTTTCATAATTTCTTCTCTTACCTCTGGAATAATTCTTCTGCTAGGCGACCACGTGAATGGACGGACCCATTCGATTTGGGCGTTCTTTGAATTCATACCAACGCAAACAACAAGTTCGTTGTCGTTGCCGCCATCCCAGTATGCTTCTTGCATGGATGCAGCCAAAGGTGGTTGATTCTTAAAAAACAAAAAGAAAATTCTAACCTTCTTTTTAGGTCCAAGTTTACCGTTTAAATGTGAAAACTTTTGTTTAAAAAATTTAACGTTGATTGGATTTAGTTGAACCAAAGAATCCAAACCCAAAACTGTTTCTTGTTTCCACTCATTTACTTTGGGGTATTCGAATAGTTTGTATGTTTTAACATCATCTGGAGTCACATTTGCAAAATCAAAAGCAGAGTGTGCTGCCTGAACCCTATTTTCGTACCAGTGGCTGGTTGTTGTAGACTTAGAGTGTATTGGATTAAAATCCCAATCAATTTTGTACATATCCCCGTCTTGTCCACATCCCCATCCTCCGTGGTTAATACTTCTGTCAAGTTCTACAAATTGAGGTGATGCTTTCCATAATTTGGTAAGGTACTGGTAGTAAGACTTAGATATAGAAAATTCTTCTCCCAAAGAATTTACAACAGTCCATCGGGGAGGATTCTTATCACAATACGAGCAATCGTAGGTTACCGTGTGAGATGTTTTTCCGTTAGAGATTGTTCTGGTACAAGTTTTGTGAACATATGTTTCCCAATATTCGTAATATCTAGCACCCGTAACCAACGCTCCATGGAATTCAGTGTCATTGACTTGAATTTTTTCAACAGAAAATTTGAAAATCAGAATGAAAAGAAAACAAACTATGGCTGGAACAATGACTTCCCACCAGGCCAAAGTGTGTTTATACCACCGAAGCAAAACAAATGAACCAATAAAGGGAATTACAAGACAAATCCAAATTGACATGGGAATTTATTTAAAAAAAGAAATAAGGGCTGATGTCGTTCTAACCGATTCTATCCTGTTAGACACGGCGAGTAATAAGAAACATCATTTTCTCTACACCCTTATTTTTCCGACACCTAGGTGTTGAGTTGAATTTGGTTTAGAAAATCTGAACGTCGTTGTCCTTGCCTTTTTGAATCACCTCGTCTGTACGATCTGAAGTGATAGGCTTATAAACCAACCTGGATCTTCCCATAAGATTCGATAAAATCCACCCAGAAGGAAACATGGTCATGATATTATCGTGTTCTAATACGATAGATTGAATCATCTTTTCTTCCATGAAAAATCCATCTCTCTGTGCTTCAATTGCTCTACTGAGATCCCCATATAAGGAGGAAACAGCCTCAAAGTTGGAATTTGGATTTGACTCTTGAACCCACTTCATGAATAAACCTTGGGCGTCTTTTCTACCTGCCATAATGGCGTCAACGTTTCGGGCAAAGGAGCTGTCGTTTCGAACAGCGACCTGTGATTTTTGGGACAAGGTCTTCCACATTTTATCGTAGAAGGCGGAGCGCTCGTCTATTTTTTGTTTAAATCTATTGGACAATGTTTTCTCTTGGTTTGAGATAGAAACTATGCTGATCATCAGCAGTCCGAAAATAAGTCCACCAATACCTAGAATGGCGAACTTGACGATGTTTGAGTTTGTCATGTGTTTTTATTTTAAGGAGTTAGATATGAAAAGTTTCGTAATTATAAACAATTCCAACAAATACCATCTGTGTATGAAGTTCCTAATAATTCTGGCAAATGAACACGGGTTCTATATTTTTTCTCACTTCCACAAAGAACACAGATGTGAATTTCTGTTGAGTACCAATATTTTCTGTCTTCGGACTTCATTATTATTGAAAGTATGTTAGATTTTGGTTTTTTTTCTTCTGGTATCAATTTGTAACCGTTTGAAATCCAAATATACGATTTTTTCTGATAACTTTCTCTTTTTCCGGAACTTTTTTTTTGTTTTAACTAAAATTATTTGCACAGCCTTTCCCGGTGATGTCCAGAGTCTTCTGACTTTCGAGTGGTTTTACCGCCACAAATGGATTTCAACAAAAAAAAAACAAAGGTAAAGCAACATGATAAACACATCACATCTGTCTGTGGATTCTAGGAATCCCCAGGCATGGATCGCCATCCAAAAGAACAGGCTAAAAGTCCATTCGGGTCAAAAGGTATTTTTGAACGATGGCCAGGAGTTTCAAATCGAACTCCATAATCCAACCCAGTCTAGATTGCTGGTAAAATTCCAACTTAATGGTCGATATCCCTCCCACCGGGGGTTAATTTTAAACCCCGGACAAAGGTACTTTCTGGATCGATTTTTGGACGTCCAACGTCGTCTAACCTTTTCGACCTACGAGGTCGAAGACAATTCAGAATCTAGAGAGGCAATATCCAAAAACGGCTTGCTCAGGATTGAATTTTACGCGGAGGAAACACCTCCACCAACGAATTGGCTTACTTTCAACAACACCGGGACATTCAACGCAAATACCTGGAACAATTGTCTGAATCTTAAAGGTCATTCAGTAACGACCACGGGGACTTCTATATCTTCTAATTCAACATTTACCGGGACTTCGTATTATTCCGGAGAAACATTCGGTTCGCTCTGTGAAAATCTTTCCTCCAGGATAAACTCGTTAGAAACAGGAAGAATTGAGGAGGGCAAGAATTCAAACCAGTCGTTTTCTGAAGGTCACGGGAAATTCAATTCTTGGACCAGCTTTGTCACGGAAATTAAACTTCTCCCTTCTTCTAGAATGGAAATGGAAACTTCCGAGATGAAAACCTACTGTACACAGTGTGGAACAAAGAAAAAAAAGTCGGCGTGGAAATTCTGTCCACAATGTGGAAATAAAATGTAAACCCAACGGGAAGGGTCAGTGTCAGTCCTCGGCTTTATCTCCGGGGACTTTTTGTGTCTCCCAGAATTTTTTTCACCATGCCATACACATCCCCATATTTGTCCATTGTTTGAAGTGTTTCTTCGTCCTTAATATCACAGTCTCGCAAATGAACTTTTTCCCCATTCAAGGGCTTAAAAAAAACTTTTAAAATACCTCTTCCCCTTTTGATATCTACGTATGGTGAATATAAATATTCAACTTCTATAATGATATTACCCTTCAAATAAAATTCTAAAGAAAAATCACTTTCTCCTGCACGGCCTGTGACTCTAATTACCTTTTCCCCCGTAGATTCTTCGATTTGTTTTTCAACATATCCCACCATTGAATTTTTATCATTCTCTGAGTTGAATTTATCCCAAATTTCAACTTCTGGATAAGGTGGGGGTTTTTGGTTTACCCCCAGATCCTCGAACCCTGAAATTAAATCATCAATTTCGTTTTGATTTGGAATTTCGTTTTCTTTAATTAACCTTAAATCTTCGAATTTAAAAAGATGTTTCATGGATTCAATTCATTAAATTGTAAATTGGGCTAACCCTATTCATAGCGATCGTCAAAAACTTTTTGTGCGAATTTCTCATCAAATTCTTTTAACTCTGATGGTGTTAGATCCTCACCATTTAAATATTTAGCATTCGTAATCCAAAATTTAAAAAATCCGTCATAATCTAAGCCTTCGACCTCGAGTTCAATGGAATCATCACTCACCCATTTGCCCTTGAAATACAAATCTTTAGGACCCGGTTTGGGATTAATCCCTAGCACCTCGAATCCTGTAAGCATACCATCTAGTTCATCCTCTATATTCTCTTTTAAATTGAAATCTTCAAATTTAAAAAGATGTTTCATGTGTTATATATTTTCTAAAACAACCCTAGCTCGTCAAATCCCGAGAACAAATCAAATTGGTCTTCGTATTCTGGTGGAATCTTTATTCCGGCTTTCACCTTCGGATCTAGATACTTCCAGATAGGAGCCAACATGTGAACCGTCTTGCCCGGGTCCCGTTGGAATTCCTTGTTAAACCAGAGACTAGAAAGATAGGGCAAAGTCCCCATCATTTTTTTTGCATCTGGATTTCCCTCCTTTAAAACTTCTAACCAACCGTTCACATCCCACTTGGCATCAAACCAATAGCCGGGTTTCTGATTTTTCATAAAATCCAATGTTCCTTTGGTTGTCAACACAAAATCATCAGAAATAACATCGCCTTGAACATGAAAAGGAGCCCCTTCCAGGCTTTTTAAAAGGATATTTTCTTCAAAGCGAAAATCTCCACCTATTTCCGAAGGAGAACCTCTTAGATTTTCAATCTTATTCCATGAACAGTGAAAATTTTTATCTACTGTGCGGGGAAACCCCATTCCGTCCATGGTGGTGAGATTTAAACCCGAAGCATCAAAATTGCCTTTCACATGGCCAAATTTGATGCCATTTTTGGCAGGTAAAGATGAAATATTTCGGTACGATGGATGATGAATCTTATTTGATAAATTCACATCCCCATCCACATCGACCTCGCCGGTTCTGGAATTATAAATCCAGGTTTGAGGTTTTCCATTCTTAGTTTTACAAACAGATTCTAAAAATTTTAATTGTTGCGTAGTCAGGTTAGGATGTGGAGTTGAAAAAAATAAAGAGTCTTCTTCATCCCTAATTTTTTTAATTTCTGCCAAAATCGCCTGGTCCTCTGGACTTGGTTTGCGGCCAATTTTTTTTAGCCATCTGGAAAAATAACGTTCAATAAGATAAAAAAACATGGTGTCTATGTCTTCTTGTCCAAAAGTAGCAGATATTCCTGATTTTGGGGTTCTAACATAGCCTGCCTTGGTCAGGTGAAATCTTTTGCCATCCGGGGCTTCTACAACAAAGGTATCTTTTTGAACGTAGGGCGATTTTGAAACCTCTGAGAATCCCATTTGAGACAGAATATTCCATCTCGGAGAGTCTTCCAGTCGCAAAGGCCACGTTTTTAATTTTGGGGTTCTGACCGAAATTTTCCCGAAATCCTCCTGAAGTAAATTAAAATTTTTGAAATTTTGAAGATATTTCATTCTTCGATTGAATTTCTTGTATATATCTTATTTAGCCAATTAAAATGACTAAATTAAAAATTCTAATTTTTCCCTGTACCTAGAGATTCTTTATTCCCAATATGAAAAAATCTTGGCCATTTGGTATAGATCTGTTTGAAATTGTTTTGCTGTCTAAATTTCAATTCGAATTCAAGATCTCGTTGAAATTTACAATTTTTAAAAATTTGTGTTCTGTATAATGATGGATTCAGAGAGAAATTTTTAAATATACCATCTTTCCATGCTCTATCTGCCAATGGGAATATGAAATCATTTTGTCCTTCATAACCAAAGTAATAAAGAAAATGCCTCAAATAACTAGGGAATGGATTTCTAAAATAATTTATATCTACATCAATTTCATTTTTAATTTCATCTACTTGTAAATCGAAATATTCTGAAAATGAAATCAAATCGAATTTTCCTTCCAAAAGAGTTTGAACGTGTGTTTCCAAATTTAAAGGAGATAGGCTTTCCCAGTCATCTTCCAAATACAAAATAAATTCGGAATCAATTTTATGAAGCCAATTCAATTTTTCTACAAATGCAAATTCTTCATCGTTGTCAAATGTGACAAGTTGAACCCTATTCTTTCCAAAAATTTCGGAAATATCTGAAAACATTTGTTCTCTTTCTTTCCATGGAGAACGATCATCCAAGATGTAAATTGAATCAATTTCATTTGGCAAAGATGGATTATGAAAAATTAAAGAATTCAAAGTTCTTTTGAAAAGATGAAATCTTCTGGCCGTGCTAAAAACTAAGCTTGTTAGTTTTTTTGTAGTGGGAACTGGAATTCCCTTTTGAGAAAAAAAATCAGCATTAAAGTCAATGGTTCCATTTTCTTTGGTAACATATCCACAACCATCCGAATAGAAATGATTTTGATATAAAATTTTATCCTGAGAGGACACACCAGAATTCAAAGAATTTGTCCAAGTGTAATGGAGTGGCTGTGCAACCGAAGTTGGTATAATTCCTCCAGGATAACTTCGATAATCTGTTTCCCCAATCAAAAAGTGACAGTCAAAATAGAAACTGGATACACCACCATCTCTTTGGAACCAAGCCAAACGACCGACATTGAAATCTAAATAGGAGGTACAATTTCCAACCAAATTCTTGAAAGACATCTCATACCAATTAAAATGGTCATTAGATAAAACCCATTTTAAAACTTCAAAGATATCATCTTTTGTGTAAAATTCATCACTGTCCACTACCCAAAGGAGATCAATGTTTTGTTCTTTAAACCACGTTAATGATTCACTTCTTGTACCTTGGTCTGATGTGTTTCCATCATTACCTGGTGTCCAAAGAAAATCAACAACATCAGAAAATTCATTTTCTATTTTTTCCAAAGTCTTCTGATTCCGGTCAGGGAATCCAAGATCTTTATAAAGTTTGAATTGACCGCTGCCAACCCAAATTTTGAGATCCAACAGTTTTTTGGCCTGTCTCCAGGGCTCTAATAAACGGTCAAGCCTGTCGTGACAGTTGTATGCTAAAATTTGTATTCCGATTCTCACGTTGAATTATACGTGGAAAAATTAGAAAAATTTCAAAAAATTTTGAAATTTGATTTTCTTGGTTTTTCATCAATCGAACTAGGATGATGAAGTTAATAATAAAAATTATTTCAATGGAATTTTCAGTCCCATCTTTGCCATGGCGAGCAGGGCCTCTGCGTTTCCCTTGGCGTCATTGACCGGGTTGTGATCGTGTTTTGTGCGTCTAAATTTGGACTTCCATTCGGCATTCAATCCGGTATCCATTTTCATGCCGCAGTACAAATCACCAATACGCCGACCTGAAAATCCAAATGGATTTCTTTCCAGATAAGAATGAAAGTAAAAATTGATCCACTGCCAGTCAAACGCGACGTTATCAGAGATAAAGGTGGGCTTGCCAATAGAATTGGTTTTCAACCAATCTGCAAAGTTCGACATTACCACGGCGGGATCACCAAAATTTTCGTGCTCCTCCCTTGTGAATCCGCTAACCGCCAGAGCATCAGACTTCCATTCATAGGATATGGGTTTGACCCTTCCAAGAAAAGTTTTTGAAAGGCTTGGCTCCAGCACCACGGCCCCAAAACAAACCATGGAGTACTTGCCTGGGATGGGCCCATCAGCCTCAACATCTACAATAATATATGACATGTTTTCTTTTTTAATTACCCCACAAATTTACAAAATAAAATTCAGATTGCCACGATTTTTCCTCATTTTTAAATCCCCCGTCTAAAATTGAAATTTCATGATGAAATTTAATTGCAAATTCAAATAAAATGAATTTAAATTCATCACAAACCCCATGTCTTCCATAGTCCTTATTTCTTCTTACTGTAACACCGATGAAAAATGTCAAGTACTACACGACAATCTTAAAATTATGAAATCAGAGGGCTTGGAAATTGCACTCATTACTCCTCTTCAAATTTCTCCCGCAACCGCTTCCCTGTGTGATTATATTTTTTACACGAAAGAAAACCCAGTTTTGAAATATCCACAAAAGGCCATGATGTATTACCAGACATTTCCAGACGGAGACAAATTTTGGTGCGTCCAGAATGCTCTGCCTGATCCAGGATTTGCTTCTCTTAACCATATTAGGAGATTGGGGGAAATTTTCTCTTTACACGATTACAACCAATTTCATTTTGTGGTTTATGACATCCTTTTGGACGAATCCACGATTCAATCTCTAAAGACGAACGGGATATCTATGTGTTATCCACATTACAGGGATGGAAAAATAAAATACGATTTGGGAGCAATTTTAATTTCTCTCACTAGAAACCACCTCGCGGAGGTTCTACCTTTGCTTACCATTGAAAATTATCTTGCCGTCGCCAATAGGTCTATAGAAACATTTCTTTTCGACGTTCTCCATCAAAAGATGGAAATCCCCATATCAGTTTTGCCAGTCTCTGATCTAATTTTCACCGAGCCCGATAATCCGACTAACCATTCCAATATCCCATCTCTTTTTTACTCCATTATTTTGGAATACAACTCCATAGAAAACGTTCGTCTCTTTTTTCATGGAAGACATCAGGGCGAGGTTAGATGTGAAATTAACGGGAACACAATTTTCTTTTTTTCTAACCAGCCTGGAGTTTTAGATTTAGGTATGGCAAAGTCACATATTAACTCGGCCATTATAATTTACAATGAAAAGTATTATGACATAACAAATGACATTGTTAACCATGTACATTCAACTCTCGAAATCATCTGATTAATTCAATAAGAAATTTTCTTTAATGATATTTTTCTAAAATAGATTTAAAGATGTTCAACACATAATACAGCAAGAAAAGTTGTAAAGTAATAAATTACACTTTCCTTTTGGGCATTTTGTTTAAATCTGCCAATCCAAATCCAAAATTGCTTTTCAGTTCTTCATCCGTATCGACGGCTCCGTTCACTCCAACAAGACTCGTGTACACATAGCAGTTAGGATTAAATTTTTTGGATGTGGGCCAATCGATGACCCATTCGGCATCCACTTCAAATTCTCCTTCGTCTTCCAAGATTTGACATAATTGATACCACGTGAAATCTTTTTGGCCCTGAAAATTCTTTTCTAATTTTTTAATTTGAGATTCCTGGTTTTTTTGGAATTGCTCGAAATCCACGTCATACCCTAAAATAAAACTAACAGCCTTAAAGACAACTGGAAAAATATCCGTCTCGTCCGTCGGGATGGCGAGCAAAAAGCAACTGTGATCATTGTGTTCATAGGAAGTATATGTGATTTCCCCCACATAAATTTGAGGTTTTTGATTGATGCCCAAGTCTTCAAATCCTTGAACGAGAGAATCCAAATCAAATTCTCCAAATTCCGATTCAAAAATCGATTTTAAAAGGGTGAGTCTTGGCATAAAATTTAAAAAGTAATTTTACATTATATATTCTTTTTGCAAAATGAATTGATTGTTTATATCAAATTGGCTTTGCAATTTTCCGTCAATCCATTTCCCACATAGACTCGTGAAAAGCCCTGATAAGGTCATCTACATTTCTTATTTTTACCAATTGATCTTCATCGTATTCGTCATCAAACATGTAGATTTGCCGATGTTCTTTTTCCTCTGGGGTAAGCTTGTAGGCAAAGGTCTGACCCCCGATATTGACAAAAGCAAGAACATGGATGGGCAAAACTTTTGAAAAATCCCCATCATAATCATCTGCATAACCGCTATCGAGCCATCTATCATCGTCTTGTGGGTTTTGCCAAACCAGAAATGGAGTCTCTGGGTCTTTTCGATCTATGGTCAGAGAAAAGGGTTTTTTATTTATACCCAATTCTTCAAACCCAGTAATTAAATCATCAATTTCTGTGTTGTTTGTTGTTTGATCTTTTTGGTTCATCTGTTTCTCCATTTGTGCCACCATATGATCCAAGTTGTGAGAGAAATCAAATGATTCGAATAATTTAATGTGTCGCATTTTTTCTAATTTAATTTTTTTCTTCTAATGTGTGTTTATACAGTATTTTTTCACTTTTTCATTTCTCTCAATAAAAAAATCTACTCTCTTTTCTAATTCATCAGGAGTTGCCATAGGTTTGAACACAATACCATGTGTATCTACCCAAAGTTCAACATCACAAGCACCATAAGATTCTTCTTTTAGAAGTTCTACCAAAATTTCTTTAAGTTTATTTGTTTCCATTTATTCTTTCTTTAATTTTAGTTTCTAATTCACGAACAATCCTTTCCTTTTCTTCTAATTCTTTTTCGGATTTTTCAATTTCATCTTTTAATTCTTGATGATATTTTTTCATTTTTTTAAATTTAAGAACTGGATTTATTTCTGAATGAATATCATCAAACACCTCCTTGATAGTTTTTCCAAAGAGTATTTTACTCCAACTTACTTCTTCGTTTAGAAAATCCCCCAATTTCTTAATTTTTATATCTTTCATAACATTGATTGATTTTTAGAATATATATCTAAATGAAACATTAATGTATCCCAGGAACGTTAGTCACAATTAATTTCTGCTATATTCACCCACATATATTCACATTTTGGGTCATTTTCATTTTCGGTTTTTCTGATTAACAAGTCATCTCCGTGTATCTCATCAACCCACCACCAACTCTTTCTATTATTTCTTTTTACTTTTTGATTGATGGACAAATCCCCGATTTTAAGAACAGATTGTTCCAATTGCAATTTATAAGCATCGACAATTTTTTGTGCTTCTAAATATTCTTTGTATTTTATCATAGGTTTGTGGTTTGGTGGTTTAAAATTCACAAAAAATAAGTTTTCATATTTCTATATTTTCTGGACAAATATACCAGCTGATAAATTGCACGCAAGACGGGATTCGAACCAAACCTTAGTATATCCAGTCGTATCTCCTGAGTTGGCCGCATCAGGCGCATTACCAATTATGCTACTTACGTATACTTATTTTAATCCATTGGAGATTAATCTACTTAATGAGAAATTACATTATATTCTTGGTGTATGGGTGAAGAAAAACTGGACAAATAAACGAGTTAGTGATAATTCATAGGTAAACAATCACAAGATGGTATATCATAAAATTTCTCACCAGTTTCTATATCTTCCAGTGTGTAATATTTTGTTCCTATTTTCCAAGGAGCATATGTTTTTAAAATTTTATGAACTTTTCCTCTATACTTAATCAATGAACTATCACTAACATCAGATACATTCAATTCTGAGTTTTCGTTTTCTGATTTCATTTTATTCTATGGCTTTATGGTTTGGTGTTTGTTTTTACAAATATACAAATAAGTTTCGGGATCTCCAAATCTTACTTACACAAATACATCATATTCCTGGTGTATAAGTGAAAGAAAACTGGACAAATAAACGAGTTATACAACATTTATAAAATCCTCTATCCGTTGATTAACTCGTTTTATTTTTTCGTGATTTTCGTCTTGATGGTAAATCAATTCTCTTCTACAATATTCTTCGTAATTATGACCACGTTCCGCAACCATCCATTTTTCTTTCTTTTCAAGTCTTTCTGTGAGAATTGATTTGATTTGTTTTAAATCACTCAAACTCATTGTTTTAATATTAAGTTCCATAAAATAAACGTTGTATAACAAGGTATATACGAAATACCCTATTAAGGTTTATACTAAATTTTAAAGTTTGTTGTTAGGGTACTTCGTATATACCCAACCGTTATGTTTCATTTTAGACGAGCATACCATTTCAATCTATCATCATTACCAATTTCAACTAATTCAAATTTAACTTTACAGTTTTCTAATATTTTCCAAGGATGAAAATTAAAACTCAACGGGTCTATTGGTAATTCACCATTTCTATTACCTGTTAAATTTGAGTTATCGCATTTCACAACCCAATAAGGTGTTGTGTTGAAATTGGTTGATTTAATTAATATTCCTATTTCCATATTTATTTAAGTTTAAAACGACATTTATCTGTAACCGTTATGTTCAAGTTTTTGAAACAGGACTAACCTCCACAATTTCAATTTGGGAAGTTTTATTCAACAGTACCCTATTAGAATATTTAGAAATAATAAAATCTCTAATATCATCAACTGTTGAATTTTCGTCAATTCCATCTTTCTTCCAAAAAGTCATAGTGTAATTTTGATTATTTCTAAATCTATCACCACTTTTAACAGATACGTTTTTTAATTTAACTGATACCATATTTTTTTAATTTATAAAACAATAATTTAACTAAATAAAACAAAAATTATGAGTTTTTCAGTTTTCCCCATCTTTTGTTAAATTCTTCATCTGTTTTAAGTTTTTCCAAAAATTCATCCTCTGAATAGTTTGAAGTTGTTGTTGTCTTAAATGGTAATTCAACCGGTAATTCTCTCACAACTTCCCATTTTCTTTGTTCTTCAGGATTCATTTTTTCAAGTTCATCCATATATTGTCTCCATAATGGATTTTCATCTTCTGTATTTAATTTCCAACTCATAATTTTTTGTTTTTTATATTAATTTGTATAATTTTTGTTTTACATACTTATAACAAATGATAGACAACATTAAAACGATTGTTTATCATCGAACGTTATAAGAAATTATTTTTTAATCACTATTCCATTATCTTTACAAAATTTTTGATCAACAATCCATTTGTTTTTATCCCAATCCCAAACATACATTCCATATATTCTACCAGGATAAGTCATAGGTGGAATTTTTGTAAAAACCCCTTCTAATATTATTTTTTCTTCTTTCTTTTTCCCCATTTGTGTATATTAAAAATAACTACTTATAACAAAGTGTAAATAAACACGCAAAACATTATGTGCAAGCCTACTATTCCGCTTCGATATGATTATATATTAATTTCATTACCCAAGCATTTTCAAACTCATAGAACCCACAAGTCGAGCAAGCATCTTCTTCGGTATCATAGTAGATTATTTTACCTTCTTTATTTTTCATAAAGTCCATATTTCTAAGGTCTATGATTACATATTGGTCTTTCATTTCGTTTTAAAATTAAATTTAATGATGATAAGCCGCCCAGCACATAAGAGCGGTTTGGCAAGGCTTGTTGGTTGGTTTTATGGGTTTAGGGTGTGGGGTCGGGGAAGGAAAACTGGACAAATAAACGATTTATGTGTAATAAAAAAATTATTCAGCACTCACAAAATGACTTTTCTTCAATTCAGAAAAAGTTTCAAATCTTTTTTGTTTATCGTCAATTGTTAAAAGATAGTAATACTGTTCACCATATTGAAAATGTGCCTTCTTTTCAATTTTAGCATTACCCTTAGTAAAGTTTCCTACTTTTTTATGTTCATCTCCCGAAAATATAAAGTCCATATTAATTGTGTATTGATACTCGTCATTAAACCAGTAATACTTGTCAACATTTTTATCATCAAAAAAAGATTTGAATTTCTTAATTATACCCATTTTGTTGTTTTAATTTATTTTTTACATACACATAACAAGGTTTAGGTGTATATGTAAAATAAATCCAAGTTTCTATGTTTCACTCTACAAAACTTACCATCTTTAGTTTCAATTAAGAAACTAATATCACCTCTATCTAAGTTTATCTTTTCTCGAATGTATCCATCAACTAATGATGTTCCGAGATTGAAACTGATATGTGTCCCAACTTCTAATTCTTTGTTCATTTTACAATCAATCATGTGTATAAATTTTAAGTTACTAAATACAACAACAAATATAAGAAATAAAATTAAACGCCAAACCAAGAACCATTGTGTAGATAACACTGATTTATTACCTCACCAGTTTCAGTGTTTTTAATATCGTATCTTGGTTTATCCTCTGTCAGATAAATTTTCCTATCAAAATAACCTTTAGTGATTATTGAAATATTTTTAATAATATCATATCCCATGTTTTTGTATTCTGAAAAGGTAATATATCTTTCTTTGCCTATATTACCATCATAAACTAACATCAACGGTTCTTTTGAGTCAACCCATCCTGAAAATTTATCATGTTTGTTGATGATATTAAAAACATCCATTCCTTTTGTGGTTACTTTTTCACCTAAATTAAATTCTTTCATATTCATATTTTTGTTTAATTTTACATTCATACAACAAATGATAAAAAACATTAAAACGAACACATATTCTTAACCGTTATAAGTAATATTATTTTTGTTCAAGTAATTTAATTAATTCATCATATTCTTGTTGATTTTCTTCTTTTATTACTTTTAACATATAACCCATCGGTGTTAGGTATTCTTTCTTTTCTTTCTTCTTTTTCATAATTTTAAATTTTTTAACTAAGTATAACAAAAATTATTGTTCATCACTCTCAATAACTATATCTTCTGAATCTAAATTTTCAGAAACCAATTCATCAACAACTTGCTCTATTGTCTTTTTATATTCTTCCATCTGTTCTTTTTCATTAATGTAGTCAATAATCTCATTTAATTTATTTCTAAATTGCGAAAGTTTTTGACCAATTGTTTCTTCTTGAAAATTTGATTCTCTTGATGTTTTTAATCTTTCTATTTTTTTCATATTGTATAATTTTTGATACTCATCTACAATTAGTTTTATGTTGTATGTGTCTTTGCTAAACTCTGATTTATGAATATACCAAGTCAAAAAATCAACTAACAATCCACTAACAACAGGTTCATTCAATTTAATAACCTCGCTTTCTAATATAATTTCAGCAATAGTTGTCATAGCAGCATTTTCCTCTTTATTCCACATATCCATTCCATATCCTGTCTTTTCTATGTATTTCTCTATCAAGTAATCTGATGTCATAATTCTTTTTTTAATTTGTAAAACAATAATTTAACTAAACCTAACAAATGATAAACAACATTAAAACGATTGTTTATCATCGGACGTTAGCGACCATTAAAAGACCGCCACAATTCGACAAACTTTTCACGTTTCATTTGCCTTAATTCTCTATTATGCGCATATTTTCTTTCGTGGTAAATTTCTATTTCACTACCACCTGTGAAGTAAACTGAATACGTTAACCAGGAACTATCCCCGCCAACTTGACCTACTCTTTCAATTTTTCGTAAATCAATGGTGTCGCCCCCAATATCAACTAAAGGATTAACGGCTTCTAACACATTATTTGCATCAGTGGGGGTGTCGTTTTTCAAATTATCTTTCTGCATGTTATTAAAGTTTTGTGCTTCAATTTAAGAAAAAACTACATATATCTGTGATCGTTAGCAGTAATACTACCAATCAGTGCTGATTTTTCAAATAATTTGTTGTACATTCTATCCAACACTTTGCTTTATCCGTATTATCCATAAAATCAACTTTATGAACAAATAAACAAGTAAATTTTTCAGACCATCCCATTGGTAGCCAAAGAGTATTCATGTATCCTTCCAATAATTCCTTATTAGATTTTTCAAATTTAGTTTCATCTCTTTGTGATAGCCAATCCTCACACATTCTAACTATCGGTTGGAATTCTGGTATTCCAATCACATTTACTATTTTATTCAATATTTTTTCAGATTCAAATTGATTCATATTTTTAAGTTTTGTGGTAAGGTACTTCGCATATGCCCAGCCGTTATGCAAAAGGTAGCGGACAACCGTTCGGTATTGTATCAGCGTCTACAATTTCAACATCCAGTTTTTCACACCAGTGTTTACCCCATCTGTATTCATGATTACCATCATCGTGAATATGATGAGGACATTGCCAACAACACTCAACAACCACTACCCTTCGCATAACATTATGTTGCTGCAATGTGGGCTGACCGTTTTCATTTTTACTGTTGTTCATCTATGTTTCTTGTTTTGTTCTTTTTACTCAAATTCGTAAAATTACTGTTTTGTGTTTTCTAATTTATTCTCTAATTCCTCCACTTTGTTTCTCCAATATCTCGTAACCGTATATTGTGCTGAACGAATATAATCGTATGGATGAACATATCCACCCCATCTTAATTTATATTCTTCTTCTTCTAGAGTTTTCTTAGCCTCTTTCAATTCTTCCTCTATGTTCATATATTCTTTAATTTGTATTTTTTAATTTATTCAAAGTAATCACGTTATTTAGTTGCACTTCTTTTAATGTGATTTTTCGTGTATCTTTAAAGTTTTCGATTACTTCATCCAAATTTTTACTCATGTGTTTATCAAAATCACTTTCAGTTGGGTGGTCTAGATTAGCCTCAAACTCTACCTCAAAACCGTGTTCACTTAAAAATTTCTTTAATAAGTAAGTTAAACGAGATTTACCAGATGCAACTTGCCCTGATACTGTAATAATTAAATCTTTCTTTTCCATTTTATTTTTTTATAGTTTAGTGTTTGTTTTACAAATATACGAATAAGTTTTCAGATTTCCAAATTTTATCCACACAAATACATCATATTTCTGGTGTATAAGTGAAGAAAAACTGGACAAATAAACGAGTTATAAACAATTTTAAGAAACATGTTCCCTTGTATTGAGTTCCGTTTTAATTAAACTCAAAAAATCTTTATGTTCATTGTATTTTTGCTCCATATCTGATTGTGTTGCTCGTGCTTCCCATATCATTTCACCACATCCACAACTGCACCAATACCCGACACCGTAAAATCTTCTACGTTCTGCTTTGTAAAATCGTAATAGATTTTTTGTATTTAATTTTCTTAATTCTTCGATTGACTTTCCCATAATAAAAACTGTTTATAACAAGGTGTATATGTAATTTTTTTTTACAAAGATATGAATAATTTTTGAAATTTCCAAATAAAAAACTACATATACACCCAACCGTTAGGTTCAATCATTAATTTGTTTTGATTTTTTTAATTCTTCTTCTAACTCTTTTAATTGAATTTCCCAATGTTTCTTAAATTTAATCCAAAATTCATTTCCATTAGGTCCTTCCACCTCAATCTTTTCTCCACAAAATTTTATTGATGTTTTACAATGTTCAATTTTATCCTCTGTTGTTAAGTAATTCATATTTCTATTTTTTTTAATTTGTAAAACAATAATTTAACTAAACCTAACATATAAACGAAAACTCGTTTATTTGTCCACTCTTCTAATTATTTAATAACCAAAATCTCCATACAAATCTTGAAAAGATAAATCATTCATAGCACCTAAATCATTCCAATGTTCAAGATTATTATTCTTTTTTGATTTGTGTTTTGGTGTTGCCCTTTCACTTCTCGATGGCGGTAATGAATTATAAGCATCATCCCAATATTTTTGCCAAAAATTCAAATCTTCTTTTGATAAGTCTCTTAATTTGATGGTACATTTACTCAAACTTGTTAGAGTTTCTTTTTCTTGTATAGTTGCTTCGTTTTCATGTAGTTTCCCAACTAAATTTTGAAGCCACCATCCTTTAATTTGATAGTAAGGATGTTTTAGTCCTCTGTTGTCTAATACAGATTTTGGTATCCAACCATTACCTTCTAGTTTATATGCTTTCTCTGTTTCTTGAATAATATTTAATTTTACTAACATAGTTTAATGTTTAAATTTATTAATTGCCTCTCTAAAATTTTGTATTTCAATTTAAGTTTAGTTAAACACTACGTTTATACCCAACCGTTAGCGGTAATTGTTAAAGTTCTTCTTTTTCCATTTTACCACACCTTACACAATATCGTGTTTGGATTGTGCCAACATAAGGATATTGTTGCCCTTGTTTAACTAATAACATATCTATATTTTCTTGTTTCCATTTAGTCCACTTGTGTCTCCAAAAACAACTACCGTTAACAACGGTTTGGCTAGATTCAGGGGTTGCTTCCATAGGTTTAAAGTTTGTTTTTACAAATATACGAATAAGTTTTCAGATTTCCAAATTTTATCCACACAAATACATCATATTTCTAGTGTATAAGTGAAGAAAAACTGGACAAATAAACGAGTTATCGGAAATTCATTTTTCTTCCGACTCCTGCTCCGAAGAAGGTTGTTGCTTTTCAAATTCTTCTCTGATTTTAGTTAATCTTGAAAACTCTGCTACCCAAGCATCTAATGTCATTCCATTTACTGAAATGTTTTCAAGCCTGTCCCTACCATCACCATCCCAATCAATTACCACTTCTCTACTACTACCCATTTGCCCAAGACTTCGTAGTTTTGAAAAAAATTCTAATAGTGGCTTTACTGCATCATCTGAGCAGGTAAATGAAATGACATTTTGAAAAGCAATGTTTGGTGTTTTAAATTTTTGTTCCATTTTAAATTAAGTTTATTACCCACGAAAAATGAACTATCCGATAACACGGGTTTGGCAAAATGCCACCAAATAGTTTGTGCCAAGATTGAAAGTTCGTGCAAGGTGGCACTTCGCCAAGCCCGAAGCCGTTATGTGTAATTGCTACATTCCGTACATTTGAAGAACTATATTCTTTGAACGACATAATTCAGCCCAAGCTTCTTGACAGTAATTTCTACCGTGTAATGCGTTATTAAATTCGTGACACAATTCAGTTACCAATGATTCAATGTCTTGTGTTAAATCAATTTGTGTTTCGTATTGGTATCTTCCACGCAATATTCCATCCTCGTATAAGTGCAATTCACTTTTCGCTCTTGTTTCTAAATCTACATAGAATTGGTCTTTTTCGCTATTGTAGTGCATTGATGTAGAAATTCCTTTCTTTGCCAACGCTTTCATTATGTCTTGTATTTCCATTTTATTTTTGTTTACTGTTTGTTTTACAAATATACAAATAAATTTTTAGATTTACAAATTTTACCCCCCACAAATACATCATATTCCTGGTGTATAAGTGAAGGGAAACTGGACAAATAAACGAGTTATGTGCCATTAAGAACCATAACCGTTTTTAACCATTTTTTGACGAATTTGTTCAGCTATTTCTAACTTTATCTTTTCGTCTTGGTCATATCTTCCAACAAGGAAATTAAATGATTTTAACATTGCAGTCCTTAACTCAAGTTGGTCATCATTTGGATATATTTTCCACATATATTCAACAAATTCGGCTTCGGTTTTACATAATTTCATGCTTCAAAAATTAACGGCACATAACAAGGTATATGTGAAATACCTTATAAAGTTTCTACTAATTTTTAAGTTCGTCTTTAGGTACTTCACATATACCCAACTGTTATATTCAATTTTCAATTTGTTTTGGAATTTCTACCCATTTATTATCAACCAATTTATATCGTGTTTCATAATCAAATGAAGTCTCGGAAGCATCATTATTAAAATATAAAATATTTTCCATATCCCAACTACTTCTATAAAAGGTGTGTTCGTTATTTTCACAATGAATTACAGTGTTTCCGTCCATAACTATCATCGCATTTATATGTGTTGAAAATAACTTACCCCCACATATCGGACATTTATGTTCATATTCATTTATATCACACCAATAATCACCCATTCTTTTTTGTTGGTATCTAAACCATTCTAATTTTTCTTTTCCCATAATTTTATATTTTACTTACACAAATATATCATATTCTTGGTGTATGTGTGAAGGAAACCTGGACAAATAAACGAGTTAGCAGAAATACTACTGAGCGTTACTAACAGGAATTGCATCTGCATCTAAATTATGGTCGTGTCTTTGCAGTTCAGAAACTAAATAGTTATCTCTAACAGACTTGTGAAATGGCTCAACATAACCTTCTTTTGCAAAATACCATTCGCCTTGATAGTTAAACTCAAAGCCACTATCTCGCATACAAATTGACATAGTTTCACCACTTGCAGTTTTTAAAGTTAAACCGCTAAAAACTTCTTCTAATTGGATACCTAAATCCTCTGTTACTGTTACTTTCATTTTGTTATTTATTTAAGTTAAAAATTCGTTTTAATTACACCGTACTTCTGCTAACAGCACATAAGCAAAAGCCCAAATCCAACCGCATAATGCCACCGCTATTTGTGCCTTCGCTTATCTGCAAACCGTTATAAGTAATGAAACAAAAATTATGAGTTTTCATTTTTCTTACTCCCATCTTCATTCCACTTCCTAAGAAATTCTTGATTTTCAGGTTTTGAAAGTTCTTCTTTCATCGCATCATCAAATTTCTTTTGCATTTCAAGATTTTGTTCCTCTGTCAGTGTATTCAAATCCTGAAAATCTTCTTTTGTTAATTTACTTTTCATATTGTAAATCATATTGTAAAATTTTTGTTTTAAGTTTTGTGGTAAGGTACTTCACATATACCCAACCGTTATATTCAATATCAAAAATTTTATGAGTTTTTATATTTTTCAACCCACTCATCATAAGATAGTCTATTTTCTACCAAATATCTTTTAGCAACCTTAGCGTTCCATTCTTTCATTTCTTCAAAAGTAACTCCTTTTATATACTTACTACAATTCAAATCAAATTTGTAATCTAACCCACCTTCCCACATCACTTCATAAAACACACTATCTTTATCGTGTCCAATCGTTCCATTTATCTTATCAGACTGCATATCAACAAAAGCATCAGTTACTCTTTTCATATATGCTTCGTATTCTTTTTGAAATTCTTTTTTCATTTGTATAAAATTTTTGATACTAAATATAACAAAGAATATGTGTCATTGCCTTTCGTTCCAAACTGATTCTGCTTCATCAATAGTGTCAGACCACCAATCAAGTGAATGTCCTTTTTGTTTACAATTCACCCTGTAATATTCTGTCATACTATCTCCAAAAGTCTTGTTTTCAATTTCCGTATCCGAACCACAAAAAGGACAAGGCAACGCACACACAACAGCAGGTATATTCAATTGTGGGTTCTGTGGTTTATCCGAATTTTGTGTTTCTCTTGATGTGATTTCATTTAGTTCTTTGTATAATCCATTATGCCAAGTTTTCATTTTATCTAAACAATCACTAATAACATCATCAATGTTTGTTTTATAAATTGAAACATCTTGTAATTCACCTTCTTTATATTCTTTTGTTGAAGGTAACATTTCAACAATATTATAAAACAAATCAATTGGTTTATTTTCCCAATTAAAAAAATTACCATCAAACTCACCATAACTTATTCTAAATCCGCCACTAAGCAATCCGTGTGCGTATAATTTATAATTAACACCATCTACCATTAACATTTTTGGTAAATCTTTTTCACATCTTAACACGTGGTCTTTTTCTTCTTGTAATTCCATTTTATTTAGTTTTCAACATTTCTTTATAGGCATTACCTGTGCTAAATTGTTGTTCAAATGTTGGATTTGGATAATGTTCATTTTGAATCCAATTATCGTGATGTTCAAATGTTCTCCAACCATTATCACGTAATTCTTTTACCATATTCATTAACCCACTTCCAACTTTCATATCAGAAGGAATTTCAATACCACCATCAGGTGTTACTTTTACAATAGTTTCTAATTTCATAATTTATTTTTTTATAAATGAAGGAAAACTGGACAAATAAACGAGTTATATTCAATAAAAATTAATTTATGAGTTTATCTACATAATAGTTATCACCACCATAACCGTATTTAATTCTTGCTTGTTCAGCTTCTTCTTTTGTGTTATATGGTGCTAATATCACACCATTTTTCTCGTTTTGATGTGCTGGTTCTTTTTCATAAACCGCATAATACTCTTTTTTAAGTGCTTCGTATTTCATATGTATAAATTAATTTTTACTAAATATAACAAAGAATATGTGTCATTAAAACGAACACATATTCTCAATCGTTAGCGGTAATTTTTACGAACATATCGTTCTACATATTTCCCGTAATCTTCCATCATTTCCCACCAAGTATCATTACTAATTAAGTTATCGGACAAATAATCTAATTTTGAACGACCATAAACTTTTACCACCCAACCAATCGGGTCTAAAAAACTACCGCTAACACCAGATAAAAGCATTTTATTACTGCTAATATCTAACTTCTCTGCTTGTTTTTTACTTTTGTTTTTCATATTAAATTATTGTTTATCATCAGTCGTTATAAAACATTTCCGAGAACGTTTCTTAGTTCGTCCTTATCTACGAATGAATTAAGAACAAAAATTTCTTTTCCTGTGTGATTTTTTTGAACAACATTATCGTTTATCCAAATATGTGCATTATAAATCTCAATTTCAGGTATTATTGTATATCTTGTAGGATATTTACCATCAGTCGTTTCGGTAATCAATATATTATGTTCACCAAAGAAATTTTTGTAAATCAGTTTTAATTTTGTTTTCATTTTATTTAGTTTTTAACATTTCGGTGTATGGATGAAGAAAAACTGGACAAATAAACGAGTTAGCAACAATTAGTGCTGACCATACCTCAAATGAATGTTATCATAATCAGTGTCATAATAAGCACCGTTTTCTTGCTTATGTTTCTTTATACATTGGTATAAATATATTTCGGTTAATCCAACCAAAGAACAATCACATTTATCCCAAACATTATACAGTTGTTTAATTTCGTCATCATTCAAATCTAATAAACTTTCTATTGTGTTCTTTTCATTCATAAATCAACGTTTTATATCAAGGTATAAATTCAATTAAATATTTTTACTATCTCTCTAACCTTATCAATCAAAAAATTAGTTTCTTCAATATGATGTTGTTCCAATCTTTTATACCTTTCTTCCCAAGTCAATGTATCATCATCCTTGTATTTTTTGATTTTAATCCACTTGTATGTTTCAAGTATTTCTTTCTTTTCTAATTCTTCCATAATAAAATATTTAATTAGATTTATACTAAGGAATATTATTTTTGTTTTGAGAATGTTGATATAACACTATCAATAACTTCTTCTTTACTACCAATATCCCACCAATCTGGATTTTGTTTTAGTTTATACTCTGGATTATCGTTATGATAAGTTTCTACCAACCCATCAACTAATCCATTCCACGAAATATTGTTCTGTTCTAAAACTGAAACAATCTCCGCATATTTAATCATTTTTTCTACTATTTCTTCCATAATTTATATTTTTTAATAAGTTTCATATAACAAGGTGTATGGGAAATTTTTTATCAAATATACATCATATTCCTGATGTATGGATGAAGGAAACCTGGACAAATAAACGAGTTATAGCCAATACTACCGAAGTACTTCGATTAAGCATTTAGTGGCTCATCAAAGATTACATTCCAACTATCTAATGGTTGCCAACCGCCACCCATAGTCATTACTTCTAAATCTGATGATGGTATATTTTTGAACGTAATATATTCGTCACCTTTATTATTTACTATTCTTGGTGATAGTTGAAAATCATCAGTCAATTTTGTTCTCAAAACACACATTTTACTAATCCCACCTTTTGATTTAGCATAGTATTTAGCATAATCTAAATCGTTTGTAAAACTAATTGATGGTTGTTCTTCACCAGTTCTATTTGGTTTCATATATCCATCGTACTGTATATTCATTGCTTGTCCTTTACCTGTTCCATGATAAATATAATCATCTTGTTTTATATCTTCATTTACAAATTGATTGAATGATTTAACCTCATCAATCATATCTCGTATTTCTTTACTCATTTTGTTTATGTTTATATAAAAATATTTCTATGTTTCTACAAAAATACATCATATTCCTGGTGTATAAGTGAAAGAAAACTGGACAAATAAACGAGTTATAGATAATAAAATATCTATTTAATCTTAGTTCCTTTTGGAACAAATTTCTTCAAATCTTTTTTCAATTGTTTATCTACTGATTTAGAGTATTCTTCATCATTTTCAATCATCCAAGTATGAAGTTGAAGAAATTCTTTTTCTGATAGAGTTTCACCATCTAATTTACGTTGAATAAGTTTAGATATTTTACTATCTATAAAATCAGATATATTCAAGTTTTCTTGATGTTCGTTGAAACTTTGTATGTGTTTATTACCTTTCATCTTCGTAAATTGTTTTTAGTATATATTAAAAAGAAAACCTAAATACAACAAATGAGAAACAACATTAAAACGATTGTTTATCACACGACGTTGGCAACCACCTCTGTTGGAATTATTGTAAAATCCACCACTCTATACACACCATTTTCGTCTTCAAAAGAAATCTTACCAAATGTTTGTCCATTTTTAGTTTCCGAATCAGATACGTTAGTTTCAAACTTCAAATTTGAGTTTAATCGATCTTGTAAAATTTCTTTCAAATCATCTACTGGTCCAAATAAGTTTTCTTCTATGAAAGACTTTACCTCGACTTCCACCAACATTCCTCTGTGACTTCTGTTTTCTATTTTCATCATGATTTTGGGTTTTAATTTGTGCACCTTAGTTTATGGTTTGTTTTACAAATATACAAATAGGTTTTTTATTTAGTCTATATAAATATTCAAAAATTAAAATCCCCCGCCGCCCCCTTTAAAATTAGGAACTAAATTGTATTTGATCCTATTATCATTCAGCATTTTTTGGACATCATCAAACTTATGATCATTTTTAAGATGTTCTAAAATGTCAATTTGTATAATGTAATCAAATATTGGAAAAGTTTCTTTGTTGGTAAAAATTCGTTCTTCCGATTGTGATTTATTAAATTTAAAGTAGGTGACTGGTTTTATAACAAAACGATTTGATATTTTATCCCCGTCTAACATTATCCTGATACCACCCCATGTAAGAGATTTGTTTCTTGTACAGGAAACACTATAATCGTAATTATATTTAGGCAAGTCATTATATCTTGTCAGAAATGTTTTGCTTTCTAATATAAAATATAAATTCATAAGATGGGTGAAATGGTATATTATTCCTTCATTTTTTGATTCCTCTAAATGATCCTTCATCAAGAAGTTTTTAAACTTGTCAATGTGTTGTCTCATTTCTTTACTCATAGTTTTATCTTTATATATTAAATCTCAGAACTAAATGTTTTGAAGAAACTTTATGGGCAATGCTAATAATCAGATGTCTTAACAAAATTATACATTTAACATTCTACTTCATTTAAATCCGATATAACTCGATTTACTCTGCCCTACTTGACTTCATCTTAGACTTCACCATAGACTCTGCCCTAGACTTCACCATAGACTCTGCCCTAGACTTCACCATAGACTCTGCCCTAGACTTCACCATAGACTTCACCATAGACTTCACCATAGACTCTGCCCTAGACTCTGCCCTAGACTTCACCATAGACTCTGCCCTAGACTTCACCATAGACTCTGCCCTAGACTTCACCATAGACTCTGCCCTAGACTTCACCATAGACTCTGCCCATTTTACATAACCCCTTTGTGCAAGCGCCCCCCGACCCAGTGCTTATTGTATATACGTGAGGGCCCCGGGTTTTTCCATGCTAAGGGTCCCCTAAATTGGTCCATTTAGACCCCTTCTAAGTCCGAGGGTCCCCCATTTATAACCGGGCCCTGTATAAGGGGCCTTTTACCCCCTAAAAAAGGACCCTGTTTTTACCCCCCTCCATGGACCGGAGGGGACCTATTTTAGGGTCCATTTGGGTGCTTCGGATTTCCCGGAATTTAAGGCTTATTTATAGAATAGGGTCCCCGGGATGGATTTGGATCCTTGGTCCCCAGCCCTCCCCCAGCCCATGGCCATTCTTGGGCCCCAAAAAAACCCCCAAAAACACCCGTTGTTTAATCTGTTCATTACCTGGTTTTCCGATGGATTCTTAACCCCGTTTAACCTCACGCCTAACCTCGGTCCACAAAAAACCCCAGACCGTTAGGCCTGGGGCTTGAAGGAGGTCCAACCACGAACCCCCTTCGGGAGGGGGTCCCTTCTTAGTCTTCCCCCTCCTGGTCCATTGATTTTTTACGGTCCAGCCCTTCCAGCCCCCCAAACAACTTTTCCATCATTTTCATGACTTGGTCGTGATCGGATTTTTTCGTTGCGTGGATTTTCCCGAGGAAATAACCGGCCAGAAGAAGTTTCTTTTCGTAGCGTGACAGGGGACCAGGAACGTCCAGTTCTTCGTCCCGGATTTTCCTGCCAGATACGAGAATGGCTTCGGACAACTTGCTTTGACTTCGGAAAGATTGAATACAATCCTCCGCAAGTTGGTCGAAGTATTGTTCGGTGAGACCGAGGCCTCCGGAGATGGTCGAATCGTCGACCGGTGCGTCATGTGGATGCTGTGACATAAAAGAAGGGTTTAAAAGGTTAGTGATGTAAAGATAAGAAAACGGGACGAAAGAAAAAAATGGAACCCCAAAAAAATCTGGGATTAGTTATCTGAAATGAAGTTGTCCTTTCCCCGCTTATAGAGCTTGGCTGACGGCTTTGCTTTCGTGGTCATTTTCCTACGGACAATTTGGGCAATGTGCCTTAAGGATAGACCGTGTTGCCAGGTGGTGGTTTCTTTTTGCATGGTGTGGTTGGTTATTTCTTTTTAAATTGTTCAAACCATCTTTCACAATGTTCATTTTTCAAATCTAATTCTTGTACAGGACTTCCATATCCTATATTAAAACCAATTTTAAAAGCACTTTTTAATTCTTTCTCACTATGCATTCTTTCAGCTTGCCATTTAGCACCTTCAATCCAAAAAAGGCGTTTAATGGTTATAATTCTATTTTCAGAATCATCTTTTGTGAAAGGAAATAATCTTTCAGCTGCCTCTTCAATTGTTTCTTGTTTAGGTTCTTCTGCTGTTGGTATGTTCATATTATTTATTTTTAACTATTTCTATCAATTTAATTAAACAAGCAAGTTCTGCTTCTTCTTCCTTTCCACCTCCAATAATATAATTAAACATTATTGTATGATGTGGAAATACACCATACTTATCTTTTAGATTATACTTCTCTCTAAACCATCTAAATGCTTGTGAGAATGTTGGGGCGGATATACAATCCCCAATACTACCATAATAAGATTCTTGGTTAGTTTTTGGTGTGAGTTTACCCCAGTCACAGATACAAGGTATCAATTTGGGTGCATAAGTCCATTGCATAAAACAAGGTTCATTAAACCCAAGTTCTTTGAGTTCTAAGGCTTGTTCGTAAGGAACGAATTCTTTTTCTAAGGAGTTCATAACAAGTTTTTTAAAGTGTATTCGATAGCAGCTTCATAGGCTTCTGTTGGTGAGTTAGATTCCCCAATTTTTCCTGATAAAACTGCCATATCTCCAAACTTATGTTGAATACACGGATGCCATATCTTACCATTTGTATAGACATAGCACCAATATTCATGTTTCTCATACAACCACATTATCACTTCCACAATGGTTGGTATTGAAACAGATTGTTTGGTTAAGTTGTAGTTACCTAATGGCGCGTTATCAATTTGTGTATTACTAATTAGATCATAAAAAGAAGTGCATTTTTTTTTAAAATCTTTCTCTTTTAGCAACTTGCCTAATTCAAAACTTACTGAGGTGTTCATTTCTTTTATGTTTTAATCGTGTAGTTTTGTCCATTTAAAGAATCCTATTAGATACATTAGTAACATTCCAATACTTGGTGCTTCTCTAATAATTTCATTACCATTTAAGAAAATACAAACTAAAACACCTAACCAAAATGGGTAATACTTTTTTATTTTTTCCATTTTATAAATAATTTTTGGTAATGTAAATATAAGAAAAGACTTGGAAAGAAAAACCGAATCCCCGTTTTTTTCTATTCTGGATATAAACGAGCAAGGGCGCGCATCTCTAGAGAATCCCCGTCCAAAATCTGTTTTTGAACCCTTTCTTCTGTCGGGAGTTCCTGAGGTTCCACGGTTGGCTCTGCCCAAATAATTTCCCCGCCATTTCTGAGGTCAAAGTAAAGCCTTTTCCCGATGGATCCTCTTCTGTTTTTTGTGAACTCTAAGAAGGTGATGGATTTGTCCTCCTCGTCAAATCTCATTTCCAGCATGCCGGTCGTGGCGTGCTTTAAACGATTGGATCCAAGAAAAACTCCGTCTTTGGTCACCTGTTGGATACACAGAAACGTGGTAAACTTGGACTGGGGGTTTCCTCCCATGTTGTGTTTCTTCATAAGATTCACTAACCACTTCTGAGCAACAACAGATGAAATTTTGAGGGACTCCTGAACATATTCTTGAACCTCTACAAAAGAATCAATTAGGACAACATCGAACCCGAGGTCTAAGGCCTGTTCGAGTATGGTTTGAGGATTGTGGTCTATGAACTCCCCTAAAAACAGAGTTTGCAAAGTTGAGAGTCGAGGGAATCTTTGAACGTATTTGGCTAGATCTACCCTCGTCATTTCCGCAGAGACGAACAGACATTTGGCACCTTGCTCTGTCAGTGAAGCTAGGGTGTCCATGCCAACAGTGGATTTGCCAACACCCGGGTCTCCAACAAGAATCCAGTTGGTGGCTTTGGGTACTCCACCCTCCGGGGTGAAAAGGAAATCAAGGGCTGTCTGCGTGAGGTGATTTTCCCACAGAGAATCTGGAAATGACATAGAACCTAAAGAAAGGATCTCTAGCGCCTTGGCTGGTTTGGGAGATAGGGCAACGTGAGGGCCCTTTGTATTTACCCGGGCCGCAGCGGCCTTCTTCACAGCCGCAGCTATGCGGGCTTTGGCTTCTTCGGACATTGGTCTGCGTTGTCCTGTGGTGGTTTTTCTAGGCATGGTTTGGAATTGAAATTTGAAGTAAAAAAAACCACGGGCCGAGAGGAGTGCTGTCTCCTCCCAAGCCCGTGGAGTTGTTAGGCTGGCTGAGAATCCAACCGATTGAGTTCGGTTGGAATTGCTGGGGTGGTTGGGTTGGTGTTGGCGAAGCAGTCATCCCCAAGGCCCCTTTCGATAGATTGGGGATTGGTGAGGGGAAGGCCACACCGGCAACACCGACCTTCGTGAAGAAGGGAAATTCCCTTGGTGCGAAGAAGGTGTGGATGAGCAACAGCGTTGAGGACGAAGTTGAACACCTGGGCGAGTTGGGAGTTGGGGAGAAGATTTTTTGCGGGTTTGTAGGTCATGGTGTCCTGGAAGATGGTCCCCGCAAAAACCATGCCTTGTTCCTTGTCACCCAGAAGGGAAATGTTGACAAAGAAAATGGGGAGACGGACCTTGCGGTCTTTTTTGTCCCGGGCCTGCTTCACATGCACTGTGATGTGCTTTTCGGTCGCAGGGTTGAAGAAGGTGAGGACTGCACGACCTGCAAAGAAGAGGCGTGGGAGGGAGAGGGGGTTGACGTTGGAACGTATCATAGGTGGTTGGTTTATAATGTAAAGATACGACATATCCCCGAGGATAAAAAATTAAACCCCGTTTTTTTCCAATTTATTTTTGGTCCAAAATTCCCCGGAGAAAACAAAGAATGCATACGCATAAAACCCCGGGGTTTCCCATCCTGGCTTGGCCCAGCCTGGGCAGGCTGGGGCTCGGGCCTTGGCTGGGGATGGATAGGCCTTACCAGGCCAGGCTGGACCTGAGGTTAATAACCCGACGGTTTGATGTGTTTTATGGTTGGTTTCGTTCGGGGTTTTCGTGTGAAGTGGAAAGGGTATAAGAAGGTAGGATTAATTTAATGGAAAAAAACATACTCAAAACCTTTACTTTATGGAAAAAATGAATTGAAAATTGCCAATGATGATATTTTGGTGGAATAAAAAAGGCCCTCTTTTATCGCGCGCTAAGAGTATGTTAGTGACATACTATGTTTTTGGGGGCCTTACCTATTTAAGCAAATAAGTTTTTACAAGGAATGATTATACCCATTAACCAATCGTTCTGCAAATTCTTTATCCCTAGTTTTTAGGATAAGGTTTTTTGTTTGTTCTACATGCCCTCTGTGTATCTCATATTCTGTTGGAAATTTGCGTTCCAACAAAACAAGAGAATCTTTACCTTTAACAAATGCTTGACAGGAATCAGGGTTTGGTTTCATGGGTTAGGTGTTACACGAATATACAAGTTATCGGAAATTCATTTTTTTCCCGGATCAGTGTAAAAACAAAGTGTGTGGAATAAACCAAATGAAATTGATTTGAACTCTCTCGAAAAAATGTTGTAAGTGTTGAATAGTTCTTCAAACTCAAAATACATTTTATGTAGAATTTCATTTGCTTTTTCCCTTTCAATCTTACCTTTCTCTTGTTCAATTCTAACATCTAATGCGTTCCAAGCCAACGAATATACTCTTGCAATTAGTTTATCTGAAAATACCCCACACAACTGCATATTAGCCAGAAGTTTATTGTGTGCTTCGTAGTTTGGTTGAAGTTTTTTTAATTCTTTTGGTGGTTCACCAACTTGATAATCTAAGTTCATATGTTTAGTGTTTGTTTTTACAAATATACAAATAAATTTCTAAATTTTCAAATCTTATCTACACTAATATACAAGTTGTAGGTAATGCCTTGAAAACCATTCCTCAAATTTCAATGCTTTGTCAGGAACATCTTTAATATCAGTATCCACACTTCTATTTTTGTATTGTTCCATATCAAACATTCTACCATTACTCCACGCCTTTCTAAGATGTTCCTTGAAAAAGGCACTACTCATAACAGCAGATATAAGCAATTGCTCATCGCTGTTATTAAGTTTTTGTTGTTTATTATCATTCTTCATATTATCAAATTTTGTCTGTTAATTAAAAGAGCAACTGCTCATATCTGCAAACCGTTTTAGCTAATAAAATTTACTACGCCTTTACCCATTTTTTACCATTGTGTTTTAATTCTACAACTTGTTTTAATTTCGTTTGTTCATCGTATGCTTCAACATTACTACTGTCTAAAGGGTGTTCACCCCATCTGCTGTAAGTAAGTTGTTGTTCCCACAATTCTCTTGCCTGTTTTTCGTCCTTTGCCATTATTACAACTTCTGCTTTAATAATGAATTTTTTAATTGTTTTCATAATCCGTAAATTTTCAAATCTTACCTACACTAATATACAAGTTAGCGGTCAGCTTTAGACAGTTCACTTTTCAGCCACTCTTTACGCCAATTAAGACAGTAGTTAATGGCATCTTCAAGTTTCTTAAACTCTTTACTATGCGGTAATTCCATAAACATTGAAATATCGTGAACATTACACACATCGTGTTTAGTTCTTGGACACACCCACCAATGAGTTTTTTTGTATTTAGTATAATCTTTGTTATCAGGTGGACAACCATCTAACCCACAAATAACATCAAAAGGCATAAAGATACCTTTCCAAACAACTTCCCAGCATCCACTACCTTCTGAATAGTTTTTGGGAGTTTTCAATGACCAAGCCGAACCGCTAACACGGGTTTGGCAAAATGGCTGTTCAGTAATTCTATTTGACATACCTATAACATAACAAGTGATATATGTTATTTGACTTCGTACAAGTGAAAGCAAATTACATATTCAAAGTCATCACCAAAATCTTCATCATCTAAATATTCACATTTAGGTTCTAACTTACCAATGTATTCACCCCATTTGTGCCAACGCCATCCCCCACCTTTGCCTTTATTTTCTTTATCTTGAAATACGGGTGTAACTGCAATAAAGTATTTCCTGTTGGGGTCTTCAATTTCTTCCTTAAAATACTCTTTTATTTGTTCAATACTATCACCAACACCATATTGTGCTTTAAGATAACTTGGAGCAAAAACTTCAAAACTTTGGTCAAATGGGATACTACCCATATCATCAAATTCTAAAAACTCTTCGTGAGAAAAATTAAATTCAATGTTACATTGGTAAACACCAATACCGAACTGCATCCATAATTCATCACACTGCGGGATGTATTCAAAATTGTGCTCTTTTGATATGGCACTTCTTCTTTCTATTTCTTTCCAATTTGGAGTTAAGTTTACTAACATTTGTGTTTCAAATTAAATTGTCTTATTGTCTAGAAAAAAGTTTTAAGTCTGGTGATTTATTTATTTAGAACTATCTTTGCAAATGACGAATCCACATTCATCTTTTGAATTAATTCATCCGTGGTCATATTTTTAGCTTCATTTAATATCTTCTCCTTTTGGTTTGCGATATTCAAATCAACTTTAGCATCTGCCGCCATATTTTTTAATTCGGTTACAACAAAGTTAGATAACTCATGTGGAATTTGTTTAGCACTAGAATCTGTTGTTAAAAAGTTCATTGTTTGACCACCCGCCACAATTAATAAAGCGTCTTTCTTAGATGGTGTGAACACCAAAAGTGCCCACCACAAAAACATAAAAGGATAACTCCACAATATCCATTTTCTAGATGATTTTGCTGTTTGTAAATAATCTTCCTTGTCACTTTCAGGGGTTTCAGAACTCAAATATTTACCACGACAAATAATATTAATAATAGTAGCTACAACAGCAATGGTCGTAAAAATAGCAACACCCCAACCAAATAGTGTTCTTGCATTGTCAGCTACTGCGAGCCAATAAAATAATTTTGTGTAATTCATAATTTTTGTTTTGAAAAGTTTGAGTTATTGATTTTTTAATAAGGGATTTCCTAATGCAATACTTCTAAGTGCTAACATTGCGTTATTATACTGTTTTGCAGTCATTGTATTTTCATAGTCTCGAAATAAATACTTCAAAACATATTTACATCTTTCTTCCAGTAAATCCTTTTCTTTGTCTAAATATTGTTTAGATCTGTTGTCTTCAATTACACCATTTGAATTCTCAAAGTAAATTTCCTCACCTTTAGAATCATATTCCCACTTTTCCCAATATCCACCTGAAATCTCAAAGTAAACTAGATTACCATTCGTGTCTTTAATTGCCAAGGAAGGATTGGCCTTAAAATCCCATTTGATTAGTTGTCCTACTGTTTGTTCCATGGTTTCACTTTTCTAAAACATACCGCATCATTTCTTGCATCTTGAGAATCAAAACTTTCATTTCATCCTCATTAAGATACAACCTACTGTTAGGTGTTTTATCATCTAATTCTTTGGTTTCTATGATGATTCCATCGAACTCTTCCATGGGGTAAATTCCAACATTCTGGGATTCTGTTGAAATAATAGTTTTGATCCAAACTTTGTTAGCCATTCCGTGAAAATTGATGTTTTAGTTTATGGTGTAAATATAGGATAAAAATGGAAATAAAAAAAATGGAACCCCGGAAATTCCGGGGCTCCTTCAATTTACTTCAAAATCAAAATTCTTTTTCCTGTTGAAATTTCTTGGGTCAAAATCATTTCAAAGTTTGGATTTTGAATCAAAAATTCCAAAACAAAATTCACTTTGTCATGAATTTGGGGTTGGGTTGGAATGGTTTGGACTTTTGGTTTTGGTTGAGAAATCTTTTTGAGACAAACTTGAACATAACCATGTTGAGCTCCAACAATTCTGGCAATGTCTTTGGATGAGAGTTCGGGGAATTTCTTTTTCAACCTCAAAATTTTCTGACTTTTTGTGGTTTTCTTTTCCTCCCTCAAACAAAAGTGAACATAACCAATGTGAACTCCCAATTTCTTGGAAATGTCCATGAATGACATTTTGGGATTTTCCTTTCGGATTTGCAGGATTTTTTCCTTTTTGAAAATTGGTTTGGGGGTTGGGATTTGGATGTTTTGCATAAGTGGTTGGTTTTAGTTAATGATGTAAAGATAATCCAAAACTTAGAAAAATAAAAATGGAACCCCGGAAAATTGGGGCTCCATTTCAATTAAACAACTGGACCAACAAGTTCGGTTTTGGATTTCCGAATTTTGAGGATGGATTCAAAGGAGTAGGTTCGAATGATAACCTTGTCAATCAAACCACCTTGTTCTCCCTCTGTTTTTGTGGGTAAACCTTGGACTTCTTCTTTGGAAATTTCCACCCCATCCAAGAGGTAGGTTGATTGACCGCCTCTCAGGAAAATACACTCAAGATATTCCTTTCCTTTGTGGGTGATGAAAGGGGAGTTTGGGATCCTTTCTCCCCATGCCCTAGGTCCTGGCTCCCAACATCCATTGGGGGAATCTGTTGCAAGGATTTCAAACACTCTGTTGGCTTCATGTTGCTTTGAAAGCCTCCGGTTGACCATGTTGAAGTAACCTTTGCCATTTTTGAAAATCATCACCCTTGAATTGGTGGTAAGTTTGGTGACCCTTCCTTGTTGAGGATTGGATTTTCCCCCAAGCAAATCTACTTTGACGAGGGTATCAAGGCTGACGATTTGGCAACCTTTGAAAGAATTGATTTGAGATTTTTGAAACATATGTGGTTGGTTTATGTCGTAAAGATACGACATTTTTACTAAGAATAAAACCAAAACCCCGAAAAGTTTTTCCCCAATTTATGGGGCTAAGTAAATTGTGATTCCACTAGGACTCGAACCTAGGACCTACAAATTATGAGTTTGCAGCTCTAACCAACTGAGCTATGGAATCTTTGGGTAAATTCTGTTTACGGTTTGTAGGGGTTTGTAAACAAAATTATGGTGGGTTGTTTAATTCATTTTTTTGATTTCCTCTATTAACTGAATAAACATGGATTTTGTTATATGTTCTTGTTTAACCCACATATAAATTATGCCCATCCTTTCATGGTAATCTTTTTTAGTTTGTAATTTTTCAATGAGTTCCTTTATCATTTAACTATTTGTTTTTTCTTCTTTTGACCCGCCCGCGTTCGACGTATGTTAGTAATATACTATGTTAAAAAGTAACACCTAGCCGTTGTCTGTTTCGGAACGTGTAGTCAGGACAGGATTCGAACCTGCACACCTCAGTGTTTTATAGTTCATCAACTATGCGTTTCCCAAATGATATGTCTACCAATTTCGCCACCTGACTATTTGTTTAACGATACGGTATTACATTATTTTCAATACACCATAAGTAATACTCTCTGTTGTCAATGTAATAATCTTTCATTGTTTCTATTTTTAATTGTTAGTAGTCAGGACAGGACTCGAACCTGTGCCTTGAGACTGACCCCTTGCTGACCTTTAGGTATCCACATCCTACCAGACTTGATGTGATATTTCTTTATCTGGGGAGCTGCTCTAACCAACTGAGCTACCTGACTGTGTTTTATTCCTCAATATATGTCCACTTTTTAATATCTTTCTCATCACAATAATCATCATATGATGGAAGATACCACTCACCATTTTTATAATAACACACCTCAAACTTTGGTGTGTTTTTTAATGATGTCCGAATCAAAACCCAACTATTATCTTTGGGAGGTATTTTGTCTTTTTTGAAATCTATCCAATTCATATCCATACTTAAGAATTAAACAATCTTTTATATTCACTTTCACAAGTATCTCGTTTGTTTAATGGGTGAACGTCATTCCACTCACCTATATCAACACATTTGACATCTTTTACCTTGGGGTAAATGTAACTAGTGTTTTCAATTAATTGTGTAATTTCTTGTTCACCGACATTTTTTATATCAATAACCAGTAATTCTACTTTATATGCTTTCATATTTTTATTTTTAGCAGTCAGGACAGGATTCGAACCTGTGGTGCAAGTTATTAGGTGAAGTAATACTCTTCATTCATCAGACTGAGCTGAACCTCTCATTACCTTGCCGACTTGTAGTAGTTGCGTCTGCCATTCCGCCACATGACTATTTTATTTTTTTATGCTGTCAACATTCTTATTACAACACCTAACAATACTGAGTAAATCATTGCGGTAATTGCAAAACCAATCATTATACCATCAAAATATGTTTTTTCCTTTTTCATAACTTTAAATTTTAGGATTTCTGTCTTATCCAAACCTCACCACATTTTTCACACTCTTGTCGGTCTTTAAAATTTCGTACATCATGCTCGCAAACCGATTTCATAACAGCAGATTGGCGTAATACTTTGGCATACTCATCGGCAAAGTTAAGTGCCATTTCTAAAGTCCAGTGTCTCGTTTCAATCATTCGAGTTGATTTGTAATATTCTTTTGCTGTCATAACCTTTATTTATGAACTGTGAGGTATTGACTTATCCTTTTGAATTACTTCTAGTGTATCTAGCTGTTCTTTCAAAGATTTAAGTTCTGTGTGACAAATTAATAACTGCCTTTCCTTTTCTTTAATATGCAATTTTACATCGTAAATTGCTTTCTCAATTTTATTCATTGTGTTAATTAAAAATTTTAGTAGTCAGACAGGGTTCGAACCTGTATGTCAGCTTTACATTTCGTTGACTGACCGCACCTTGAAGCGAGCGTCTATCCAATTCCGCCACTTGACTATTTATTTAAGTAAGCAAATCCCCACACTTTAGTATATCCCCAACCATTTTCTTGGTACCATTTTCATCAGTAATAGAATTTAGTTGATAGTGTTTTCCACTGTTGATTGCATCAGCAGTTAAAAGGAATAATGCTTGGATAAATCCATTACAATAAGCAGTCAATTCATATGTGTGTCCATTACTGCTTTTAAATAAGCCTATGTACTTGTTATGTTTCACTGTATTTATTTTATTAAGACAAATATACTATTGAAATGAGATTAGAAAAAATGAAACCCCAGGCCAAAAGACCTGGGGCTTGAAAGGGACCCAACCACAGATCCCTTTCGGGAGGGGGACTTTGGACTCCTATTAGTCTTCCCCCTCCTGGTCCATTTCTTTTTTACGTTCAAGACCCCCAAACAAACCCCCCATCATTTTCTGAATTTCTTCTCGTTTGTTTTCGAATCCTGCGTGGATTTTTCCAACAAAATAACCTGCCAGAAGAAGTTTCTTTTCGTAACGTGTTAGGGAACCAGGAACATCCAGTTCCTCGGAACGAACAAAGTTACCACAGTCAAGAATGGTGTCAGAAACTGAATCACATTTCTTAAAGGAATTCACACATTCCTTAGCCAATGAATCGAAACAGGAATCTGATAAACTGAGACCTCCGGAGATAGTTTTTGGGTAGAATGGTGCGTCATGCGGATGATTTGACATAAAATAAGGGTTTAAAGGTTAATGATGTAAAGGTAAGATAAAATTTAGTGAAAAAAAAATGGAACCCCGATTTTATAAAATAAATTTGAAATTGTTTTAGTAGTCAGGACAGGATTCGAACCTGTGTTCAGGGACTCAAAGTAAGTAACCCTCTGAGTTTGAATGGCAATCTTTTCGCCACCTGACTATTTGTAATTTTGGCTTTTCATTTAGTATCCACAGAGCCCAAATTACTAAAATGAACTGTGCTGTAGTCAGGACAGGATTCGAACCTGTGACATTGCAACCCTTATACTTCCCGCGTCCTAATGATTATGAACCGTGTTGTTTTCGGGATGTGATAAACCTCTTTCACATTACGCAATACCTGACTATGTTTCCCCACCCTGAGATTTGGGGTGAGTAGTCATTCTGGTTTTTTCCTATTGATAAAACCTACAGGGCATCCCCTATTAAAACAGTCACACTACGAAGGAGGGGCTGTGAGTGGCACCTTTAGCCCTAAGAACCGGCATTCCGCTGTCCGATTTAAGCGAGTCCATTGTTTAAGTCTTGAACCAAAGACTCTGAGTATCTCTTACTCATTGCAGTCAGGACAGGACTCGAACCCGTGGAGAACGGCTTGATAGTTTCTGCGCGAGGGCTACTTAATTCGCCACCCCTCAATCCTTGTTCTCAATTACGCTGCGGAACCACCGCCACCTGACTATATTTAAAGTAACCCAACTCAGAGGGGTATTTGTTACATTATCACAGCTTTTGCAAAGTACTCTGGTTAATTACTCCGTCTGTACCCAACTGCTTTATGTTGGCTTATAGCTGGCTATTTTAATGCAACTCACAACTTTATTTGTTGGAATTACTTTTTGTAGTCAGGGCAGGACTCGAACCTGCGGGAACTGTTTTGCCACGTAGGACTTATGTAGGCTCCACCATTTTGCCACCTGACTGTGTGTACCGTTCCTATCTACTTTATGAACATACGGTACCAGATGCTTCATCATGACCTTCGGATAGGTAAGTTTTGAGGATGAGAAGACCTCTGTGTTGTAAGTTGCCTACCATAAATGGTATCCTTTAGCATCTACTCAAGCAATTCCTTTCTCAAGGGAACAACACTAGCAGTAAGGACAGGCTTCGAACCTGTAAGGTCTCCATGACAGAGCCTATGGTGTGATTACGCTCACTCATCTTAGGGATGCGAACCCATTCCAATACCGTTTACCAATTTCGGCACCTAACTAAAAAAGAAGGTTCTGGATCGTACCTGGACCAATCAGGAGAACCTTCAAATTGTATATAAAAGGTCATTTATAATCCTACCTATATTTCCAAGATCCTTTGGAATATAGTAACCATCCAAGGTAGGCCTATACTCTGGCACTCCGTCTGTACTTGTTGGCCTAATCAATGTGTCATAGGTTTTCAGATACAGCGTTCAGTGTTACCCTCAGGACTTCTTCATCCTGCCCCCAAAGTTACGTGGGAACCTCACTTAGAAGTTTAAGTGTGTATCGTAGAATTGTCCAGTATTTCTACGACTTGTGGATTACAACACGACCAATTAAGGCCCCTTACCCTCTCAATCCATAATGAGGGACTCATTTATTCTCGTTCCCGACGTAACCTACTGAATACCTTCTGTGGTTATACGAATTTCACTTTTGTGTATCTTTCACCCATAGCCACGAAGACTTCCAGTCGTGGATCACACACCATAACGGATGAGTACTTCCGTTAATTGTGGGCTCTTTTGTTGATTAATAAGGATTCGAACCTTAATCCTCCAGCCCTGTAGCGTTTCGTGTTCCCGAACCTACCGGGGCCAGTGTGCCCATTACACTATAATCAATCGAGAGTTTCGAACCTCTCAGGTACCAAGGTAATTAATCTTGGACTTTGCAATCGGTGTGAGAATCGAACTCACTCAAAAGGACGGTTCCTTTATCAGTTACACAAAGTAATTACTCCTTGCTTTACCTGCCGTGTAACGTTTTGTGGCCACTCCGCGTTACCAAATGTCAACCAAAGACATACCAATTCCGCTGTCTTCCCAGCTGTGTGGGTTTAGTATTGACTTACCCGTCAATGACGAGCTCTTGCCCCAAACCAAGGCTAGGTAGTCAGGACAGGAATCGAACCTGTGAGTATAGGATTAGCGCTTAGCCTATACACATCTTATTTCTAGAGTGCGTCTACCACTCCGCCACCTGACCAAATAAAGGGACTGGTTACCCCTTAAGTACCGTTTTCCCGGTTGACGATCTTTCTGTTCACACCATGCCACTTTTTTTAGGCATTACAGTGACTGGTTGTTCCCTACTCCAACTACCAGAAAGATCTCGTTGAAAGCAAGGCCGGGTCTAAAAATGGAAAGCAATAACTTTCCAAATGAACCATTTTCCATTTTCAGTCTCCCGACTGAAGATGATGATTTTTCCAAAATGTCAAAGAACAAAATCTTTAGTAGCGGGTGGGGGTAACGCTCCCCCTACACACCTTGGGTTATGAGCCCAGGCTGCTACTAAGCTACCCGCATAAATATCTATCTTACCACCATGAATCGTACCAAATTGTGAATCCTTCCTTTAATGCCTGTGATGCCTTTTCTAGAAATTCAATGTCTTTCTCCTTCATTTCATCAGACGACTTACCAAAATTAAAACCTTCAGTAATGGGAAGTTCATCATCAATAACCAAAGCACCAATCCTATCTAAATCTTCCTGGGTAAGTTTGACAGGAGTACAGTTGAAATGATTTTCTTTACCTCCCTTTTCCCTGTAAATTTTTTCCATCAAACCATGAAGATTTGGATGGTTTCTCCAGTGAAAAAATTTTTCTGGTTTATGAATGGTTCCATCATTTTCCACAAGGAAATCTATTTCTTCATGGAAATCGACAGTGTTAGAAGGTTTGAATTCCTTCATTTTATAAACATACATATCTAATCCACCCATACTTTGTTTTTGTTTTGTGAAAGCAAATTTATGTAAAGAATCGAAATTAAAAAAATTAAACCTCTGTTTTTAAACCGGAAAATTTCAAAAATGTTTCTACTTTTTTTTCAGTAATCCAAATAAAACAATTACACCCAAAACAAAAAAAGCAAATTGTGAAAAGGAAATCCCAGACTCAATTCCTGCCAATTCTGTTAATAGCCAGTAGAAAAATCCAATTACTAAAATATTCCACAATAAAATTAGTAGTCCTGCTAGAACTACTAATTTAATGAAACAGCCAATCAAATCACTCATTTGATTTCTCCTTTTCTGAAGTAAAATGGGTTTTCCATTCCAGGTGATTTTTTGATTTTGTCCAACATGTGATTGTTGAATTCAATTGCAGATTCAAATTCTGGAACATTCAATTTTTCTGATTCCACCCATTCGAAGGGTAGAACCATCATTCTGGTTGCCAGTTGGGTTTTTTCCCAGAATTTGGTGACAACATTTTCCTGCTTTGAAAAACCATCAGCTGGAGAATTGAGGTAGGCATGAAGCTGAGATGGATTGTTGGGTTTGATGATTGCAAACATTCCTTTCATAACTCCATACATAGATTCATGAACCAAACCAACCAAAACCTTGTCTCCATTCTTGGCAAGTTCTCCAAGAAGCAATTCGATAGGGGTTGGTTGATAGGTTTGACCTGAATTGTCGTTGACAATTACTGTTTGTGGTTTTTGGTTTTTGTTCATAAGTGGTTGTTTTTAGTAAAAGCAAATGTACAATAATTCTTAGAAAAGTAAAAATGAAACCTCATTTTTTTCAAATCCCCAATTCTGCAAAATCATGAATTGTTGTACCTACTTCCTCCCCAAATACTTCTTGAATAGTTTTTAGTTCCCCATATGGAATATCCATATTATAAACAGAGATGCTATAATAAAATTCCCGATCTTCTTTGAATCCCATCTCATAAGTGAATGAATTGATTTTTTTCTCGGGTTTACTTTGGTATCTCTTCCACAATTTAAATTTGGGGTTTAGAGGTTCAACCCTCACATATTTGGAACCAGCTGAAACAACTTTAAAAACATCTCCAAGTTCATATCTTGGTCTGTAAGAATCTTTGGAAATTAAACACAATGACCCAACCTTAAATTTCTCTTTTGCTGATTGTATTTTAGTATTCAATACTTTGTCGATTGGTAAAAAAATAATACTGTTAGCAGAAATCGTAACATTTACATTTGGTTCATCCACCAAATAACCTTTAACACACAAATTCGATTTACTTCTCACACACATTTTATACCCGTGTTTGGAAAAAGAGGGAGAGTTAATTTGAATTATTTCACCTGGTTTTACTAATTTGTAATTGATAGCACCAATGATATTTTGATTAATTTCAGTTCTAGTAGCAACAAAATACTCTTGATAACCATACACAATTTTAGGAATCTCTAATTTTACATCTTCCATCAGAATTTCCAAAATATGGGGCGCATAACCATAGATAGCAGGTAATTCTGCTTCAAATTTTTCCCTTGTAGGTTCAAACCTAACAATGTTACGTGCTAATGAAAGTCTAGTTCTAGGCATAAGATTTAATACCGTAAGAATAAAAGAATCAAGTGAACAAAAAAAATGAAACCTATCTTCTATTTCTAAATACTCCCACCAAAATTAAAAACACTACCATAAAGAAAATCACATATTCTCTATCCTCTGGTTTGTTTTCAATTGCCGCTTGTATCACAATCCAAACTGATTTTCCAATTAATTGGATAACATACCAAAAGAATTTAGCAATATCTCCAAATAGGGGAACATTGATTATAACATACCCAAAGGCAAAAAAAACCAACAACCTAAATGCTTGATTCATTTTTATTTGGTTTGGGTTTTCTTTAACCTTTCCTTCTTGGCCTTCTCCCTTCTTGCTATCCAGGCGAATTCAGCATTAACCCTCTTCATTTCCCGATCTGCTGCCTTCTGAAAAACGGTGGAATTAAAGGTTGATTTTTGGGGTGTTGGTTTGGGTTGATTCCTTTCGTTTTCGATTTGGGTCCAACGTAAAACTGGATCTTGGGTAACCTGTTGGGCAAAGGTTTGGATACAACAGATAAGGCAGAGGAAAAAAAGAGATGCTTTCATAGGGTTGGGTTTCGCGAGCGCTGAGTATGTTAGTAATATAGTATGTTTTAAAATGTGTTGTTGTCAATTTGGGATTTCTCTTCCGTGTTTATCTTCGTAACTTCCTCGTCTTCGTAAGAAATTCTAATTTCAGCTTCTCCGTATTTCACAGAGGTAATTTCAAGTAAAATAGAACCACCGGGTATATTCCAATTGTACAAACAAACTACCTTGTCAAGATTAAGAGCCAACATCTCGTGACCATCTCCTTCTTCATAAGGGTTTCTAAAATAGAAATATTGATCGGAATGTGCACCGTATTTTTTGGTGAAAATTTCGATGTATTTATTCAAGGAAGCCTTGGTGTCATACCAATCTGTATGAGTCTCGGCTACCACTAAAAATTTCCAAACCAATTTTGATTTGGGAGTTGAAACTGTGTAAATCTTACCGGTTTTTCCGCCGAAAGTACCTTCCCAGGTAATAACATTACCTTTGGATGATTTTTGAACAAATCCCTTTGCAATAAAGTTTTTCTTTGTGATTTCCAAACTTTCTCCTACCCTCATGCCGTTAAACTCGACTTGAGAGTGTGAAAGAAATGGAATTAGAAAAAGAAGAGGGATTAAAAGAAATTTTTTCATGGGTTTGTGATTTGGAAATTAAAGTTAAAGTGAATATGACGATTCTTGGTTGGCAAAATAACCAACCTCCTGTAATTCTGTGATTGCTGCCTGGTCCCATTTATCGGGAAGACCAGATTCGATTTTCAACATCCACTCAACGTGCTCCTCTTTGTCCTCATCATAAACAAGGGCCAGGTCAAGATAAGTGCCAAAGTCGTGGGGACAATGTAAGGTTTTGAATCGTGCTCCTTCGGGAGGAACACCATGAATTCGAAGTAACTGCCGGGTAAATGCCTGGACTTCTTGTCTTGCCCTGGTGGAATAATTTTCAGAGCCAATTTGGGCACATTCCTCTTCGTGAGGAACTGTGGTTGCTAATTCTAGAGTTTCTAACATGTGTGTGTTTTTATGAAGGTAAATGTACAAATAAACTGGGAAACAAAAAAACGAAACCCTACAAAACTAGGGATTTTTAATCAATATTTTAAGAACATTAATTAATAATAAATTTACTGAAATTACTGAATGATGTTTCAAAGTATTCATCTTCAAAGTATTTATTTGAATATTCATTTTTTTCATATGGAACATAAAATCTAACATCTTCATTTTCCATTTTTCTTATAGGAAAAATATAAGTTGTATTATGTACATATTTTGGATAATTTAATTCATTTTGTATTAGGTCCAAAAATAAGGTTTCTTCATATTCTTCATAATATGATCCTAATTCTACTGTTAGTTGTGTTTTTAAATCTAGATTAGTCTTTATATTTTTAAGTTTATTATATTCAGTTTCTTCAAAAATATAACCATACATAGTTTTAAATTCTCTCCAATTATACATTATTTCCTTATATTCATAATTACCATTCCATTTTTCAACTAATATAACATAATATCTAATATCTTTGTAAATTAAAACTTTAGTTTGGATTGATATAAAATTTTGTTCATTATTTTTAGACATCATATAAGAACCTTGTAAATTACTCCAAGTTTCTTTCCATTTTTTATCTTCACAAATAACATTCTTATAATCAATCCATTCTCCAATTGTATGGTTATAAGACCAACCAATTGATGATGTTAATTGAAAGGAAGAGTCAATAAATTTCAATTTTTGTCTATTAACCCTATCTTGAGCTAAAGTTAATAACGAAAGAAAAATAAAAAAAATTGTTAAAATTTTGTGTTTCATGAATTCTCGTTTTTTTAAAATCCCTTTTTTTACATGTCTCTTTCTTCTAGAAAAGCTTGAATTTCTTCCACCAAAGCTGGATCCTCAATGGAAAAACCATCTTTGTCTCTTAACTGAAAATCTATGACCTTTCCTTTTTCATTCAACCATTCCTTATAGATAAGCTTTCCTTTAGAATCTTGAAGGATGAAGGTTTCTTCAGTAATAGGACCTGAAGTGTCGTGATTCAAAATTTCAAATCTCATGAGTGTGTGTTTTTATGAAGGTAAATGTACAAATAAACTGGGAATCAAAAAAACGAAACCCCGTTTATAATTTTACAAGTTTAAATTTTTCACCACCAATTACGATTTCTTTATCTTCACAAGGTTTAGGCCGATTATCTATGATTTTACCTTTTGAATCCTCGTAGTAGATTCTATTACCTTGAGAATCCCACTCCTGCTTTGACCAATATCCATTTGAATTCTCAAAGTAGATTAATTTACCTTGAGAATTCCATTCCTTCTTTGCCCAAAATCCACCTGAACCCTCAAAGTAGATTTCTTTGCCATTCTTGTCTAGTATTGCCAAGTTTCCATTGGTCTTGAAGTCCCATTTGATTTGTTGTGCTATTGTCATACTTTTACAAGTTTAAATTTTTCACCACCGATTACAATCTCTTTACCTTCACAGGGTTTGGGTCGTTTGTCTATGATGTAACCATCTGAATCCTCATAGTAAATTCTATTACCTTGAGAATTGTATTCACGCTTTGTCCAACCTCCATTTGAATTCTCCCAGTAGATTACTTTACCATTCTTGTCTTTGACTACCAATTCACCATTGGTCTTAAAATCCCATTTGATTTGTTGTGCAATTGTCATACTTTCACGAGTTTAAATTTTTCACCACCAAATTCTACAATCTTACCTTCACAGGTTTTAGGTCGGTTGTCTATGATTAGACCATCTGAATCCCCAAAGTAGATTTGATTACCTTTAGAATCGTATTCACACTTTTCCCAATCCCCATGTGAATTCTCCCAGTAGATTAATCTACCTTGAGAATCGTATTCATACTTTACCCAAAGTCCAGTTGAATCCTCAGAGTAGATTACTCTACCATTCTTGTCTTGGATATCCAAGGAACCATTGGTCTCAAAATCCCATTTGATTTGTTGTGCGATTGTTTTTATACTTTTACAAGTTTAAATTTTTCACCACCGATTAGGATTTCTTTACCTTCACAGGGTTTGGGTCGTTTGTCTATAATTCCACCATTTGAATTCTCGTAGTAGAGTTCATTGCCTTGAGAATCCCGTTCATACTTTGCCCAATCACCATTTGAATTCTCTATGTAGATTCTATTTCCTTTGGAATCCAGTTCCCTCTTTACCCAAAATCCACCTGAATTTTCATAGTAGATTTCATTTCCTTGGGAATCGTATTCTCGTTTTGCCCAATCCCCAAATGAATTCTCCCAGTAGATTCTATTACCATTCTTGTCTTTGATTGTCAATTTACCATTGGTCTTGAAATCCCATTTGATTTGTTGTGCTATTGTCATACTTTCACAAGTTTAAATTTTTCACCACCAAATTCTACTATCTTACCTTCGCAAGACTTGGGTCGTTTGTCTTTAATTAGACCATCTGAATTCTCAAAGTAGATTTGATTGCCTCCAGAATCGTATTCATACTTTGCCCAAAATCCATCTGAATTCTCAAAGTAGATTACTTTTCCTCGAGAATCGTATTCACGCTTTAACCAATACCCAGTTGAATCCTCAGAGTAGATTGGGTTACCATTCTTGTCTTTGATTTCCAAGGGGCCATTGGTGAAATCCCATTTGATTTGTTGTCCTATTGTTTGGTTCATTTTCGGATTTTTACAAAGGTAAATGTAAGAATAAAAGGGGAAACAAAAAAACGAAACACACAAAAAGTCTTGAATTTAACTTCATCAAAAATTGGATTGTTTTTTACATATCAATAGAGAAACAATGGTTCCAATCATCTTTTGATGGATTTTCAGAATAAAACCATGAACCATTACGGAAAAGAAAAATATTAATTGGTCTAAATAAGTCACAATAAAACAAAAATTCATTCATGTTTTCGAAAACCTTGGCTTCTGTTCCAGTTTCTCCCTTATCTCTTTTATATGCAACTGTAATACCTACAGCGGGATTTTCAAAATCGTGTGATTGACCTTGTTCAGGAGACAATTTCTTCTCAAGATAAGATAAATCTCCTAACCCCAAAATTTGAGATGCTGCAAGTAATGAGTTGTAGTGGGTGTGAAGCATGTGACCCAATGCTTCTGTCTGACCAAATTTAGAACAGTATATCGCCTCAATAGTTCCATTTGGCATTTCAACACCTATAACTGAATGGTTTTGCATAATTATATTTTATTAATGAGCCAAATGTAGAAAACAAAATTGGATCAAAAAAATTAAACCCCACAAAAAACCCGGTTTGAAGACCGGGTTATTTTGGATTGGATTTAAACAACTTTGAAAATCAATGTTATTCTTGGATTCATAAACATTCCAGATCCAGATACAACTGCTTTACAGTGATTTAAGAATTCTGGTGTGTATTTTCTCTTATCCGGGTCTTCTAAAACCTCTTCACATTGATCTTTTTCAATCTCTGGATTTTCATTAAAGTTATTTATAAAATCTTCCAATTCCCTTTTGAAATCCTCTGGTGAGATTGAAGGATCTGCTGCAAATATTACCATTCCATTATCACGTTGACTAAGATTCATACCATTTTGGTCACCCCCAATTATTTCTTCAACACCTTGTTCAAGGTCTAATGTTTCGCCAGGGGTTGAACCTTCTAAATCACGCAGTTTTTGAGAGGGATTAGTGTGATAGGTTACCATATAAGTGTTAGGTTGTGTCCAATCAATGGGGGAACCGTCTTTTGTGAGTTTTGAAAAATCACCAGTTGCTGTGATAATTGGATTGGTTCCAAAATTTTCGAATAATTTAATGTGTTTCATTTTTTTGTTTTTTTTTTATATATCTAAATGTGAGGAAGAATTTTTGGTTGGTTTCTATTTCAGATTCTTGGCAATAACTTCCCATTGATTTAAAATCTCTTCCATCATATTTGTGCCATTTTTCAAAATTGCGTAGTAGCATTCTTCATATCTCAGTTCCTCAAGATTCTCCTCCAATTCACTCACAGATTTAACCAAACCATGTGAAAGATTTTCCAAAAAATTTTCCCAATTTCTTTCAATGGGTGCATTGTTGTAGGATTTCACTTGTTCTAGGGTTTTCTGCCATACAGATTCTTCTGCTTCTTGCAAAGTTAGAAAAGTTCCAACCGGATCTTTCTCACCCCTATATAAATTGTAGTACATAACAAGGAATGGTCCTGAATTAGATGAAGCCCCAAAATTTTCGAATAATTCTACGTGTTTCATTTTTTATTTTTTTTTTATATATCTAAATGTAAGAAAAAATTTTGGAGCAAAAAAACCAAACCCCACAAAAAACCCGGTTTGAAGACCGGGTTCTTAATTTTTGTATTTTAAAGTTTTGTTTTTTAATTTAAGTTCTCGTTAGCACTGCGTATATACGCAAAACGTTATAAGTAATAAAACAAAAATTATGAGTTTATTATATTAATTAACGATTTCTTACAATTTTCAATAACTTCATTTGAGACATATTCATCTTTGTATGTTTTTAATTCGTCCAGGTAGAATTTTGATAATTCTTTTAACCCTTCATCCGAAGTTAGAAATCTATAACCGATCCTTCCAAGTTCATAATCAAAATCATTATCACCCTGATTTATTTTAATAAACTTAATTAAGAAATCTTTATCAAAATTACCTTCATTTGGTTTTACTTTATATCGTTGAACTCCACCATATAATCCTTCGTATATGGATTCAAATAAATCATGAATTCCCATCATACCTGTAAAAAAATCAATAATAATATTATTATAATTCATACTTTCTTGTTTTAGTTGTTCGTTAATAAACTGACTTAGAGTTCTTTTAATATTCTTTTTCATATTTATTATTTTTATATGTATAGTTTTAATTTTTTACCCACCCACTTTTGAAATAGATGTTTTAGTTGCCCCACATTTAAAACCATCATCAAAAATCAAATTTACCATAGCACTATCATTTTTACCTCGTTCTACCCAAGTTACAGTTGCTATATCACCAGATAATGCCTTATCATATAACCCATCATGTTGTCCAGCCATATGTATTTCTCTTTTAAAATGTTTGCCTAACGCTTTTTTCATCATTTTTTCGTAGCTTTCCATTTGATTTTTAATGATTTCAGGATTGACTAAAACCTTATCACCTTTTTTAAAATCAGTAGTTATTTCTTCATTCAAGAATTGTTGCCAGTTCTTTACTTTGTTTATTTGTTCTCCCATTTTTTGCTATTATTTTTATTTTTTATGTATCTAAATGTAATTAAGAATTTTTGACCAAAAAAATCAAACCCCATTTTTACAATCTAGAAATCGGAATCCTTGGAAACTGTGTTACCTTCTTTGGTTCCAAAATAATAGGAAAAGATCATAAGAACCAAAGTTCTAATTAAATCAAAAAGCTGGTCGCTTTGTTCTGGTGAAAGTAGGGATACTTTCCATGCAATTGTTTTATCCACAATAAACAAAGCAACCAAAGAGGTAAAAATAACTAAAATGTATCTTACCAAAATTTCTTTGGTGCTTTTAGCAAACATCCTATAAACAAAAAAGGATGTGCCTAAGATAAATCCTAGAGCCATGAAAATCCCTAGCATCATAATGGTGGGAGAAGAGGAAAACATGGATTATATATCAAAAAAAAAGACCCAAACTTTCGTTTGGGTCTGGCGTCAATTTTAATTCTTTTTTTTTAAATCTGACCTTCTGGCTGGGGAGAATTAAGACCCAACAGATGGCGTGAAGACTCTAATAGATTAAGGTAGGCTTTTTCTCCCATTTCCTCTTTCAATTGTTTTACAAGTACTTTTAGTAGCATTTGCTTTTGCCACTTGATGTAGGCATCCTCGGAGTTTTTGATTTCTTGATGCACCCCGAGGATCCGATTCCACAGATAATTTGAAGTTTCAGACATTTGTTTTTGGTTTGGTGAAACAAGGTTTTGATTTAATGAAGGCAAAAGTAACCCAAAATGTTTAAAAATGTTTATATTTTGTTTAAAATATTTATTCAGTTAACAATTCAACCTTTTGTTTGTTTAACTTTTTACTTTAAAAGTTAAACAGGATTTGGATTTCCCGGGTCCCTGCTCGGTTTTGGATACATCCAGCACGGGAATTCAAACTGGACTACCCCACAAAAAAAGTGCTCCCTGAGGAGCACTTCCAAAAGTCAATAACCCTTTAGAAATAAACTTTTGTAACCTGACTGCCGATGCAACAGTCAGATGTGGGATTACGCCAAAACCTCTTGGGCGTGTGTGGCGTTGGTGTAGAAAGTACGGGTTGAACCGTCTTTCCGAACTCTTACCAGCTGTGTGCCAGTAGAATCAGTAGCCTGTAGAAAATCTAAAATGACCTCAGAGCCTGGACGCATACGAGCTGGCTTTTCTGTGTTCAGTGCTTTGGTTGGGAAAACATTGAGATGATTTTGTGTCGTCAGCTTCAATGTCTTCTGAGCCATTTCAGTTACTTCTTGACTAACGGATTTTTTGCTCGCAGCTTTTACTGTACGAGCTGGTGATGGGGTGATTGGGGTTTTCGATTTTGCTTTCGGCATTTGATTTTAGTTTAGGTGAAATGATTTTGAAAACAGGGCAAACATACGGTGTAAATTAAATAAAAACCCCGTTGTACAAAATTTTGTCGAAAAAAAATTTATAGGATTCAAAACCCCCTCCCGCGCCGGGTGTATCTTACTAACATAACATCTTTAAAGAATACCAGACCTAAAAAAGAAAGGATCCCCTGTTAGAATTCCTTGTGCCAAATTTCGTCTAATAATAAACGATCCTTCTTCTAATGTCTTTACTTTCATTGGCGGGTATTCCAAATCATTAACCATTCTCAAAGGCATTACCATAGGCCTTGTTGACAACATGGTTTTTTCCCAAATATCAGAAATTAAAATTTGAAACCTTTCTTGGAGGTCCAAATTTGTGTCTTGAGATTCCAGTAAAAAGTTTAAACTTCTGATTGGACCGAAGTGTGAATTAACAAACGAAATAAGTGTTGGGCTTGGAGTTGATGAGATCATATAATTTTTTATTTGATCCAAAGGTAAAAAGAAAATTAAGGAATAAAAAATGAAACCCCACAAAAAGGGCCAGACTTTTGCCTGGCCCTTGGAGGTGGAAGTCTGATTACTTCCGGTTCAAACCAAGTCCTTGAAGAACCATGGTGTTGGTTGGGCGATTTTCCATGTGGAGAAAAGCCATGTCCAAAACCTCTTCTGACAGGTACCAACCATCAATCACCCTGGAAACAAATCCTGGGGATTTCTTGCAGATGTCAGAGATTGACTTGATGTCACCTCTCTGCAACCTTTGGTTGACAAAGGCAAGTTTGAAGGTGTACTTGTTGTACCCATTCATCTTTGACTTCTCCTTTGGCTTCCGGCCCCTTTTTGGGGTAGATGGAGCAATTGGGAAAAGGGTGGCAACTGGAGGTTCTGGAATTTGAACCTTGGGTTTCTCTGCCACCTTAACCAATTTTGGTTTGCGAGCAGGCTTGGTGTCGAACTTCTTGATGGAACCTTCAACCTGGGACTTGGTGGATCTTTTGATCCTGCCTTTCAAACCCAGAATCAATTTCCGGGAATAAATGGAGGTGAGGGTTCTGCCAAAGAAGTTGGCGATTTCCGCGGAGGAAAATCCTCCTGCGACCATGTTCTTCAGTTGGGTGTCCTGCTCAGGAGTCCAACGAGAATGATGGGTTTGGGGTCTTTTTGCCATACGTGATGGGTTTAAAGGGTGGAAGAAATAAAATTGACAAGGCAAATATACGATGGTTTGATTGATAAAAAAAACAAATTTACCAAAAATGCCATTAAAAAATAAAAAAAAATTTATTAATGGACTTAACTTGTTGTAAATGAACAACTTAAGAAAACCAGCAAATTAAATTTTTTTTCTGTGCCTACGACAAACAATTATAATAGTTGAATTTCCTTTTTTACATCTAACCAAAATTGGTAGTTACCGAACTCCTCTTTTAATTTTCCGTTTTCTTCCAAGTAATTCACTATTGGCTCAAATTCAATAGCACTATCTCCAAAAGCTTTTCGCCATTGAGCAACGGTCACCATTTGGTTATCTTCCATTCCGTCAATTCTAAAAAATCCATAGTGAGCATCTAACCACTTGCCCTCTACAACATGACCACTTAAGTTTGTGAATTTGAATTTAAGTGAGTTAAATCCTTTTTCTTTAGCATATTCTTGTAGTTCTAAAATTCTCATTTTAATTGGGTTAGGGGTTGGGCGTGGATGAATGTGCGAGTTATCGGCAACCCTACGACTACTCTGTAGCAAGTTTTATAGCATTGACTAAAGGCATTACTCCTTCGCCTCCATTTTGAGAAAGCATAAATTCAGGATAACGACCTTCATCTGCCAATTTCTTAAATTGTTCTTTTGCCCATTCACAAGCAGCAAGTAATTCATCAGCTACTTTCTTATCTACATACTCGCCTGTTTGGTCATTTGGTTTACTTACTTTGTATCCTACAAATAATTGCGGGCTGTAAGTTAATTTTAAAGGTTCTTTACAATTGTTCATTTTATGTTTGTTTTTAAGTTAATAATTCCGAAAGAAGGGCAGCCGATAACAGCACCTACCAAAAAGGTGGGGGTTGGGGGGTTAGACAAATATGCGAGTTATAAGCAATTATTTTGCCTCAATACCATCCCAACAAGACTTACAGCAGTATCCATCAAACTTTTTGTTGTTATGAAAGGTGTGACAGTTACGGCAAAATAACTGTCCGCTTCGCCTTATAACAACAGGTTTGTGAAATAAACCGCTTTCGATTTGTCCGTAAGTTGGTAGTGATTTGAATGTTCTGTTATTCTTCATATATTTCGTTGTTAAATGTTTACTTCACAAACCTGCAAACCGTTAGCAGAAATAAAAATTACTCCTGCAATGCTTCCAACTCATATCGTACCAAAGCCATTTCGTCAATTGCTCTGATTTGTTCTTCAATCTTTTCACGTTCTTTAATCAATCTGATTATTTCTTCGTTGTCTGTTACTTTTGTCCAATCTATCATGTCAGTAATTTTTATCATTTGTGTTTAATTTTGTATTAGTGCGCTCTAAACAGAATTTACAATTCCCTTTGTGGGTTAATACTACCAATCAATTTCAATCGAATATTCACCTGCTTCAATTAAACCTCTTTTATAAAGGTCATTTGCAACAGTATGTATGTCTGGATAAAAATTTCTATCCCACCATAACTTAATACCATAGTCGGTTCTACCAGCAACAGGTTCATTAGGGTCACGTTCTAACCACTTTTCAAATTTTACACCCATAGTTTTACCATTTATTATTTCAGGTATTTCATCATTCATTTCATCATCACGAGTGTATTCACTTGGTATTGTAAGATGGAATATTCCCCTTGACCAACAACCATTTTGTTGTTGAAAACTATACGGCTTACCGTAAGTGTCTGAAACTAATTTATTCCAATCACTCACTTCAATCATTTTTACATTTTTAATTTTTATCATTTGTGTTTAATTTTGTATTAGTGCGCTCTAAACAGAATTTACAATTCCCTTTGTGGGTTAATACTGTTTGGTTACCCCAATCGCCAAGTAAATACTCGCAACTATCTACCTCTACTATTATTAATGGGTCTTTGTCTTTTCTTACCACAAAGCCGGATGTGTTTACTTCGCGGCAACCGCAAGAAAGAATAGTCATTAGTAGTGTACTGATAAAGGGGAATGTTGGTTTCATAAGGTGAAATAAGCAATAAGACACAAGATGGCAAGCACAACGAATAGTGCCAAAAAAACAGGTAAGCACCCGTATTCTTCAATCATGTGACCGATGGCGTTTAACTGGGATAGAATCATGGGTTTAGGGGTTTGGGGGTTAGACAAATATGCGAGTTATACGCAACCTTGACGAAAAACAATCAACTGACTGCGACATTCTTCATAAAGCCCATAATCATAGTCATCTCCTTTTCTTGATTTGTTTAAAAAGAAATCTACTGCGACTATTCCACTTTCAATTGCTAATAATCTATGGGCTTTCATATCACCCACTCCAAATTGTGCTATTAAAAAACTATCAATCAATGATTGTGCTATTTCTTTTGCGTGTTCTGTTCTGTTGTACATATTTATTTTGTTTTAAAATTATAATCAAAAAGGCTGCTTATAACAGCAGTTTGGCAAGATGTGGGGGTTGGGGGAAGGAAAACTGGACAAATAAAGGAGTTACCTGCAAGGCTACGAAACTGCATAGACAGACATTCCTATAATAACCAGAGCGTGTAACAATTGGTCAAATCCAAACACAATCCAATGCCATTTATTAGCAGGTGATTGTAGTGAAGGAAACCAGCCATTCATTCTACCTTTCCAAACATCAATTATAAAGTGTGTTACCCATTGGAATATTACTAAGTAAGCCCAATCGTTTGTAAAGCCAATAAACCATCCTAAAACAAGCGACATTAACATAGTGTGCATTGCAGCGTGAATGAATATTGGAAACAATGGCTTTCCAAGTCGCTTTGCATTAAGCATCCAAGCATTTGATAAATGTGTGTAATCTGCTAAAAAATGGCAGATAAATAATCCGATTAAAATTTGTGTTTGCATTTGTATTTTAAATTAAATCGTTTAGGGGTTGGACAAATAAACGAGTTAGTGATAATTAAAAATCACAAAATTGTACAATTTTCAATTTCATAAACCTTTGGATGTTTTTCTTTTAGTTTATTTATAGCATTTTCATAATTTTCAGCATAAATTAATTCATAACAAATTGGATATTCGTCACCAATACCTAAACTAAAAGAAAGTAAATAAATATTAACCTTTTGTGAATTTTGTGATTTTTCACTCTCCCTAACATCAGATATATTCAATTCCGAGTTTTCTTTAAAACTCTTAATTATGTTCTTTTCCATATTCTATATTTTTTATCATCAACCGTTATGAGAAATGTTTTGTCAAAGCATCCTCTAATATTTGTATAGCTGTTTCTAATCCGCATTCCATCCCTTCTCTCCATTGTCCTTCACTATAATCTAATGGGGGTGATAATTGCCTACTACTTTCAAGTTGGCTTTGTAAATCTGCCAAAACACTTCTCATAACATCAGGTTGTTGCAATGTGGTTTCGGTGGTATGTGTTACATCTTCCATTTTAAGAAATTTTTCGTATTTTTCTTCCGTCATTCCGATTGCTTGTCTTTCCCATTCATGTTCACCTTGTTCACCATAAATTTCATATTCAGTCATAGGAGATTTTTTAACATCATTGACCATAAAAATAAAAAAAGCAATTCCTATTAAAAGGAGAACAACCAATCCAATAACTGCTAGTAATGTGATATCCATAAAATTTACTTAGTTTTATTTTCGTATTTGCGTTTGCAAATATACAAATAAGTTTCGAGATTTCCAAATCTTACCTACAAAAATACATCATATTCCTGGTGTGTGGATGAAGGGAAATTGGACAAATAAACGAGTTATAGCACATTTAATTATCGCTTAACGACTGGCCGAAAACTATACAAGCTAAACATACAGGAAGATACCATTTCCAATTATCTGTTTGTGTTATCCAAAGCGATGATAAAATCATCCCACTTGTGATTATTGCAACTGTGTTTAAAAATTTCTTTACTTTTTTCATCGTTTTAAAATTAACGCCTTATAACAGCAAATTTGGAAAATGTAAAAATTGGTTTCATGGGTTAGGGGTTGGGCGAATGTGCGAGTTAGGTGCAAGGCTCTGCCAACCATCCACCACAAGCAGACCAAACCACCCAACCACCATAAGCAACGTGCATACCGCCAAAAAACTTTGAAACAGATACAGACCAAGTGAAGTAACCTTCTTCAAGTGTTTGTCCTGTATCAAAATGTTTAAACTTATTACCCAAATGTTTTTTGGCTCGTTCCAAGACAAAAGCCCTGCAACTAACACGGGTTTGGCAAGATTGAGGGGTTGGTTTCATGGGTTAGGGGTTGGGGGTTGGGAAGGAAAACTGGACAAATAAACGAGTTATGTGCAATTTTAAGACACCCACTTATGACACCTTTTACAAGCGATTTCTTTTGGCTCGTTAGTGTCAGGCGTGTATTTCCTATGTCCTACAATTTTGCACCATAAAGGCAAAAAAGTATCTTCAAACATTAGTTTGCGCTGGTGTTTTATTACAGACCAAAAACGGTCATAGTAATATTTTTTGTTGTCAGGATACTTTCTTGCTAATCGCAGTATCCAAAATAAATCGCAAGTTTCTCTTGATGTTGACATTTTTTTATTGATTTATGGTTTGGAAAAGTGTGTATTTACCGCATTTTGCAATAATAGTTTTTACTTTAGGCGCGATAAGTTTCTTAATTCAAAATGAATTTAAGAACCAAAATCAAAATTAGAATTAAACCAAACCCAAGAACGCTCACCAAAATTACAATACGTTCTCCCATAGATGATATCCCTTCGAATTGGATTTTGCCCTCATCTTGTTTGTATGGAATAAGTTCCTCCCTCATTAATTCCCTCCAAAGTTCGGAATTACACTCTTCATTATCACATAAGAAGAAAAAACCAAACTCTCCTACATTCACCCTTCTTTGGGCTTGCTCTTGGCACTGACAACAGGTGGATTGTTGTTTCATAAGGATATGTGGGTTTAATTGTGTGATCCCGACTGGACTCGAACCAGTAACCTACTGCTTAGAAGGCAGTTGCTCTATCCATTGAGCTACGGGACCTGGATTTATTTTGGATCCATTTTTTCGTATTCTTTTTTGACCTGTGCCTGAAAATTTTCCACGTTTGCAGAGAATTTACCGTAGGCAGCTCCTGACATGAAAGCAAGAATTCCAAAAAGAATGAAGGTAATTAGTAACAGCATAAGTTTGTTTTTTTACAAATATAAGAAAAAAACTAATATGATCGATTTCCAAATCAAAAAAATGCGGTCCTACGACCCTACACATCGGGATTAATTTCAGCCCAAAACAACTTTACAACACTTCCCTTTATTTCTCCATACACACAGTCACTAAATTCGTAGGCTGGCACAAAGGAATTCAAATCTACCCAAGCCCAATCAGCATCATGGTTTGGGAATTGGGCCATGTACTGACCCTCTTCGTTTACCATCAATAATTCTCTTTTTTTGTCATCCAAAAAAGTTCCCCCGGTGTATATGTGTTTTTTCACATCCAAAATTGGTGGTGTTAGCATTTCGGGCTTACAAACATTGTCCTCTAATAAATTGCGGAAAAAAGAAATTGGATTCATGTTACTTATACAGCAGAACCAACATTTGATTTCGTTTCCACCTCCTTTAAAACCTCGATCCAATACAGATGCATCACAATCAACTCTGGGTGGATTTCGGTACAGTTAATTAAGGATTGTATGTTTTTTAAACAATCATTTACTGTTTTTTTACCCAACATCTCTTTTGCCTTCTGGGAGGGAGAAAGTGCAGGCAAATCAAACAAAACAGATTGGCTCATAGACTTGGTTCAAATTGAATTCTTCTTGCTCCGGATTTCATTTTCGTGATCGCCTTACGGTGAATGATCTCTGCCTTCTGTTTTGAAATTCCAAATTTCAAACCAATTTCTATGTATGTCAATGGGTAATCATATCCCACTCCATGATGTAATGTCACGATGTCTTTTTCTAAAGGAGTTAAAGAAAGCAACAACTTATTAACCATCTTCTTTTCGTCATCCTTGTTCAACACATCTTCTGGTGTATCTTCACCGGAATCAATTATCTCATACAGGTTAGAGTCTTCTGCTGTTTCTAGGGGCTTGTCCAAAGAGACAGACACAAAATTTTGGCCTGTCACAAATTTAAAGGTATCAAAGGTTAGATTTTCTCTTTTGAGTTCTTCCTTCATGTATTCAAATACCTCCATCTCTGTGGCCTCCCTACCAATCCTAGCAAAAAGGTAACATTTCGCATCCTCTGCTTTTTGAACTAAACGTAATTGATTGGGCGGGATGTACACTGTTCTTTTAAACTTCTGTATGTAAAGAATCATTTCCTTTCGGATATGCCAAACAGCAAAGGAGATAAATCTAAATCCCTTGGTTGGATCAAATCTATCTGCTGCATCCACCAGCCCCACGTTGCCCACAGCCACCATCTCCTGCTGTGATTCTTCATTACTAGCATACATCTTGGCAACCGATAACACAAACCTCAAATTTGAGGTAACCAGCTTTTCTCTGGCTTTGGCATTACCATTAAAGGCCTGGGTGGCTATTTCGTATTCCTCATCTGGTGACATGATGGGTATTCGGGATACCTCCCTCAAATACACCTGGGTTGAAAACTTCTGGCTGAGAGTAAATGTCTCAACTTTTTTAAATTGTCTCATGCCCATTGAAGTTCATTCAAAATTTAAATTTCGTCATTTGAAAAAGTGGCAATCTTTTGTTTCTGAACCCTTAGTACCGACTTTAGGTTTTTGTGATGATTGGAAAGTTTGAGGGCGAGTTGTCCCTGGAAATCAGAATCCTTAGCCACAACCTTCATCCACGAATCCAAAAAGATATCGAGAAATCTGGCCGAGGATTCCAACTGAATGGGTGTAATACAGGATTTGATTGTTTCCTCTACCTTCACGGCATCAGAGGTCAATCTTGAGAAAATGGGCTGTGACATATCAAGGGTTTAGAACCCAAGATTAAGTCAAACGAACCAAACAAAAAAATTTAACTTCTTTTATTTTCCCTGCCCAACGTATTTCTTCTGGTAAAACTTGCTTCTCTTATTAGAAGAGGTTTTGGTTTTAGCATGAATACCTCTTCTTCTCTTCTTAAAAGAATCCTTGTGGGAGTTTGAACTCGTTTGTGATTTGGTTGCCATTGTGTTTGAAATTTATTTTTTGCACTCAGATGGTTGAAAACATCCTTGTCCTCCACCCTCAACGTACCCTACCCTGAAATCCACATCATGACCCTGGGTGTAGGGAGACTCCTGCCCACATACAACACAAAGGTCATACTCGGGGAAGGGAAGCTCGGGCTGGGACGTCTTAAGGGATCGAACAAATTCGTTCTCTCTGTTTTTCTGGTTCCAGTATCTTTCCTGGACAATTTCCCCTAGGGCATAGGCATTCGGGGTGGCGAGGATCTCTACCTCTGTGAGTGTGACTGTGATCATGTTCGAATTTTAGAGGGTGTAAAACATACTATCTTAGCACCATACTATATCTATTGTTTCGATTTTTCGGGTCCACAGAGGACCTGCCCACAGGTACAGGACTTGGTGGGATCAGTGACACAGGGGGTTTCGGGATTGGGGGACATCGGGAGGGGCTGGGATCCAAAGAGGGCCGAGCGGACTCTGGCCCATAGCCGCCGGAGTAGAGGGGGAAGTGGAGGAAAGTGGAACATGGGTATATTTTGTGTTGAGGCGCCGTGCGCGTCGCGTGCACGCGCTGGGCTTGAGTATGTTAGCATCATACTATGTCAAACCCCAAAAATTTCACCCGGGCCCGGGGTACGTTTTGTTTGTTTCTGTCTTATCTTTGGATTGTGTTTCTCATATGTGTTTTGCCCGTGTCGGTCTCCGGATCGGCACGGGATTTTTGTTTGTCCCAGATTTCCAGGATAATCTCAGCCCAACGAAAACCTTTCGTTATAACACAACATGTTTACTTAGAATGACTTACAAATCGTAACAACAAAAAAATTTACCGGGCGGGCTGACCCAGATTAACCTCGGACTAACCTCGGCCCATCCGGGGCGGAGTTAAATTGGAAATCCGGGTTATCCTCCACAAGCCTCCACTTAACCCCACTTTTTACCACACGGAGGTGCTAGGAAAAAAAATCGAGGTTAGCGGGGATAAATTTGGGGACAACTGGGAGAACTTGGTTAACCCCGCCCTACAGGGGTAAAACGAGGCTTTCCCGGACGATCGGGTCTGGACTCATGGCCCTGGGTGGTTTTCAAGGCCTCAGAGGGGCTTCCACAAGGGGGATTTTTCCGCGAAACCTTGAGGGCAGAGTCCTTTAAAGAATCCCTTTCTTCTTGTCTGTCATGTCTGGGCCAGGAGGGCCAAGGAGTCCTTTAAAGAATCCGATTCTTCTTTGTGATGTCTGGACCAAGGAGTGTCGGGAAGTCCTTTAAAGAATCCCTTTCTTCTTGTCTGTTATGTCTGGGCCAAGGAGATCCCTACAGTAACCTTTAGCTACCTATGTGTCTCCTTGTCTTCTTATATGTCTTTGATGTCTGGGCAGAGTCCTTTAAAGAATCCGATTCTTCTTGTCTTCTTGTATGTCTTTTATGTCTGGGACAGTAGATCTTTCTGAGTACGTGTGTCTTCTCTTGTGTGTTCTCTTTATACTTTGCATGTTCGGGTTAAAACATGTTAGATGTGGTGTAGTCCTTCTGTGTCTCCTTGTTCGTCTGTGTGTTCTTTTCTTCATTCTTAAATTGACATTGGATTTTGTTCTTTTTTATTTGGAAGGGCCGGGGTTCTTTCTGTGTTCCCAATTTTGTCCCCCTCGATTTTTGAGGAACACGTTTGATGCAAATGATATATAAAAAAAATTGTTTTTATGAAACGCATTAAATTATTTGAATCATTTGTTGCCGAAAACTACTCAAAACGTTCTCCTAAATTTAATATGCCTGATTTCTATGTTATGCCTAATGGATTATCCAGAAATAAGGTTTATGTTGTCAAGTTGACTTACCAGTGTGAGAATTTAATTTATGCCTTAATGGATTATTCTCAGTTGGAAAAAACATATGAGTTATTGAATCTAAATCTCGTCTCAGAAAAGATACGATGGTATTCCTGGATGATTTATGAATTCCCGAACAATCCAAATGTCGAAGAGGAATCTAAAAAAGGAGACCCATTATACAATCAAAAGGTTCTAACCCAGAAAGGTTGGTCTATCCAAATTATTGCAGAGGCGGAGAGTGACAAGTTTCCCTATTATGTTTTCATTCCAAAAGGCGATGAACCCCCATCAATCATGAAAAAATTGAAGGAAATTTCTAAAAATTGTAAATTTTGTGCAGATGAACCAGATATTTCCTCCTTTAGGCCTGGACAGATCACATGTGCAATAGGTAGCGAAGATGTTGTTTTCGATCCTGGAATGGGAATGGAATTATCTGATATCATTTATGATGATAGCGGAACTTATGAAAGCCCGCAAGATATCGATCGCGGGTTTGAACCAAGGGGATTCTACATTAGATTTGATTCTCTAGGAGCATTTTTAGCAGCGCACCATCCTTCTTATCATGAATTTAATAGATTCTATAAGTCTAAGTTTGTTGTTGACAATTCGAAAATCTTTGAAATTCTCCAATACAAGCCAGACCTTGTTGGGGTTAGAAATTTAATTCAAGGAAAGGAAGGTTCCCGGGATTTTCTAGACGATATATTTGCATTCCTTATAGATGAGGATGCCCCTCAAAAGATTGTAAAAGAAATTAGTGATATTTTAAATCCGGATGACTATGAACCCCAAACCATGGATTTTTATAGGGCCAAGCTTAATATATACACGAAGAGAATTCTTTCCTGGGATCCTTTAAAAAAATCCGAAACTCCAGATTTTAAAGAAGGAAATATTTTTCTAGCACTTCCTGATGATCGATCTCTTGTTGTTTCCATCCTCAATAAACTTCCGAAGGATTATCAAGAAATTAAAGAAGGGTTAGATTCCATAGATCCATCCTTTCTTCAAAAAAATATGGATGATTATGGATCTGATTTTTCAACTTTGGATTCATATAAAGAAATGTTAAAATCTAATATTTATTTTTTTGAAAAAAATTCAATCACAAAACAAAAAATAAATCTCTATGATGGGAAATTACCATCAATAGATGTTCTAATGAATGAAACTCATTGTGATTTCTTTTACGGAATATTTAGAAATATAACCGCCGATGAAATTAACAGGATGAGTCCAATCGAACTTTATCTTAATGTATTTTTTCAAGGAAAAAGCATTTTAGATTTTTAATTGGGTAAAGCGAGATTTATTTTAATTTTGGGGCCGGGGTTCTTTCGGTGTTCCCAATTTTGTCCCCCTCGACTTCGAATGACTGCGGTTGGGAATATATAAGGACATGAAACACCTCCAATCCTTTTCCCTGTTCGAAGCCCAAACTTCTGTCCTGACCACAGACCAAGAGGCATTTTTGAATGAATACATCAAAGGAGCATGGTCGGTCAATCCAACAACAGGTCTGGTCGATGTGGAGGGAAATTTTGCTTGTAGTTCCAAAAGGCTGAAGTCTCTGTCGGGCATCTCGTTCGGACATGTGAGTGGGAATTTCGCCTGTTTCAACAACCAACTGACCTCCCTGAAAGGAGCACCACAGACGGTGGGTGGGGGTTTCGATTGTTCTTATAACGATCTCACTTCCCTGGAAGGAGCACCACAGACGGTGGGTGGGGATTTCAATTGCTTTTATAATTACAATCTTAAATCCTTGGAAGGAGCACCTCGGACTGTGGGTGTGAATTTCGATTGTTCTTATAACGATCTCACTTCCCTGGAAGGAGCACCTCAGACGGTGGGTGGGGATTTCAATTGCTTTTATAATTACAATCTTAAATCCTTGGAAGGAGCACCTCGGACTGTGGGTGTGAATTTCCTTTCTGACAAATTCCAATTAGAAGAAGGCGAATGGAACATGCAAGGATGGCTGGAGGTTTTGAACACAGGAACGGAAGAAGCCAAAAAATTGATTTCCACCCTGCCATGGCTACAACCGGACTGGTGGAACTTGGAACTCCAACGGGATCCCGGTAAAACAGTTCATCTATTGGGGTCTTTATGGAAACATATGCCAAAGGACATGCAATCTGCAATTAAGATTCCCGGGGGATATGAAGATGATTTCGAACTGTTTTCTGGATTTAACGAGCTGGGCTTGTTTTAGAGGATATATAGGAGAATGAAACACCTCCAATCCTTTTCCCTGTTCGAAGCCCAAACTTCTTTCCTGACAACCGACCAAAAGGAATTTTTAAATGAATGCACCAAAGGAGCATGGTCGGTCAACCGGCAGACCGGTCTGGTCAATGTGGAGGGGAATTTTGACTGTAGTTTCAAATCACTAAAGTCTCTGCCTGACATCTCGTTCGGACACGTCAGTGGTCATTACGGCTGTTTCAACAACCAACTGACCTCCCTCGAGGGAGCACCCCAGACGGTAGGCGGGGGTTTCTACTGTTCCAACAACAAACTGACCTCCCTCGAAGGATCCCCACAGACTGTGGGTGGGGATTTTTGGTGTGACGAATTCGAATTAGATTCAGGCAAATGGAACATGCAAGGATGGGTGGAAGTTCTGAACACAGGAACACCAGCAGCCCAAAAATTGATTTCCACCCTTCCATGGATCCAACCGGACTGGTGGAACCTGGAACTCCAACGGGATCCCGGGAAGACGGTTCATCTATTGGCCACTGCATGGAATCACATGCCAAAGGACATGCAATCTGGAATTAAGATTCCTCGGGGATATGAAGGTGATTTCGAACTGTTTTCCGGATTTGACGAGCTGGGCTTGTTTTAAAGGATATATATAAGGACATGAAACACCTCCAGTCCTTCGTACTTTTCGAAGCCCAAACTTCTGTCCTGACACCCCGCCAAAATAAATTTTTGAATGGATGCACCAAAGAAACATGGTCGGTCAACCGGCAGACTGGTCTGGTCGATGTGAAGGGAAATTTTGACTGTAGTTTCAAATCACTAAAGTCTCTGCATGGCATCTCGTTCGGAAACGTCAGTGGTCATTTTGGCTGTATATACAACCAACTGACCTCCCTGAAAGGATCACCCCAGACGGTGGGTGGGAATTTCAACTGTTCCACCAACCGACTGACTTCTCTAGAAGGAGCACCGCAGAAGGTGGGTGTGAGTTTCGACTGTGGTGTAAACAAATTGACCTCCTTGAAAGGATCACCACAGACGGTGGGTGGGATTTTCTCCTGTTACAACAACCGACTGACCTCTCTCGAAGGAGCACCTCAGAAGGTTGGCTCGAATTTTTCTTGTACTTTTAACGATCTCACTTCCCTGAAAGGAGCACCTGAGACGGTGGGTGGGTATTTTACGTGTGACGAATTCAAATTAGATTCGGGTGAATGGAACATGGAAGGATGGGTGGAGGTTTTGAACACAGGAACACCAGCAGCCCAAAAATTGATTTCCACCCTTCCATGGCTCCAACCAGACTGGTGGAACTCGGAACTCCAACGGGATCCAGCGAAAACAGTTCATCTATTGGGGTCTTCATGGAAACATATGCCAAAGGACATTCAATCTGCAATTAAGATTCCTCGGGGATATGAAGGTGATTTTGAATTGTTTTCTGGATTTGACGAGCTGGGGTTGTTTTAAAGGATATATAGAGGGATGAAACACATCCAATCCTTTTCTCTGTTCGAAGCCCAAACTTCTGTCCTGACCACAGACCAAGAGGCATTTTTGAATGAATTCACCGACGGGACCTGGTCGGTTAATCCAACAACTGGTTTGGTGGACGTTCAGGGTGATTTTAACTGTTTCGGTCAAGGTCTGAAATCACTTCGAAAAATATCTTTCGGTCATGTGAGTGGGTATTTCTCCTTTTCCGACAACCAACTGACCTCCCTGGCAGGGGCACCCCAGACGGTGAGTGGGCATTTCTTCTGTTCCCGCAACCAACTGACCTCCCTTAAAGGAGCACCCCAGACGGTGGATGGGCCTTTCTACTGTTACAAAAACAAACTGACCTCCCTCGAAGGAGCACCTCAGACGGTGTATGGGGATTTCCGGTGTTACAATAACCAACTGACCTCCCTAGAAGGAGCACCACAGACGGTGGGCGGGGATTTCTCTTGCTACAACAACCAACTGACCTCCCTGGAAGGAGCACCTCAGACGGTGGGTGGGTATTTTACGTGTGACGAATTCCAATTAGATTCGGGTGAATGGAACATGGAAGGATGGCTGAGGGTTTTGAAAACAGGAAAAACAAAAGCCAAAAAATTGATTCTCACCCTGCCATGGCTACAACCGGACTGGTGGAACTCGGAACTTCAGCGGGATCCAGGGAAAACCGTTCATCTATTGGGGTCTTTGTGGAAACATATGCCAAAGGACATGCAATCTGGAATTAAGATTCCTCGGGGATATGAAGGTGATTTTGAATTGTTTTCTGGATTTGACGAGCTGGGGTTGTTTTAAAGGATATATAGGAGAATGAAACACCTCCAGTCCTTCGTACTTTTCGAAGCCAAAGCTGCTCGTCTTCCTTCTGGACTTACTCAAAGTCAAGAAAATTTCTTGAACCGACACACCAGAGGAACATGGTCTGTTAATCCAACGACCGGTCTGGTAGATGTTTTTGGGGAATTTTACTGTTTCGGTCAAGGTCTGAAATCACTTCGAAAAATATCTTTCGGTCATGTGAGTGGGAATTTCGACTTTTCTTCCAACAAACAAACCTCTCTGAAAGGAGCACCCCAGACGGTTAAACGTCAATTCAATTGTTCTGATAACGAACTGACCTCCCTGGAAGGAGCACCTCAGGAGGTAGGTAGGAGTTTCTACTGTTACAAAAACAAACTGACTTCCCTAGAAGGATCACCTAAGACTGTAGGCGGTGATTTCGACTGTGCTATCAACCATCTGACTTCCCTTAAAGGAGCACCACAAACGGTGGATGGTCGTTTCTACTGTGATAGGAACAAATTAACCTCCCTGGAAGGAGCACCTCAGACGGTGGTTGGGAATTTTAAGTGTGACGAATTCGAATTAGATTCAGGTGAATGGAACATGGAAGGATGGCTGAGGGTTTTGAAAACAGGAAAAACAAAAGCCAGAAAATTGATTTGCACCCTTCCATGGCTACAACCGAACTGGTGGAACTCTGAACTTCAGCGGGATCCCGGTAAAACAGTTCATCTATTGGGGTCTTTGTGGAAACATATGCCAAAGGACATGCAATCTGGAATTAAGATTCCTCGGGGATATGAAGGTGATTTTGAATTGTTTTCTGGATTTGACGAGCTGGGGCTGTTTTAAAGGATATATAAGGGCATGAAATATCTCGTTTCATTTGTCCTTTTCGAAACCGAAAAGACTTCAGGCCTGACACCCGGCCAAGAGGCATTTTTGAATGAATGCTCCAGCAAGACCTGGTCGGTTAACCGGCAGAATGGTCTGGTCGATGTGCAAGGAGGTTTTACTTGTAGTTTCAAATCCCTAACGTCTCTGCCTGACATCTCGTTCGGAAACGTCAGTGGTCATTTCATCTGTTCCAACAACCAAATGACCTCCCTTGATGGAGCACCACAGAAGGTGGGTGGGATTTTCTCCTGTGCCGGCAATCAGCTGACCTCCCTAAAAGGAGCAACCCAGAATGTGGGCGGGAATTTTTGGTGTCACCAAAACCAGCTGACCTCCCTGGAAGGAGCACCCCAGACGGTGAACGGGAATTTCCACTGTTACTACAACCGACTGACCTCTCTCGAAGGAGCACCCCAGACGGTAAAAAAGAATTTCCACTGTTACAAAAACCAACTGACCTCACTTAAAGGAGCACCTGAGACGGTGGGTGGGAATTTTGAATGTTCCAACAACAAACTCCAATCCCTGGAAGGAGCACCTCATACGATAAACGGGGGTTTTCGGTGTGACGAATTCCATTTATATTCAGGCAAATGGAACATGCAAGGATGGGTGGAGGTTTTGAACACAGGAACACCAGCAGCCCAAAAATTGATTTCCACCCTTCCATGGATCCAACCGGACTGGTGGAACCAGGAACTCCAAAGGGATCCTGGGAAGACGGTTCATCTGTTGTCTACCATGTGGAACCACATGCCAAAGGACATGCAATCTGCAATTCAGATCCCTCGGGGATATGAAGGTGATTTTGAATTGTTTACTGGATTTGACGAGCTGGGCTTGTTTTAAAGGATATATATAGGAGAATGAAACACATTCAATCCTTTTCCCTGTTCGAAGCCCAAACTTCTGTCCTGACAACCGACCAAGAGGAATTTTTAAATGAATGCACCGACGGGACCTGGTCGGTTAATCCAACAACAGGTCTGGTAGATGTTAAAGGAGATTTTGATTGTAGTTCCAAAAGGCTGAAGTCTTTGTCGGGCATCTCGTTCGGACATGTCAGTGGGTATTTCTTCTGTTCCAACAACCAATTGACCTCCCTGAAAGGAGCACCTCAGACGGTGAGTGGGACTTTCTTCTGTACTGACAACAAACTGACCTCCCTGAAAGGAGCACCACAGACGGTGGGTGGGAGTTTCTACTGCGGTGAAAACCAATTGACCTCCCTGGAAGGTGCACCCCAGACGGTGAGTGAGGATTTTTGGTGTCACCAAAACCGACTGACCTCCCTCGAAGGAGCACCCCAGACGGTGGGTGGAAGTTTCAACTGTATGGACAACCGGCTGACCTCCCTGGCGGGAGCACCTCAGACGGTGGATGTGGATTTCAATTGCTTTCATAACAATCTTAAATCCTTGGAAGGAGCACCTCAGAAGGTGGGTAGGAATTTTAAGTGTAACGGATTCCAATTAGATCCAGGCAAATGGAACATGGAAGGATGGCTGGAGGTTCTGAACACAGGAACACCAGCAGCCCAAAAATTGATTCTAACCCTTCCATGGCTACAACCGAACTGGTGGAACTCTGAACTTCAGCGGGATCCCGGTAAAACAGTTCATCTATTGGCCACTGTATGGAATGACATGACAAAGAACATGCAATCTGCAATTAAGATTCCTAAGGGATATGAAGATGATTTCGAACTGTTTTCTGGATTTGACGAGCTGGGCTTGTTTTAAAGGATATATTAGGACATGAAACACATCCAATCCTTTTCTCTGTTCGAAGCCCAAACTTCTGTCCTGACAACCGACCAAGAGGAATTTTTAAATGAATGCACCGACGGGACCTGGTCGGTCAACCGGCACACTGGTCTGGTCAATGTGCAAGGAGGTTTTGCTTGTAGTTTCAAAAGTCTAACGTCTCTGAATGGCATCTCGTTCGGACACGTCAGTGGTAATTTCTTCTGTTTCTACAACCATCTGACCTCCCTGGAAGGAGCACCTCAGACGGTGGGTGGGGATTTCTTCTGTGATAAAAACAGATTAACCTCCCTGGAAGGAGCACCACAAGAAATAAATGGTCGATTTCTTTGTGATGAATTTGAATTAATCAAGGGTAAATGGAACATTGAAGGATGGGCGGAGGTTCTGAACACGGGAACGGAAGAAGCCAAAAAATTGATTCTCACCCTTCCGTGGCTCCAACCGGACTGGTGGAACTCGGAACTCCAACGGGATCCAGGGAAGACGGTTCATCTATTGGCCACTGTATGGAAGAGCATGCCAAAGGACATGCAATCTGCAATTAAGATCCCTCGGGGATATGAAGGTGATTTCGAATTGTTTTCTGGATTTGACGAGCTGGGTTTGTTTTAAAGGATAATCGCAGATCCGGAGTGAATTTTTTTTGGAAAAATTCGAAAGTTTGAGGATTTATATGTAATTTTGGGGTAAACACACTTCAAAAAAAATTGTAATGAACACACCAGTAAGTTTTGAATTAGCTAAGTTGCTAAAAGAAAAAGGATTTGATGGTAATTACTTTCATTATTGGAATATGGTAAATCATAGCGGAGAATGGAAAGTAGATACAAGTATATGGGAATATACTGACAATTATATTGAAGCACCAACCATTGCAGAAGTAGTAATGTGGTTGTATGAGAAGCATGGGATTTGGATTTATCCATTACCTATAGATGATGATATGAAATTATGGCAAGCAAGAATTATTAAAGGTGAACCATTTAATAAATTAAGCAATACCTTAAAAATAATATCTTATGGGGAAATTTCCTACAGAGGTATATATTCACCAACAGAAGCTTATGAAGCTGCTATCAAATACACTTTAAAAAACTTAATCTAATGTTAGAAAAAGACTTTGTACCTTACGAACCATCCTTAGCACTCAGAGAACTTGGTTTTGACGAGCCTTGTTTTGGGTATTATGAACCTAATAAAGTGTTTAATTACATAAATTGGGAAATCTTTAAAGATTTTCCATACCTTGCAAAAAATAGTGAATGGCAAGATTTATGTGGGGCACCAACATACTCACAAGCATTCAGATGGTTTAGAGATAAGTATAAAATTCATTCAGTTATTAATCTTACTATAATTGGTACTTGGTATTTTGAATTATATGATTTGAATGATAAAAGAAATGCTGAGATTAAAACAAATCAAAATGAATTTAAAACACCCGAAGAAGCAGAACTTGCTTGTCTTATCAAACTAATTGAAATTGTAAAAGAAAAGAAATGAACACACCAGTAAGTTTTGAATTAGCTAAGTTGCTAAAAGAAAAAGAGTTTGAACAAAAAACAAAATCATATAATGAAGATGGTAAACTAGTTACCGTTTCTTTAACTATAAGAAGATTCAACCCAGAAAAAATTTATTATCCAGCACCAACCATTGCAGAAGTAGTAATGTGGTTGTATGAGAAACATGGGATTTGGATTGAGGCAAGCTTAAATCAATTCTCTAAACCTAAAGATTTACACTGGATGTACTCTATAACATTTACACAGAATTGTACTTATTCTCATAGTCCTAAATCATATAAATCACCAACAGAAGCATACGAAGCTGCTATTGAATACACTTTAAATAACTTGTTATGAACTCCTTAGAAAAAGAATTTGTCCCTTATGAACAAGCCTTAGCACTTAAAGAACTTGGGTTTGATGAACCTTGTTTAATGAGGATATGGTGGCTCAATAGTGTTCATAAAGACACAATAATACCTTTTGAACCACATATTTCTATAAATGGTAGAGATATTAACTTTGAATATTCTTTACCAAAGAAACACCCTTCAACAGAATTTGTTGCATTAGAATTACAAGTACCAACATTCTCACAAGCATTCAGATGGTTTAGAAAAAACCATAAATTAGGTGCAATTGTTAGTCAGTTTGGCTATGGTATAGAAGATGAGTATGGACAAATTATTTACAACATTGATGATGACGAAAAACCATTATGCTATGAAGAAGCAGAACTTGCTTGTTTAATCAAACTAATTGGAATTGTAAAAGAAAAGAAAAATGGATAAAGAATTTGTACTCTACGAACAAGCCTTAGCACTCAGAGAACTTGGGTTTGATGAACCTTGTATTTGTGGTTATTCAAAAAGTAATGAAAAACTTGAAATTTATTCTAGATTTTTAGTTACAAAAGATAGTTTTACTGTTGATGCACCAACATTCTCACAAGCATTCAGATGGTTTAGAGAGAAGCATAATCTAAGAGAGTTTATTGGATTTAGACCAAATGTTAAAAAGTTTGCTTTCCACATCTATGATATGTCATTATCAGGTATGGAGTATGTTAAACAAAGAACAATGGAAGAATTTAATAAAGACCCTAAAGTTGGAACCTACGAAGAAGCTGAACTTGGTTGTTTAATCAAACTAATTGAAATTGTGAAAAACAAATAGAATGAAAAACATACACGTATTGCCAACAGACAAACCAAGTAGGTTAGGACAAGTATATGAAAAGTTATCTTTTTTTAAAGATAGAACTTGGGATAATACTGAAAATTGGAGGTGTAAAAACATCTACATCACTAATGATGAAGAAATTAAAGAAGGAGATTGGTTTTATGATTTAGGTACCAAGTATATTAAGATTAAACAATCTTGGGAAAATTCACATTTAGATTTTAATGGTAAAAAAATAATCCTAACAACAGACCAAGATTTAATCAAAGATGGTGTACAAGCTATTGACGATGAATTTTTAGAGTGGTTTGTTAAGAATCCAAGTTGTGAGAGTGTTCATGTATATAATCAAACTCAGGTTGGTTATCAATATGATGGATATCATTATATTCTACCAGAATATAATCAAGAAACACTTGAAGAAGCTGCTGAAAATTATGTTAGAAATGAGCCAGATGCTACTCTGAAACTAATTAGTAAGTATTCTTTTAAAGATGGTACTAAATGGCAAGCAGAAACAATGTATAGTGAGGAAGAAGTATTCAATCTATGTCGTGAGTTTGCAATATTTGTACAGCGTAACGGGCCGAGTTATAAGAAACAACAAGAATGGTTTGAACAATTTAAAAAGAAATAAGATATGAATAACAATTTAGAATTTGAAAATGAAGACCCATCTCCTGATAGTATAGAAGACAATCATCCAAGAACTAATTATGGAGAAGGTTATGGTGGTAAAGAAACACTTGAAGAAGTTGCCCATGAAATGCTTGTTGATTATGGAATTAAGTCAATAGGTCAAAGTATAGGAGTTTTCTCAGTTAAAAAACTTATGGTGAATATGGCTAAATGGCAAGCTGAAAGAAGGTATAGTGAGGAAGAAGTATTCAATCTATGTCGTGAGTTTGCAATATTTGTACAGCGTAACGGGCCGAGTTATAAGAAACAACAAGAGTGGTTTGAACAATTTAAAAAGAAATAAGATGATACACAAACTAATCCACACGCCCAATTACCTGTTGGTGGTTGATGATTCAGAGATTAAAAAAGGGGATAAATCACTTCTAAATATAGAAGGATTTGTACCAATGATATTAACTAATCATGAACCTATTGAAGAGGGATATGAAGGTAAAAAAATCATCGCCCACCTACCACTCAACAACTCACCAATTCTTGAAGGAGTGGATTTGTTAGCACCGTTGGAGACAGAAGATTTTAATCCTACTGGTGAATATACTAAAGAGTACATGTCTTCTTTGATGTTTGATGGCAAATCATTTGTATCGGATGTTCTGTTAGCAACAAGAGTAGGTTACAACAAAGCCAAAAAGAAGTACAAGTACACATTGAAGGATATAAATATTATGGTAAACAATTGCGTTACATTTGCTATATCAAACACACACCTATCAGTAGGTGAGTATGCAACGAAATTCAAAGATTTCTATGATAAGTGCATCCAATCACTCAACCTTTCCGAATTACCTACTTCTTTTGAGTGTGAGATTGAGCATTTTTATATGTCAAACAAAGAGTTTTACAAAGATGCAGGTTGGGTTAAGTGTGATGAGGCTCAATATAAAAGCATCAAAGAAGAAATACCTACCTGTCCTTTGAAAAAATTACATAAGGAAACCACAACACCTGAAGGTCATACCCAATGGGTAGGCAAATACATGTACTAAACAACCCAACCAATAAAAATATACACAGAAGAATTGGATTGGGATAGAATCCATAGAAGAATCAAAACAAAAAATGTTTTTACTTGCTAAACCAAAAGAACTTTTTAATTTTTATGATAAGCCAGGAAAAACTTTGGATTGGCTTTAAGAGATAAAATCTGCACTCAAATTTGATTTTGAATGGCTTTTCTCATCTGATTCAGATTGGTGGGCTCTATTCTGTATTTGAAAAATTTGATGTTGTTGTATTGCGGAAATTCTTTTTTAAATTCGGGGGTTATATCTAACACTTCCCTTATTTTCACTCCAAACTTATTCACATTTTTTTTCATGATGGAATCGTAAATGTTTGGACGTCTGAAGTCTCCTTGGTATTCCAATTTTGAGCCTATCACAATTGAAACAATTCTTTCGTTTCCCGGATATTCTTGTAACCATTCCTTCACAACACCCACTAAGTTAGACATAACCTCGAGCATGTTGTTCTTGTTTGTCATTTCTACTGAAATTTCATCTTCCACAATCCTACCAAAATCTATTTTGAGTGCAGAATCCCCCTGGGAATTGGAAATGATCTGAATGACTACCTGATAGGGATCATCTCCAATTTGGAAATCGTAGAAAAAAGTTTTTCCGGTTTTTCCCCCGTCTATGGGACGAGTCAATGATGATTTTTTTATTTGGTGGGGTGTCTTTATTCTGTCCCCTATTTCATTCAGTTTAAATTCTGTAAAAGATTTCATTCGTTTGTTTTTACCTAGGTGAACAAAATTTTCCTTCGGTTGATTTTTTTTCTGTATATGTATCCTCTAAATCCCAGAAGTTGTCATGGTGTAAAACAAATTGAAATGCGGAATGTTCCCCTTTATTTGGCAGGCCGGGGTTCTTGGAGATCCGACGATTTTAACCCCCATTGTTAAGAAGTGTCAGTTGTTCCTCTGATATATAGGACATGAAACATCTGATTCCATTTAGGATCTACGAATCCCAGACGACTTCAGGTCTTACGGAGGGACAGAAGGAATTCTTGAACAAATACACACGAGGAACCTGGTCCGTCAATCCAACAACAGGTTTGGTGGATATAGATGGGTATTTTGATTGTTCAGGTAGTAAAATTAAAAACTTTATGGGAATTCAATTTGGTGAAGTGACACGATCTTTTGATTGCGAGTCTAACCTTTTAACTTCTTTGGAAGGATCGCCCAGGTTCGTGCGTGGTACTTTTAGATGTAACAATAACTCTATCACCTCTTTGGAAGGATCTCCCCAAACTGTAGGGGGGGATTTCCTTTGCAGCAAAAACTCACTTTCTTCGATTAAAGGAGCTCCAAGAAAAGTTGGTGAGGATTTTTGGTGCAATGATAATGATATAGAAACACTAGAGGGTGGTCCAGATATTGTTGGTAAAGATTTTGAATGCGAAAATAACCATCTGAGCTCTCTTAAGGGATCACCAAAAACGATTCCGGGAGATTTTTATTGTTATGGAAACCCTTTATTAATTTCTCTCGAAGGAGCACCACAGACTATAGATGGGATTTTCTTCCACGACAAAATAAAAATGAAAAAAGGAGAATGGAACATGCGAGGATGGGTGGAGGTTCTGAACACAGGATCAGAAAAAGACAAAAAATTGATTCTCACCCTGCCATGGCTCCAATCGGACTGGTGGAACTTGGAACTCCAAAGAGATCCTGGGAAGACGGTTCATCTATTGGCCAATGTATGGAATCTTATTCCAAAGAACATGCAATCTGCAATTAAGATTCCTAAAGGATATGAAGATGATTTCGAACTGTTTTCCGGATTTAACGAGCTGGGTTTGTTTTAAAGGATATATAGAACATGAAACACCTGAAATTATTCGAAAATTTCACGAAAGATGATTTGGATAATTTGATTTCGGGATTTGAGGAACTCGGAATTAACAAAAAGAAATTTCTCAGAATTAAATTTGTTGGTATTTACGTAACTGAATCTGATAGAACAAATGAAGCTGATTTCAGATTTCATAATGATAGAATTTTGAGGATCCCAATTTCGGAATTTGAAAAAGAAGATTTAGAACCCGGCAAAGAATCTTTTTCGAAAACCCTCCAAGATTCGGTTTTATATGCCATCAGAAATGGTGAAGCCGAAGTAAATCCAGATTGTGTGGGTGAATTATATATTGGCGAAACTTTTGATCCTAGTACCTTAATCTCCGTCGCCGAAAAAACACAAACCCTGGATGGATTTTGGGATCTTGTCACCCAATATTTATATGATGTTGGAACTGATATCATTTATGACCATTTCAGTAATGAAGGTATAATGGAAGAATTCGCTGATTTTTTCTTTGACGAATGCAAGAATTTAAAGCCAAAATTTTGGATAGAAAAAGAAGGTGAAAAATGGGGGGAAATCAGTAAAATATAAAGACATGAAACATCTTCTCCCATTTAGGATATACGAATCCCAGACGACTTCAGGTCTGACCGAGGAACAGCAGGAATTCTTGAACAAATACACCGAAGGAACCTGGTCTGTCAATCCAACAACAGGTTTGGTGGACGTTCAGGGTGATTTTAACTGTAGTTCCGAAAGACTGAAGTCTCTGCTGGACATCCATTTCGGACATGTGGTTGGGAATTTCAACTGTTACGACAACCGACTGACCTCGCTGGCGGGAGCACCCCAGACGGTGGGTGGGAATTTCAACTGTTACAACAACAAACTGACCTCCCTGGAAGGATCACCTCAGACGGTGGGTGGGGATTTCAATTGCTTTTTTAACGATCTTAAATCCTTGGAAGGAGCACCTCAGACGGTGGGCGGGAATTTCGATTTCTCTCCTAACGATCTTAAATCCTTGGAAGGAGCACCCTATACGATAAATGGGATTTTTATTTCTGACGAATTCAAATTAGATGCTGGCAAATGGAACATGGCAGGATGGCTGAAGGTTCTCAACACAGGAACAGAAGAAGCCAAAAAATTGATTCTCACCCTGCCATGGCTCCAACCGGACTGGTGGAACTTGGAACTCCAACGGGATCCAGGCAAAACAGTCCATCTGTTGGGGTCTTTATGGAACCACTTGCCAAAGAACATTCAATCTGCAATCAAGATTCCTAAGGGATATGAAGATCAGATGGATCTGTTTTCTGGATTCGACGAGCTGGGTTTGTTTTAGAGGATACATAAGGACATGAAACACATTCAATCCTTTTCCCTGTTCGAAGCTCGGAAGACTTCAGGCCTGACCCAAAAGCAAAAGACTTTCTTGACCAAATACACAATGGGCAGCTGGACATATAATCCGGCCACTGGGATGGTAGATGTGGAGGGAAATTTTGACTGTAGTTTCAAATTCATAAAGTCTCTGCCTGGCATCTCGTTCGGACATGTGAGTGGGAATTTTGATTGTTCCGGCAATCAGCTGACCTCCCTGGCAGGAGCACCCCAGACGGTGGATGGGGGTTTCTTCTGTTCCAGCAACCAACTGACCTCCCTGGAAGGAGCACCTCAGACGGTGGATGGGACTTTCAACTGTTCCAACAACAAGCTGACCTCCCTGGAAGGAGCACCTCAGACGGTTGGCGGGGATTTTTCCTGTACTTATAACAATCTCACTTCCCTGGAAGGAGTACCTCAGACGGTAGGAGGTGATTTCTACTGTTATCACAACCAACTGACCTCCCTGGCAGGAGCACCACAGACGGTGGATGGGGATTTCTACTGTGAAAACAACCAGCTGACCTCCCTGGAAGGAGCACCCCAGACGGTGAACGGGAATTTCCACTGTTTCTACAACCGGCTGTCCTCCCTGGAAGGAGCACCCCAGACGTTGGATGGGGATTTCGAATGTGGATTTAACCAACTGACCTCTCTGGCAGGAGCTCCCCAGACGTTGGATGGGGATTTCGGATGTGATAACAACCGACTGACCTCCCTAGAAGGAGCTCCCCAGACGTTGGATGGGAATTTCAAATGTGATAACAACCGACTGACCTCCCTAAAAGGAGCACCCCAGACGGTGGGTGGGTATTTCATGTGTTTCTACAACCCGCTGTCCTCCCTGAAAGGATCACCCCAGACGGTGGTTGGGAATTTTTGGTGTGACGAATTCGATTTAGATCCAGGCAAATGGAACATGGAAGGATGGCTGGAGGTTCTGGACACTAGATCAGAAGAAGCCAAAAAATTGATTCTCACCCTTCTATGGCTCCAACCGGACTGGTGGAACCAGGAACTCCAAAGGGATCCAGGGAAAACAGTTCATCTATTGGCCACTGTATGGAAACATATGCCAAAGGACATGCAATCTGCAATTAAGATTCCTAAGGGATATGAAGATGATTTCGAACTGTTTACTGGATTTGACGAGCTGGACTTGTTTTGATTAATGCCCAGATAGAAAATTATTATTGGATAGAAGCAAAAAGTTATTTTGCTGAGAAGATATATAAATTTATTTGCTAAAATAAAAAAAAATTAAACACAAACAAATATGCCATTGATTTCTTGGAATTCTTTTTGTTCTAGTAATATCGAATATTTAAATGAATCCGATGAATTAGAAACATTAATTGGGGGTTTTGAAGATTTGGGTTTTTCCGAAAAAAGATGGTCCTGGTCTGAAATTGAATCCGCCTGGCATAAAATTATGTGGGAAGGAATTTTTAATTTTGATGTTAACCACACCATATCAAGATTAAATTGCACATTGGCAGGCAATAATTTAAGGGTTGAAGTCTACAAACCATTTTCTGTAACTATCAATCAAAAAGTTTTCATCAAATACTTTACCTCTAATTTACAAAAAATTCCTTCTTCTGGAAAACGAATTGAAAGTTTCACCTTAAACCAAATTTTAGAAACTTTAGATAAAATGGCAAGGGGGTTTTCCATACAATACGGACAAATTGAAGAAATTTTTGTTCATCTATTGGATGAATTGCGCCAGGATGAAAAAAACCCCAATCTTTGGTTGAAACTTAAGGTAGATTTGGACCCCGAAACGGATCAGGCGGGAAACTCTAATTTCCGATTATCTTTGTCAGAAATGAAAGTAGATCCTAATTGGGACCAGGTGGCGGATATAATGTGTGATCCAAGAATGCTTAAAGAATTTAAACGCAATTTGTATGAAAAAGCGGGAATCTAAAATTAGGTCGTTCTCTTCCTTTCGAGAATCTGAGGATTTTGACGATGTTTTATTCGGATTCGAGGAACTTGGTTTATCAGAAAAAACCTACTCTTGGTCACAGATTTTGGAAGTTTGGGGTAATTTACGTTGGCTAAAAACAATTGTGGAAATAAGTATCCAAAAGCGGGCAGCACAAAATCGAAAACAATTGTCTGTAAAATTTGACGAACGTCAGATAAAACTAGAAATTGAATTTGAAGGAAGATTCGAGGTAGAAATTGATGTGGATTTTTTATCAGAAGAATTAGAAAATTCATTGGCTGTTCTTCCCGTTGATAAGACAACTGGATCTGAACCTAGATTTACGGAAAACCACATAATCGAAACTTTGTCTCATTCCGACCTGGAAGAACAGATTCAAGATGCAATTAATGATAGACAGCAAAAAGAAAATTCAAACTGGTGGGTTGAAATATATAATTACAAAACAGGAGATCCGGAGAATGATGTTATACATAATGGACCGGCGGAAATTGATTTTCATTTAGAAGCTGAATTGGCTGTAAAAAAAACAGAGTTTAATGAGATTATGATGTCCGAAAAAATGGTAAAATGGCTCAAAAAAACACTTGAAAAATCAACATATACATGAAAACATTTTTTTCCTTTCTAGAATCTGAAGATCTTAACAACCTAGAGGACCTTTTGTCCGGATTTGAAGATCTGGGTTTACAAGATAGAAAATGGGATGAGGACCAAATTAGAGAATGTTTGGAGGAATTAAACTGGGATGATTGTCTGACTTTCTTTGTAGAAGATTTTTTTATAGACTGGAGAGGACCGAATGTGAAAACCAAGACCAATTTAAACGGTTCAGAATTTTCAATTAAACCAGATATCGAATGTAAAATTGGGGCTCATTTAGATGTTAAGAAATTATCAGAAACCTTAGCAGAAAAATTACAAAAAAAACCTAAAACCACCCAAAATAAAAATTTGTTCACGATGGAAGAAATTCTCAAAGGCTTCAATTTTGTTAAATGGGGAAACATATGGTCAGATTTTATGGATGATATAAGTGACAATTATAAATCTTGGGTTAAAATCAAAATGCAAGTTGAGGTTGAAGATTTTGCTAGCAATTATCCAATAAACATCGAAACTAGAATTTTGTTTGACGACTCGGACCAAGCCCCTTTCAAAATGAAAGACTGGGACCACATTAATCGAGTTATTCAGAAAATTTTTATAGTTAACTAAATGAAAATTGATATTAATCATCTATGAAACATCTAGCGAATTTTTTACTTTTCGAGAAGGTTATACTTCAGGGTGATAATATGAAGGAAAGAGCCGAAATTCTAAGAAAAATTATTCGAGGAAAATTAGAACCAGATGATGTTATCAACAAAGACAAATTTGATTACAAGAAGTGGTCACAAACAATCAAAGAACTTAAGGCAATTTATTTAAGAAAAAAATTTACAATTACGGATTCTCTAAATTTGCTTTATGTCGAACCTTCTTACCTTCCTGCCTATATAAAATTTGAAAAACCTAAACTGAAGGAAAAAAAGAAATCACCCGAAAAAGAAAAGGAAAAAACTAAGACAAAGTAGTAAAACTTCCCAATTTAGGTAAATTTTAAGTTTTTTTCCAAGAATGTGTGAAACTTAAAATTCTCTCCATCATAGAAAAGGTGTTTAAACTCAATTTTATGTCAAACACAACCAAAAAACCCCAAGTGTCCTACCAGGACAAAATGAACGTCATCCACAGCAAAAGCAGAAGGGGTGATCAAAAAAGAATTTCCGAGATGACCGGTTATTCTGCCTCTTATGTGTCTGAAGTTTTGTCGGCTCGGTACAACAACGATGAAATCGTTAACTGCGCCTACAAAATTATGAGACCCCGGAAGTAATTTTCTTCCAACTTCAAGCCCCACTTCGGTGGGGCTTTTTTTTTAAATTTAAATCCAAATGGAAATAATTATCAAAAAAGACAGACCCAATTATTTTAAATCTCATCTTAAAAAATTAAAGACGGGAAGGGGGGTAATTTTACAAGCAGGGGAAGGAAAATCTGCCAAAGAAATTTTGTCTTGCTGGCCAGGTACAGTATTCTTGGTAGACTCGTGGTCTGATTCACAAGATATTGAAATAAGAGTACCGGGGATGGCGGGAGAAACAGTTTTGCTTCGGGCCTTGGACAGAATTAAGTTGTATGGAGATCGAGCTATTTTGATCAGGACCAGCACCGAAAAAGCGGGCAATTTATTTGGTCCAGAAAGTCTTGATTTTGTTTTTTTACAGGACATTACAACCTATGAAGAGGTCAAAAGCACAATCAAAGAGTGGATTCCTAAAATCAAACCAGGAGGTGTGATTGGCGGATTTGGATTTTTAAATTCTAATTTACAAAATTCCGGAAAAGAAAATGGTAACAATCAAATGATTTGGAACGAAGATGGGGTATTTTTGGGTTACTTTGGTGTTAACCGTGCAGTTAGAGAAACTGTAGGTTTTAGATTTGATGTAAGCGTAACCTCGGAAGAGGTAGGATCATGGTTTGTTACTCTTGAGTAGGAGGTTCTTCACCCCTATTTCCATTTAATTTTTTTTCCTTTTGAATCTCCGTGAGTATGTAACCAGAAATGGCGAACTCAATCCCAGCCCAAATAGCTATATCTGAAGAAGTGGCCTCGGAGTGATTTTCAAGCAGCCAATAAACCATTCCCCATTGCCCGATGATAAAGGCTATGGAAGATTCTAGCCTTTTTTTGGAAAAAAAAGAAGATTGAGAGGTATAAATACCTAAAAGTTCTTTACCTAGCCAATATAGCCGATCTTTCCAAAATTCAATTTTCATGGTTCAATTTTTTGATATATATATTTTTGGTGATTGAAAATGTATAATCTAATTTATGAAACGTATCCTTCCATTTGTACTTTTCGAATCCAAAGCTGTTCGTCTTCTTTGTGGTCCCACCAAGAAGCAGGAGGAATTCTTAAATCGTTACACACGAGGAACCTGGTCTGTTAATCCATCAACTGGTTTGGTGGACGTTCAGGGTGATTTTGATTGTTTCGATCTACGTCTGAAATCCTTTCGAGGAATCTCGTTCGGACATGTCAGTGGGTATTTCGGCTGTTCCGGCAACCAGCTGACCTCCCTGGAAGGAGCACCCCAGACGGTGGGTGGGGGTTTCCACTGTTCCAACAACCGATTGACCTCCCTGAAAGGAGCACCCCTGACGGTGAACGGGGATTTCCTCTGTTACAACAACCAGCTGACCTCGCTGGCGGGAGCACCACAGACGGTGGGTGGGTTTTTTAAGTGTTACGACAACCAGCTGACCTCTCTTAAAGGAGCACCTCAGACGGTGGGTGATGCTTTCTCCTGTTACGACAACCAGCTGACCTCCCTCGAAGGAGCACCTCAGACGGTGGGTGGGAAATTCTATTGTGATTTATTCGAAATACAAAAAGGCAAATGGAACATGGAAGGATGGGCGGAGGTTCTGAACACAGGAACACCAGCAGCCCAAAAATTGATTCTCACCCTCCCATGGCTAGGACCGGACTGGTGGAACCAGGAACTCCAACGGGATCCAGCGAAAACAGTTCATCTATTGGCCACTGTATGGAACCACATGCCAAAGGACATGCAATCTGCAATCAAGATTCCTAAGGGATATGAGAATCAGTTGGATCTGTTTTCTGGATTCGACGAGCTGGGCTTGTTTTGATAATAAAAAATGGAATCAGAAAAAAAAATTGAATTTGTTAAATGGTTCTTGGGAACCTTTGTTCTGGTGATTATTACTACTTTTATTTCTTTTTACTTTCAGAATAGAGAACAATCTTTAAAAGAAGTTACTTTCTACGATAAATATGCCACGGAGCTTATCGTATTAAACCCAGATATTGCCAAAAGAAGACTTCTATCTCAATATTTTGCCCACGTAACACCAAACGCCCAAGTTAGGGCACAATGGATGTCCTATTACAAAGTCGTAAACGAAGAATGGCTAAATTCTACCGGTCAACTAGCACCACCCCCACAATCATCCATCCCTTTAGATTCTTCTGCCACATTTTTCAGTGAGCATCAAGAACAAGAAAAAAAAGATGATCCTTTAGATTTCGTACTGCCTGGAACCAAATTTCAATCTGCTTCCGATTTGGAAAGGTTAGGCTGGGAATCTCTGCTTGATGGCAAATATGAAGATGCTCTCTTTTATTTTAGAAGGTGCGAGGACATATATCCAGGTTTCCATTCTATTTGGGAGACAATAAAATTTTTGGAATCTAACCCAAATTACGAAGTTTCAAGTATGAAAACTGATTTAAAAAAATACACATGGAAACTTCCGGCAGATTTAAAACGAAGAGTTGAATCTCTTTAAATAAATGTTGAAATGGATATATAAAAAATGCAATTTAATCTACAGAAATTTTCTGATTTCGTTTGGCAAAGAATTTTGGAGGAAGACGATAATCCGGTTTCACCTCAAACCACTCCCAATCCGTTTAGTTCACATTGGCTTGACCGAACTGCATTACCAGGAGACCCGGAATACGGGAAAAAAAAGTCTAGAATAGTTCCATTCGAAGAGGATATAAACCCGGAGGGATTTGTTCTAAAACAAAATCTTTTAAATTCCAATGGAATTATAATTGATAGTCTGACTTTAAATAATGTCTTAACGGGATCAGTGTTAGATTTTGAAGAATTGAGAAAAATTCTATCCCGTATTTTTTATAAAATTGCCAGAAGTTCCAAAATCAAAAATTTTTTAATCCAAACTGAAAATATTTCAGGTTTAAAGTCCAATTGGATCATGTTTTTGGGAAAAGTTTGTTTGAAAAATTCATCCTTAACAGATGAAAAATTATTTTTAGATTTCAGATGGGTTAAGGCTGTGGAGGAAAAAACCGGAGGTTCAATGTGGGGAGGAGGAAAAGGAATTGATCCTGGAGCAATGACGATTTTGTTTTATTCTATAGGATCTAATTCAGATCCAATCTACAATCGTTATATTCAGAAAAACGCTGCTTTAGGTGAGATTGCCAACCAAGCAGGACAGAGAATTGTCAGAGTGCCAAGTGCTTCCGAAATTAAATCGGTTCAACTACTCTATCCTTTAGGTAAAGATTTCACCTTCGAAATTGACCTCCAGGAAAATTTATTTCAAATTCTGAATTCAATACAAACACAAATTCATTCTGCACAGGAGGAATTCCCAGTGGTAGATCAAAAACAAGAAAAAATTGATTTTGTACCTCAAAAAATATTCAATCTTTTCCAAGAAAATGCCATTTGGTTTTTAGATGGGGATTTGGTTTTTAACAACGAGAAAATTTTAGATATTTTTGATGCCATAGATGATGGAAGATTTTTAATCTGGGATTCAAATCAGAAGACTTATTCTAGTCCAACCTATATTTTTACCGATGAAATGTTGGTGAAAACAAGAAAAAGACTGGAAAATTTTTTCTCCCATTTCTATGAACAATTTGAAAAACAAAAGTACTCTAGAGTTAGTTTGCAAAATCTTAACACACAAAATTTTAAAAATGCTTTTGAAGATATCAAGTTGTGCTTTGATAACTTTAAATTTAAAAAAGGAATGGATTTTAAAAAATTAAATTCCAAAATGAGACAAGAAATTGAAAAGACGACAGAAAACAAAAAAAACCGTGTTTCTGATTTTTCTAATTTTTTGGCAGAAAGGGAAAAAATTTCCGCCAGGAAGAAAAATCCATGTTGGTCTGGTTACAAAAAGGTGGGAATGAAAACCAAAAATGGCAAATCCGTGCCCAACTGTGTTCCTGTAAACAAATCTAAGAATATTTTAGGAGAAAATGAGAATATAGATGACATAATTTCTGGGTTCGAAGATCTTGGAATTAATAAAAAACTCAAGGTTTGGTTTATAGACTGGGAGTCTCATGTAGATGGTTGTAGTCGATATCTATTGTGTGTTGAAGGCTACACCAGACCGGAAGCCATTTTGAAAATTGCAGAAACTTTGAGTGTAGAAGATGGGGTAGATCAGGAAGATTGGAAAAATTTTTTAAATCTCGTGGAAGAAGATAAAGATGGAATTTGGGGAGAATTGGTTCAACTAGTTCAGGAGTCGAATTACAGAGAGGAAGAAGAAACCCTTTTGTCTGTTAATGTCATGGATCACCCTAAACCCTCAGCTTTAGAACTTGAGCCTAGATCGCTCACTCTTTATAATGATTTCAATTCTTTTACAAAAAATGCAGAATTGGTTCTAGAGGCTGACAGAAATTTGAAATCTTGGTATGGAATAAATTTGGACTCAATTGAAAAATTAGAATCAGACCATTGGATATAAAATAAGAAAATGTATGGCACTTAAAAATTTTTTAGATTTTTTTCTGACCGAAAACTCAGAGGAAGAAATTAATTCTTTAATTTCTGGATTTGAGGATTTGGGCATAAATGAAAAGCCCAAGGTTTGGTTCTTCTCGGCTGATTCCAGAGCGGATGGTTTCATAGAAGAATTGTTGGTTGTAGAGGCTACAACTGAAATAGAAGCAATTAAGATGGTCTTAAAACATTCTTTAATTAATTATGAAGAGGAAGAAGATGGTTCTATCTCCACTGAAGACGGCGACCCAATAAAAGATTTAGAAGACCTCGCAACAGCTTGTGAAGATTATTACAGCGATGTAAATTATTCATTTTCTTTCATAGACCAAATTACACACCCATTCCCGAGCCGATATCAACCAGGCACAACTGAGTATTCAATTTATAGACAATATCACGAGGGTTTAAGTAATGCTTTTAAGGAGATAAATAAAACCAACGCCGAATTAAAGAGAAAATATGGCATTGGATTGGAAGATTTATAAGGGATAAATAAAATTTAAAATGGCACTCAAAAAATTTTTTGAATTTTCAATTTCTGAAACAGAAGAAGATCCCGAATCTTTAATTTCTGGATTTGAGGATTTGGGCATAAATGAAAAGCCCAAGGTTTGGTTTTTCATTTTAGATTGGTACGATCACAATTTTACTGGAGATATAGATAATGAGATTCCGGATTATTCATATTTAATTGTTATAGAGGCAAATTCACAAAAAGAAGCCATGGATTTTTTAAGTGAATATAGTCAGTCAGAATTTAAGGAAGAAATTCTCAACAGAGAAAATTGGAATCAATTTCTTAAAGAATTCAATCAAACTGCTTTGGAGGAAGCACATCCTATCGGATGTAAGTTACATCTTTTAAAAGAAATTTTCCACCCTTATTCATCTAAATTTCAACCTGGTTTTGAATTATTTGCCCTTGATAAAGGGAACAACAAAATACTGAACCAAGAATTAATTCAAAAATATGGAGTGGGAACAGAAGACCTTCGTATTTATTAAAAAAATAAAAAATTATGAAATTACAAAATTTTTCGAATTTTTCCCCCCAAAAAAAAGATGACTATGATATTGATTCTTTGATTTCTGGATTTGAGGATTTGGGCATAAATGAAAAGCCCAAGGTTTGGTTTTTTGATTACTCTTGTTTTGGAGATGGAACTCACCAAAGAAACATTCTCGCCATACAGGCAATTTCCGAAATGGACGCCAAAAGAATGATGATGGAATATTTTAAAGCTGGAAGACCATCGAATTTTTCCCAAAAGTTGGGAAGCGATAAAGGCTGGGAAAATTTTCTAGAATTTATTTTAGAAAAAGCCAATCCTGCTCTTGGAATGGAAGTAATCGATTTAGTAAAAGAAATTCCATTTCCTAACCCTTCTCGATTCAAAGAGGGAATTAATAATTTGGTTTTATATTGGTCTGAAAATCAAGCAATTGATTGTTTTCATGCTATGAATGACGTAGAAGAATATCTTAGAAAAAAATATAATATTGGATTGGAAGATTTTTCCTAAGATCACCGAAAATTTGAATTCATTTCAGGTTGGATCGTGTGTGGATAATTTCCATTTCCACCCTTCAATCATCAATGAAGCAGTGGCATAATTCGTGGCTAGTGGCACATTGTAAACATTGCAAACTCTTAGAAGCATATTTACGTCCACAATGTGAGGATGAACAGCCAAGGGGTCGATAAAAAACACGACCCCATCCACATGTCCGTCTGCTATCATGGCGGCGATTTGGGCGTCACCCCCCATAGGTCCAGACTTCTTTTTCTCTACCCGAATCCCAGCATGTTCGATGTGTGTACCTGTGGTACCGGTGGCCACGATGTTGTGGAGGCAAAAGAAATCCATTCTTTTCATGATGAAAGCAACTATGTCAGCTTTTTTCCCATCATGTGCAATAACTGCTATGTTTAGCGGTTTGTTCATAATTTTCTAAATTCTGGCTTCAAAATTTTCCAAATAGAATGGGTAATGTCCTTTCCGTCAAGAAGACTAAAAAGCAAATTGGGATGTCTAAATCTGGTGGCCTGTTCCGCATAGGACTTCCGGTCGGAGGGATTAATTTTTCCAAGAATTTCTTGATGATAAGAAACATAGTCTTTTCGAATGTTGTCAAACCTAAGTGTTAAATCACCAGCTACCTCTTGGACCTTCCGATAAAATTCATCAGGTACATCCACAAGTAAATTAGTGAAATCCCCACCGGAAGCCAAAACCTCCCAGATGGCTGTCGTGGAGAGATTGGTCATGATTTTATGTAATCGCAAATATTCCTCTCCTTTGATTTTCATCCTATCTCCATTCGAAAAACGGATCACAAAACCCTCTGCCTTATCGGAAATTTTCCCTTTTAAAGTGGAATAATCTAAAATCCCATCGTATCTGGGAGTTATATCACAAACAATATATTTGGAAGTTAGATTTAAAATTTCGTAAGACATCTCTAATCCATCGTGGGTCCTAAATGCTCCCAAAAGGGTGAGTTTATCTTCGTTACCGTAATCTACTACAATCCGGTTCCAAGGAGCAGTTAATTCAAATAAATAGGTATACTCGTCATCAAGAGTTGAAGTGTCAAGAGCATCAAGCAGTTTTTGTCCAGCAACGGCCTGATCTGAGGTGAAAGAACCTCTAGAGGAGACGAACCAACGGTCCCACACGAAAAATGCAATTATCAGGGATCCGTCTATCTTTTCAAACACTTCGAAATCAGGAGTTGGGTTATGTTTGCCTTCCTCCAAATTAAAGAATTTACGGAAGGGCCTGGCACAGATTGTACCATCATCTGTCCAGGTAACCAATCCCCGGCAACTCAAAGTTACCTCGTCCCAAAGGGATTCGTATTGGACCTTTTCAGTGTAATTCCAAATTTCAAGGGGATACACTGGATGTTTCTGATGGTACAATAGACCTTGCTGGGCGTATTGACGTAAAGTTTGAAGTTCCATACCATATTTTAGTGTAAAAATACGAAAATTTTCTTGGAAAAATCTCCCAAAAAAATAATTTTAAGCTATTTTATAATTTAATCCTTGAAATTATAAATTTTACTGTACCTAATTTTAGGGTTAGACCTTATAGCTCTTGCCTTCTCATATTCTGTAGACTCTTCCATCCATGGGAGTTTTAAATAATCGGTTGATTTCCAAATTTGACTGTCTATTTTTTCCTCTATGTAATAATAAGAAGCGATCGACATTCTTGGTTTTTTACCCTTAAAGGGGAAGGGCTGCCCATGGAAATTGTCCCGAGTATCAAATATTACCCAGGAATTAAATTGATTAAGTAGTTTGGTAACTTTTCCATCCTTCCAAAATTCTAATGATCCGTTGTTGAATTCCTGATCCTCGTCAGTCAAATATCCGATAACATTAATGCACCTCAAAAGCTGTTTTGTATTTGAATATGAATCTGGTAAAACGTTGAAGTCTTTATGGATAGAAAGATATCCACCATGTTTAGTTTTATGCAAACCACCTCCCCATCTTTTTTCATCAACTTTAAGATTTTCTAGTCCTGTTATTTTTTGTATAAAACTTACAAATTCATCGGAATGAATATAAATAAACAATCTTTTCAAATTTTCTGGCATTTTATCCAAATTGTTTAATGTATATTTTTCAAACTCGAAATAGGGATCAGAGTACTTAAAAAAATCTTCATCCGATAAATCTAAAAATTCTTTTTCACAAATTTTGATAAAATCAGAATCAAAAAGGTCTTGTAATACAACGTGATTAGGGGAATTTTCTATGTAATTTTTTTTTAATTCTTCCAGATTCAAATTTTGATTTAAAAATTTCATTTTTTTTAACGATTATATTTAATCCAAACTTTTATGTTTCAAAACTGTTTTCATCATGATATATAAATCTATGGAAAATAGAATTTTAAATTTTTCTGATTTCATCTTGGAATCAACAATTAACAGGCCAAATTACTGGGAGGTCAATTACCCTGATAAATGGAAGGCTTTGCAAGATCTTGGGTTTGTGGATGTAACCACAGATAGAATGAAGAAAAATGGAAATAACATCATCATAAAAAACGACAATTTACCTCTTTACCCCGCCGGAATTTACTATCAAGATTCGGGATATTTAAGAAACGTTGCTGCAAAAAATGGATTTATTACCAGAGACATGAATTGGGTTCAAGCAGCAGATTACTTGATTGATAAATTTAGCAAATTAAAACAAATTATTCCTTCAGGCGTTCCCCCAAAAGTTTTCATTTCAATTTTAGAAAAATTAGAAAGATCGATTGTATCAAAATCGTCAGGAAAAAAAGTAATATTTGATCCATCTTCTAAAGAAGTTACTGTAAAAAGTACATTTGTACTTCATGTGGATGAAATTCCAGAATTTATATCTTTGGGTTACAAATTAGGTCATGTGGATTCATTCAAATTGAAAGGAGATTTGACCCGTTATCCAGAAATAACTAAAGCACAATGCGATTTAATTTTTCCATCTGAATGTAATGAATTGGAGGTTTTGGGTGTGAAATTTTCATCGGATTGTCAAAATGTTCCTATTTTTCCACCCGCAAGAACTTCGATAAATGTAAATATAGAGGGAATTAAAAATTTAAAATGCTTAAGTCCAGATCAACCACAAAAGATTGAAAGTTTAAAGGTTATAAGTGACCTTGAATCTCTGTATGGATTATACATCATTCAATGTGAAAAAGTAAATTTAAGAGTAAAAAAAAATACAGGACCTCGACCTTGGGAAAATAAACTCACTGGATTGACATTCCCAGACAGCTCTAACGATCCTTATTATTCTGGCGTCAAAACTACGGGCTGGGACATTGAAAATTGGGTAAAAGTTCTCCGAGAAGGAAATGAAGAGCAAAAAAAACTGATGATAACACTTCCGATGCTAGATTCAAACTTTTGGAATGAACGGATGGAAGAAAATCCAGGTGAAACAATCCACATTTTGGCCCCGATTTGGAATGATCCAGGATTTACAGAAATAAACAAGGGAATTAAAATTCCTCCCGGATATGAAGACCAATTAGATTTGTTTTCTGGATTTTCGGAACTGGGATTGTTCTAGAAATTTAAATCAAAATGAAACATTTATTTCCCTTTCCTCTGTTTGAATCCCGCAAACCTCCTTTAACCAAAGAACAGATTCAATTTTTGGAATTTCACACTACCGGAACATGTAATTATAATTTTTCCTCCGGGAAAATAGACGTGGATGGGGTTTTTAGTTTAGAAGAAGATCAAGATTCTCTGATGGGATTGGAATTTGGAGTGGTCGAAGGAGGTTTCTCAATAAATGCAAATTTTCAAAATTTGAAAGGATTTCCAGAGGTAGTCGATGGTTTATTTTTTCTCCAATCAGATTTAATTTCAGATCTCACCGGATCACCACAGTTTATAGAAAATTGTATGATACACAGCAAAAGCTTAAAATCTTTAAAGGGGGGTCCCAGAGAAGTAGGATCTATGAGTCTCACCATTGAATTTCCATCTATTCAAAACTTACAAGGGGCTCCTGAAATTGTCAAAGAAAAGTTTAGATTAAGAATTTCGGGGTTCAAAAGTGGATCCCCCATGGTGATAGTGTTTCTGCCTTTTACCTGGAACTTAGAGGGAAAGATTGAAATGTTAAAATTACAAAAGGGGGAAGAAAAAAATTTACTTTCTACTTTAATTTCTGTGGAGGATGTTAAAAAATCTTTTAAAGAAAGACCATCACAAACTTTATATGACCTCGTAGAAGTGTGGAATTTACCCGGATTTTCAGAGATAAAAAAACAAATTCAAATCCCAGCAAATTTTAGGGACCAATTTGATTTAATGACAGGATTTAATGAACTAGGATTATTTTAGTTTTTAATATTTAGAATTTTTAATTATTATTTTCCATTTTTAAATATTTTTGTTACCAAATAAGAAAAAAATCATTATTTTTAAGGTAAAATCTCATTTGATCCATTTTAACCGAAATCTTTTACGGTTTTTGAAATAAAATAAACATGATTGAATTTCCCGGAAAATCACAGGTTTCTAAGTTAAATCTTTGGTTTCAACTTATTGCCGATTTCATTAGATATAAAATCGTTTATTCGGTAGAAGAATTTTTGTTTTTATTTAAAAATTACCTTCGAAACATTTGGATTTTTCGAAAAGCACTTGCTAGCCACGTTTGTTGGGATTCTGGGTCAATTTTATACTTCTTAGAATTGGGGATAGACGATATTAGAAAAAATATTCAGGAAAAAGGAAAAGAGATCTCTATTTCTAGGAATAAAAAAATCCAAAAAATGGACAGAGCTGTCCAAATTCTTTCAAATATTAGGGAAGACAAATATTTTCTTTTGGCTGAAAATGAATTGGGCAAAATCCACACAGGAAAAACGTGGTTCGAGCCGTATCTTCCAAATTCAGAAGAAGAGAAACAATGTGAAGGTTCGGAATCAGAGTTTCCTTTGTATGAAATGAAAGATGACCTTTCCGAAGAACAAAAGGCACACAATTCTAAAATTTTTAGCAGATCCCATGAACTAGAAAAGCTGGAATGGGAAGAATTATTTCAGATTCTGCAGGGGAAAGACAATTTAGAAAATTTGGAGACTTCAGAAGAATCAGATGATCCCTGGGGAAAAGCATACGACGGTTCGGGTTTAAAATCTTGGTGGGATTAAAAAATTTATCTTTTCATACAAAATTCAATTTTCAATTATGACTAATTCATACGTTATCATCAAAAATTACAAAACTCCAGCTGGTACAACAGTTCCTGTTATCATGTTAGATTCTCAAGGAGAAGTTTTGGAATTCTCCTCTGAAACTGAAGCAGAAACTATGAGACAGATGTTTCAGAAAAATTCAGATTCTGGTTATAGATTTTCTCTCCGTGAAATCAAAGGTCACTTTCCACCTTCAACATTGAACTCATGAGCAAAAGAGATCCTTTACTAGCCAAATTGAGAACTCCGGTTCACATTGATTTTATTGCCACATATATTCTTAAGGAATCTAGGGATAAAACCAGAGAAATTTTACAGGAATATATTGATGCAGGAATAGTGGGGGAGAGCCCTTTGGCCAAAGATTATTTTGGGGTCATAAATCCCCAATCGGCGAATAAATAATTTATTTTTCTTGGAACAAATCTTGAGTTTGTAAATTAAACTCAAGATAAATTTGTTTTTTATGAGCAATAAAAATCCTAGAATTTTTGTGCAAATTGCATCCTATAGAGATCCTCAGTTGGTGAATACTATAGAGGACATGATCAAAAATTCTAAATTTCCGAAAAATTTGGTTATTGGATTGTGTAGACAATATCACCCCGAGGATGGGTTCGACAATGTGGATAAGTTCAGGAAAGACAAAAGATTCAGAATTATTGATGTTCCTTATTCTGAAAGTAAAGGTGTTTGCTGGGCGAGAAACCAAGTCCAACAGAAATACTCTGGTGAAGAATTTACCCTTCAAATTGATTCACACATGAGATTTGCTCCTGATTGGGATGAAACACTTGTAGGAATGGTAAAACAGTTGCAGGAAGAAGGCTATGAAAAACCCTTGCTCACTTCTTATGTTTCTTCTTTCGATCCAGAAAATGATCCAGCCGCTAGGGTACAAGAACCATGGAGAATGTCATTTGACCGTTTTATTCCAGAGGGTGCAGTTTTCTTTTTGCCTGAAACAATTCCAAACTGGCGCAATCTGACATCTCCGGTTCCTTCAAGATTTTACTCTGCGCATTTTGCCTTCACTTTAGGACAATTTTCAACCGAGGTCCAACATAATCCAAACTATTATTTCCACGGGGAGGAAATTTCGATTGCTGTTCGTGCCTTCACCTGGGGGTATGATTTATTTCATCCACATAAAGTTGTTATTTGGCACGAATATACTCGAAAAGGAAGGACAAAACAGTGGGACGACGACAAAGAATGGGTCAAAAAAAACAATGTCTCTCATCTAACAAACAGAAAATTGTTTGGGATGGACGGAGAGATTCGAGAAGGACACGATGGACCTTATGGTTTTGGTTCTATCAGAACTCTTCAACAATACGAAGAATATGCGGGTCTCCTGTTTGAAAAGAGAGCGGTACAACAGGAAACATTGGACAAATATTATCCACCTAATCCCGGGATCAACATGTTCGAAGGAAATGAAGAAGCATGGAAAAATTCATTCTCACAAATCTTCAAGCACTGTATTGATATTAATTATAATCAAGTCACAGAAACGGACTATGATTTTTGGGTTGTTGCTTTCCACGATGAAACAGACAAGACACTTTTTCGAAAAGATGCAGATAAGAATGAGATAAATAGAATGAAAAATGATCCAGATGGTTACTGTAAGGTGTGGAGAGAATTCAACACGACCACAAAACCTAAATACTGGGTCGTTTGGCCACACTCTGAATCCAAAGGATGGTGTGAAAGAATAACCGGAAATTTACCATAAAAAATGAAAATAGTAACTTGTCAATTTTACACCAACAATATTCCATATAGAGAATTTTCAAAAGAAATAAATGAAAATTATTCAAAAGAGAATGGGTATATTTATTATGCTGAAAATAACAATGAAAAAATAATAGATAAATTAGAAGGAAGGTCAATTACTTGGTACAAGCCTCATTTATTACAAGAAATGATGATGAAGTACCCAACATGTGATTATATTCTATATTTAGATATTGATGCGGTTTTTATAAATAAAGAAAGAAAAATTCAGGAATTTATAACAAATGATTTTTCAATACTAATGTCTTCTGACCATGGTCCTTCAATAGTAAATGCGGGTGTAATTTTATTGAAGAATAATAAATTCAATTATGAATTAATGTCTAAATGGTGGGAATTAGGAGAAGAATTCCCCGAGTATAAAACAGGTCTTTGGCATGACCAAACTTGTTTAAAGTTTTTGTATGAAAGACTTGAAGATAAATCTATTTTTAAAATTATTGAAAACAACGATATAAATTCAAGAATTTATAATAAAGATAAATTTATTTTTCACGCTTTTAGTTACGGTCATTTACCTAACAGATCTTTAGACTTGGTTTATAATGATATTTTTAACAAAGAAGAATCAGGAAAAGAAACTTTAAGCCAGATTTCAAAAAAATTTCCAACAGATAAAGATTTCACTCATAATTATTTTGATGCCGTATATGAACCACATTTCTCCAAAATAAGAGAGAACGTAAAAAAATTTTGTGAAATAGGTGTTGGTGGTTTTTGGGGTGAAGTAGGATGGGTTCCCGGAAACTCTTTAAGAGTATGGGAAGAATATTTTCCTAATGCTAACATACTTGGTTTAGATCTTAATGATTATGATTTGGTAAGTGAGAATAGAATTACTGTTGATTATATTGACCAATCTAAAAAAGAACTTGTGGACGAATATGCGGAAAAATTATACGATTATGATATAATTTTAGATGATGGTTCACATAATATTCATGACCAACAAATTACTTTTGCATCTTTTTTTAAATCATTAAAAAAAGGTGGAATATTTGTTATTGAAGATTTACATAGTAGTATTGAAGTAAAAATACCTGAAAAAAGAACAGTTTGGGGTTGGGGCGACCCAACAAAAATTACAACATTAGAAATGTTAGAAAGCTTTAAACAAACAGGTAAAATTATTTCTGATTACTTAAGTGATGAAGAAAAGTATTATTTAGAAGATAATATTAGTTCCGTAGAAATTTTTACTAACTCACCTACAAGTATAACATCAATAATAATAAAAAAATAATTATGTTAGAAATTTATAGAACTAGACCAGATTGGATTATAAGGGCTATTGTAACAAAAGATCCTTCAAGAATAGTTAAAGTTAAACCCGAATAATTCCAATGGACAATTTCAATACAAATCAAATTTCAACGGATGTTGAAAATTCAATTCAGAATTCAGAGGAAATAAAAATAATCGTTGTTTATCACACCTATTTGGTCAATCAATGGAGGATTCAAGTTGAAGAACAGTTAAAAAGATTATATGATTCTGGATTATATGATGCAGCAGATAAAATTTGTGTTACTTCCGATTTAGGAGAAACCACAAGAGAAGAGGCAATAGAATTTTTCTCTGCATTTCCAAAATTAGAAATTGAATTATCGGATCAAAATTATGGAGAATATTTAGCGATTAGAAAAGTAAGAGAACTATCCTTCCTCCATAAAAATGCTAAAATTTTGAACTTTCATACTAAAGGGATTTTCAACAATTGGATAACTTTTAATGGAAAAGAAAAATCTGAAAGAAAAATTAAAAATTCAAAAGCATGGAGATATTGCATGGAATATTTCACCATAGACAGATGGAGAGAGTGTGTTGAATTACTTGAAACTTGGGACAATGTTGGGGTCACGTGCAACGGAGGATGGTATTGGGGTAATTTCTGGTGGAGTTCATTCAAACACATCAGTAAAACAATAGAACCCCATCACTCCACCAGATGGACAAATGAAGCCTGGCTTAATTGTGAAATTCCAGACTCTAAAAACTTCGAGTTCTGGCATTTTGAAATTGATCCATTCCAATCCGAATTAAGGCCAGAATTTTACATGGGGGGATTTGAGAAATACAAACAAGATAGACTAATAGTTAAATCTGCTTTATGGGGATCATGTCCTTTTGAAATAGACGAAGGTTATTCTGGTTACAAATTCGGAATTACTGAAGATGTAACAGAAAAAGTACAGGCTTCAATCGATCAAAACGGTGGAACGAAAATAGATTTCACAGTAGGGTTTAATTTTTTTAATACTGACCCTATTTTCGGTTATAGGAAATGTTTAGATGTTGAATTATATCCAGAAACAAATCCAAATTTAATTATTAGATTAGGACAAAGAGAAGGACACCTATTTAAATTCTCTTTTTAAAATTTCTTTTGTGATTATCTACAAAATTATATGAAAAACAACTTTACAATTGTTACAGGATTATGGGATTTGAAAAGAGGAGATTTGGAAGGTTGGGCTAAAAGAGATTTCTCCTATTATAAATCTAAATTTTTTGAGTTACTCGAAACAGATGTGCCCATGGTCATTTGGATTTCTGATGACCTAAGAACCGAGGTAGAGGAGGTGAGACAAGGGAAACCCACATCGATTCAAATTAAAAATTTGGAGGATTTTAAAACTTGGAATCCTTTTTTCCATCAAATACAAGAAATTAGAAATCGACCTTCTTGGCAAAATTTTGCAGGTTGGCTTCCAGAGTCACCACAGGCCGCTTTAGAATTTTATAATCCGATGATGTTTGCCAAAATGTTCATGGTTAACGACTCTGCTATTTTAAATCCATTTAACACAGATTATTTCTTTTGGGTAGATGGGGGTTTAACCAACACGGTTCCTAAAGGATATTTTACAAAAGATGATGTTTTAAAAAATCTACCTAGATTTGTGATAAAACACAACGATAAATTTATTCAAATTTCTTATCCTTATACAGCAAACGAAGAAATACATGGATTTGAAAGGAAAGCCATGGCATCTTATTGTGGGGTTGACTATGTGAATTATGTTTGTCGTGGTGGGTTTTTTGGAGGTTCTAAGGAAAGAATACACGAGATCAATTCTCTGTATTATTCGATCATGTCTAAAACTTTACACGCCGGTTACATGGGAGCTGATGAGTGTTTGTTTACCATCCTATCACACCAATATCCAGAGTTGACCCATCGTTTTGAGATAGAGGGAAACGGATTGGTGTGGCCTTTTTTTGAAGAACTTAAACATTACTCAGAGGAAAAGATAAAACTTGATTCGTCTTTTTTGAATCCTGAAAACTGTGGCTTATATGTAATTGGATTCAATAGTCCAAGTCAGTTTCAAACCTTAATTCAATCAATGATGGATTATGATCCAGATTTCATCCGAAAGCCCATCAAAATTCTTTTGAATAATTCCACTGATTCCAGCACTACTCCAGAGTATGAAAAATTGTGTTTAGATTATGGATTCTCCCACGTGAAGATGGATAATCTAGGAATTTGTGGGGGTAGACAGTGGATAGCAGAAGATGCGGCAGAAAGAGAATTTGATTTTTATTTTTTCTTTGAGGATGACATGTTTTTCTATCCAAAAGAGGGGGAAAGGTGTAGAAATGGGTTTAACCGTTTTGTGTCTGGATTGTATCAAAAATCTTTAGAAATTATCAAAGAAAACAATTTTGATTTTCTGAAGTTGAATTATTCCGAATTCTTTGGCGATAACGGTACCCAGTGGTCGTGGTATAATGTACCCCAGAACATCAGAGAGAAATTTTTCCCAGAAAAACCTAATTTACCTAAAATAGGACAAGATCCCAATGCTCCTAAGACCGAATACAAAAATATTAGATCTCATAAAGGAATTCCTTATGTAAACGGTGATATCTATTATTGCAATTGGCCTCAAATTGTAAGTAAGACAGGAAACCAAAAGATGTTTTTAAACACAAAGTGGGCGAGGCCATACGAGCAAACTTGGATGTCCTATATGTTCCAAGAAATGAAAGATGGAAATCTGTACGCCGGTCTTTTACTTCTAACCCCCACTGAACACAACAGGTTCGAACACTACGACGGCAAGTTAAGGAAAGAAAGTTAGATTTTCATAATTCTTAATTTTAATTTAACATAATTTAACAATTCCGAAAATACATACACGGAATGAAAACTCTTGTTATTTCCGACGTCCATATTGGATCCAAAGGTTGCTCCTCTGAGGAACTTCTTTATTTGTTGAAAGATCAGTCATTCCACCGTTATATTTTGGTTGGTGATATTATCGATGGTTGGCTCTTCAAAAAATACAAAAGATTTACCTACGATCACGCTCGTTTAATTCGAAGATTTTTAAAACTCTCAAAAACAAAAGAAATCATTTGGATCGCCGGAAATCACGATGAATTTCTCAGAAAATATTTGCCTATGGAGTTGGGGAATATTAGAATTGTAGACGAATGGATTGAATCTGGAATTTGGTTCTGTCACGGAGACAAATATGATGGAGTGGTTAAAATGAGGTGGCTTGCCCAATTGGGGGGATTGGGATATGATTTGGCAATTGTCATTGATAGAACATTGAAAAAAATGGGATTCAAAAGATCTCTGTCTAAGTATTTAAAGGATAATGTCAAGGCGGCAGTTAAATTTATGACAGACTTTGAGAAAGAGATGGCGAGACAGGCCGAAAAAAGAGGTTGTCACACCGTGGTGTGTGGACACATACATAATCCAGAATTGAAGGAAATTGGCAAAATCAGATATATTAACACAGGGGATTGGATCGAAAACAACTCCTATCTGATTTTGAATAAAAATTATTGTTCCCTTTACTCCCATGGAAGAGAAATTGACAATTGTTATTCCCTGCAAAAATGAGGAAAAGTACATTTTTGCCACCCTGGAAAGTTTGGCCAGACAAAATATAGGATCCACCCAAATTTATCTGGCGGATGCTAATTCTACAGATTTAACTGTTTCTCGGGCCAAGATGGCTTCATTTCTTTTCAATTTGAATTTGAAAATCATTCCTGGTGGTAAGGTTGCAGAGGGTAGAAACACCGGAGCTTCAATGGCAAAAACCCCGTACGTTTTATTCCTTGATGCCGACGTTACTTTCACTCCACAAATGAATTTGAATTCTTGTGTTCAAAAAATGGACGGAAAAATCAAATTGATGTCTACAACTCCAGTTTCAAGAACAGAGGGAGATTGGAAGGCTGAAATTTTGTTTTGTCTCAACCGGTGGTGTACGATCTTGATAAGTCAAAAAGAACCGTTCTCTGTGGGTTCTTTTACCCTAGTAGAATTAGAATCTTTTTGGTCAAAGGGTGGTTTTGATATAGAGGTAAAACACACAGAAGATTGGCTTTTTTCCCGTCAATTCGAACCCGGAGAGTTTTGCCTTATTCCAAATTTAATTACCCAGGATTCAAGACGTTTTAAAAGATTTGGTTACCTTAGAATGGCCAATCTCGTGATTCGAAATTGGAAGAATCGAAAGAACAGAGAACATTTTTTAAAGGAAGCAGGGTACTGGATTTGAGATATATAAAAAATGAAACATCTGATTCCATTTAGGATCTACGAATCCCAGAAGGCTTCAGGACTTACTCGAAGTCAAGAGGAATTCTTGAACAAATACACCGAAGAAACATGGTCTGTTAATCCATCGACCGGTCTGGTGGATGTTCAAGGGGATTTTTTTTGTTACGATCGAGGCCTGAAATCCCTGTCAGGCATATCGTTCGGACATGTGAGTGGGGATTTCTACTGTGGTAAAAACAAATTGGCCTCCCTAGAAGGATCACCCCAGACGGTGGGTGGGGGTTTCTATTGTCAGGGAAACGACCTGACCTCCCTGGAAGGAGCACCACAAGAAATAAATGGTCGATTTCTTTGTGATGAATTTGAATTAATCAAGGGTAAATGGAACATGCGAGGATGGCTGGAGGTTCTGAACACAGGAACTCCAGAAGACAAAAAATTGATTTCCACCCTTCCGTGGCTCCAACTGGACTGGTGGAACTTGGAACTCCAACGGGATCCAGGGAAAACAGTTCATCTGTTGTCCACCATGTGGAATGACATGCCAAAGGACATGCAATCTGCAATCAAGATTCCTAAAGGATATGAAGGTGATTTTGAATTGTTTTCTGGATTTGACGAGCTGGGGTTGTTTTAAAGGATATATAAAAAATGAAACATCTGATTCCATTTAGGATCTACGAAGCACAGACTACTTCAGGTCTTACGAAGAGACAGGTTAAATTCTTAAACAAATACACAACTGGAGCCTGGTCTGTTAATCCAACGACAGGTTTGGTGGATGTTCAAGGGAATTTTTTTTGTTATTATCAATATCTGAAATCCCTGTCAGGCATATCTTTCGGTCATGTAAATGGGAATTTCAACTGTAACACCAACCAACTGACTTCTCTGGAAGGAGCACCAAATACGGTGAGTGAAAATTTCGTTTGTTTCAACAACCGGCTGACCTCCCTGGAAGGAGCACCTCAGACGGTGGGTAATTATTTCGATTGTTCCCTCAACCAACTCCAGACCCTGGAAGGAGCACCTCAAAGAGTGGGTGATAGTTTCGATTGTTCCAGAAACGAACTCCGATCCCTGGTAGGAGCACCTCATACGATAAACGGGGATTTTCTTTGTGACGAATTCAAATTAGATCCAGGCAAATGGAACATGGAAGGATGGCTGGAGGTTCTGAACACAGGAACTCCACAAGCCAAAAAATTGATTCTCACCCTCCCATGGCTCCAACCGGACTGGTGGAACTTGGAACTCCAAAGGGATCCAGGTAAAACAGTTCATCTTTTGGGGTCTGCATGGAACCATATGCCAAAGGAAATGCAATCTGCAATCAAGATTCCTAAAGGATATGAAGGTGATTTCGAATTGTTTTCTGGATTCGATGAGTTGGGCTTGTTTTAGAGGATATATAAACCATGAAACACATACTACCCTTTAAGATCTACGAATCACAATCAATGTCTTCTAGTTTAACACCACAGCAGGAAACTCTCTTGAATTTTTGTACAAAAAAAGGAAAATGGAGCGTGAATCCAACAACAGGTTTGGTGGACATTAATGGTGATTTCAAGTTGGCCTCAGATATGTTTATCCAAAATGATCAACTTCACATTAAACCAACAAAAAGTTTTTTAGGAATCAGATTTGGAAATGTCGATGGGAAATTTGATTGTGTCGGCAATGAACTCCGATCCTTGGAAGGATCACCGCAGAAGGTTGGTGGAGAATTTTGGTGTTACAGAAACAATCTACAATCCTTGAAAGGAGGACCACGAACGGTTGGTGGAGGTTATGCATGTCAATTCAACGAACTCCAATCCTTGGAAGGAGCACCACTGGAGGTTGGTGGTTTGGGATTTCAGTGTGATGAATTCAAATTAGATAAGGACAGTTGGAACTTACGGGGTTGGATAGAGGTTTTAGAAACAGGAACCAAAAAGGCAAAGGATCTGATCAAGACCCTGCCCTATCTCCAACCGGACTGGTGGAACTTGGAACTCCAACGGGAACCTGGAAAGATCGTTCACCTGCTGGCACAGGCGTGGAAACACATGTCTGAGGACTTCAAATCTAAAATTGAGATTCCCGAGGGATATGAGAATGACTTTGGTTTCTTTTCTGAATTTGATGAGCTGGGGTTGTTTTGAGATATATATAAATGTTAAAATATAATTTAATATTCATGAAATCTTCCAACCTTTATACAGCTTACTTGGATTTTATCAACGAAGCTGCCAAACCAGAAGAAAGTTTTGAGCAATTTTGCAAAAATAGACTGGCAGGAGCCACTAAAATTACAGAAATGGCAAAGAAAAAAGGAGGTGATGCTCTATTGACTTTCCATCATTTCGAAGTTAAACTTCCAATTTATTCTAAAGCTTCAACAGGTAAATTTAAATTGAGCGAGGCCACCACCAAATTAGATTCATTAGTTTCCAAACTAAATCAATCTCTCTCCACCACTGGCGAAATTAAAATGACTCAGGTCCAGTTTCAAAAATTGGTGGGTTTGATTGAGGTTTGGGGAGAATTGATAATCAGATTCAAACAAAAATAAAATCATGGGAAAACACATTCGAGGATTAAATGAATTCGATGATTTTTCGGATCTAGATTCACTTATAGGGGGATTCGAGGAGCTAGGAATTACCAGCGTTTATGGGTGGGCTTTTCAGTGGGACAGCACGACCGAAGTTCCATTGGTTGAAATTGTAATTTCTTCTACTGCTAAGGAAGCTCTAGATATTTACTCCAAATATGGTTGGTTTTCGGAAGATGTTAGTTATATGATGGAATCCAGCAAACAAATAAAAACCATCTCGGACGTTTTCGACAATTTGGTTAAACAAAAAGTTATTTTTAACTCCAAAATCATATATGATCTTCGTCCTAAACAGGATTTGCAAATTAAAACTGCTTATATAAAAACTCAAAGGAATAATCCATTTGAAATCACGGAAGTATTAAACACATATTTTACCAACGCGGAGGAAGTTTACAGAAAAACTTTCATGCACCGAGGTTCTGCAGGTTTTGCAGGTGGACCTTTGATTAATATTTAAAAGATTTAGTTCTTTTTTGCTTTTGCCTTCTTTGCCTGCTGATAAAGACTCTTATCGTGCATTTTTGTTGTTTTTCCACCGGTGATAAAAGAATTCACTCTTGCGTGTGCCCACTGGTCAGGTGTTGTTCCTGGACGATGTCCAACTTTCCAGGCCGCCTTTCCGCGTTTAAAAACTTGCTTCAAGATTCCAAGAGGAAATCCACTTTTTTCTGCTTTCTTTTTTAAAGCTTTATGAGCGGGGGAACCAGGAGAGCTAACTGAACCGGCTGCAGATCCCTCGTCCAGCGAATCCCAATCTTCACCAGATTCTTCTAGTTCAAGAAAAACTTCATATGCAGCTTCTTCAATTTCTGATCCGAATTCTTCATATACAATTAAATTAGATTCGTATGAAACCTCTTCGCTTTCACCAAACATTTCCTTGTATTTTTTCGTGTATTTGCTTTTCTTAGTCTCAACTTTTTTACCTTTACCTGCCTTCCTACTTTTATAATCGGCATCCCAAGGACCATATGCGGAGGAATCTGAGTCCGGCTTGTCCTTATGTTTTTGGATTTCTCTCTTCATCACTTTTGGATTTTTACTCAGATACTGTTTCGGAATTTTCATGAATATTATTATTTTGATTTAATTCTTCAACACAAAAAATCTCTTCTGTGTTAAAATTTTGGGGAATACTGGGTTCTTTTTCTTTCATCTTTCTGGCCACAGTTAATTTCTCATAGATTGTTTGAATTTCTTCGTAGGTAAGGTTGCTTTTCTTCGAGTTGATATCAACTGTACAGGATACGACGTTTCCTTCTATATATCCTTGGTCAGAATCAATCCGATCAAAAGATCTTGAAAATTGTCCTTCCTCTTCGAATCTACGCCCTGTGTAATAGCAGGTTGGATGGGAAAGTAATTCTTTAACTGTTTGAAAGCTGAGATCGAAATGCAGACCTCGGTCCTGTGCGCTCTGAAAGATTTTTAACATCTTTCGGGCAACTTCTAAATCGGTAATGTGGGAGGATCTGTGATGTTTGTGGGTTGGTTTTCTTTTTCCTTTCATGGTTGAAGTTTGTTCTCCTATATATCAGGAAAGAGAACACTTCTGATTCGCGGGATTGATCCCCAGCAAGTTGTATAGGGCGGGGTTAGAAAATCACGTCTCATCTGCCAATCTTGGGATGTCGGTTCATTAACCTTCCTAGACTGGATGGTATCACGCCACATTTCGATTTGCTCCTGCCCAGATGTTGTCAAATCGCCCAAATAAACTCCTCCCTTTCGGTATTTAATTTTGGAATCAAACCCACCAATAAGCAACTGCTGAACAGAAGCCCAAATTTGATCATCATTGTTGGTTCTGGATAGAAATTTGTGGGAAAAACTTTTGGAATAGTAAAAATTATCTTTGTGTGGGTCGTTTGCAAGAAAAAGAACAACATATCCGGCGGACAAACCTTCAGATTTCAATTTTGTCACCACACTTTTCGTGTACAGTTCAATGGCCTTTTGCACCTCGTCAAAATTGCGGGTTCCTCTTCCAAATGTACGTGAAGTGGAAATATTTTTTCTTCGTTTGAATTTTGTCTCTACATCGTGGCATCTCATCCCAAGAAGTTCCTTGTGAGTTCGAAGTCCCACCACGGTCATATTTTTTTTCACCCACTCCGGTGACAAAGACATAAAATCATGAACACTAGAGCATCCAACCTGATTCAATTTGATTTCGCTTTGCCTACCTATTCCCCATATATCAGAGAGAGCAATTTGGCGACCCTGTTTTTGAAAAAATTCACCGGAATCTTTCATGAAATAAATTCCGGAGGAGTCTTTGGCCATTTTGTTGGCCACCTTGGCCAAAGTCTTGGTGGAAGCTACACCAATAGAAATGGGAATTCCCGTCCAACGTAAAACCTGGGATCTGACGTGGGTTAAAAAATTTTCCATCTCAGAAGGATCCACGTGATCTAAATTCATGAATACCTCATCGATAGAATAAATCTCAATGTGTGGTATAAAAGTTCGGATTGCTTCAACCACTCTCTCTGACATGTCTGCATACAAAGTGTAGTTGGAGGACAGAAGAACAACTCCTTCTTTTTGAATAAGATCTCTAATTTTAAAAACCTTCTGTCCCATCTTGATGCCTAATTTTTTGGCCTCCGGTGATCTAGCAATAGCGCTTCCATCATTGTTGCTGAGAACCAATACAGGTTTTCCTCTCAAAGAAGGATTAAAGACTCTTTCACAGGAAACGTAAAAGTTATTACAGTCCGCAAGTCCAATCCAACGGGTCATGTTCTTTTAGTTCTTGTGATTACACCCCAATGTTCTTCTGGATTTCCCTCTCCAAATCGGTATAAAACAAAGTGTCCCAATTCTGTTACCCCCACGCACATCTGACCTTCTTTTGGTTCTACCTTTCTATTCACCTCTATAATGTCTCCAGTTGTGAACTGGCCATAGCTAATTCCTCCGCCAACCCTAAAGAAGAAGGTGAAGTAAGGGTCTGGACCTAGAGGATAGAAATAGAGCCTATCTTGAACGTAATCTGTTGCGGGAGAAGAAAATCCAGTAGTTTTGGTTTTAACTTGGGCGAAAGATTCCATCTGGTACAGAACAGCCTCAAATATAATATATACTCCTTGTTATCCATAATATTTTTCACTTTTAGCTTTGATATATAAAAAAATAACTCAAAACCTCCTATTGACTTCCAAAAAATTAAATCTATGCAGAATTTAATCTCCTATTCTTCTTTTGTTACTCAAAATGGATTGCTAGAATCTGAACAAATCAACGAGGAAATTATCGACCCAAATAAAATTCTGGCCGGACAAATTATAAAATTACCAAACGGAGAAACACACACGGTTCAGAAGGGAGAAACTCTTTCATCAATAGCTAAAAAATATGGAACTTCAGTTTCAGAGTTAGTGAAATCCAATTCACAATCTAAATCAAATAAGCCAGAAAAATCCGATTCTAAAAGTGGTTCGAAGGGTAATTTAGATCCAGATAAAATCTTGGTTGGACAAATTATAAAATTACCGAATGGAAAAACACACACGGTTCAGAAGGGAGAGACTCTTTCGGGCATAGCTAAAAAATATGGAACCACCGTCCAGGAATTAATGGGCTCAGAATCAAATAAAAAAAGCGGTGAAAAAATTTCACCCAAATCTTCACCAGGTAATACCTCGTCAATCAAGACTTTTATAAGTTCAAAAGTTGCTCCTGAATTTAAATCTAAAATTGATTCTGGAAAAATAGATTCTTCTGCTTCTAAAAAACTTATGCAAGTTAAAACCACAAAATGTGCCGATTTTGTTAACAAATTCACAGACACGGTAAGTTATGTAGGAGATGCCTGGATGGCTAAGGCTAATGAAGATATTGGTCCGTTTGTTTATAATGTTTTTGACAAATTGACCAAGACAGAACAAGATGATGCCATTAAAATGTGGCAAGAAATTCACGATCGCTCTCCTCGCTATTCTATAACTGATATTTTTAAAAAAGAAAAAATAAAATGGGAAGATTCTGGACCTCTTGCTGATGAAATAAAATCATTTATTCAAAAATTAATTGCCAAAGATCCTTTGAACTCTGGAACTTTGAAATTAGATGATATTGTTGGAATTTATTTTCCTCCTTCCAGTCATCATGAAGAGGCTTTTTATGAAGGAGGGAAAAATTGGTTTACTGATAAGAATGGAAAGAAAGGGGAAGGAAATATTCCAGGTAAAACAATTAGGACTGGTGAAGGATGGGGTATGAACACACACCTTGGCATAGTTGGAGCTATCAAAAACGGTAAACCGATTATTTTCCACAATATTCCTGCAAGCAAAACAGAAGGGCAAGTTTGGGCAGATCCAGTCGATAAAATTCAGGGTGGAGGCAAGATAGTGTGGGCTAGGAGACCTAAAACAGCAGGCAATCCTTTAGAAATTTAAAAATATTTATGCAACACTTGACAAATTTTTCCAGGTTTACTTTTTTACTGGAAAATTCATCTGGAAAAGAAAAAGAAAATTCAGTAAACTCCTCTTACGAGAAAAGATTCTCTTGTATTCCAAAAAAAGTTTTACCTTTTGTGGTAAGTGTGGCAAAAGATGTGGAAGGTTTCAAACAAAAATTGGGCGTAGATCTTCCAAACTTAATTTTATTAACTAAAGCCACGGTTGGAATTATGGGAAGAGAAACACAATTTGGGAATTATTCAGAGATTACTGATATAGCTTCAGAATTTGCCCGTGAGGAGTTGGATTTAGGGCCTGTTATGGATTGGGGATTAAAAACTTTCTCTACAAAAACAGGTAAAAAAGTAACTCAAAGTTTGGGGATGGGACAAATAACTCCAGAATTTTGGTCACGGTACAATTTAGAAAAAAAAATCGGTTTGTATGACGAATCTTTCGATGCTGAAAGTCAAGGACTAGCTGTTTTATATGGTTTAGCAGACAGATATAAATTGGGTTTACAAAAAGGTCTTAAGAAACAACCTTCCGTTAATCCTGTGTTACAAAAATATGGTTTAATTACTGGAATTAAAGGCACCGGAAATAATGCTTTAGACTTAGCCATCCTCGGACACAACATGGGAGAAAAAATTATGACTTTGTGGTGCAAAACCGATCATCCTTTGTATGCAGCACCCAAAGAAGCAGGCCCAAAGTATAGTCCATTCCAAAACAAGGAAAGTTTTAATCCGAAAGGTAAATTACTTGCTAAGATTCAGGACCCTAGCCTGAAAAAATTTCCAGGAGAATTAACAGTCAAATTGAATGAGGTTATCCCGAATTTTTTCCCTAATTTGAAGGGCCCAGGTCATACCGCAATAGGTTACGTGGAGAAAGTTGCCAAGTATATGAAAAAGTTTTCTTGTTTAGACAGTTTAGGCACTAAATAAAATCTCCAACAATAAAAACTGTAGGAGTAGGAACATTGCCAATTTTCCTTTGTATATCTCCGATAATTTGATATTCGTAAGTATTTAATCCATCCCTAACTCCAACTTCGATAGAAGCACCGCCGTCAAACATCATAGCGTTAACAAGACCTAAATCACGGGCTACATGATAAAATTCTTTTACTGTGCAAGCCGTGAGTCCGATGGTGTGAACCACACAAAAATTACCTTTGGAATCTTTACCCACAATTAATCGTGGAAGTTTTTTTCTGGCCCATCTCTGATTGAAAATTCTAGAACAAGGGTTTCCATTAACAATAATCGGAGTATGTGTCTGGGCGGAGTATAAAACTTTGTTTGGTCTTCTGCCAAAGTAAAGCCTTGGGTTCTTTCCGTTAGAAGTAAAATAAGCACCACCAGGTCTTTTTTTGGTGTAATTTTTGCCGTCTATTTTGACCTCCCCGATTGGAGTTCCATTTTTGGTAAAATAGTTTGCATTGATCCAGATATCGTGAGATTCGTGGTTTTTATTGACAACCCCAAATTTGGCCGAGTTTTTATTGATCCGGATAAAATTAACATGGCTTCGGGTCAAACCATGATTTCCAATTTTGATTTTTTTAATTTCAACTTTTTGGGTTGTGAAATCTCGCCCCCAGATGTATTGATAACAGGAAAAAAAAGCTATCAATATCAGAACAAGAAAAAATATTCTGCGTTTCATAAATTTAATTTTAACAAATATACGACAGAAACTCCACAAAAAACCCTCCGAAAAATTGGAGGGTTTTAAAATTAACCAAAAAGTAATTTGTGAAATTTGTTGAACTCTGACCATCTATGGTCAAGCCCGATCCTACCTCCATTGATCTTCTCAGTAACCACAGTTAAGACCTCTTTTGTGGCACCTTTGTCGCAGAATCCCCAAATTTTATTTTTGTGAAAGAAAAAAGCGGCAGAGGTCAGTGGATATTTGGTGGCGACCAACTCTGGATTGGCCAAAATATCATCTTCAACCATTTTGTCGAACTCCGAATAGTTTGATTTTCCAGTAAGCTGGATATAACCACGACCAGCATATTTCCATCCATCTCCAGATGCTTCATCGCCATTTCCCATTCTGGAAGAATAAACTTTATTAGCAATTTTCTGTGGATTTTTGGCGTAAGATTCGTTCAAATTACCAGGAAAATATTTTGGAAAAATTTGTTTTAATCTTTCGGCAGAATAATTTAAATTTTCTTTGACCGATTTGAACCCTCCGGATTCATGAGAAGTTTGAGAAAGAAAGTGTGCCAATCTCAAATTGGATGTAATTCCGAATTTAGCTCCAAATTCCGATATTTCGGACAAAATTTTATCCGGAACATGCCCTTTGAGTTTTTCTAAAGATAGATCCAGTGTTTCCGCGGGCTTTGAGACAGGTTCGGATGTTTTTTCTGAGGCTGAACTAACTGGGGTTGGTGAGGGTCCAAACAATTTTGACCAGGTTCCATTACCAACTATTCCATCAGCAGTCAAACCGTTGGCTGCTTGCCACGCTTTTACTTTTGCTTCAGTACCTGGGCCGAAGTGACCATCTGCTGCCAGGCCTAATTTTGTTTGGAGTTTTTTTACATCTTCTCCTTTAGATCCGACTTTAAGTAACATAAGATAAATTTTTTTCTGTATATATTCCAAGTCACTTCTTAAGATATATACTTAAAAGCAACACACGGTATGGCCTACAGAATCGTTCTTAGACAAGACACTGCCTCTAATTGGCAACAAAACAATCCAACCCTCCTGAGCGGAGAATTGGGTTTCGAAACAAACACCAATCAGCTCAAGATTGGTAATGGAACTTCTTCCTGGAACGATCTAGGTTATTTTCCCTATTCTGGCTTAGATGGAAATTTCAATCTCACTTCAGGCCAGTTTTGGACATCGACTTTTGGTGGAGCAACTGCGGGAATAGATTGGAACAATTCCAACGTTCAAAAATTAACTTTAACTTCTAATACCACCTTTTCCTTTTCAAATGGAGAAGATGGGGGCCAGTACGTGCTGATGTTAAAACAGGGAGCGAGTGGAGGATATGAAGTGACTTGGCCAGGATCGGTCAGCTGGCCGGGTGGATCTGGCCCGACTGGTCCGGTAATGACCTCTATTGCAGATCGATATGACGTATACAGATTTATTCACACCGACGGAAAATATTTCGGTACCGCCGATCAGAATTATTTGTAAAAAGAAAGGTTTACTTTTTTGCCTTTTCCGGGGAAACTCTCTTTGAGAAGAACGCAATCTGAGAACATGATGTCATTTGTAAAATCCCAAGAAAAAGGGTAATCCCTGCCCATAGACGAGGAAAAAATACGAGACAAAAGATCCAAATTACTAAACCAAAAATAAAGAGATGTAAATTTTCCTTAAAATTTTTCATGTTTGCTTTCCATATATTTTTGGGCTGCTCTACCCATCCATTGGAGGGGATCCTCTAATTTAGGTTCATACATGGAATAGCCGGAGTTTCTTGGAGTTCTAGGATCTTTGCTGCCCGTCTCGGCCAAATTCAGTCTCTCCAATTTGGAGGCAATCTGTTTTAAATATTCTGGATTTGAATACATAGGCCTTGAGTTGGCTTATATATCTTTTCCGAAATTTATTTTTTCTACCCCAGACCTTGGGTTTTGACCAACGAGATCATCTGATCCAGGGTTCTGAAGACCATCATCTCCGGATCCTCTTCGTCTCGAATTCCAAAAAGCATATCTCCTGATTCTGATTTTCCAACTCCCAAAGTTCCGAGACCTTCGCAGATCAAAGGATAAAATTCATTCGGCTGAAGTTTTGACCAAATTTCTTCGTAGTCAAAATCATGCCATCCAAAATCGAAAGCTTCCTGGTACTGTTTGCTAAATTCTGCCATTTGGTTAATTTTGTGTTTGTGATATGGATTGACTGGAAATTTGGTCAATCCCCTGAATGTTAATTAAATTTCTGTCGTTTTTCACGATTGGAATCAATCAAGAATTTGATTATTGTTGCTAAATCTGTGGCAGACTCAGTTCTTTTTACCCATTCTGTATAACTCCAGGAATTGTCTTGTGAATCTAAAATAGTGCCCTTCCCTTGAAGCCACTGAACGAATTCTCCTAAAGTGGGTCTCCATACTATCAATCCCCATTGGTCAAAAATCTCAAGTTCATTGTTTTTGTTTCTTTGAATCCCCAGATTGCAGCCCTCATTATTAATAAGACATTCTTTTTTCATATGAAATAAATTTTCTTCAAATATACGGGAAAAAATTCATTTGTTTCCCATGTTTTTGAAATTTCATGAAATGAGATTGGGAAAAAATTTAGGATATAATTTTTATCTCATGGTCTGTCTCAATTACAACTCTTGCACCACAAGAAATCAAGGGTTTGATTTCAGTTCCAGAACCGCAATAGGTAATCTTACTCGGTCCTAAAATCTCAACCTCATTACAGTAGGTATTTTTTCTACCTTGTTTAACTGTAATGACTGGTAAATCCGTTCCTTTTGTTTTGTTGGAACGAATGTGATGTTGGTTGACGTGGATTTTAGTTTTCAAAATTCAAGAGATTTAATTGTTGGTTGTTATTGATAGTTTATATTTTAGTGTTCTGTCAGTCATATTCATAATACCGAATACCACTGATTCACCCTCAGGATTAACCATGGCAGGTGTTATCATATAACCTTCTATATTATTTAATGTTTGTTTAATTTCTCTAACTAAACCATCAGGAATTGTCGTTTCAATTTCTGATTTTTCAAATGTTTCTGGGTTGTGGTATTCTGATTTGTAATTTTCCATAATTTTATATTTTCTTAATTAGATAACGGCATTTTTATGCTTGGGTGGGATTGATAATTCTCCAATTTCCAGAAATCTGGTTTAAATTGTTCGATCTTTTGAGAAAATGGTATATCCAGATCCATCAAATAATGGTACTCGTCTTTCCCTAACATTTGTGGTAAAGAATAAGGCTTTCTTGTTAGCTGATCTTTAACCCCATCTATTTGATTCAAGTAAATGTGACAGTCTCCCATATTTGAAATGAGTTCATATGGTACCATACCAACCTCTTTAGCTATAATTGTTAATAATAGCCCATAAGATGCCAAATTAAAAGGGGTCCCTAGTGGAACATCTTGACTTCTGGCATTGCACATTAAAGAGATTGCTCTGGTTGGGATATTAGATTTAGAAAGTTCAATGTGTATTTCATGCTCGTTCATGTTTTCTGAATTTGAAGTGCAGTCAAAAAACTCTTCAAAGTAACTTAATCGTTCTTTAACGCTCAACTCTCTTGTATAAACTTGAAATCCATAATGACAAGGTGGAAGAGTCATCGAATCCAATTCACCTACATTCCAAGCTGAAACCATCAATCGTCTTGAGTCTGGGTTTGTTTTGAGTTCGTTGATTAGGTTTTGGATTTGGTCTATTTTATTGTTTGGCCAAAATAAAGGTAGTTTATTTGGTCCAAAGTCATCTTGCCAACTTCTCCACTGCTTACCATAGATTGGACCTAAATCACCCCACTTCTTAGCAAACTCATCATCTGTTTTAATTTTGTTGATAAATTCTTCTTTTGGATAAATTAGTTGTTTTTCTAATATCTGTATTGATATCTCACTTCTGTCACCCTCAGTCCTGATAGCATGTTTATGTTTCTTTACATATGCTTTGTAACAATCACCATCCCAAATATGACAATCATTATCAACAAGGTATTTAATATTTGTTTCTCCTCTTAAAAACCAAAGTAACTCAGTTACAATTGACTTCCAATGCATTTTTTTGGTTGTGAGTAATGGAAACCCCTCACTCATTTTATGACGGATTTGTCTACCAAATACTGAAATAGTACCAGTACCCGTTCTATCTTTCTTTTCCACTCCATTATCTAATATATCTTGGAGTAGTGATTGATATTGTTTGTCTAAATTATTCATCTGTCAATTCTTTAACGTATTCTTTTACAATGTAATCAGGTGCTGGTAAAATATCAAGTCGGTGTGCTATTTCTGTCAAACCAAATTCTTCATCTACCATCAATTCTTCTCTTAATGAATCTGCATCTTTCTTTGTTGGTTTATCCCAATACCCAACAAAGTGAAGTATGTTTATCATATCACCTTCTTGGGTTGGATCAATAACTATCAATCCGTATTTAATGTCTTTTAGGTCTGGATCTTTATTCATAATCTTTGTTAAAGGAGGTATTGGTTTATCTAAATTATTCATCTTTACCTAAATTTTTTTAATCTCTCTACAATATTATTATTGATCCCAGTACAAAAATCACGTTCAAATATATTCATTAGTGCTTGTTCAGCATCAACACCGCATTCATTTGTTGCCAATGCTATACATTCATCATCTGTCTTATTGTGCCAGAATGATAAATGTTTCAAAAACCAAGCACCGTCTTCTATTATTATTTTTCTTGGTCCTTCGTTATTCATAATGTTCTAATTGTTGTTCGTTAAAAATGTGTAATAATCCATATTCATCCATTTCGGCTACTAATCTAATTTCACCTTTTATTGTTGTGAATACGGATACAATTGTGCAAGGAAATTTATATCCTTTCGGTTTCCACGCTTTGTCTCCTACTTTAAATTTTGTGTTATTCATTTTCATATTTGTTAATTGTATCTTCCATCTGGTGGAACATTTGTTTAATTCTCATCCCAAGTTCATATGGGTCGGCGTACTTAACCCCTTCTAGTGTTATTGTTTGGTTGGCTTTGAACCATTGTGGTATTTTAGACCATTTCTCTTGACCCCAAAGTCCTTTATATTTTTTATACCCCACATCATGCATTGTAACCAAACAATCAAATTTGATTTCACATACTCGTTGTGTATTTGCAACAACTTCGGGTACAGGTGTTATTTCAATTTCTTTATTCATAAACTTCTATGTTCTAAATGTTTTTTCCAAATGGTTACTACCGCTTCTGTTATTGGGCCTTTTAGTTTTGACCAACGATTAATCCAGTGTTGAATTTCTTCTTTGTCAATAAGTTTGTTCATCTTGGTAATTTGTTGTATTTATTTACGAACCAATCAATTCGAGTTATTCGCCACAAATAATAAAGAATAATCTTTTTCTTATTATTTGTCCATATTTTACTAGTCCCATTTTTATCCGAGAGGATTATATAAGGTGTCTCCACAACAATCCAAGGAGTATGAATAACTTTTCCTTTTACCTCTATGGTTTCTAACTTTAAGTCTATTGTTGGTATTTCTTCTTTACTCATAACTTTCTATTGTTTAGTTGGTAATATCGTTATTCTACATTCTATAAAATCTACCGATTTATTTAGTCGATGATAAATGTTAATCTCTTTTATTGGAGTCCCATCATCCAAACTCAACTCTCTTTCCTCAATCCGTAATCCCCATGTTTCGGGGAACTCAGAATCGGTTTTACATTTGTTGATAAACTCTTGTTTTTTTAATTGTCTGTAATTTTTTTTGCCATCTCCATCATCTAACCAATTTTCTTCGGGATGATATACCATTTTTTCTAAATAATTTTCATACGCCTCATCAATCATCTGATTCATTTTTTCGTTATTCATAACTTTCTAATTGTTGTTCGTTAAAAATGTGTAACAATCCATATTCATCCATTTCGGCTACTAATCTAATTTCACCTTTTTTTCTTTTGAACGATATCAATATATTCTTTTAATATATTCGCAGCCCTCTGACTCGGTTTTCCATTCTCAACCGTGAACAAATACTTCTCAAAGAAATACCTCAGCGCTTCCACGTCCGATAGTTTTGCACCTGGCAATGTTTCCTTGTTCGATTCCATACATTCTCCTGTGCAAGATTCTCCACAACTGTAAAGACATCCTTGCGTTCCTGAATAACCTATTCCCATACTTTATCCTTTATGTGTTTTTTGTTATACATAATCTTCTATTGTTTCGTTGTATTTCCAAAGTGTGATATGTCATAGGACATTTTCTCTGTTTCTTCAACAGTATTATCATCTTTTATTTTACCAATACTTCTAGATGACACCCAAACAGTTTGATTTTGAGTAAGTAGTTTATTCACTTTTTTTGATGACTCACCATCATTAAATTGAATGGTCTTTCCTTCGTCTGTCGTGTATCCGACAATTTCACCATTATATTTTACAGGGATTTCTTTACTCATAACTTTCTATTTTAGTTCCGTTGTATGTTATTGTGATTAGTTTGGTTGGGATGTTATCATTATTTAATTCTTCTTCAAGTTGTTTTCGTTTTATGTTTAAATAATATAAACCTCTAACATTGTGAGAATACTCAAATCGTTCTTCAAAACTCAACTCTCTTTCCTCAATCTTCAATCCCCATTTTTTTGAGAACTCAGAATCGGTTTTACATTTGTTTATGAACTCTTCTTTTGTTAATCTAAATCCCAACTCTAACATTTTTTCTTTTGACATATTAGGTAAGATTCTGGCATCTTCAATTAAGTAATTCTCATACACCTCATCAATAATCTGATTGTATTTTTCGTTATTCATACCTTTCTATTTTAGTTCCGTTGTATGTTATTGTGATTAGTTTGGTTGGGATATTATGTTCATCACATAATTTGTTACAATAATCAAACTCGGTCATATTAGGAGTTAAACCCGCCATCAACCATCTTTCCATCATGTCCAATTCTCTTTCCTCAATCTTTAATCCACCACCCACTTTAAAAAATGAACGATTTGTAAGTTGAGTAAATCTTTGTTTACCATCTTTATCTGAAAATTTCACCATATACACTTTGTTTTCATCACGTTCATTTTCAGTTGATGGTACAACATATCTTATTTCACCAATTTCACCTTTGTCAATAGAATATCCATATTCACCATCATCTTCATTCTTTTCAATATCATATTTTAGTTCTACCAAATCACCTTTTAAGTAGTTCTCATACGCCTCATCAATAATTTGATTCATTTTTTCGTTATTCATGTATCCTTTTTAGTTTTTCATATTCAGGTCGAATACATTCAAAAATTATTTCATCTGCCACCATCTGTGCTAACTGAGGAGAGCCTCCCATAGCATTCCAACCCATATCTTCGGCTATGGAATTTCTGAGAAAAAGTTTGACTGGCTTCATGTCTACACTAGGTATTTTAATTTCAACATCACATCCCAATGCACCTGCTGGTGCATCCTCGGAAGGAGCTAATCGATAGGCTTCACTGACAATTTGAACATCGGTTCCTCCAAATGATCTTTTCATAAATTCAACTGCTATTGGAATTGCAGGAGGAACTTCTTTAATGTTTTCCATTTTCTTTTATTAGTTTGTATAGAATAGATCTATCAATATGTTTAGATAGACAAGCTGCATTTATGTCTGGGTATTTTTCCTGAACGCCTTCATTTAGACAAAATTGGTAGCTCTCTTTATCGAATTGCGCCAATTCTTCATCTGTCATTTTATTCATCCATTCTTCATTGAATTCGTTTCTGATGATTGGTCTTTGCAGCAATTCTTGTATTGTTATTGAATAATTGTTATTCTGTTCCATATTCTCCTTTTACGATTCTACCTCGATCGATGTCGAGTTGAATCTCATTAGTGATAAAGTCGATCTCTTTTTGGATCTCAGCTTCAACGTCCATTCCTTCTCGAAGTCGAAGCATTCCCGGATAGAAGAGAAATCCCTTCATAATCTTGTCGTTGACTGCTAGACGTTCTCCTCGGCTCATTTCCACTCGGTAACCAGGAAATCTTTCCTGTAGGCCTTTGAGGATCCGCCAGAAAGGACGACATTTCTCACCCAGTGCATTGTACTGTTCGGGGTCTTGAGAGGCAAACACCATTCCGCCGGATTCGTTGACGATGAAGTAACCTTGTCCGAATGAGTGTCCGTAAGATCCGTAGAGGTGAACTGATTCGTAAGAATGCACACTAATTCTTCCGCTTTCGTACTCGGTAACATGGTCTCCCATGTGGTTTCGATATTTACGTTTGATGGGTTGAGGTTCCATCGAAGGCTGAAAGCCTCGAATTTGATCTGCGATGGTGGTAGCCGCTACTTGTTTGACTATCGGGAATTTCAAGTTTTCGAATGACATTTTTAGTATGTTTTGAAAGGAGGTTTTGGCATGTTTTTCATTCTAATTAAATGGTGCTTATAGTTTCAGTTTTTTGATAAATTCTTCGCCAATTTCGGGGTTAAACAAAAGAGAAACCAAAATCACCCCCGTGAAGATTATAAAAAACAGTGCAAACAAGGACGAGAGGAAGATGAAAATAAAATTAAGCAGGCTACTCATAGATTTCTATTGTTCCGTTTTTATATGTTATTGTGATTAGTTTGGTATTAATCCAAATCTAAAATAAGGTTTACCATAAGTTGCATTTGTAACTATAATCCCTTCAGATTCATTTATTTCTCTCACATCAGATTCAGTTAATTCACTTCTGCATCGTAAGGGGATGAAGATATTGTTATCAACAGTTAATTCTAGATTCCCATTACCATCATCAACTAATTCAAGTGCATCTGGTTGGTATTTGCCACCAACAAGACATTTTCGTGTTTTTGACCAAATAACAAGAGATGGTGATTCTGTTGCTATTATTTTGGTTTGGTAAACACCTTTATTGATAAACCTAGTTACCGTTTCTTGTATTGTTTCTTCTTTATTCATAAACTTCTATTATTTCGTTTTTATAAACAACAATCAATTTATTTTTTCTTTTTGATGTTGTAATTATAACATCACCAAAATCTTCTGTATGTGGAATCAAGTCGTAAGTTTCTTTTATTAACAATCCCCACCTTTCAGAGAACTCTGAATCGGTTTTACATTTGTTTATGAAATCTTGTTTTGTTAGCGTGGGTAATTTAATTGAAGTTGGGCCAAATCCATCATATTGAGAGGTTTTAATACTATCCCAATATCTCTCATACACCTCATCAATCATCTGATTGATTTTTTCGTTATTCATGTCTTAATATTTGTAATAATTACCATCGTTCTCCTTATCAGTTAAAAAATAAACTTTAAATCCTTTCAGTACTGACATTGCTCTGTTCATACAGGTTTCAATAGAATCAAATTCACCCCAATTTTCAACTCTTAAAGAAAGTTCTTCATACGTCCTTAAAGATATGGGAGATGTGGTAGTTAATTTATATTTTTTATTGATAGGTGTAATAGTAAAACTTAATGGAAATTTGGAGTTATTAATCTTTCCAATAATGTATTCCTTATTTTCCATATTTAAGTGGGTTAAATCTTGACTTTCAGATTCAAAAGATATTAGACCTACTGTCGAATACCCGTTTGATGTAAATGGATTTGATAAACCTCTACTTTCAATATAATGTTTTTTCCAATTAATTATCAACATAACTTTCTACTATTTCGTTGTTATATGTTATTGTGATTAGTTTGGTTGGTACATTATGTTCATCACATAATTTGTTGCAATAATCAAACTCGGTCATATTAGGAGTTAAATCAGCCATTTTCCATCTTTCTTCCATAAATAACTCTCTTTCTTCAATCTTTAGTCCCCACATTTCAGAGAACTCTGAATCGGTTTTACATTTGTTGATAAACTCTTCTTTTGTTAAGAGATTTATAAGAGCAACTCTAACTTTTTTTCCTTGTGAACGAAGTCTTTCGACTTCTTTCTTTTGAATGTCTCGTTGCGTCTCAATGTGCTTTTTATATTTCTCATACGCCTCATCAATCATCTGATTCATTTTTTCGTTATTCATTATCTTTTTTTTCACGTCTAAACCAATTAATCATTCCATCATAAAAAACACTACCATGATTTATTGAACCATAATCTTTGTGTTCTGCAAAATGTTCAGCATCCAACAAATCATCTTCGTTTTGTGTTGAGTTTGGTGGTTCTATATTTGATTTTCTTTTTTCTAACTCATCCCACCATTCATCCGATGTCATATAACTCAAATCGGGATTAATCCTAATTTCTCCGGGTTCATACCCTAGTAAGATTGTTGCGGGTAATCCATAATACCATATTTTTCGCCCAATCTCTTCTTTCGGATTTAGAAAATTAAAAGGATGTTCTGATATTTTGCTTATCACATGCTGTGCTTCTGCTAATGACCCACCTAAATCTCCCCAATGAAATTTATAAACTTCCTTACCATTTGCTTTAATGGTGCATATCCCACCATTTCTAATGCTCCATTCATCCCACTTATATTTGGTTGAATTAAATTGTGCATAATTTACTTCCCAACAAACTCTATGAACCCCTTTATCAATGTATGGGATAAGCTCTCTTATAGTTGGTACTTCATCATCATTATCCGAATGATAAACTGAATAGTCCAACCACCAAGTATCAGGACACCCATTCCATTTACCTAAATTGTGTTCATATCCTTCAATTGAATAAACTGGATAAAGTTTTTCTCTTATTAGAATATCAAATATTTTACGAGGTTTTCCAAATTTTTCGGTGGCCTGTTGTAATGTGTAATTTTGTTGTTCCATAACTTATTTTTCAAATTTTTTTAATTCATCGTATAAATCTTGATTTAACTCTTTGAGTTTATTTCCCAGTTCTAAAAGAGTGTGTTCGCTCCAATATCCTTTTCCATCTTCGGGTTCAAAATAGTAAAATCCATCAACGTCAGGAACAAAATAACCTATCAATTTTCCACCATGTTTCTTGGTGGTGATTTTAAAACTATTGTTTGATAGTTCGTAGTTTAACATTGAGTTTGTAGCTTTGTAAAGTACATGTCCATTAGGATAACTGGAGTAAAATTCTATCTTCTTTTTTAAAACATTCCCCATTTATTATCATATCCCCACTTTCATTTCTTTCAGTTTCAACGGTACAATAAATCCATCTGAGTTGTTGAAGGTGAGATACAACGCTAGATATTTTACACCATTTAGGTTTAAACATATCACTTGCCGTGTCTATATCATCTAACAACTTAAACATAAATTCAAGTTTATGTGTTAATGTTGCAATATTAATACCTCTACGTTGTGATAAATCAATAGCATAAGTATCTTCAATCATTTTAACTAATTCATCATCAACAGAGTGAGCCTCTTTTGCTTTGTTATAGCAATACTTCACATAATTTTTATTACCTTCTATCCCTTCATACCCTTCGAGAATATCTTCAATTGATGATAACACATCTCTTAATTTGTTTGCTGAATATAGCATTTTGTCTTTGTCATTCATAACTTTCTATTGTTTACAGTTCAATTAGGATTAACAAGAAAATCAGGTTTTTTGTAATACTCCCATACTTCATCTAATTGTTTTGGGTCTTTCACCCACATAATCCAATCATCTTTTTTAATTTCTTCCTCCAACACATCAATGTAAAATGTTTTCGGTGTAAATGGAAATCCTTTAATTTCCAAAATACTGCGAAATGGGTTTGTATTGTTGATAGCATCTTCTCGGGTCATATAAATAGTTCCCGACCAAGTTGTTCCATTAGGACATCTTTTGATAATAGCGTCATTATATGTAACCTTACCATCGTTATCCTTAAACAATCCACTTTCTCTTTTATTTTGATACCAGGGTTCACCTGCTATATCACTAATATCTCCCCACTCTTCATCTTTACCTGTAATAGGCCCCAGTGGTTTGTAGTTAGCTAATTTGTGAAATAACGATGCTACAATCGGGGCTGAACCACCTGAGTGTCCTTGCTTTGCGAAGACTTCCATTAGTTCCATAACCGCCTCTCCGATTGCTCCTCCATAGTCAGAATCTTCATCAAAGAAGCCTGCTAATTCTAATTCAAATTTTGCGTGTGATGTTGTGCTCATAGTTTTATTTTAAATTTGTAAAGTTTACTTCTCCGTTGGGCATACCAATGTTGATGTCAGTAGTAGTATTAGTCCACCTTATTCCAGTTCCATATTTTTTTGGATTAGGGACCATCTTATTACCCATAATACAACCACATATACCACTTCCACCATTTGTTGGATTACAAGAGCAAATACTTCCATAAGGGACTTCATCGGGTTCTGAACTTAGACTGAATCCACCTGGATGACTTTTGTCCCAAGTTGGAATATTTGGGATAGTTTCATCGTGTGGAATAGATCTATCATCTTGAATTTTTTCAAGAGTATCCAATTGTTTTTTGAATGCCTCTCTTTCAGTTTCTAAAACTAAAATATCCCTATCAAGTGATTTTCTTTCAGTTTCTAAAACTAAAATATCCATATCAAGTGATTTGATATGTGATTTGATATCACTAATTGCTCTTTCAATTTTGTTCATAGTATTTGTTTTTTCAGTTTTGTAAAAACCAAGACCTACAACTTCTTCCCAAAGTTGCTTCATAGTTGTTCTAATGGAGTCTTTTTGATTTTGGTCTAATAAACCAAAATCGTGCCTATATCTCATCGCCATAGAGTCAATCAGTTTTGGGTCTGGTTTCATAATTAATATAGTTGGGAAATTTTTATTTCTCTTTCTACTTCTATCAAAAAATTACTTTTCGGATGATTAGCCCAATAAGCAGTTTGGGATTCATCATCATCTTCCCTCATAAACTGAAATATTTCTTTCACAACAGTCAATGCACATTCTTTGTAGTAAATGTTCGTTGGGATAGGTTTCATTGTGCCATCAGAAAAATCATTTGATTGATTTTTACTGAACATAACTGAATCTATCAGTTGTTCGGCTTTTTCTCTTGGTGTAATCGTGATTGGTTTGTATTTAGGCATACATTTGTTTTTTATCGGTCGAAGGTTTGTATTTTTGCATCAACCTCTCTTAATTCAGACCAGGTTCCCAGATAAGTTACCGCTCTGACTTTTCTATTATCAATCCAAACGTACTCTTGGCCATCCTTAATTGTTGGTTTGTCCATAATTAATCCGTGATATTTGAATCCATTTAAACTCAACCATTCTTCTGTGACCATTCTGTCTTTTGATTCTCGAGCAGTGAAAAAGGTTATTATGTTTCCTTCATCAAACCACTTGTTGATGATCTTTTGTGCATCCATAAAAGGTTTGGCACTCGAATACAAATGTGAATCTTCATTCGAAATATCATCACAGATAGTTCCATCAATGTCAATCAAAAAAATTCTGTTCATTTTTAATCCATTTAAAGTTTAAACCTCCAACCAATTGAATATTTGGGCAAAGTCTGAATCTGATTTTACCCTTTCCCAAAATTCATCTTCTGTCATTATCCTGGTACAATTTTGATTTGGATCATCAATTAGGTACCTGTAATTAACTTCCTCTAATGAAGAAGCAAAATCAAGATATCTGTTGTACATTATCGAAATACCATTGGGATCTATATAGGATTCTTCCATCGAAGAAAGATCATCCCCTGTGTCTAATGGATGTTCCGATTTCATTCGTTCTTTTCCCCTTACCCATAGGAAGGCTAACACTAAAGAAACAATAAAAATTACAGTTAGAATCATAATTTAATTTTGAATAAAAGTAATTGAAAAAATCAATCATCCTCAAGACCGTCTAACAAAGTTACATCCCAATCGGAAAATTCCGTGCCCAACCCCGAAAGGTCGGGAGACTCCTTCAAAATTTTGTCTTTAATCCAAGACTCATAACTTGGAATTTCATCTTCACTTTTGAAGCTACCACTATCTTTCGACTGCTGGATAAAGTTATGATATTGTGTTTTTAAATTTATCATGTTCTTTAATTTAAACCTCATCTGGATCGTCGTTTTCCCAAGAATCTCTAAATTTAGGTTTCGGCTTCAAGTCAACCTCATCCTCTGAATAAAATTCTCCAAAATAGAAAGATCCATCTGGACCAATTTGAAAATCATCATTCATTTGGTTGGGAGAAAATGAAACCTTCTTTTTCCATTCCTCAAAGTTCAAATTAGATCCTGGATTTTTATCCAAAAATTCCTGATATGAATTTTGGGAAAATTTCATTGTTTACTTGGCAAAAAAGAAAAAGTAAGTAAGAAAAGTAAACATCCCAAATAAATCAAAAGTTCTGCTTTCCAAAAAGACAAATCCCCAGCTCTTCGATTTCTAAAATTTAAAAGATTAAAAGATTTTATGTAATTACCTTCTATCCAAAGCTCTTCGGATTTAGAGAAATCTATTGTTACCGAAGATCCCATAGCTCTAAAATAGAAAAAAAATCCCAATAACCATCCTTCAGCTTGTACGTGAAAGATTCCACAGGGTTTATATTTCCATTTGAACATAATCAATTGATTTTGAATATAAAACCAATTTTATACGAATAAAAAATAAAATAATTTCGATTTTTTTGGGTAAAAATCTTAAAGATCGGATGAAATCTTTTTCAAGATTCTCCAATCCTGAACGAAAGAATCTTTCGAATATCTATTGGAGGTTCCTAAATTAGAAGAATCTAATTCCTCCACCAGAATGGTTGTGGGTGTTTTCTCTATAACCTTGATTTTCATGTAGCTAGAAAAAAATTGAATCTCCTCGTTGGTTTCGGAATTCGGACCCAACAAATAAATTTCTCCCGGGATTAAATCAAACCACATTTAGCAGTGAATTTTTTGAATCCTTTTAAGATGTCTACCCCCTTCAAAATCAGTTTTTAAAAAAATTTCTATTGATTTTATTGCCTCGAACGTAGAAATAAATCTGGCAGGCAAACAAAGTAGATTTGCGTCGTTGTGTTTTCTTGAAAGAGCAGTAATATCAGAGTTCCAGCACAATGCTGCTCTAACATTTGGCCATTTGTTTGCAGTTATTGCAACCCCATTACCAGATCCGCAAATTAAAATTCCAATTCTGTCCGTGTCAATCAATCCTGCAACCCGGTGTGCATAGTCTGGATAGTCTGTTGATTCTTGGTGGTAGGTACCTACGTCAATTACCTCATAATCATTTTCGCAAAACCAATCCAAGATTTTTGTTTTCAATTCAAATCCTGCATGGTCTGAGCCTATTATGATGGTTTGGATATGATTTGACATGGAAGAAGAATAGATTTTTTTTCTTAATTTTCCATTCTTATATTTAAACAATTACGAAATTGTTCCAGAAAAACCAATTTTTTTGAAAATAATTTTATCCAATATTAGAAAAAAAATTCGTCAGTAAATTTTTTCTTTCCTCTTCTGTCATTTTTCGGGGAAGATCATAGTCTGATTTAGAATTTTCCTCAAGCCATTCATGTAAATCTTCGATAGTTTCACACAGTACATTTCCAGAAGAATCTGTCATACGCAAATCTTTTCTCGTTCCCCATCCTTTTTCGTAACACCACCAATTGAAAGTTTCTAAACCTTCTTTTCCGTAGATGCTTCCGATTAACATGGAAACAACACTTTGGAGTTCATCCTCAAAATTTCCCAAATCAATCCCATAATAACAAACTGCCCGGAATCTTTCTTGAGAGGATTTAAGTTTAAAAATAATTTCTTTAAAAACTTCGAAATTAATTTTATGTGAAAACATACTTTTTTTCATCTTTTGAATTAAAGGATGAAGATCCAAATGAGAAAATTCCTTATAAGGCAAGAAAATTTTTTCCTTGTACTTCAAACCATGTTTCACAGCATTAACACCGTGAATAACAGTTGAATGATCCCTTCCAATTAAAGTTCCAATTTTACCGAAAGAAAATATGTGACCAAATTTTTCTCTCAAAACGAACATGAGAAGGTGACGTGCTGCAACCAGGTGTTGGGTCTTTTTTTTGTTTTTAAGTTCGTCCAGACTGAATCCAAAAACCCTATTTACCTCATTAACGTAGTGGTCAAAAATTAAAAGCTCTAACGTTGAATGGTACATTTTAAAAAAGATATGGATTACTATGGACGAATGGCTAAACAATCAAAACCCCAGGGTCCCAGGCCGTAAGTAACTGAGAAACCTAGGGGTTCAAGAAATGAAATTAATTTTAGATTGTTAATGTGAACTGACTCGTAATAAATTTGTTTGATGTCAAATTTTCTCCAGTCCAAACTGTAAAGAATTTGATCGTCGATTCCTTCGGCATCTAACATTAAATAATCTAAATGATACAAATCAAATTCTTCTAAAATAGAAGAAAGAGTTCTTGCTGGAACGGAGATCTGAACCACTCTTTCTTTTTGGAGTAATCCGTGTCTTGGCTGGAAAAAATGATCTTGTGAAATAGATGATAAAGGATAATGTGGTCCATCATCCATGTGAAAAAAGAAAGAAGTTTTTCCCGTTGGTGTTGGATCTGGGACCACTGCACAGTCCAAAATAACATGAGGAATTCCAAAATAAGCCTGTGAAATAATCCCGTGGTGAATTTTCAAAGGCTCTGCTAAAACAACTAATTCGGCATTATTTTCTTTAGCCAATTTAGGTAAATGGTCTTCAGCAGTAGAAGTTCCAACTTGTAAAATTTTCATTTTGTGAAAAGGGTTATTAAATTTGGGATTTTATGGATTATAATCTTTAATTTCTCTTTCAACTTCCACCCAAAAATTACTTTTAGGATGGTTAGCCCAATAAGCAGTTTCGGATTCATCGTCATCTTCTCTCATGAATTGAAGTATTTCTTTCACGATTGCCAAGGCACATTCTTTGTGGTAAATGTTTGTTGGGAGAGGTTTCATTATACCATCATAGTAATCTATCGATTGGTTTGTGCTAAAAGCCACCGATTCTATCAGTTGTTTTGCTTTTTCTTTAGGAGTTATTTCAATGGGTTTGTACTTAGACATTTATTTCCAGTCAATTTTAGGACAATACTTGTAATAGGTTGCTTTAACCATTTCAACAGTAATATTAGAACTTTTTTCTTCTTTCGGTAGATTTTTCCTCCCCCATTTTCTTTCTTTTCTTTCTTTTATTTTATCTTGGATGTATTCAATAAACCAAGCACAACCCCAAGTCAAACCTACCGCCCATACAAAAAAACCGTAAATAATTAAATTTTCTAAAATAGATCCTTTATGTGGTGTGTGCCAAAATAACATAATGGGACTGAGAGCTGCAATTAAAAGCAAAAGTATAAACCAAGAAATGAAACTTATCCAAATTCTATTACCAAGTGATTCGTTATACGTATCTTTATCTATAATAACATAAGGAAGGGAAAAAATAAATAGTGGGATTGCGAATACATAAGCTATTACCAATTTCCAAAAGTATGGACATAAGTTGGTTGGAAGTTCACTTGTTCTGTAAAACCAACGGAAGAGTTTTGCTGAGATTGAGTTTTTGTTGAGTTTCATACTTTTACAAGTTTAAATTTTTCACCACCAATTACAATTTCTTTACCTTCGCAAGATTTGGGTCGGTTGTCTTTGATTATACCTTTTGAATTCTCAAAGTAGATTAGATTACCTTGAGAATCCCATTCCTGCTTTAACCAATACCCAGTTGAATCCTCAAAGTAGATTCTATTACCTTGAGAATCCCATTCCTTCTTTGCCCAATATTTCTTTGAATTCTCATAGTAGATTTCATTACCTTGAGAATCGTATTCACTCTTTACCCAACGTTTATTTGAATTCTCAAAGTAGATTTTTTTGCCATTCGTGTCTAGGATTACCAATGTACCATTGGTCTTGAAATCCCATTTAATTTGTTGTGCGATTGTCATACTTTTACAAGTTTAAATTTTTCACCATCGATTTCTACTACTTTATTTTCGCAAGATTTAGGTCGGTTGTCTATGATTTTACCATTTGAATTCTCATAGTAGATTCTATTACCTTGAGAATCCCATTCTCGTTTTGACCAATATCCATCTGAATCATGATAGTAGGTTTGGTTACCTTGAGAATCGTATTCACACTTTCCCCAATATCCATCTGAATTCTCATAGTAGATTCTATTACCATTCTTGTCTTTAATTTCCAAGTAACCGTTGGTCTCAAAGTCCCAGTTGATTTGTTGTCCTATTGTCATACTTTTACAAGTTTAAATTTTTCACCATCGATTTCTACTACTTTGTTTTCACAAGACTTGGGTCGGTTGTCTCTGATTACGCCATATGAATTCTCATAGTAGATTTCTTTTCCTTGGGAATCCCACTCCTTCTTTGACCAATGTCCATTTGAATTCTCCCAGTAGATTTCTTTACCATTCTTGTCTTTAATTTCCAAGTTACCGTTGGCCTTGAAATCCCATTTGATTTGTTGTGCGATTGTCATACTTTTACAAGTTTAAATTTTTCACCATCAATTACGATTTCTTTATTTTCACAAGGCTTGGGTCGGTTGTCTTTGATTACACCACGTGAATTCTCAAGGTAGATTTCATTCCCTTCAGAATCCCATTCCTCCTTTACCCAATCTCCCTTTGAATCCCCAGAGTAGATACAATAGCCATTAGAATCGTATTCTTGTTTTGTCCAATACCCATATGAAGCCTCTCGGTAGATTTCTTTACCATTCTTGTCTTTGATTACCAAGGAACCATTGGTTTCAAAGTCCCATTTGATTTGTTGTGCTATTGTCATACTTTTACAAGTTTAAATTTTTCACCACCAATTACAATTTCTTTGTTTTCACAGGATTTGGGTCGGTAGTCTACGATTGCACCATCTGAATCCTCGTGGTAGATTATATTACCTTTAGAATCGTATTCCCACTTTCTCCAATCTCCCTTTGAATTCTCCCAGTAGATTAATTTACCTTGAGAATCGTATTCACACTTTACCCAAAATCCATCTGAATTCTCATAGTAGATTAGATTGCCTTGAGAATCCATTTCATACTTTCTCCAAGTCCCATGTGAATCCTCAAAGTAGATTAGGTTGTCATTCTTGTCTCGGATTATCAAGTCACCATTGGTCTTGAAATCCCATTTGATTTGTCGTGCTATTGTTTCCATAATTTTTTTAATCTTCAAACAGATTTTCTAAATATCGACACATTTCCCCGAGTTGATGAGCTTGTCCTTCAACAAATCCAAGACTAGTTAAGAAATGGTCATTTTCTTTTTTATACATGTCAAACATACGGCTACCAGTCATTTTAGAGTATTGAACATTAGCTATTCTATCACAAAGTTTAACAAACACAGCTTCTTTGAAGTTACGAATTCCCTCGTAGTATTTGTCATTTGCACGTTCCTTACGGTTCTTACCCTTTTCATTGGTACATGCATATATGATATCCGCTGTAAATAGTCCAAGATTTTCCTTTACATCATTATAAGAAACTCTTGTGTCTTCGATTAAATCGTGACCGTATGCGGCTAGTAGAACCATATCTCTCCATGCTGTTTCTCCATCATTTAAATTGGGGATTAATTCTATGAACTTCTCTGCCACCTTAGCAACCATTCGCAGATGGAACTCATAAGGCAAATATGCGTCGTACATATGGTTTGTAGATTCGTGTTGCTTAAGAATCCATTTGATTTTTTCATTCATATATTCGATTTCTTTTGTGAAATTAAAATTAAGGTAGGACGTTATTATTATTGTTAACCCTCTGATTTTTTGCTACTAGCCAAACCGTTCAACATTGATAAAATGTTTTTACCCTCCTCAGTTTGTTTTAGTCCTTCGAGTAAACCGTTAATTTGTGAAGCTCCTTTGGACGTGAAAAGGTCTGAAAGCTTTCCAATGCCGGATTGTACGTCTCCACTGTTAATGAGAAGCTTGAGATCAGCTGCGGATAAGGCTTTTGCCATAGATTCGTACTGTGCAACCCCGACCACTTGGCTCACCTCCACCTCTTTTACCCGAATCAAGTACTCTTGATAAGGTTTGTTTTCCCCGATCTCTTTGGCCAAAGTGGTCTGTGCAGAAACGCTGGCCAATTCCATCGCCTTTCTTGATTCAGCCTCTGATATACCTTTGGCCTTAATAACATCTGCCTCTGCAGAACCAACAGTTTTGGTAGCCTCTGCCTCTTTACGTTTTGCTTCCAGTGCAGCTGATGCTTCTGTTTCAATACGGTATTTTTCGGCCATAGCACGAATTTCTGTCTTCTGTTTTTCTTGTTCTGCAGTGATGATCTCACGTTCTCTGTCGATCTCGGCTTGCTTGACTTGATTTACCTTTATAACTTCCATCTCTTGCTCGGCAGTCATTCTTTGTGATTTTGCGATCTCCGAGATAGATTCTTGTTCTGCAATTCCTGTGCGTTTCTTTGACTCTGCTTTGGCTATTCCGATGGCCTGTTGAGATTGAGCCTGTGCCTCCCCTGCGATCTTTTCTGTTTCTGCAGTGGTGACGTCAATTTCTTTTCTGGCCTCTAGCTCTGCTTGTTTTGCCATCTTGTTGTTTTTCGCAACTTCAGTTCTTGATTCCATGTCTATGGCTGACATTCTTTTTGCCATGATTTGGTGGATGACCTGGGATCCGTCTGCGTCTCTTACGTCCATCAATTCAATGCTTTTGATAGCTTCTACCCCCCAGTTTTGCAAATCATTGTTGACCGCCTCTGTGAACTGCTTACCGAAAATGGATCTTTCCTCCATGATTTCTTCCAATTTTGATTTGGCCAAAATCGAACGGACTGCTCCTTGAACTACATTTTCTAACTGTCCTTTAAGTTCTTCAAATGATTCAACCTTTTGTGCTGCAACGTTTGTGTCAGATATATGAAAGAAAGCCTTTACGTCAACCACGAAAGGAACACGATCTTTATCATAGGCCTCATATCGTTTTAAATCGATGTCGAAGTTGCTAACTGGCAAAACACGTTTTGATACACCGAAGAAAGGAAGCCAACTTGGCCATTCATAGTATACGTTGGATTGTTTATTGGTTCCATATGAGACCGTCTGTTTTCCACGTTGAACAATGTGTACCACGTTGGTCGGCACGATTCGGCGAAGTGAAACAACGTAAATCAGAATGGAAATCCCGATGATGGTTGGTAACGATAGAGCTACCATGGAGAGAATTGATAGAAACATTTTTTTTGGGTTTAAATTGGTTTATGAAATTGGTTTTTGGATTTTAAAATTTAAATTAAGAAAGAGAATTTGGAAGGTATAACAGAGTTGGATTCTTCTTTTGAATGTCGATATCTGGATACTTTTTTTTAAATTCCATCACATCAAACTTTTTTGTTATTAAATGATGGCCGTTTTTCGTTGGAATAATTGCTTCTATCTTCGGACCCACTTTATGACCGATAGGAAATCCAGCTTCATCAAAGTCAACTTTGGTAATGGGTTGACAGGAATACTCCAGATGTGCCATCATAAGGGGGGATGGTGTTTGTGATCCATCTACATCCACAATCCATCTTTTCTCATGAGTTTGCATTTGACCAACAACAGAATCAAAAAGATTTTTTTGGTTTGGTTGACCATTTCGAATTCTTTCAGCCAAGGAAACCATCATGTTTAAAGAAACATCTTTGTGATTTTGTTTCTGAACATGAATATAAGCTCTTGCTTTGAACATCTCGCACAATTGTTTTATCTCTTCATATCTTTGGTCGAGATGGTCAACACTTTCTATACAGTAGGTCTTGATTGTTCTGACCGACTGGTGGTTGTCTTTTTCACCCTCTGGTTGGTCTTTCTTCCTTTTGAAAACATACAACATGTAGAAATCTCCAGATTTCTCAAAATTAAGAAGAGGTTTGATTAGAGGAAGATTGTCTATCATTTGCTGTAAGTTGTAGCAAATATACGAAAAAGGATTCGATAAAAAACAAAAACCCAAATTTTTTTTGGGTTTTTTGTTATCTTTGCCAGAAGGGCGGGGTTCGAACCCGCGGCTCGCCATTACCTCGACCTTAGCGTGCATTCGATCTCGACTTTGCTTGCGCTTTCAGTGGGTTTCCTTGTAGCACGTTGTTACCCACACCTCCTGTTTTTTAGTCGTCGTTTCTTTCTCTGATTGAACCTGATGTTGAATCCGGAGGGATTGCACCCCAAATTTTTGCAAAATTTTTGTCTTCTATTACACGGGCAATGAAGTCAGATTTTGAAAGCGGATCATTGGTTGTCATCATCCAGGCGTTGTAATATTTCTGGTAAACAAGATCAATGTTAGATTTTTCTTCTCCGAAAGAAATTTGTTGTTTTTGTGAATTTGAAATCATAAGAATTTTTTATTTAAGAAATTTCTCCTACAGATAGTTTTCCTTTAACATCAATAAGAAATTTACCAATTTCTAAAGCATCTGCCAAATAATATTTTCCACCCATATACTTTCTCATGTGACCAAGATTTAAATCCTTAACTTGGGTGTGACCCACAATTTGAATAAAATTCTTTTTGATCCAATAATTTGAATCTGACCTCCTCTTTTTATTCGAAGCTAGTAGAGCGGGTATACGAATCCAAACAGGAGATTGTGTTACATCATTACCGTAAGAATTCCAACCAGAGAAACAAAAAGCTTTAGGTCGGAATACGAACATTTCGTTTATCTTTTCAACCAGATTCCAACAATCCCAGCCATTTATTCCAAATGTATTTTCCATCCAAATGTGGCTGACCCCTGCGTGTGTACAAAGATATCTATCGAAAGAGAATGACATTTGGAATTGAGGTAAGTTTTCGGACAGAACTGTGGAAATATCGAATTGTAAACCCGGTTGAAACCCTGAGTATGTTTCACCAACGTGCATATAGTGAAGGTCGTGATTACCTACGAGTAAAACTACTTCCTTGTCACTTGACTTTTTAAATTCAACTATTTCCTTGAAGTTGTGTAATTGGTCTATGCCAGGAATATCAAAAGAATCAAAGTAATCCCCTAAGAATACAATTCTATCTGGATCCTCCTGCTGAATAATTTTTTTCCAGATGGATCTTCCGTGAATATCACCTATAAAAACTGTTTTCATTTAATTGTAAATGTGAATAATTATGGTTCTGTTATTTCTCATTATGATTCTATTAGTTGTGCAACGATGTTCTTAACAGTTCCAATATCTGCTCTTCCTTGGAATCTTTTATTGAACTCACCGATAGTTTTTCCTTGAAGAGCTTGCGGATTTTTGATTGTATCGCTGAATCCTTTCATGATCTCGATAAGAGAATCTGCGATTTCTTGGTCTGACATTTGAGCAGGCATGTACCTTCTTAAGACACACGCTTCATCACATTCTTTGCGGGCAAGTTCATCTCGTCCAGCATCCTCAAAGATCTTTTGAGATTCTTCTCTCTGCTTGATGGCTTTCACCAAAACTTTAACGACTTCTTCATCTTTTAAGTTTTGCGAAAACCCCGCTTTCTCGGCCTCGGTGATTTTTGCTTTTAAGCTGCTTAAAGCAGACTTCGCATTTTCATCTTTGGCTTTCATAGCCACCACGAAATCTTTTTGAATTTGTTCTTTGAGTGTCATACTATTTTTCGTTTTTAAGAAGGAACTTGTTGCTAATTGCCTTGAAAGAAATGGTAGTGTCCATACTACGAATGACCACTCCTTCCCGTTCAGTATTGGGATTTAGAACTGATTTTCCTTCTGCTTGTTGTAGAAGTTCTTCGATGGTGTCTGGTAGAAGAAACTCAATCCCGAGAATTGGCACGGTTTCGAATCCCAATAACTTCATTATGTTGATAAAATCTCGAAGGTTTAGTCTTTCCTGCTTATCAATGTCAAAAGCATTGTAGAAACGAACGGTATGACCTTTGAGCTTGTAAGGATTCTTTTGAATTCCTTCTCCGATCAATTCTCCTTGGATGCAAATGTTAAGACCGGTTGCTAGTAACTTTTTCTTAATGTCCATTTCACGAGCTACTTTCCAGAAAGTGTTTTCCTGCTTCGGTCTTTCCAAGCCATCTTCACACATTACAGTGCCAGGTACAAAATCTCCGGGGTCAGCAAGTTCCAGGTTGCGAGAGCAGACCCCAAATTCACCGTCCTTGATGTAGAATGTAGCAGAACTCCCATCCAACTTTTCAGTTGCATAGAACTGGTGTTTGCTGGAGAACTTCCATTCCTCGTATTCCTTGGTTAGATTCTGCACCCTCTCTTCATCGGTCTTACGGATAAAAGATGGGAAGTAGCCTTTGACCTTGCCGGCCAGCTCGGCAGGAACTGGCGGCTCGTACTTGACAATGTTCAACATTTCTGTAACATCTAGTCCTTCGAACCAGCCCATATCCAGGTTAGGAGTGCTACGTTTGTAGATCGCATAGGAATCTGCCAATGGTAGGATGAGACCTTGTGATACTTGCCCGCGAAGTTTGATCGTCTTCAATCGAAATCCTTCAGATCCGTCAGACATTTTTTTATACGAGCTCTTCCGAAGAAACTCAAACTCTGGCTCAATTGGCAAGTAAGAGTCGATCTCGCAATAGACTACAAGATCTCCCTCTTTGTGGCCTACGTTTTTGCCAACCACCACTTGCCAGGAATTGATGATTGCCAGTTCAATGGAGTCTGCTCCTTCGATTGGTCGAATCTCACGGATTCTTTGTATGCTTGCTAATTTTCTTTCCATGGTTAAATTGGATTTGTTAGTTGTCTTGTTACAATTCGGCTATCTTCATCAGGACGGGACTCGATTCCCAAAGAAACGGACTTCCCGTAACATTTGGCAACAACAATTGGGTCTCCGTATATGGGGTCAAAATCTGATCTAAAGGAGACGAACCCGGCACCATCACATTTTCGATTATATCCTACCATATCCTTGTGTTGAATTGCCGCAGAAAAAACTATTGCGCTTCCGTCCACAATTACGTATTTTGCTTCGTACATAAATATTTAAATTTTATTAGAACAACAATAATTTCATATTCTTATTGAACGCTAAATTAATAATTTATTTCCAATTTCATTCGAATTTTTCCCGAAAATTGTGAATTTTTTCAAAGTAAAATTGTACAGGTGTACCAGTTTCAATAACCAATCCATAACGTTTGGCAAACTTGTATTGGGTGCTATATTCATTGAGAGAATTCACGAATTGCTTGATATTTGACCTGAACTCTTCCACAGTAAATGAGTTCTTTTGGATATTACAACTGGGGCAGGCTGGATTAAAATTTTCTAAAATTTCATTTTCTGGATTCCTACATGTTCCCTTGTTTACAAACTTACCTTTTTTTCTGTCCCATTTACTATCTCTGACAATTGGTTGAACATGGTCTGCATGCCAACTTTTTGTTAAATTACATCCACAATATGCACATTTCCCGCCATACTTCTCAAAAATTTTGATCCTATCAGATTTTTTCATCCATTTCAATCTGTCTGATTTTGTGAATGGCCTCCATAGGCATTGTCTTCACACAATATTCAACGATATGTTTGAATTCTTCCATAGGAAAAACTAGAAGTTCTAAGGAGAAGACTTTTGAATCTCGATGTTCTTCTACCTGTAGGTGTTTACTAACCTTACCTACGATCTGTTCGGACAATCGTTGGGTTATTTCTTTGTATACAATTTTCTCAAAATCCACAGACGAATGTTCCAAGATATCTTTGGACAAAGTATGTTGACATTTGTGATGTGCATTTTCTAACATTAACGCTTGTTTGGCGGTTTGTAGAGATCTGACGAGTTCTCTAGAAACATGATCGAAATCTTGTGTGTTCATTTTTTTAGGAATTTATTTGAACGTCAAATATGGTATTTTTGTGGTAATCTGATACATAACAACCCATAACGAGCAAAAATGTTTTTTCTCCGGGTATTCCAAAAAAACACCTCGAATCATTGGCGGAAAAGATTTCCAATTCAGATATTCCAACGAACAAAAGATTATCAATCAATTCCCTTGTAGTCTTCATAGATAAGTAAACTCCATCCACATTAAAGTAATGATTTTCTGGTAAGTGGTAATGTCCAGTTTCCTCCGTGCCTGAGGGTATTTCACCTTCACCATCACATTTTTCACAATCAGATTCCGAACCACAACAGTCACACTCAATAGTTCCAAATCCATCACACTCAGAGCATTCTATGTATTTTTCCGAAAATTCTGGAATTAATTTGATTTTTTCAAAAACTTCTTCAAAATCCTTGATTTTAATTCTACCGATAGGTCGGGGAACACCCTCGTAAAATTCGGAGAATTTCTCAACAACTGGAAGTGCCTTGATCCCTTCTGTATCCGAATAAATGTATCTGTTTTCAAAATTTTTATAATCAGGATCGTAGGTCCAAATTAATTTGTAAGAATCCGTAGCACAGACCCATCCATCGTCAAAACAGGTTGGTTTCAACATTTGTGTTCTAAGGATGCTATCCTTAGAACACCAGGATTCAATGAACGTTTGATATTTTGGATGTTCTCTAAGCATTATTTTTTTTATTTAGAAAAGAAACTAAGAAAAAAATACCGAAGAAAATGGTAAAACCCCATCGGTGAGGTTCAATAGGACTATTGAACTTAAACTGACTAGTTGCGTAGGCGCCTAGCATTAAACTACAAATAAAGAATAGGAACAAGAAGAAGTATTTTTTCATTGGTTTTTTTTACAAATATACAGATAAATCTCAAACAAAGTGTGGAATATTCACTCGAACACAAGATTGTGGTTGACCCTCGTTCATCCAAAAATTGTTAATGTAGCCCATAATGTTGGCGGATCCAATTGGGTTGGCCGAATGGGTGTAAACTAAGGGAAAAACGATACCAGATGATTTTTTTTCTGACCTACTTTCTTGAGTAATGTAATTGTCAAGATAGTGATTGACCAACCACTTAGCACAATCCATTCCCGTCTTTTCAAGGATGTTATTGTAATCCAATTTGTAGTTTGGACTCACGTTATTGAAATATTCATTCATCGCTGTATCATCCAAATCGTGATCCAAAGAAATAAGTTCAATATTTTCCAAACCCGTATTCGTGACAGTTTCCACGAATTGTTCGTAGTTCCTAACAACCACCCAATTTTCATCTTTGGGTGTCCTAACGTCATCTAAGTAAATTTGTTTTTTCATTTTCAATTTTTTTTAAAGCCACTTCACGACGGATCCCCAAACGGAATCTATAGAGTTAAAGAAAACTCGGTGATTTCCATTTCCTAGGGTTTGGGGTATGAACTCGAATTTAAAAAACCCCCTTATATAGAGGAATCCGATTTGTTTGTGCATATAGAAACCTCCCTGAGTGAATTGTGGGGTTTCAATTTCAACATATGATCGACCTAGGATAAAATCGTACAATTTAGAAAAAAACAGCAAGAATAATTTCATAGATTGATGTAAGTTGTTTTTTTGATGCTCTCTCCTATTTTTTCTTTTTGATTTTCTTTAAAAAGTTCAATTACATCTTCGGCTTGTTTTTGGGTGGGGTATATGTGTCTAGACTTATCACTTGTTGATGTTGTGTGAGAATCCGAAATTATATTTTCCCATGATTCCCATTCCCAAAATTTAACTTGTGGAGTATATCCCATCTCGCCAGAGTTTTTTTCCTCTACCATAATTCTGTATTTCATTGTTTAGTTTGTTTGATTAAAGTTCTATTCAATTTTCCATAGTTTGATTCACCGTCAAAAGCTCTACCAATACGGTACAAATGTTTAGGTGATAATCCAAAGTAACCATCACAATGATAAAATTTATCCATTTGTTCTGGAAGCATATCAGAGTCATCATCTAAAATTGCATAATCCTCAACTTCAGGATTTTTATCTAACCATTGCTGTATTTCTTCTCCCCTCATACCAAACCCCCTTCCAGTAATCCCAACAAAAGTTCCCTCATTAAATCCAAAATGTACCAAAGCATCTTCCCACCACTCTGGAATTAATTCTTTTTTCTTACCAAAATGATGTCTCCAAACAGATGAAACACAAATTTTAGTTCCAGTTTCATTACAAAAATTAGAAAGCCATTTCCATTTTTGTGGACAAGTTTCTCCAATCAACCTTTTAAGCTGAAATTCGTAGGTGTAGTAAATATCGGGTGTTTTGTGATTTGCATAACTCACAGGTTTTGATTTGATACCTAAAAACTTTCTGATTAAGTAGTAGTAAGTCCTGGGTTTCAACCACCTTTTTTTGTGTCGGTTCTCGTAAAAAACTTCAGAGTTCATAACCCCATCAATATCTAAAAATATAACTTTCATACTTTTACAAGTTTAAAATTTTCGCCATCGATTAGGATTTCTTTGTTTTCGCAAGACTTAGGTCGGTTGTCTATGATTAGACCACCTGAATCCTCAAAGTAGATTTTATTACCTTGAGAATCGTATTCTCGTTTAGCCCAAACTCCATCTGAATCCTCAACGTAGATTAGATTGCCTTGAGAATCATATTCACACTTTTCCCAATATCCATTTAAATGCTCATAATAGATTTCATTACCATTCTTGTCTCGGATTACCAAGAGACCATTGGTCTTGAAGTTCCATTTAATTTTTTGTGCGATTGTCATACTTTCACGAGTTTAAATTTTTCACCACCAATTAGGATTTCTTTGTTTTCACAAGGCTTGGGTCGGTAGTCTATGATTTCACCATATGAATTCTCATAGTAGATTACATTACCATTCTTGTCTTTGATTTCCTTTAAGTTACCGTTGGCCTTGAAGTTCCATTTGACACTGGCCTTGAAGTTCCATTTGGCACAGGGTTTAGGTCGATCGTCTCTGATTTGGCCAACTGAATTTTCAAAGTAGATTACATTGCCTTGAGAATCCCATTCTCGTTTTGACCAATACCCATTTGAATCCTCCAAGTAGATTTGATTACCTTGAGAATCCCGTTCATACTTTTCCCAAAACCTATTTGAATCCTCAAAGTAGATTAGATTATCATTCTTGTCTTGGATGTTCAAGCATCCATTGGTCTCAAAATCCCATTTGATTTGTTGTGCTATTGTCATACTTTCACGAGTTTAAATTTTTCACCATCGATTTCTACTACTTTGTTTTCACAGGGTTTGGGTCGTTTGTCTTTGATTACACCTTTTGAATTCTCATAGTAGATTTCTTTACCTTGAGAATCCCATTCTTGTTTTTCCCAATATCCATCTGAATTCTCATAGTAGATTAATTTTTCTTCAGAATTGTATTCATGCCTGTCCCAACCTCCCGTATTTTCAAAGTAGATTAGATTACCATTCTTGTCTCGGATTTCCAAGACACCGTTGGTCTTGAAATCCCATTTGATTTGTTGTGCTATTGTCTGTATCATACTTTTACAAGTTTATATTTTCCACCAGGTGCAAACATAGAAAAAAGACCTAAGCCTTTAAATTCTACTACTTTACCTTCACAGGGCTTGGGTCGGCTGTCTATGATTTCACCATATGAATTCTCATAGTAGATTACTTTTCCTTCAGAATCCAGTTCCCACTTTCTCCAAGTCCCATGTGAATACTCCAAGTAGATCAATTTACCTTGAGAATCCCATTCATACTTTTCCCAAACTCCATCTGAATTCTCCAGGTAGATTGGTTTACCATTCTTGTCTCGGATTACCAAGAGACCATTGGTCTTGAAATCCCATTTGATTTGCTGTGCTATCGTCATACTTTCACGAGTTTAAATTTTTCACCACCAAATTCTACTATCTTACCTTCACAAGACTTAGGTCGTTTGTCTTTAATTAGACCATCTGAATTCTCATAATAGATTTCATTGCCTTCAGAATCGTATTCATGCTTTCTCCAATATCCCATTGAATTCTCACAGTAGATTTCTTTGCCTTTAGAATTCCGTTCCCACTTTGCCCAATATCCATCTAAATCCTCAAAGTAGATTATTTTACCATTCTTGTCTAGGATATCCAAGTCACCATTAGTGAAGTCCCATTTGATTTGTTGTGCTATTGTCATACTTTCACTAGTTTATATTTTTCACCTTCAAATTCTACTATCTTACCTTCACAGGGCTTGGGTCGTTTGTCTATGATTCTACCAAATGAATTCTCCCTGTAGATTAGATTGCCTTGAGAATCGTATTCGCTCTTTTCCCAAACCCTATTTGAATCCTCCCAGTAGATTAGTTTACCATTATTGTCTTTGATTCTCAATTCATCATTGGTCCTGAAATCCCATTTGATTTGTTGTGCTACTGTTTTCATACTTTTACAAGTTTAAATTTTTCACCACCGATTAGGATTTCTTTGTTTTCACAAGATTTGGGTCGTTTGTCTGCGATTACACCATTTGAATCCTCACAGTAGATTACATTACCTTGAGAATCGAATTCATACTTTGCCCAAAGTCCTTTTGAATCCTCCATGTAGATTAGATTGTCTTGAGAATCGTATTCACGCTTTGCCCAAAATCCACTTGAAGTCTCAAAGTAGATTAGGGAATCATTCTTGTCTCGGATTTGCAAGACGCCATTGGTCTTGAAATCCCACTTGATTTGTTGTGCTATTGTCATACTTTCATTTTTTATTTTGTAATTCTTCTAAATAATCCTGAAGATCTGATGAGGTCATATATGTTTTACTAAAATCAGGTTCAATTTTCTTAATTTGTTTAATTGTGTCTTCTTTTTTACCAAGTCTGTAATAATGAGCCTCAATAGCATCTGCTAAGTCTTGAATATATTTTGGTGCAGCAACCGAGATTCTTAAATCATACCAAGACCATTTTGTTTTATAGTCTGTGAATGTTATTCCTTTGGTTAGTTTTCTATGCAAATTATGTAGTGTTCTATTACGAACTCTTACAATTGATTTATCATTACCAAATACCTGAAGAAATCTAAGAAACCAACGAGGACACCACCAAGGTTTTGCTTCATAATCCATGGCCAAAACTAATGGGACCATAGCTTTATTATAGTATTTGTCATCAGGTACAGAACCTAAATAACCATACTTTTGGGAAAAGTTTTTGGGAAAGAATATGAAACAAATATCACTCCACTTTAAATCACGAGTATAAATTATTCCTTTCTTTCTTCCTTTCCAAAATAGTAGAGATTGTCCAAAGTCTTTGACTTTATCAATAAGCGGACGATTGTCCTTAATGTAAAATTTACTTTTTTTCATTTTTTGTAATTTTATGAAAGCATATCTTCAATTAACATGTACATTCCATAAAGGAAAAAAACCAAGATGGCAAATAAAATTAAATTAGAGATGAATGAGAAAATTGGGTTTATTTTTTGGGTTGACATATAAAATTAATTTGAATCCGGGGAAGAATTAGAAATGGGTAAAGAATCAGGTTCACAGTGATTTCTGGTACAAATCTGTTGAATTTTTTCTATTACAATAATTGTGTCTTTTGTAGGAAGTTCTTCTACAATTTCCACTGGGGAATCCATAACTTTTGGTGAGGAAATCTCCGTTTTCACTGATTTAATTTGTAAGTGGATTAACCTTTGAAGCGGTTCTAAAATTTGAAAAACCAATCCTAGAATTAAAACACAAGTGACTAAAGTCATAAGCAACCCGGCCCAAAAGGCAATTTGGAATCCATAATTTCTAGGCTTTTTGTTCGAGCTCATCTAAAATTGTTTTGAGTGAGTGTTTTATGTTAGAGGTTATTTCCATTTCAAATCCAAGTCTCCGTTCTTCCATTTCAACATTGTAAAAGTCAATGAGTCTTTTCCAACTTCGATGACTGAGAGAAACTGAGTAAGAATGGACGTTGTTGATAATTTGAACGTGTTGGTTCTGCATGATGACATAGATCTCAAGTCTTTGATTTTTAATGTACCTCTTGTCTGTTAGAGGGGTCATTAAAATGACAGAGTCTTTCATTTTGACTAGTTTTTTGCACAAAACTACACAGTCTCCCTCATGGGGAAGAAGCTCTGACCTATTGGAATAATCTATGTCGAATTTTCGTACAATCCAAATGTAAATTTTTTGGATCTTTCTTCGCAAGGAGTGTGAATTGAAGGGTTTATTAGTTATCATTTGAATTGATTTACTACCCAAAATTACAAAAAGATTTCCACAAATAAAAATAAAAAGGGTAAAATATTTTGTGCTTTTATGCCTTTTTTAAATTGTCCAGGTCAAGGTTTCGGGCAAAAGCAAGTGCTTTTTGTGTTCCCTCCCTGGGAATACCCTTGTCAATATTTGTAGCTGGTCCAGCATTGGCATTAGATACCGCCTTTGTTGCATTTTCTAGGTTGCTAAAATCGTTGTGGTCTTTATTGCCGTATTTGCGTTTAATTGTGGGATTATTGAGCATATCTCTAAAATAAAGGGCAACCACATCTGCTGCAACCTTAGAATCACGATCTAATATTTCTGGATCAGAAACCAAATTTACATTAGATCCAATTGACTTTAAAAGGTCCGTATATCTTTGATAGTTGGATTTGAATGTTAGCCCATTGTATCCCCTACCTCTATACTTCCATCCATCTCCTGGTGAAGTGTTCCCGTACCCTTGTGATGTACCACTTGGATCATCTTTTCCATAAACACGATCCCAAAATTTAGAATCATCTTTTTTTAGAGCATCTAATTCCGAATCTGAAAGTTCTTTGACCCTGGATCCAAAGATTTCTCTAATTCTAGAATTCGGAGTGGTTTTATAGGACATCTCCGCTCTCTTGTGATTGAAAGAGCTTTCTTTTGAAATTACACCAAGAACTCCCGCTTGAACATATGGATTTGTAATGCCTGCCTTTTTCAGAGAATCGATAATTTCCCCCATCGCCTCCTTAACATTGACCGGGGAAGAATCCAATTTTATTTCTCCTGAAACGGGTGAAGTTGAATTTTTTCCATCCAAACCTTTTTCTATTTCTGATGCTAAACTGCTTACACTTTGTGTAGAATACACCCCCATCGCTTCTTTTCTTTGATTAACAAGCCATTTTTTGAAATCATCTACACCAGATGAATTTTCTTTATCTTCGTTCATAATTTGGTTTTATTTATATATCCCTCACCAATTTGGAATAGATTGGTAATAAGAATCTGAATCTATAAATTGAAAGAGGTTTGAATTTTCGGCAACTCTAATTTCCATGTTTCTTACTTTTTGTTTGTGGTCAGAGAAAGACAAAAATTCTCGAGAAATCATGGGCCAAATGGTGTAATTCTGGATAGGAACTTTTTCTGACGTTATGAAGTGGTCAAAGTCTGGGAATTCTTTAGATTTTTGAATATTTTGTTCCACTTTTGAAATGATCGTGTTTCTATAAACCACAAAGTTAATTGTTGAGGCGTACCCTATCGGTTTGGAAAGATTCTCTGTTAGAATTTGCATTTCTCCAAAAAAATAATGGTTTCCAATTAGACAATCCCAATCATAAGGCAAATCGTTGAATGCCAATTTCAACTTAGATAAGGCACCAGGTACCAAATAAGCGTCGTCCTCCATAACAACTATACATTCTTCTTCTGATAGTCCTTGTTTGAGACAAGAAAAATGTGATTCAAAAATTGCAGACTGTCTGTCTTCTTTCTCAATTGCAGAAAATCTTGAAACTTCAAAGTTATCGAATAAATCGAAATTTCTGGATTTAAATTCATCCCATCGATCTGATCTTCTATCTAAATTTATAACATAAGCTTTGGAAGGGAATTTACATGGATTCAATTTCCGTAATTCACCAGAATCTATGGATTTCTTAATTCTTGATAAATTTTCTTCCTTGTTACTTTTGGAGACAGCTCTAAAATAACCATGGCCCCCAGATGAACGTAAAGGATCATTCATCGTCCCAAAGATCAAAGTCTTCTTGTTCTTCGTAGGGATTTGTTTCTTCAAAAATCAACTCCCATCCATCAGATTCTTTCTTCCAAACTTTTGAAGAATAGGGGAGATCTACAGTCCAGGAATAATTTGATCCTTGATCAAATTCAACAAAGATTGATTCTAGAGATGCAATTAAATTCGAGAATTCTTCGTCCCCTAAAATTTCAACTCCATCCTCCTCCAAGAAAATCTCCCAAACCCCAATTTTTCCCACCTCGACACTTGATGAGATTTTTTCCAAAAGAACTTTATTGTAATTTAATTTTAGAATTTCGGATTGAATGAATTCTAATTTAGTTTTGTCTGCTTTTTCAGATGAGATCAAGTCGATCTGAAAAGATCCATAGTCGGACATGTTTTTTATTTTTTTTATATTATTTTCTCAGACACCAAACAAATTGGTTTTCATATAAGTTTACCTGGTTTGGTGTAAAAATGGGTAAACTCAGAAATTCATCTACAGCTTGAACAACGCTAGGCCATTTAGGATTATAGTCATGACCTGCTATAAATCCTCCAATTTTGATTTTTGGGAACCAAGAAGTTATGTCTTCTTTAACATTTTCATATGAATGTCCGGCATCTATGAACACAAAATCTAAAGATCGATCATCATAATCAAAAGAGGCCAGATTGGATTTTTTGCGGACCGGATTGATAATTTCTTGAACAGGACTTACGTTTTTTAAAAACTCTTCATAAAGCCAATTTGGATCTTCAAGAATTTTAGGGTTGAACGCGTATGAATTTGGATCGATGTGTTCATCAGATCCATCCCATGTATCAACACAATCAAATCTTATTTTTTTCTTTGAATTTATAATTTCAACTGCCATATAGGATGAACTTCTTCCCTTCCATGACCCAACTTCGACAAAATGAGATCCATCTACAAAATGTGAAACCATTTGAGAATAAAAATCCGGATATGTAAACCAGTTTTCTCCTAGATTTTGATAAAAATGATCCATTGTTATACGTTGGCCATTAAGGTGACTTTCAAACCTTTTGAAGGATGAATAAGATAACCGTGTAATGCCCGTGTAGATCCTTCATATCCATGGTTGTGGTGCCATCGATCTGATCCAGAAAGACTAGGCATTTGAAATACCTTTACTCCCTTATAATCTTTTACCATTTCGTGGTGGAGGTGTCCAGTAAAAAAGCTTCTGTGTTTAGTTCTGGCCCAAGCTTCTTGCGCTTCGTTGGCCATAAGATAAGGAAGTTCTTGGAGTTTGGTTCCGTCTCCGTGTGTGAAGCCCAGCAGATTCTCCCCGTACTCAAAATACTGTCTGAATTTGTGGCACCGAATAACATTCACGTCCGAGCAGTTCCGATAATATGCACCCAGATATTGTAAGAGCACGTGTGAAAGTTTGAAATCGTGATTACCTGCGGTCAGAAGAATTTCAACAGGAGCTATCTGTCTTAGTGTGTCAATAAATTCAACCATGAGCTGCTGACCTTCCACCATAATTTGGATGAATGTTCCGTCACAATCTTGAGGAGTACCTTTGGTGGTAGTACCACCTAAAGTATCAACATGGAAAAAATCAGATCCTACTGGAACTACAATTTTTTCCACATTGTAATGAACCACATCAGCTAAAATTTCTGCAGTCTTTGTCATTAACAGATCTTTCGCCATTTGCCTGCTATATGCTTCTCTGACTTCCCCAGACCAAGAATATTTTCCGTAGTGAAGATCGAAGGGAGAAATTACCAAAGAATGAGGATCTCCATCGGGCAATTTCAATTTGGGTACCTCATACTGGGCAAAAACCTGGGAAAGTTTTTCAACTAAAGGGTTAATGATCAGTCCTCTAAATGCCCACCAATTGCTGGCCGCTTCTTTAATCATTTTTTCCTCTTCCCTAGTATATTTTTGAAAGAAAGAAAATTTTCTTTTTTGTAAAGCATCCGCCACCATTTCCTCCTCTTCTCTCATGAACATTTCCTCGTCGGTGAAAGGCTCAGAATCGTGGGTCCATCCCAGAATTGTCTTCAAAGCGACAAAGATGTTTCGAGGGATTTCAAAATTGCGGCAAATTTCGTTGATTGTCTCGGGTGATCCTGTTAAAGCAGAATATCTGCTTTTCATATCACGGATGATTGTACCTGTAAATTTGTAAGCTTTATTTTTGATGTAGACTATGTATAGATCTTTGGTCTCGTCATAGTAATAATCCGTGCTGTGTTTGTACTTTTTAAAAGCAGATCTAGCAGCAGATTCTTCCTCCTGGATCATTTGGTCCAAATCTTCATCGGTCACCTCCTCAGTTTTAAATTTTTCCTGGATGTGTTCCGTCACTTCCGATTCAGAATCAGGTTCGGCCAAACGGGAAGAAATTGCTCGACGAAACGAATCCAATTGGGAAGAGCCTAAAGTTATGTTCTTGTCCTCGACAATTTTTTTTGCAATCTCCGTTTTGCTGAGACCAGATTGGTGCAACTGTCTAATTTCTTCTTCATACTTTAAAACTAAATCTCTAAGGGAAAATGAACTCATATTGGGTTTGAATTTTATACCGAAACGGATTTTGCTATATACTTTAGAAGTGTTGAAAAATTTCGAATTCTAAAAAATTAATTTTAAGATTCTAAATTTTTTTGTTCTACGGATTTTACAATCGATTCGATAAGGAGGTCTTTTTCTAATTTCGAAAAGAAATCAGTTACGTATTTACATTTCTCATATTCTTCCGTCGATTCGTAATAAATCAACAAGGAAGTTTTAATGACATCTCTTCTTTGTATAAGATGAGGATGCATTAATGCACGAGATCCCATTTTCTCCATTCTTTGGAGAGCGCTCTCATAAATATTCCGATCCAGTTTTGGTTCGTTTTGCAATTTATTTTTTTATTTTGAGTTGTTTCTCGGATCTTTTTTTTTGGTTAAAATCCTGTATAATTCTTCACACTTTTCATATTCTTCAAAAGATTCCAAAATTTTTAAACAAGATTCACTTTGTGTCCAAAGAGAACTTCTTTCTCCATATTTTACCAGCTCCGAGTAAATTTGAAGTGCCCAATTAAGATCTTCGATTGATTTGGGGTTAGACATAAGTGAATCTGTAAATTCACTTATATATTCATAACAACAGATAAATCAGTTTAAAAATTGAAAAGAATCAGCAGGTTTTTGGAATGGTAAACCAAATTCCCCAGGTGCGTTATATTCAACCTGTAGAAGAGATTCATTTTGTTTGTTTTTATATACGTTCAAAACCTTGACAGTTTTTTTTGTAGAAGATTCTCTCAGTATATCTCCTTTTTCTACTCTCATTCCATGTACGTATGTAGAGCTGGCTAATTTGTAGTCTTTAAGTTCCATTTTTTTAATTTTTGTATTTGTTTTTTTACTTCTGCACAAATTTCATACCGTTCCAATTCTTCACACCAAAGAAGAAAATTTTTGAGAAAAAGATCAAAATTTTGTCTTTCGATGATAATGGAATACCCTTCTCCACCGACCTCTTGATCGTCTATTTGAAAAATGATTGTGTAATCCTGTTTTTTTGTGATGGCTTTTGAAACCTGTGCATAGATGATGGACCAGAATTTATCCTTCTCCTCGAAAGAAAGATCGTCACTGAACGAAAAATTTGAGTTTTTCACTATTCAAATTTTATTTCGGGAGAATTGAATTTATAACACCAGAAAGATAATTGGTGATTTTATAAGGATCTGCATTTGAACCTGGCCTCCTGTCTTCTAGATATCCTTTCCATGTTTGAGAGGTAGACAATGGAATTCTAATAGAAGCACCTCTGTCGCTAACTCCCCAGCTGAATTTATCAATGCTTTGGGTCTCATGCTTGCCTGTCAATCTCATTCGATTGTCAGAGCCGTAAAGAGAAATGGCGGTTTCGTGAGTTTTACCCAATTCCTCACAAATTTGTTCGAAGTATTCTTTGCCTCCAGATTCTCTCATTTCGAAGGTTGAGAAATTGGTGTGCATGCCAGAGCCATTCCAGTCCTCATGCTCGCCCATGGGCTTTGGATGAAAATCAACTTTTATTTTATATGACTCTGCAATTCGAACCAGAAGAAATCTTGAAATCCATAGGTCGTCTGCCGCTGCCTTTTCTCCTTGACCAAAAATTTGGTATTCCCATTGGCCTAACATTACTTCTGCATTAGTTCCAGTGATGTTGATTCCACAAGACAAACAAGCTTCTAGATGTTGTTCCGAAATTTCTCTTCCTGCAGAATATGGGTGTCCAATTGAACAATAATATTTACCTTGTTCTTCCGGTACACGGAAATTTTCGAATCCTACAGGAAGAGTTTTGTCTTTATTAAACCATCGAAGAACATATTCTTGTTCGAAGCCGAACCAAGTGTTGAAATCCTCATCGTTTATTTTAGCTCTAAAATTCGAGGTGTGTGGGGAATAATCTGAATTTAAAACTTCACATAACACAATGAATGAAAATCCACCTTTGAGAGGGTCCGCATACATTTTCACGGGTTTTAAAATACAATCTGAAAGTTTTCCATCCGCTTGTCTAGTAGAACTACCGTCAAAATTCCATTCTGGTATTTTCGAAAAGTGATTTCTTGCCCAGTGCATCGGAGAAAATGAACTTTCCCCTTCAAAGGGAACATCCAACACTTTAATTTTCGATCTTAGATTCGGCTCTGGTTCATATCCATCCAACCAGACATATTCCAATTTTATTTTCATATGGGAATTTTAATTTTGATGTTGTTTATACATCAAATTTTAAAAAAATTTCCAATACAGAAATGAAATTATTTAGATTGAAATCCAGTAAATGTTTTCTTGAAATCTTCGAATCCCATCAACTTTCCTACAGTTGAATGTTTCAAACCTAAGGAACCTTGCTTTGTTCCAAAAATCTTTTGGTCGTACCACTTAATGAAATTATCTGGCGTGGTGTATTTTGCTTGTGGGGTAACTGTTTTCATAATTTAGGGGGTTTCCGATAGGAAAAATATTTTTGCCAGAATTCCAACCAGGGATGTAAAGAAAATCCAAAGAGCCTTGTTGACTCCAGATTTCCACTTTACTAAATCAGAGTGTTCTAAAACCATCTTTTGGTAGGCAGCATCCTCTCTTTCTTGCTTTCTTTCGAATTCTGCACGAAATCTGGTATTTTCGTTTACTTTTACGATAACACCATCGTCTGGATCTAACAATTTGCGTTTAATGTCTGATAACTCTCTTTTCATTTCGGCTTGAGAGTTTTTAAGATCCTCCATAGCCATCTGAATAATTCTAAGATCGCTAGAAGGAATTCCTCTCATGTTAGAAAGTTCTTCGTGAAGAATTGCACGGATAGTTTCGGCGAGTGGGGTAGGTTCCATGGTTGGATTATATATCCAACATAAACCTGAAATTTTTAGGAATTAGATTCCCAGCATACACTTGTTTCGGAGGCAATAATGAAAGAATCCACAGTTTCTGGATCGGTATCTATCACGAACATCCCATAATATTCACCGTTTAAAATTTTCGATTCAATTATAAGAGATTCGTGCATATTAATTAGGGTGCAAACTTCCAAATGTGATTTTGCACTTTTTGTTTTAATTGTTGTTATCATGATTCATCAATCTTTAAAATTATATTGTTGACTCTTGGAGAATCTACTATGAAAAATTTGCTTTTATCAACTTCTTCAATTATAAATTCTGTGGGATTTATACTTCCTCTCAACCAATATTTGGTTTTTCCAATTTTGAATTCGGTATCCAAATGATCTGGGGTTAACTTTGAAAGTCTTATCCATTTGCTTTGATTTCTGATAAACTGGGTTCGATAGTATTCCAACAAAGAATCCGTTGGTTTTTTTATTTCTCTAAAAATTTGGGCCATTAATTTGTTTTTTCCTTGAGTTATACAACCAATTGGAAAAATAATTTCCCCGGTTGAATTTGAATTTTTACTTACGATTGTTGTGGTGTTTGCATTTGTAATCTCAAACTTGTTAGATCGTCCATAATAGGACCAAGAATGAAAAATTCCTTTGACTCTTTTCCCATCTCGCAAACTCCAGGTTGGCAGTACCAATAAATGTTATAGTGAAAATGATTGTGATCCCCCGAAGACATTCTCTTCGATCCATTGACCTCGTTGGTCCAAGGATCCTCTCCATCGACCAGATGTTTTAAAAGATAATTTCTATCCCAAATGGTGGCATTGTGGGAGTGTAAATAATTTTCTCCATCCGAGTACTTTAGAATTTGTTTTTTGTTTATTTCAAATGGGGTTGGCTCCAATTTATAGGATTCATAGTAGTGCAATTTGGTGTGGATTTTGATTGAGTTTGCATTGTGTAACTCAACAAAAGAAACCAATTCTTCTAAAACTTCATCCCCGGGATATGAAAAAGGCCACATATCTTCTTGGATGTAAATTACCCACTTAGAAGGAATACGTTCTAATGCCAATCTCATCCTGGTAGAAAAACCATTTTTGTCTGTCAACCCTGTTAAAATTGGTGTAATACCGGGATTCACGGTATATGGAAGATTACGACAAGACAAATTGATGTCATGTACATTTTTTTCCTCTGAAGCCCAATAGACCGGTACCTTTTCAAAATTCCAATTGAAGTCAAGACCATAAAGCATACCAAACCAATATTGTTGGTATGAATCACAGGTGTGAACGAGCAAAGAAAGATCCATTTTAAAAATTTTGGAAATAATTCGATTTTTGAAGCTTTTCTAGATAATCTGTAATTTTAGAACACTCTGATTCTCTCTTTTCCCCGTGTAAAACTTTGATCGATCTTTTTTCTTCCGGAATTTTATAAAAGCATAAAGAAGGATCTGGATTTTCCTCGGTCATCCACGATGAAAATCCAGGTTGACCCTGTTCATAAAAATGTACGGTTGTCTCTAAACCATCTCTTAAATTAATGTAACACAAAGGCAAACCCTCGTTCGTTTTTTTCCAGGACAAAACATTGTAAATGGTTTCCTCGTGATAGGCAGCATAATAATTCAAATCTAAATTGAGTTTTGGTAACATAAAACAAAGCTCACGCCACATTTTCACAAAAGATAAACAATCTGGTGTGGCTAATATCACGTTAGTTGTTCTGTAGGTACCCCTCGAATCTGGAAACATCTGTAGAAATTGCATTAAAGGCCATTCTAAAGTTTTTGTGTGATCTGCCATGGGCCAACATCCTTCAAATGGATTACCTCTTTCTTTTCCAGATTCAATCATAATCATGTACTGATGTATGCCTTCTGAACAGAGAGGATAGTTCTTAACAAGCGGAATCCAATCGAACAACTCGTCAACAATAGGAGTTCCTAAACAATCTGAATCTAGATAGCAAACCTCTTCGACACCAGACTCCAAAGCTTTTTCGATGGCAACAGTTTTGGCACAAAGGATTTGATAAATTCTTGGGCTTTTTCTTTCGATATAAAAATTTCCATCTGATTGTGTTCCAAAATCTTCAGGTCTCAAAGAATCGATAGGTAAATCAATATGAATTAGATGAACTTCCGTAATATCTTCGAAAGGATTGACGTTTTCCCGACAATTTATTCCATAAATTAGAATAGGAATGTCGGAAAATTTACGAATAGATAAAGCCAGATTTCTAGCGACCTGAAAATAATTTTCAGTCACATGGGTAATGTATGCTCTTTTCATAAGAACTCCCATCCTCCACCTGGAAATTTTTCTTCTTGGACTAAAACATTAAAATTTTTTAGTTGTTCATTAAAATAACAAATGTAATTAATGTACAGGTCTTGTAGTTTCATGGGTTATTAATTAATTGATTTTATTTGATCAATGTTTCTTTTAGTATATCCTTCTTCTGGGACATTTACCAAAATCTTATTGATAAAAACCGACCTAAGGCTATTGCTTACCATATACTCACGAACACGCTCCCATAAATCACAATCACTTGGTGATACATTTCCAGTTTCCTCGTAAACATCCCGAAATAAAAGGGGTATTTTCACAAAATTCATGCAAACTGTTTGTGTTAATAAACGTGTGCAATGAGGGTAAATTTCGTGATAATCCTTGTCGCTCGGCAAACTATATAAAGGAAATTCCTGTCCATTTGTGAAATATCCTTTGGCAAAAACAAAGTCAGCCCCCGTTATCTTGATGCACCGATTAACTTCCTCTAAATAAGTTGGATAGTAAAAATCATCATGGTTCTGCAAACATATAAAACTATGACCATCTCTCTTTGCCAACTCAATACCAGTATTTATTGCATTTGCTCCGCCCGAACTCCAAAGCTTATCTCCATCTTCATATTTATCCCTCTCCTTGGCGTGAGGTAAATTTACAGCTTTGATTCTATGGTCGTAACTCTTGGCGATCTGGCCGAATTGTTCTTGGTCTGAGTATTTGTCACCAATCATGTAAACTTCAAAATCTTGGTGAGATTGAGCATAAATACTATCCAAAAGCCTGCGAATGTAAAATTCGCTTAGGCCATCGGGGCGTTGGTAAGTCGGAAATACTATTGGGAATGTCATATCTTTATTTTTTAATAATCCGGAATCTAATGTTTGTTTCACATTAATCTTGATTTTTTTTATAAAAACGTTTATTTTCTGGTTGATACCATTCATCTAATGAAGCTGGGACTCTTGAATGGTAACCTAAAAATTGTTGCATTTCATAAGTAAACGAATTCATTCTTTCATATCCTAAAGCTCTAGGATAATCTAATAATTGTTTCATAAATGATTTACTTATAGTAAAAGGAATAGCTCTTCTATTATTCTGGGTTTTATTAGGAGCTGAAGAATGCCACACATTAGAATTGAATATTAATATATCTCCTCTTTTTCCTGTTGCTTGGTGGGCATTGTTAAAAAACTCTTCATCGGTTGGTTTTCTTTCTTCTAAATGGGAACCGGTAAGAAGATAAGTCCCGCCATTCTCAATAGTAAAATCATCTATCATAATTAAACAATTAAGCATTATAGGAAATTCTCCAGAATAAAATCTTAGATCACGATGTACTATGGATGAAAAATTAGGTTGGTTAGGTAAATTATTTAAAGCACTAAATGAATTTAAAATACATTTACTATGGAAAAAATTATCTTGTAATGATTGAATAAACCCATTTTTAAGTAAAGTTTGTAAAAATTCTATAAATACCGGACTACTTAATAAAACATGAAGGGCAACCCCCATTGAATTAATATCATTATTATTATATAATTGAATATTTCTATGTTCTAAAAATGCTTTATCTATTTCACTAGATAGTATATCTAACCATTTTTTAGTTATTTGATTACGAACAATTACATAACCTTTTTCTTTTAATTCTTGGGATTGCTGTATTATCATTTTAAAAATTTTTCTCCTTCAACTCTATTTTTAATTATTTTAGCAGGGTTGCCGTATGCTAGTACATTTGATGGGATAGATTTAGTAACTAAACTACCTGAGCCTATTACTGTGTTTTCTCCTATTTCTAATCTATCCATTATAGTTACCCCTAATGTAATAGCCGAAAATTTTCCAATTTTAACATATCCCCCTGTTAAGGATCCCGCAGATATACTAGCAAAATCTTCTATTTCATTATCATGTTCTACTTGTGCCCCTGTAGCAAAAAAAGTAAAATTACCTATTTTAGCTTTAGGATTAAAAATACATCCAGCCATTGCTACAATCCCTATTCCTAATTCAGTAGTATTTCCTATAATAACTGAGGGGTGAATAGCATTCACAAATTTAAAATTAGGTATTAATTCATGTATTTGATTATAAACATAATACCTACTCCAATTATCTCCTATAGAAATTACTCCCCCATATATGTCATTTTGATTAATAATTTCTTTCAAATTTTCTTGACGACCTAAAATAGAATAACCAAATCTTTTACTTCCTATCTCATGGATTGAGTCAACAATACCAATAATATTATATTTTTTTTCTTTTTCAATAATATCTATAGTATAATGAGCTTGGTTACCTCCTCCTATTAAAATTATATTTTTCACTTTGTATAAATTTTAAATTTAGATAAGTTGGGGTATGGAAGCTCCAAATCAGCGTTATGCTTTTTGCTACCATCGGTGTTGTAAAATTGATTCATTAACAACAAGCCCCTCGTTGCAAGTTCGGGCATCATATAGAAATTCCATCCGAGCATATCAAAATGATCATCGTGATAACTGCACTCTCTCCTACCGCTATACCTTGCTCTTTTAAACCACAAATAAGCCTGATGATCATCGGTAAGTATTGCTCCTCCCTTGGATAACTTAAAATGCTTGTACGGACCTGTAAACGATATGCACATATGGGTATTGGGAAGATACATATCAGCCGTAAACCTTAAAGCACTATCCCAAACCCGGCTCGGTTTGAGTTGGTATGCGCCCTTCAATGTCGTTCCTTCAACTTCTTCAAAATCCACCCTTGCCCCTGCGTGGATGATTTCGCAAGGCACGGATGGGTATGTTCGTTCCGGGATAGTAATTGTTGTGCCTCCAACTTTCTCGTACATCAATGCTAAAAACAGTCCATTGGATTGGTTGTCTAAGCACACTGCATAAGGAGCGCCGGTGTAGTCCGCAAGGCGTTTTTCAAATTCGTTGGTAATGTCATAAACAGTTTTCATCCAGATAATTTTTTTTCTTCTTGGTGAATAAAATTTTAAATTTTGATTTTTTTTAAATAACCATTAGGGTTGAAAGTAACATTGTAACCATAAAAATCACACCATTTTCTATCTATTTCGAATTGTGGATTTTGGGGCAAAAATTCTCCTATTGCTCTAAGAGGACCTCCGTCATAGTTTTTTTCGATGCCCATCCAATTCACAGTTCCATCTTCAACGATCATATAGGAATCTTCGCTGATTAAATCTTTGAATTTATTCATCACAGACAAAACATCGTTATATTTGTGTGACCCGTCTTCAATCAACATAATTTTTTCAAATGAGGATGCATAATCCAAGTTGTATTCTTGATAACCTCCCAAGAATCTCTGAATTCTTGGATGTCGATTAATCAAACCCCTCTTTTCTTCGGAATTTGATAAAAAAGTTTCATCCTGAATATCCACAGTATGAACCATACCTTTACCTATATTATTTAAAATATCACCCAAATACAGGCAGGATCCTCCATAATTAGTCCCTATCTCTATTATCAAATCGGGTTTTATTTCATTAATTATCATTTGATACATTACGTAATCAAATGGGGATTTTTCAGTTATGATTCCTCTATATAAAGTTTTTAGATGTCCATCCATGATACCATCTAAATTTAAGTTGTATGAATTGTTCATTTTTTTATTTTAAAGATCCACTCTCATAGTATTGCACTCCCTGAAAAATCCACATCTTTCATAGAAATTTATTCTCTCATCAAAACAGGATAGAATAACCTTATAACATCCAAGATATCTTGCTTTTTCCAATGCTTTTTGAACTAATAAATAACCAATTTTATTACCTCTAAATTTTTCTTTTACTGCTACATCCTCAATATACCCAGCTATTCCCCCGTTCCTTATTAATTTTTTTTGAATATGAAGGGTAATTGTTCCTATAATTTCTTCCCCTTCAACCGCTACAAAGTTATGATTGTTAAGCATCCACTGGTCTAAATTGTGAATTTCAATTTCTGTAATCCACCATGTTTCACTAAGGACTTTCAATAAACCTAGTTCATCTCCTTTTTGAAATTCTCGAATAATCATGATATTTATTTTTGAGATTCTAAAACTCGATCAATTACAAATTCAATTTCTTCGTCTCTTAAATAAAGATGCAAAGGAAGACTGATGATTTTTTCGCTTGAAATTAAAGAATTGGGGTTTAGCCCAAATTGAGATTTATACATCTCATAATTAGTATTGTCTCTATAATGAACCCCGGGATAGATTCCGTTCATATTCAAGTATTCCATAGTTTTATTTCTTTCCTCTACAATTATTTGGTACAAATGTCTGGAAGAGATTTCCGTATAAGGAGAAACTTTAACTGATTTAATGCCAGATGATTCAAAAGCAGTTTCATAAATTTTGCAGATCTCCCTCCTTCTTTCATTATCTTCTTCCAAATATTTGAGACCTACCAAAGCCATAGAAGCCATCATAGAATTTCCATGGTATTTAAATCCGACATCTACCAGATCATATTCCCATTTATAACTCCCTTTATCATGGGATCTCTGGTAAGTGTCTTTTGAAATTCCAAGCCAAGATAATTTTCTAGCTAAAGCGTCGTAATCCTCGTTTTTAAAACAGATCATTCCTGAATCAGCGGTAGGGAGGTTTTTAACAGCCTGAAAACTAAAAATGGAAACATCAGCATCTAAACCAACATGGTCTTTCGAGTATCCAACCCCAATCTCTGTTTTGTTTTTGACCCAGGTTCCGGCCATATGTGCGGCGTCTAAAATAATTTTTAGGCCTTTTTTTTTGCAAAGTTTTACTATTTCATCAAACCTACCGGCATTACCACCAATACCAACAAATAAAACAGCTTTGGTTTTTTTAGTAATTTTTGATTCAACTGACTTAGGATCTAAGCAAAGAAATTCATCCACGTCCGCAAAAATTGGTTTCAACCTTTCGTACAAAATCGCATGATTCGAAGAAACGAAAGTTAGAGGAGACGTGATAACCTCATCTCCATCTTTCCATTTATTTGCATCTTTCAAAATTTTCAAGGCAAGATGTAAACCTGATGTGTTAGAATTTATAAAATGCGAATGGTTGAATCCAGTGTACTTTTTCCATTCTTCTTCAATCTGCTGAGTTTTAAAACCTAAACCAGTCCAGCCCATTTCCATACATTCCTCCATTATTTCGAAAATTTCGGAAGTTCTAAATTTAGGTTTAAATAATTGAATATTTTTCACAACAAATAATAATTTTTTACTAGAGCATACTTAGACAAGTTTTCTCTTTTAATTTTTATAGAATCTGTGAATTGACATGTTTCATCTCCTATATTCTGTAATTTTTTTGTAAAAACTACAGAATCCCCATCTACAAACAAATCATTCAATTTTTCTTTGTACCAAGTTCCTTTTCTCAAAATAATTTCTCGTTTATAAAATAATTCGCCATTTTCATTTTCAATCTGAATTTCGAATTTTATTTCTTCCCCGAAAAAACCGTAGTCTACTTCCAAAAGCAATGAACATTCACTAAGATCTTCTTTCCAAAATATCGAAGAAGTTGTTTGGGAATGTAAAGAACTAGGTCCTGGTTGTATAACTGAACTTTTTAAGTTCCAATTCCCAATTCCAAAAAAATTATCTAATTCTTCATAATTGCAAATTAAATTGTCGTCTTGAACAAAAAGTTGTAAAATTACATCTTCACCAGAGCAATTAGGAAAATGTTTTTGATAAACTGAATTATCAGAAAAATCTATATTTGGAATTCTGTTTATTAAAATTTCATCAACGCTGAATCCGAAAAAGAATCCAGAAAACCAACTGCTAAAATTTGGGCTATTTCTAATAAAGAAATTCCTTTTTTTTCCTAGGTCATTAAAAACCTGATTAAATTTTTCTAGGATATTATCTGGGCATTTAAAATCACCTACAAAATAAAAAGAAAAATCATAACCTTTAGAATGAACAAATTTTATAGAGTTAAAAAATTGGGACATAATAGCAACAGACCAACCAGTGATTACTACATAATCTCTAAACATCTCGTTTCCAATAGTCATAAATTTCATATAAATTGGATTCGATATACCTTGTAAATTGTAATTTAAAATGTCGGAATCAAGGAAATGGTAATTGTTTTTCTTTTCAAAAATAAAATAAGTCGAGTTTTCAATTATTTCTGGAGTACACGGGTGATGGCTGGTAAGTAAAACATCTATGTTATTTAATTTGAATTTTTTTAAGTTCTCTAATAGAATTTTCTGTTCATCTTCTGTTTGAGGATAAGCATCAATAATAACACAAAATTTTTTTTCTGTGTAATTTTTTTTGGAGTCCATTCTTTAAAAAATATTTAATTTTTCTTCCAAATTATCAATTTTTCCAAGCCCATATCATGTTTCCAGTGTGGTGTGTTTGGAATCCATTTTCTGAAAAGATAAGCAACAATTGATCCGGAGGATGAATATGATATTCTAAAACTATCTTTGGTATAGACTTTAAAAATTCAGAGCTTAAGTAAGGCAAAATTTCCCATTCACATCCTTCACAGTCGATTTTCAAAAAATCTATTTTTACTCCAGATTCTCTAGCCCATTCTTCCAGAACAACTCCTTGGCAAGAAACACTTTCATCAGTATGATCAAACGAAAAAGAAACTGAATTCAAAACACTAAAGTCATGTATGTTTAATCTTAAATCTTTTTTTTCAGACCACACGGCTGAATTGTTAACATGAATTGGTAAATCCCCAAAATTTGTTTGTATAAAGTTTGATAATTTGGGATCTGGTTCAAAAGAGTGAACTTTAGAAGCACCTTGTGTAATTGAAAAATAAGTGAATAAACCAATATTAGCCCCAATATCAACAACAACATCTCCAGGTTCTACTTTACAACGATCGTGGTTATATTCACCGTTAAGAAAAATCTCCCAAAGTACCAATCCGGTTGATAAGTCTTTTTTTGAAAGATTACTCCCTATATTTTTCAACTTGTTTTTTTGGTCTAAATTTCTTACATCATGTTGAAAAACATCCGAGTAATCACAAACTTGAAGTAGGATTTCTTCAGTTTTAGAATCTTCCACTACAAAAGTCATTAATTTTGTAATTCTACCGTCATAAGATGCCCAGTAGGAACATTTTGGAAGGACTTTCATTGTTTCCCCCCTGAAAATTAAACTAGTATATGAATCAATGAACTTAATTACAATTTCTTTTTCTTCATCAAAATGACTTGTAAAATCTATTCCGTTTCTATCTGGTAAAATGTGATTCAATGAGATCATAATTTATTATTTGTTGTTTTGTTTAAGAACTTCTTTTTCTTTATTGAAGCAATGTAAAGAAGTGATGTGCATGGTAAAAAGTCCAGGTTTTACATTTTCCCAAGATTCGGGACTTCTCTCTTTCAATTTTTCTAGAACCCAAAAAACTTTGCGGCAAGCCATGTAAATATCGTCCCTGAAATGGCGGAGGTAGTCGCAAGACCTTATGTAATACACGATGTGTAAATAATCTGCTCTTCTCATAAAATGATAACCGATTGTACAAGGAACTCGTTCACCGTGAACAGAACCAGTGTCTTCAGGGAACCACAAAGGAAGAAATGCCTGCCTTGTAAAAGGTTCTCTTTGTAGCAAATCGATCACATCCCCAAAGTCACCATAATGGTACCTGATACCAAACATGGTAGATTTGGGTTCTTCCGATGCAAATTTAGGCCAGAGCCTTTCGGGATAAGTGTGAGAAAATTTCTCCTCGATTTTAAACTGGGCGTTCTTCTTTTGGTTGAAAGGCCACCATTCGTTCGAAGGTGGTGGATTTAAAGGTTGGCCCCCTATTCTTTCTTCAAAATGATCGTCCGCCCAGGGAAGATTAGGTCTGACCTCCTCGCGTAGCTCCTGAAGTGTACCTGGCACAAACATAGAGAAAGATGTATTTAAAGTTTCCCACATGTCGTCGGGAGAAGTTATACCCTGCCATCTCTCGGTCTGTACAACATATCCATAGTCGATCAATTTTTCCTTAGCCCACTTGATGGCTTGTGAGGGCTTTTGAAATGTTTTCAATTGAAATAAATTTTGAAAATTATACAGATCAGAAACTATAAGTTTCTGTTTGATTTTATTTTATCTCAAAAATTTTATTGGTTCAACCAAAAAAATAATTCTTCATTACCAATCAAATTTAAATCCCTAACTCTATTTTTTTGAAAAACTTTATATTCGAAATATGGGTTGTCAAAGGGAACGAGCTCTTGTCTTCCTCTTTTAATAAGACCAACTCCCTCATCGATATTAAGAGTACAAATATTTAAGTCAGATCTAGTTGCCTTTAATTTATAAATCGTTTTCCAAACCGTTCCGTTCCATGGCTGTCCCCAATTATCCTCAACTAATCTGGTATAATTTTCTTCATACATAAATGGGTCACAATCATGCAAAACAATAACACCATTTTCTGATAAGTGATTCAAAGAATTCAATATGTCTTTTTCCACCTGATAAGAAAGATGTAATCCATCAATAAAAATTAGGTCCCACTTATAATCAGGAGGTAAATCCAACAAATTATTTTCTAGCCTAATAAAGAATTCATCCGATGTGTATTGGTATTTAACTGGATTTTCCTGGTACTCTAAACCTGGATCTACCCCGGATTTTTCTGGACATTGAATTAAATCGAAACAATCCCACGGGAATCTAACTCCTATTTCTAAATAGGTATTAAAATTTTTTGTTTGAATGATTTGGTTGATTACTTCAGATCTGTGCATGAATATAAACTTGTTTACCAATTGTACTGAATTGATAATTAAAGTTTCTTGGATACAAAAAATAGCAGGATTTAATCCTATAAATTATCTATTCTTACTGCTCATTTTCCGGTACAACTTGTATTCTGGTGTTTCCTCAATGGAATCTAATTCGAATCTCTGGAAATTTCCGAACCTCATAGGTCCATTTAAATTAAACCTTTTGTGTGGTTCGACTGAATCCTCGTAAAATTGACAAATTTGCTCGTGATATTCGGAATCTTTTTCAATAAAATATTCTTCTGGGTTGTGATAGTAGTCAAAAAGATACTCTGCCCATTCGGAGGGATTCTTTCCTCCTCCAAATTGTTCGACAAATTTTTCCATTTGGATTTCTTCATCCGTCATGCTTATACCCAAATTTTGGAAACCTGAAATCAAATCATCTAGATCTGACCCAATATCATTATTTTCATTCAAAATTGAGAACACCCAAAAGGATTTTAAATTATTCATGATAAATTATATATCCATTTTTTTGCCCACAAAAAACCCGACCTGAATTGGGTCGGGTTTTAAGCTTGTCCGGAATTACTGAACTGCCGTGGTTGAATCTACAGAGGTAGTGTCCGCAGATTCAACTACTGTAGAATCCACTGTTGTCTCCTCGGAAGGAGCAGTTTCTTCTGTTGGTGTAGCACATGAGCTCAGAATCAAAGCTGAGACAAGCAAGAAAAACAAATTTTTCATTTTTTTGGTTTTGAATTTTAAATTATATATTCATTTCGAAGAATGTTTCAATGAATTCAATATTTTTTATTCAAATAGAAGAAGATCCATATTCCATTTCGAGGTAAGACATCTCTATTTCTGCTTTTTTCTGGTCATATCCAAATTCATTCTGAATTAAATTTACACCATATTGTCTCCATTCCAAAAGCGTTTCCCCCTTCAAAGGAAAATTCAAATTCCAATAGGGATCTTTATTTAAAACTTCTTGTTTCAGATCAAGATAAATTCTGTGTCTCTCTTTTAGAGCGGCAAAAATTTTGTTTTTGTTTTTCATTTAATTTTTGATTTTATTAAAATTTTGAGGATTCGAGATATTGTCTTTTTCTTTCATTCAGTGTTTTTCTTCCTTCCGATAACCAATTTTCCTGTGCGTTTGAATTTTCATCTTTAGTTTCTGATGGATAAGTTAATGAATTAGGATGAACACGATAAACATAACTGGGATATTGAAGATATTCAATTTTTCCTCTTAGAGAAAGCTCAAAGTTCATCGGCCAGTCGGAATAAGGAAATTCTTCCATATATTTTTGAAATAAATCAGGATAATTCACAAAAAATCTAGAAGATGAAGTAACACAGTTGTGTTGATTAGCAATAAAATCCGAAGAAGTATATTCCTCTTTTTGTAAGTGTTCAGGAGGCCCAAAAAAATAATTTCCTGTTCTTAGAGGTTCGAATTTTTTTTCATTCTCGTTGTATATTATGTAAGCCGTGAAACACATTGATAAATCTTTATTATTTTCCATAATTTCATACTGATTTTGGAGTTTGTTCGGATCTATCCAATAGTCATCAGCATCTAAATAAGCTATGTAATCACCGGTTGCCTGTTCAAGTAAAAATTTTGTATTTTGTATTTCTCCGGAATTAGATCTAGAAAAATAGCGAAACGAAAATTTATGTCCTGGAAGTATATTTTTAAAGTACTCTAAAACTTCTAAACTTTGATCCGTAGATCCATCATCCGAAACCAGAATTTCTACGGGGAAAGAAGTTTGTTGACATAAAACGGAAAATAAACAGGTGTCCAAAAATCTACCATAATTATAATTAGGTATAATGACCGTTACTTTTTTCATTTTTAAAAAATTATTGATTTACAAAATAAAACATTGTTTGATGTTCCCCGTTATTATTTACATCCCAATAAAAAGAATGTCTAACTTTTCCTGGAATAAAAAAAGTTTCATTAAGAATAGGATCGTGTGTTTCTACTGCTATTTTATTTATTTTATTTAAAATTGATTCATCCAAGTTTTGGAATAAATCATATTCTCCACCTTCAATGTCACACTTCAAAAAGTCAATTTTTTCCAAATTGAAAATTTTGAAAACATCCTCCATTTGCAAATAAAGGGGGTTGTGTTTTGGTGACCATAAGTGTGTTGGATGTAGGGATTTTCCCAAAACAGAAGCATTCAAATATTTTACATTGTTGTGTTCTTTTGTATTTTCTATAAGACAAGAAAAAACTTCATAACCTCCATCTATAGCTATTATTTCTTTACATTTTTTTGCTGCCAAGTGAGTAAAGAAACCAACATTTGCCCCCAAATCAACCACCACATCTTCTGGATTAAGTTTGCAATCCCACATTTCATAAATGCAATTAGTTTCAGAGAATTCCCAGCCATAAATTTCCTTGAAGAGAAATTCATAACCAAAAAAAGAATTGGAACTTAAAACAAAATCAAGATTTTGATTCCAATAATGGTTATTCTTGTCTGAAAAAAGTTTCCAATTTTTTCCTGTCATTTTATTTATATTCATTTATTTTTGGCTATCACCTTTCGAAACCCGATAAGAATCTGACTCAATGTGGTGAGTTGAAACTTCAAAGATTATACCCTCTGTTATTGCTTCCAGTTGATGTGGTGTTCCTGGCTTTTGTCTCACACAGTCACCTTTTTTTAAGGTTGTCTCAACTACATCTGCATTCCTGGTGTCGATGAATCTATAAATGAAAGTTCCTTCCTGAACATACCACGTTTCATCCTTAATCAAATGGTAGTGCATAGAAAATTTGGCTCCGGCTTTGAAGCAAAGAAGTTTCCCACAATACAATTCGTTGTTTTCGAAAACAATCTCTTGCCCCCACCCTTTTGGTATATTACAACTGGGGCATTCCAAAGCATTGTAAATATGTGAAAGGTTGATTTCAATCATTTCAATTGGAGGATTTGGCAAATAGGACATTTTAATTCGATATATAATTTTATGGAATTTGAATAAAAGTTTTCGAATTTTGGTTTATATTTGTAAATAATTAATTAATAATGGAAATTGATAAAATAATCAATTCGATCAAAAATCACCTGCTGAGCATCGAGCTTTCATCTGATGGGGAAGATAAAAAAAATCATTTGATTGTAATTAAGCAGGAAGTTGAAAACTTATCTGTGGAATATCAAAAATTAAAAGAAACACACGATACAATCATTTCTCAGTTGAAACAGGAAATTTCTAGATTGAATAGGCTTTGATTTCAATTATTTAAAATTTTTGCGGAGAGGGAGGGATTCGAACCCCCGGATCCTTGCGGATCGGCTGTTTTCAAGACAGCTCTCGTAAACCACTTGAGTACCTCTCCAATTTTTATCAAACGAAAAATTCTAACAAACCTCTTTGGTTGTATTTGACCTTATTTTCTTCATTCAAAACAAATTTTTTTGTAAGGATAAATTCTTTATCTTGTATTTTAACTTCTGTTAATTCTTCAGAAGGATAATACCAATACGTTCCAGGGTATAGATCAAAACTTTTACCATTCACTTCACACTGTAAACCATAATCTTTATTGTTCATAATATACAAATAATAGCCTTGATCAGAAGGAATAGTTTCACAGATTATTTCAATCCCGGAAATTCTATTAATATAACTGTTTTCGAAACCTTGAATAGAATTAAATCCATCACACGATTTTATCAAAAATAATTCCTCTTCTGGATAAAAAAAATTATAAAAATCATCTTCTAAATATCCACTTAAATTTTTGATGTCTGGACTTTCTTTAGTAATTGGAAATCTAAAATTCCTAACGAAAAAATCAATATTTCCACCAAACAATAAAGTATGATAGCCATAACTTGATTCAGTTGGATATTTGTGAAAAATCAATTTTTTATTTTCTTTCAACATCTCTGAAAGATGTAAATCAAATGTTTGTAAATCAATATCACCAATTAGATTGTCACACTCAGTGAAAAAAAAGTTGACAAATCCCAAACGTTGACCTAGTGAAATTCCATTGATCATATTTCTTAAAATAGCGATAGAGTGACCTGGATTTGAGATAGAAACTCTAAATTGGGAGTTAGCGAACCAAAACCAAGATGTAGATTCTAACATGATGTTTTCCGAATCATAAACACAATAATCAACCATTTTTTGAATTTCTTCTGGTATTGGGAGGTGTGAGCACACCATCAATTTGTAATTTGTTTTTTTCAATCTGGTCAAACAATCTTTTAAAATATCCAAATGATATTGACTAGAGTGATAAGAATTGACAATAATTATCTTTTCCATAAAAAGGCGTAGTTCTGCGATTTTATCCCTCTGTCTGGGAATTTTTTTTGTTTGAAATATCGTTGAACCTCATTTGGCTCAACTCGTAATTTGCGTTGACCTGAGCCCAGAGTTTATCACATCTGGAATCCAATTGTTTCTGTAATGATTCAAATAGTTCTTTTTCAGCTCTTATTCTCGAGTCTTCTCGTTTGCCGATTTCATCTGTAACTTCATCGATTCTACTGTGGATGTAAGAATCATCAGAATGTAGGTTTCCCCTTGTAATTTCAATCTCTTTCCAAACCGATTCAATGCGGTCAGAGATTTTGTTTGTGATTTTTCGGTCTAAATCCGAATTCATCTTAAACACGCCCACCACAGTGACCAAGACCACCACGGTAAGCGCACCTAAAAGAAAATAAAGTGTTTCCATAATTTTTAAATTTTTTTTGAAGCAGAACTACGCCTTTGGGATTTGTATATGAAATTCCACAAAAGTTTCCAAAAAAAAAAGTTTGTCCGAAGACAAACTTTGTTGTGGAGCTGGGCGGATTCGAACCGCCGTCCTGTTAGGTAGATCTTGGAAACTCATTCACAGGCTTAGTCTATTTTTATAAACAGACAAATCTTTACCTCCTAGTTTTTGACTGTGATAGGAGATAATCCACAGCGTCTTCCCTTACAGCGATCTGAAGGGTATTGGGCCGGAGCCCGCAGGGTTACTGAGGGTCGACGAATTTTGTGGTACTATTAACCCTTTTTCCCACAATTGTGACTTTCTGTTCCTGGGCGTCACCTCCCGGTGTTTAGGCTGCCAAGGCAACTTCAACCGACTCCACTGAACCTAGTCCAGCAAGAGCAAAAAATGGATTTTCGCCATTTGAAAAGTACTTAGGATATTTAGGTGCTTCCAAAGCTAGCACCGCCTGCATCATGTCAAAGAACTTGTTCCTCCAGTCGATTCCTGTCAGCCCCGAAGTTGTGTTTATATATGTACGAAAAAAAAAGTTTCATAATTTGACCTCAAATCTTTTCGCCATAGCATCTAACTTGTCAGAAGGAACTCCGTGAACATTTTCACCCATGTGTCGGTTTTCTACGATCGCGGTGGAAACCAGATAACCGAATTTTTCGGCCATTTGAAAATAAGGTTCCATTTCCCATTCCTGTGTAAATGTATTTGATACGATAATTAAAGGGTGGTCCAAAAACATCCAATCTTTAACCATTGTTTGGCACCACTCGTGAGCCTGCTTTAATTTGTCACCTTGGAATTTATATTCTCCATCTACCATGAAAAATTGGTCAGCTTCAACGTGAAAAACCCCATAACCTCCTAACCTTTTGGCCAAAGTTGATTTACCAGATCCGGGCAAACCCCGGAGTAAAAGAAGTGTATTCATGATTTAAATTTGTTTAATTGGTTTTCTTTGTGATTACCCCATCGATGATTCCATAGGCCTTGGCTTCCTCGGCATCGAGCCAAAAATCACGGGTTGCGTCCTCCTGAACCTTTGCCGGATCCTTACCACAAAAATCACCAAGTAGTTCAAATAGGATTTTATTCACCTTTTCCCATTCTTGAAAGTCAATTTTTGCGTCCTGGATGTTTCCTTCGAAGCCTCCAGAAGATTGGTGCAACATCACCTTAGAGAAGCGAAGAGAAAATCTTTTTCCCTTGGTCCCAGCACCTAATAGCACAGATCCCATAGAAGCTGCCATGCCCGTGTTGATTGTGGAGATGTCAGATTTAATGTACTGCATGACATCCACCATTGAAAGTCCAGATTTAACCGATCCCCCTGGTGAATCGATGTGCATTGTGATGTCCCTTTCATCAACGGAATCTAAAAACATCAGCTGTGCCTGAACTACTGTCGACATGGAATCACGGACCGGACCTGCCACCCATAAAATTCTGTCCATCATGAGTCTTGAAAAAATGTCCAATTGTGTCACCCGAAGTTCTCTTTCTTCTAGAATGTAGGGGGTTAGTGAGCTTTGAACTTGTTTTTCATAGTAGTCCAAAGTGGAGGAACTAATTCCTTGAGATAGGGAGAATTTTTGAAATTCCGAAAAAAGTTTTGACATGGTTTTAATTTAAAATGTAAAATTTTCTAACCCAAATATACGAACAAGAGAACTTAAAATTCCCTTACTTGTGATAATTAATTAACCTTTGATGATTCCTTTTAAAAAGGTTTCTTTAGCAATACACTCATCCTCAAATTCGTTCAAAAGCATGAACATGAAACCAAACAAAAATATGGCCCAAAACATGCTATGAAATTTAAATCAAAGAGGTGTTTACTGTTCTATTTGCAACCCCGGCTATTCCTGGAAAAGAAGAAAAAACGTTGGTCATATCTTTAATCGTCGTGTCCCAAGGAGAATGGCTTTCGTTAAATCTGACCATAGGATAAAATACTGGTGATTCGTAATTTCCACCCCGGATTGGCATTTTGCACCTGACTGGCGGGTGACTAACCGCCTGTAAATAAAAAACTGCAGATCCATCTGGAGTAAATCGAATTTCGGACACCTCAATGTCACTTCTCTCTTTTCCAGTGAGAAAATTTTTTAACTCGTCTCTGAAGTTCATAATTCTGAAGTGTGTTTTTGAATGAGATCCTGATAAAAACCTTCGGGTTTCAAACCTTTAACGTTTTCTAAAACTGAATTTTCTTTCATAAATAAAACCGTAGGCAAAGATCTAATTCCAAATTCCGCTGTTCTTTCCTTATTTTCATCAACGTTAATTTTCACAATTTCAACGTTTGGATTTTTTGATTTTAAATTTTCTAAAATTGGATTAAGCATACGGCAGGGTCCACACCATTCGGCATAAAAATCTAAAATTGTAAGTGGAGTAGGGTTTGACATAAAAGTTTTTAAAATATTAGATAAAATAGAAAAAATTGTTTCTTTTCAATAAACAATAGTTTGTGTCATATCTGGATTTGTTCTGTAAATTACCTCGGGACCAGGTGACATGATAACTGAAAGTTCATCTGACAGTGTTTGCAAACTTTGGATAAAATTTTGAACGTCGTCTTTTTTGGAAGCGGGAAAATTAAAATGAGTCATAACATCATTAGTCAGGGACTCAATAGAATCATCAAATTGCCCGGCATCATGAAAATCCATGTCCTTTTCATATTTTGAAACGAAGTCTTTGATTTCGTCCTGTTCTACCTGTGACAAAGAAAGATTCGACACAAAATCATCAAATTCTAGAATTCTTTTCATATGACAAATTTTTTTGATATATATATATTATAACCAAATAAATACAAAATGGAAAAACATGATAAGGATAAAGATTTCTTGATCCAAGATTCGACAGAAGAATTTGAAACAACTGATTTGGATTCAAATGATGAATTCACCCTTGAAGAGGAGGATTTTGACGAAGAGCCAGCAGAAGATATCGTAATTCAACCCCAAGAAGATAAAGACGAGGATGAAGATGATGATGATGAGGAAGATGATGACGAAGATCAGAAATCATCTGACACCGAAGATGAAATTTCCATGCAATATTACATGGATGATGAACCAGGAAAACCGGAGTTTAAAAAATCTAATAAAGAAGAAGATGATGGGGAAGATGATGAGGATGATGAAGATGAATATATTTCTTTAAGTCACTCAGGGGAAGAACACAAAACCCCACAGAAATCCTCAAAAGGAACAAAGATACTTTCATTTGAAGATTTTGTAGATGGTCTGGACGAGGATTAATCCTCTGAAGTAGTACTTCTTCCAAGATCTCTACGGATCAGTTTTCTGACATAGTGAGAAATAGAAACTGGGGGATCACCTTTAGTTAAAGCTTGTTTCGAGATTTTTTTCCCAAGTTCTTCTAGATCTTCGCTAGAAAGCAACACTTGGATTTTTTCGGATTTTTCTTCTTTTGCCATGATTGATTTTTTTTTAAATTGATTCGAATTTTATACCTCCATGAGGCATTCCTTTTGTTTTAAGTGGTCTGTAACCTTTCATTTCGTCTGTAACTACGAATGCCTTATGAGGATTAACCATTACCCCCATTCTTTTCATTAAACCTCTATTTGCCAAAAAAGGAGTGCTTTTTTGAATTCTGTCAGTAGGTGCAACCTTAACATCGGAAATTTTAACTCCATTGAGCATCAAATCCAATGATATAATAGGTCTTTTTTCTTTTTCCCTTCCAATTTCAGTGTTTGTGTAACCTATAATTTCATCTGCGAAAGTATTTTCACCTATTTTCCAATATAGAACTCCATTTTTTTCCTCCAATTCATCAGCGTGAATCGAAGAGGCTGAAGATCCATTACCAGTGTCAAATTTTGCCACCATTTTACCAATTCTGGGAATATCTAAAGTTTCTAAATAGCCAACCTCCATTTTGCTATAGCTCCAATTATTCTTGTCTATAACATAGTCAATAACATCTCCAACAATAGGTCTTCCAATTGCCTGAGAAATACCTTCTGTTCCAGGAGAAGAATTGACCTCCAAAATGTAGGGTTTACCCGATTCAGCATCAATCATGATGTCTACTCCACACCAGTGGCTTCCGACTGCATTAGCGGCTTCACAAGCGAGAGCTGCTGTTTCTTCGTCGATATCATAGGATGAAACCTGCCCTCCCAAAGAGTAATTAGTTCTAAAGTCTTTTTCAACAGCTTCTCTTTTCATGGAACCGAGAATGGTGTAATTTCCTTTTTTTGAAATAAGTGGATCGAATCTTTTAACGATTACCTGAATTCTAAGATCAAAATTAGAATTAATCTTTTCTTGTATCAAAATTTCCTTTTCCGGGTCTAGCTTTGCTATGGTCTGATAAACCGACTTTAAAGAAGCATAAGAATCAACAATCGAAACTCCAATTCCCTGGGTCCCAGACAGTAATTTCATAACGACAGGAAATTTACCTCCAATCTGCTCCAAAGCGGAATCTAGATTGTCTTCCCCGTTGACTAATGCGTATCTAGGAACGGGTAAACCCTCACCCTCCAAAATCCGGGAGGTAAGAAATTTGCTTTCACAAATCTCAATTGATTCTAAAGAGTTAACGCAAAAATATCTAGATGCCTCCAAATCTCTCATGATTTGTTTGGTGTAGGAGTTGGTAATAACTCCTCTCCGAGGAATAATTGCAGTTTTATCTGGTTTAATTAGAATTTCTTTGCCATCTTTTTTTCCTTCACGAACCATGTGTCCGTTGTAAATTTTTTCCAACGTTATGTTGTTTATGTCCACCACGTTGCAGACGATTCCCCGATTTTCACACTCGGCCATAAAAGATTTAGAGGTAGGGCTGGGTTTGGCGGTACCGGACAGGATAAGAATTTCTACCCCATCTGAGGACTCGGATTCATTCAAGAAGGTTGAAAAATTAACAACAGAAGGAGCAAAGGACATGAAAGTGGGAAGAAATTTTTCCTTATATATCACTTTTTTTCAACAAACTCTGTAAAATAATGTTGATCTGTCTCGAAATTTGTTTTATTTTCTACCGAATAAACATTCATATCAATTTTGTAACCAGGATTTTTTTCTATCCTCTTAAATGTCCACGCATTATCCATCCAAATTATTCTATTATTTGGATAGATGAAATAATTTCCATTGTCCATCTTGAAAACGTGTCCACATTTGTGTTCTGGTGTTTCTGAAAAATTGGTATCTAATAAGGATCTATTTTCAAAAGACCAATCAAGAGTAAAAAGGTAAATCCCCTGTCTTTTTAAACCCGAAATTGAAATTAAATCTGCTCTTAATCCGCTCATTCTTGCCCTCACCTGAACATCGATGTACGAGCTAAAGCAATCCCAATAAATATGCTCGCTTAAAGGCAATAATTCAGCATCCTTTTTCCAACAAAAAGCGTTAATGGGTCTTCTTGTCCAATTGACCCCATTTTCCAAAAAAGCTTCAAATAATGGAACTCTTTTTTCAATCGAAGCAACCGAATGAACATCTGCTAAGGTAAAATCACCGTGTCCTTTTTCGTGGTTAAATAAAAATTCATTTCTGATGAAACAGGTCAGAGTTGGGATGTTGTGATTTAGATAGGGCATTTTTTGGAATTAAAATCGATTTTCGAATTTAAATATCAAGCAAATATTGGATTTCTACTGCATTCTTGATTTTAAGAAGTTCTGCACACTGTGTGTAATTTTCTTCTAACAACAAAAAATCGATTATTTCCTGAACTCTCTCGCACTTAAATCCGGAGGTAAAGGTGGGGTCAGAAATAAATTCAAATTTGTATTTCAAAATTTGGTTGGCATTTTCAAACATGAATTGCCTGTAATCTTCAAATTCTTGGTCAATCTCGTCCAGAAGTGGGGTTGTCGTTTCTTTTTTCATTTTGAATTAATTGTTTCATATAAGACATAGATTCTTCGGGTCCAGTCAAAGCGTCGGGCTTGTGCCAATACAGTTTCATGAATCTTTGGTCATCTGCCATTCTTTCCCTAATAAGAATTAGTTCCTCTACAGAAGGTAAAGTGCGTCGGTGGAATCCCATTTTAAAAAAGAGTATTAATCATGAAAAGGTTGGGAGAAATCGGGTGGTGACCCATTACTTCTATGAAGCGGTTGATTGGATCTAAAATTGTTTTGGTGAACTGTTGGTCTAAATCCACCGGAGGAGCATACTCGTAAGGGTAATTTCCTTGAGAATAGGCAAAAACATTGTTTTCCTGTGGATTATTGGTTTTAACAAAGTAAAATCTAACTTTTTCTCCGCTTCCTAACAGGGGATATTTGTCCTTGTACTTCGAGTTGTTTAGTATGTAATTATGATAGCCAGAAGCTCTGACGTGAATAGGGGTAGCCTTGGCAAATTCGAAACCTGTGGTGTCGTTTAAAATGAACTTCTCGTAGTTGTTAACCGAAATAGCCAAGGCGATCCGTTCTGGTTCCTGGGCTTTAAAATCTTTCTTGATTGATTTTAACTCTGTAACGAACTCCCTAATGTTGAAAGACCTACCTTTCGTTAAAATAAACTTAGTTAAGTACATTAGCTTCTCACGAACAAAGGCAGGTGTGCCTCCTTTTATCATCTCAACTCCAGTGGTTTTGATGTTGCTTAGAGGTTCGAACTCCACACCATCTGAGTAAACTGTGTTCGTAACATATTTTTTCTTGCCAAGAAAGATGGCATTAATCGACAAGGTCTCAAGTTCGAAATCCTGATAGTTTTCCGTGTTCCATTTTTTGGCGTAAATCTCAAAGCACTTTTTAAGATAACCTTTTAATCTAAATTCATTGATTTTTAAAATCAATTCCTTTGGATCTCCTTGCCAGTTACAAGACGCCACGACTTCCTGAAATGTTACATAATTGGAGTCAGTATCACCATAGATAGTTAAGGGCCGGTGTACCTTCTTGACATCGGTGACTCCTAGTTTTTCATGAAGATCGACATCATCGTGCCAGAAATCGTGAAAGTATCTATGAATAATTTTTTCTGAATACTTGATTAAATCCTGTCCCTGAAGAGTAACTGCTTCTGCAACGTCTGTATTAAAGCAAGCAAAGAAATTATTTCCTACCGCTCCATAGATGGAGTTCATCGTTAACTTTACGGCTTGTTCCTCGTTCTTGAGCTCATTCTTTAGGGAGGTGAGCTCTTCTATTTTTAATTTTAGTTCTTTCGCATTTAGATTATGTGGTTCCATTCTTGTTCCCAATCTAATTTATTTCTCGATGATTCCAATCGCAGTGGAAGTTTTTGTCTGCTCTGAACAGAAAACGATGCGATTATCGTGAACATAACAGTGGGATGATTCAGAGTCTACATAATTCAAATGCGATTTGTAAATTGAGGAATCCATTTTACCTGACCCCTTGATTTCTGAAGTTCCAATGTTTAATTTAAAGTCAAAAGAATCTCCGGTTACCCTAACGTTGTCTTTTTCAATTCGGAAAACAAGAAGTTCCTCTGCGTTGGACTCCATGCCACACAAAGAAGATAAAGAAGAAAAATCGGAAGAATACAATTTGAAGTTTGCTTCTGAATCTTCTTTCGAATGAACCATTTCTCCAATTGAATCCTCGACATAAGACAGCAAAGAAAGATCTGCACACTTAATCTTAATTTTCAGCGAGTTTGAAATGACATTGAGTTCGGTAGCCACACAAGATCCATCCAATTTAGAAATCTCAAGATTCAAAAAGATTTCTTCTTCTGCACGGTAGTACCTGAAGCAGTCTATCAATCTAACGACATCGATCAAACCAATTTTAATTCTTTCGCACTTCAATTTTGCGAATCCTTCGAGTGGTTCGAAAATTTGATCTACTGGAATCGATGCAAATTTCATAACAGATTTATCTGGTGTGTGAATTTTGCAAAAAAGTTCAGTTTCATTCAATTCCAATAGAACGCTTCGATCTACAACCTTTAATTTCTTCAGAAATGCGATTAAGTTGGTGGTACTTAAAACCCTAATTTTCATGTGTTTAAATTTTTATGTTTATTGTATGTCGGGCCCGAGATTTGTTTTCGTCTTTGCCCAAAATTTATTCTTCTTCTTGTTCTTCGGTTGGTGTTTCTTCTTCTACCTCGAAAATTTGAATGTCGGAATCCAAATTTCTGACGGAAGGTTGTGAAGAGGTAACAAGTAAGGTGGCAGAAGTCTTTTTAACCGGAATCACCTCGAGAAGTTTTACGACCTTTTCTTGTGCTTTAATAGCCACCTGTGTTGTCTTTATTTGTTGTTTGATGGATTTAATTTCCTCTTGAATTTCAACAATGTGATTGGTAGAAAGCTTTACTAGTTGAATCGATGAAAGACGTCCAGAGATGGATTTATTAAACTGGGTCAGGAATTCCAAAATCTCTTCGTTTTTCCTTTTGCTTCCGCTCATGTAAATTAAAAATTTCAATTTTGCCTCCAGAAATTCCATTTCGTTGGTCAAATCCTGAACATCCCGATTTAATCTTTTAAGTTTAACATATTCAAGATGAGATTTGAATTCTTCGAGATAGGACTTTACAGAATCAAACTGCCTGACCCCTCCATCTTTGATAAAAACAATGTCCTCCTTAACCAAAATTTGAGTTAGCTTTTTTACTGTCTGTGTTAAAGATGTAAACTCGGCAGAGGTGCTTTTATAAAACCAAAGGGTAATGTCACACTTGCTTTGTGAGTTATTGTTTAACTTGTAGTCGACGCCCAGATTTTCCAATTTTCTGACAATTTTTTCCATAAAGGAATCAAATCTCATCACTGGGGGAAGATCAAAAATACGTATGGATTTTTTTTGTTGGTTAGCCTCAAACCCGCTCTCCAATAACCACACATTTTCGTGATCTTCGTATTTGTAAATTTTACCGGAGAAATCTTTAAAGTAGGGCTTTAATACCTTGTTCTTTCCCTGTAAAAATTCAACAATGTCCTCAAGCTTACGTGGCAAGATATTGGTTCGATATCCTACTGCTATGCCAATGATATGGGTTAGCAATCCGATGGGTATTTCCACGTTAAGCCAGTCGTGGCCTCCCTCTTCGTTCTGCTCATTCAAATCGGAATGCCGAGTAATGATATCTTTCACACCACGGTTTATTCTCACCGAAGTGTATCTTGGAGCGGATGGATTTGGATTGACCGGTGATCCAAAAAATCCATCTCCTTCTAAAATGGAGAAGGAACATCCAAAGGGTCTGGCCAATTTTGAAATAGCTCCGGCCAAAGAAGAATCTCCGTGGTGATATAAACCAGTTCTGATGACCTCTCCAACTAAACCAATTGTTTTGTGAAAAGTAGACGGACTATTTTCTAAAATAATTCTTTGAACTGGGGTTAGAGAATCGTAGAAATTTGGAATACCTCTGGACTGAAGAACATAAAGAGCATAATCCCTATATTGGGTATTAATTTGGTCTGTAATCGAAATAAAGTTCAATTTTCAAATTTTTAATTATAGCAACAAGAAAAGCTCAATGTTTCTCATTTTAAAATTTAAACGAGTAAACAAAAGATGTGATTTGAAATTAGTGAATGGTTAAGAGGTAGACTTATCGCCCTCGCCTTTAATTGCAGAAGCCAGAACAGGAGCTGGAACATCGTCCATTTCTACCAAAACAAAGTCAATTTGATTCTGGTTTTCCTTCCTCATTTCTTGAAGAACTTTTTGTAAATCGGTTGCATTTTTGAAAACGATACATCCAGCTGAATACCAACCTATTTCTTCTGTGGTGCCTGTTTTATTTCCTCTGTGAATGTTGATTCCATAATTTCCAGTTTCCGCATTTCCAGGAGAAAAGGTGGTGAACTTGGCCTTATTCACATCATCGACAATTGGGAATCTTTCTACCTTTACAGGTCCAGCCTGTACCAAAGCATCATAATCATTATGTTTACCAATTTTGTAAGGATATACCCCTGGCCGTAAAATTGCCAATCCATCTGGATTAAGAGCTTCTTTGCTTTTGGCGAACCAATAATTTCTCAATTTAGAAATTAGAAAACTAGCACCTGGAACCGTGGTTCCTTGCATGATGGACAAAGATTTTTCATTTTCTGGACTCATCAAAATCAAAGCATCAATAAATCTATTGGGATAATTCTTTTTAACCGAAAGGTAATTTCTAAGACCAACCAGGTTATATTTTTTAAAGTTCATTTCCCTGGCCAAACCTTTTTTTTCTAAAATGTATTTTAATCCTTCCCAAGACAAATCTTTAACGTCGTCAAATTTGTAATCTCCAGATTTTAATTCTTTGAAAATTTCTTTTGTTTCAGCCTCATCTGCAGTGGAAACCCCGGCAGAATTTAAAGCCTCAATGTCTTTTTCGGTTGTATCTTTAGAATTAGAAGATTGATCACCGGATGTCCAATCCTGAGGGAGAATCCCCTTTTTTTTCAAAGCATCGAGTAATTCTTTATTTTCGTCCTTATGGAATTCCCCGGCAATTTTTTTGCCAATTTCGGTTCCATAAAAAAGGTCTGCAACGGAGATCGAGCTTTTACCCAGAGAGGTTGATTTGGACGTACTAGAACTATCCTCAGATGAAGATTTTGTTTCTTTTGTTGCTTGTTTTAAAATAGATTCACTGGAATCTTCCTGAATTTTGGTGTAGCTATTAGAATTCAGAATAACGAAAAATTCAGAAAATTTCAAAATGTTTTGTGACACAGACAAGAATTTTTTTTAGATTTCTCCATCTGTATATATCTTTCCTGGACTATTTTTTATTAGATAAACAATTAGGGTATTAATAATGACACTTGCCCCGCTAATCCAAAATCCAGAAAAAAGTATTGTTAGAATTTGGTAAAAATACCCATCATATTCCAATAAAAACATGAAAGGATTAACCATCTGATTGGCGGAAATCAGCAAACCAAATAAGATTCCCACCCAAAAGCCAGAACACTGCATACAGGTCAATAATTTTCCCAAAGTTGGGTACATTACCTGCAAATAAATTCTGAGAGGATCAAATATGGAACCATTGACTAAAATACTGGTGATGGCCCAACCTAAAAAACTAAATTCAATCATGACGGAAAGATTTTCTTGTAAGTAGACAAGAAATCCCTTTGTGTTTCATTTAATTCTTTAGGAATTCTTAATTTTAATCTGATTAATATGTCTCCTCTGAAATCAGAGTTAAATTCAGGAATTCCCTTTCCTGCTAACCGGAGAATCTTTCCTGGATCTGATCCAGGAGGTATTGAAATTTTATATTCTCCGTCTGGAATTTCTAAATTTGGAATTTTAACCTCTGCACCCATACAGGCATCATAAAAATCAACATCCATATCACAATACAAATTCAGGGAATCACGTTTGTAAAAATGATGTTGAATATCCTCTACAGACACAATTAAGTCTCCAGGATCACATGGGGATTTTTCAAAATCTCCACCTCCGTCGATCTTGAAATTTATACCCGTAACTGAACCTTTAGGAACCGTAATGTCTACCTGTGTTGTCTGTCTTATGGTTCCAGAACCAGAACAAGAATGGCAAGGTGTTTTGGCAGTTTCTCCAAATCCACCACAGGAAAAACACGTTCCATCCACAGCCATTTGACCAAACCCTGTATTTACAATTTTTCTATTTACTCCTGTTCCATTACACTGAACACAAAAAACGACCTCAGCATTATGTGCTCCTGTCCCTTTGCACGGTTCACAAGGAAATCTTTTGAATAGTGTTACCTTTTTCTGTGCTCCCTTTAGTACATCCGCTAGATTAATTTGCAATCTGGCGTTTATATTTTTCCCCTTTCGAATTTGTGTTTTATGTTGATGCCAGGAGTTTGCTGAATTGAAATTATTAAAAAAATCTGCAAATGGACTTCCCCAGTTTGCTTGATTAGGTCCGCTCCACTTCGGAGAATCATATGCTTTCTTTTTTGAAGGATCCCCTAAAGTTTCGTAGGCTTCGTTTATTTGTTTAAATTTTGCCTCTGCAGAGGTGTCTCCTGGATTTTTATCTGGATGATATTTTAAGGCCAATCTCCTGTAACTTTTTTTTATTGCATCAGAAGACGCTTCTCTTCCAACTTCTAAAATTTGATAAAAGTCCATTTGGGATTTTAAAATGTGGATTTAAGCCATGATCTAAGTTGATCGATCTTGGTTTTTTTCTTTTTAGGAAGGGATTTCCATTTTTGAATCAGAGACTCTTTGAGGAGAAGTATTTCACCGCATATTTCATAGTTTTCTACCCCTTCCCAATAGCCCAACATTAAATTTGTAAATTTTTCGATTTGAGATTCATCTGAAAAAATATGAAGGAATTCTTCTGATTGTTCTCGAAGGGACTCCAAATACAAATCATGAACCGCCCGATCAATGTTTGCCTTTAAAACCGAAAATTGAGGATGACTTTCAAAAGAGGTTCCCCATCCTGTAAAAGAAGAGTCTTTGTTTGGGTTTGACATTATTGTATATTCTCTAAAAGTTGAAACAAATGTTTGTAAATTTCCGGATTTAATAAATCCTGAGTTGATAAATTCAATTTCTGCATTTCCTGCAGAGTACGATCTAATCCGAAATTTTCTTCCAAAACTGCAAGTTTAATTTGGGATTCAATCTCTGTATCAGGTTTATAACGAATTTTTTTTGAATCTAATCCTAAAATTTGATTTTCAAAATTCCGGAAAGATTGAATATCTTCAGAAGTGATTTTCGTGTTTTTCATGGTGTTCAAAATTATATTCAAATTGAACAAATAAATTTCGGATCAATGAAAATTTGTACATTTATTTTTAAACATCAAAATCTTTCAGATATTTCAATAAAGCCTTTTCCTTCATTTTTACCTCGAATTCAATTGAAAAATCGTAACCGTAATTTTTTACCTTCTCATAAATCCAATCTGAGTGTGCAAGATCCTTTGTTGAAGAATCTTCCCATTGTTTTTTCGAATCTGAATAGTGAACAATTGGACTGATTTCTTTTGGCCAGGTTTTGATACAAAGGTCAAGTGCTTCTTGTTCCGATAGATCAGATGGATTACACTTATGATGTAAATAATCATAGGTCAAGGGAACTCCAATTTTTTTGAAAACAAGTTCGTACAATTCAGAAGGAGTGAATCCCGATTTTTTGTCGTCATTTTCTACAACCAAACGTTTTTTAACTGATTCGGGTAACATCTGAAAATTTTCACAAAATCTAGATGCAGCTTCTTCCTTAGTGGGTTGGGAAGTGTAAACATGAACGTTGATCGGATAAAAGTGTGTTTGGTCCAATCCCATGAGATCCATGATTTCTGCGTGCTGTCTTAAATCTTTTACTGCCTTGATCACAACATCTTCCCTCTGTGATGCTAGAACGGAATAAGGCGATGGATGAAATGTAATTCTTTGATCTCCTGCTTTGGCAATAGATCCAGCCTCTGCCAAAACAGTTTTTATTTCCTCGAAGTGTGGAAGATCATGAAATTCATATTCGCTGTACCAAGGGAAAATATCAGATGACATTCTATACATCCGGATTCCCATTTCATTGTTCCATGAAATAATCTTAACCAAATCTAAGCAGTTCAAAAGTGCCGTTTCGGAAGCGAAGGAAATTCCTTTTTCTTCAAAAGTTTTTTTGACCATAGACCGATTGGTGGTAATTCTATTTAATCCTTTACCTTCACCCAAAGTAAGGTTTATACAACAATATCCAAATCTGTGCATAATGTAAATCTATGACTTTTTTGACAACCAAATCTTTCTTAATTCGGAAGAATTTCCAAAAGCCATCTCTAGCATTTGTCCTGATTTTTTATCCCGTACTATGGTAACAACTCTTTTGTTTTTCATGACATAATCCCAATCATCCAAAGACAAAGATCCCAATCCCTTAAGATATCTGACATTTGCCAGTTTTTTTCGTGCTGTCGCGGTTTTAAATTCTGTTAGGGAGTAAAAATATTCCTTCGATTTGTCCCCGGTCGTGACCAATGGGGTATCCAAAAAATTCAACATTTTCTTGTCTATAATCCAGGGAAACCAATTGTAAAATAAAGAAATCAGAAGTGAGGTGATGTGAGATCCATCTGGATCCTGGTCGGTGGCAATCACAATTTTTTCATAAGGACATTCGCCCTGGGAATTTTCTGGATCTAAATTTAAAATCTGCATCAATTCCAAAATTTCACGATTATCAGAAAGATCCGATAAATTTCTGGCGTTTTTAATTTTTCCCTTCAAAGCATATACTCCATCTCTAGATGGATTTCTTTTTTGCAAAATCGAGCCCATGGCTGAAAGACCCTCCACTATAAATAAATTTTCTGCTATTCTTGAGGTTGGAGGAAAATATTTGTGTGAAAATTTAACATTGACATTTTTCTTTTCTTTTCTAATTTTCTTTAAAGCTGCGTCTTTCTTTCTTCTTTCGACTTTTTCCTTGATGGTTTTGAAAAGTGGTGTGGTATAAAACTTTCGGAGAGATCCCTCAAAAGATTCCAAAATAATTTTTTCTACCTCTTCTCTTTTTGTCACAAATCTAGTTTTATTTTGATCACCAAATTTAACTAAGGAAGGAGGTAAATTCAAAATAAAACAGAAGTCATAAAAGTGATGGGCAAGAGAATCTTCTAAGACGTCGGCGATCTGGTCCATGATGATTTTCTGGTGAATTCCTGAACACATGGCACTGTTTACAAAAGATACAGACCCAGATTCCCCCTCCTTCTCCCAAAATAAAATTTCACCCAATTGGGTTTTGAACGACATTTGTTGAAGAGAAGAAGTAGAAATTTGATGGATATCTGATTTCCAAACAAATTCTAGCTGAATATTTTTCGTGTGGGCTTCAGATTCTAAAACTCTTTTTTTCAGGATTAATAGAGAAATTAAAATATCCTTATTCCATTTACAGTGTTCGAATATTTCATGTAAAGGAATAAATGTAACTGAAGTCCCAAGATTTTGAGTTGTTCTTTTTTGAATTTTAGGTTTGGTCGATTTGAAGTTAACCCATTGTTGTGAATAAACTTCTTTGGAATTGGTCGAAACGATTGAGAATTCGGATGATAATGCGTTAACCAAACTAACCCCCATTCCATTGGTTCCTATGAGTGTGTCCGATAATCCATCATTGTCAAAGTTGCTTCCCGCTCTCAACATAGAAACTGCCGTTTCAATGTTACTTACTCCACTTTTCTCGTTAATTTTAGAACCATCTACAAATCCTTCTCCCGTATCTGCTATTGTGATCTTATTTGTTGAGGGTTCCACTTCAATACGAATCAATTTCATTGGTTTCTTCATTCTTTTGGCTTCATCTACACAGTTAGAAAAAACCTCATCGAAGAGCTTATACATACCCACAGATATGTGCCTGGGGACCAATGAAATTTTGTCTTTATCGACCTTTGGAATGGATTCTTCCGTTATCTTGACAGATCCTACATAAATGGTGGGCCTTTTGAGAATGTGCTCAAAGTCGCTGAGAACCTGGATTTTCTTTTTAGATTGGGTCATATAAATTTAAAAGGGAATTGCAGCAAATATACGGTTTTATACAAACCAGCACCCTAATTATTTCGTATTTGTTTTAGTAAATTAGGAATTAGAAGGTTTGTAAAAAATTTCTTCCACCTTCATAGGGGCAATTGGTGCTTCAAAACCTTTCTTTTCTAAAGAGGCTGGAGTCCCTATAATATACTCTTTGGATCCGATTTTTTCAATCCTCTTTACAATAAATTCAGAATCAAAAAAGATGGTTCTTTGGTTGCCGAATCTATCGATGTCAAAATCAAAATCTTTTGAATTTGGATCGATTTCTTTTCCTGTTTTTGCCTTGTAGGCCAAAGCAACTCTTTGTCTTTCTTTTTGAATTATATCTTGTATGTACTGTGGTGTACCCTTTCCCTGTGTCGGGACATCTGCTACGACAGTTATCTTTTTAATTTCTCCAGATTTTTGAAGTTCCAATAATTTTTGTAAGGTAGAAATAACCTCTGAATATTTGATGTTCTGATCAGGAGACGCTTTTACATCCGCCATAAACTTTACCTCATTGTAAACCGGAATAACCGAATAGGAACTTTGAGGTTCTTTTCTGACTTCCATAATTGGTTTTTTGGAGAAGTTTTCAAACAATTGTAAATGCTTCATGAATAGAAAATTATTTTATACATTTATATATTCTTAAAAATCTTAGTTTCGAAAAAACCTGTAAACAACCCGAACTGATCTTCATATTCTTTAGGAATTTTAATTTTAGATTTCAGATCATCTGGCATGTGTTTCCACGCCTGTGACAGAAGGAGAACTATCTTCCCGGGATTCCTTCGGAGTTCCAAGTTCAACGAGTCCGGTTGGAGATATGGCAGGGTTAGGATTAGTTTCTGTGCATTTTCTGATCCTTTTTCCAGAACTTCCAGCCATCCCTTCATGTTCCATTTACCCTTGATTAATTCAAATTCATCACAAAAAAATCGACCATTTATTTCTTGTGGTGCTCCTTCCAAGGATTGGAGTTCGTTGCGGGAACAATTAAAAACTCCACCAACTTTCTTTGGTGCTCCTTTCAAGGACTGTAATTGGTTTTGTGAACAATTAAAACCCATGCCAACTTCCTTCGGTGCTCCTTTTAATGATTGGAGTTCATTGAGCGAACAATTAAAACTCCCTCCAACTTTTTGTGGTGATCCTTCAAGTGATCGTAGTCCGTTGTTGCGAAAATAAAAATTACCACTAACTTCCTTTGGTGCTCCTTCCAGAGATCGGAGTTTGTTGCCGAAACAAGTAAAATTCCCAGTGACACTTCCAAATTTAATTAATCCCATAAAACTTTTTATTCCCTTTGGAGGATCATACAAGTTTTTAGAAATTTTAGATCCATAACAACGGAAATCCCCCCGAATGTCTACCAAACCTGTTGATGGATTTACTCTCCAGGTTCCTTTTGTGTTACGATTCAGGAAAATCCCATTATATCGATCAAAACCCACAGGAATCCATTTTTGATTTATGGATTCGTAGATCCTAAATGGAATCAGATGTCTCATGTTTTATATATCCTTTAAAACAAACCCAGCTCGTCAAATCCGGAAAACAGTTCGAAATCATCTTCATATCCTTTAGGAATCTTAATTGCAGATTGCATGTCCTTTGGCATGTGATTCCATGCAGTGGCCAATAGATGAACTGTTTTCCCCGGATCACGTTGGAGTTCCTGGTTCCACCAGTCCGGTCCTAGCCATGGGAGGGTGAGAATCAATTTTTGGGCTGATGGTGTTCCTGTGTTCAGAACCTCGACCCATCCTTCCATGTTCCATTTGCCTGAATCTAATTGGAATTCGTCACACCGAAAACTCCTACCCACCGTCTGAGGTGCTCCTTCGAGGGAGGTCAGTTGGTTGCCGCCACAGTAGAATCCCCGGCCCAATTCCTGAGGTGCTCCGACCAGAGATTGGAGTTGGTTGACGTCACACCGAAAATCCCCATTTACCGTCTGAGGTGCTCCTTCCAGGGATTGGAGTTGGTTGTCGATACACCAAAAATCCCCATCTACCGTCTGAGGTGCTCCTTCCAGGGATTGGAGTTTGTTGTGGGAACACCGAAAATCCCCATTTACCGTCTGAGGTGCTCCTTCCAGGGATTGGAGTTGGTTGTCGATACACCAAAAATCCCCATCTACCGTCTGAGGTGCTCCTTCCAGGGATTGGAGTTTGTTGTGGGAACAATCAAAAAACCCCCCCACCGTCTGGGGTGCTCCTGCCAGGGAGGTCAGCCGGTTGGAGCCACAGGAGAAATTCCCACTCACATGTCCGAACGAGATGCCCGGGAAAGACTCCAGTCTTTTGGCACTACAGTCAAAATCACCCTGAACGTCCACCAAACCTGTTGTTGGATTAACAGACCAGGTTCCAGTTGTGTATTTGTTTAAGAATTTCTCCTGCTTCTTGGTGAGACTTGAAGGAAGAAGAACCACTTTAGCTTCGAAAAGTACAAACGGTTGGATGTGTTTCATCCAATTATATATCAAAATTTTTGAATTACAACATTCAATTTAGTTTTCCCTTTCAAAAGTCTATGCCATTTTCCGGCTGGGATGAAAAATTCTCCTATGGCTGGAACCGGTAAAACATCGTCTTCTTGGTACATCCAATCACTTTCACCCAAAAAAATCACGACCCTATCTTCGGTGTCTTGATGCCACTTTAGTTCCTCACTTTCGGTTGATGGATCAAAAGTCCTTTTGTATGTTCCTTCAGAAATTTTCTCTTCTGTAAACGGGAGTGATTTCACCAGGGACTACTAGATTTAATTCCCAAAAGTTTTCGGTACCGTGCAACATTACAAGACCAATATCTAGGTTTCCATTTCGGCCCTGGATTATCGCAATTATGCCTGGCTCTGAATGATTTCGATCTTTTAGGATCATCATTTCTTACCCTCATTCCGGGTTGGCCAAATCTAACCAAAACGACTTTTCCTGATTCATTCTTTGTATAGACCCCAAATTTTCTAGGACCTCCTGAAGTTCTGAAAGGTCGATTGAGATTTACCTTTCTTCCTTTATATTCTGCCTCGTAAAGGTCCTCCTCCAGAAAAGGAACGTCAAGCCAAACCTCTACTCCTTCGAAGAAATCTCTTCGGCCTAAATCTGACTGAAGAAAAAATAAATCATCTTCACCGAAGTCTAACACATTATTTTCCCAAAGCTCTCTGGCTTCATTAATCATTTGAAACCACGATTCTGAACCAATTCTAAAAACACTTTCAGAAAGAGAAAGATTGTTTTTCAAATGATAATCGAATTTTTCGAAATCGTATATGTTTCGGTTGTGGATTTCGTTGAATTCTCCCCACAATTCAAGGTTTAAGATTTGCATATTCTATATATCATCCTTGTGCTAAAAACAATCCCTGTGTTAGAAGTTTTTTTTTCCTTCTGGATTGTAGTACATGAAACGATGTACCTTCGAATCATCTTCCCAAGTGTAATGAACCATGATACCGCCATCGCTTAAATATTTATTATTCCCTAAATTGTGGTGGGTTTCGATTATTCTTAATAACATAGCTCTTGCTATATCATCAGATTTAGTAAACTGCGAACACATTTCATTTTTGAGAGACCCGTATCTAAAAAAATACATGGCCATCAAATCAAAATCTGGGTGAATCGTATAAAGAGTCCAAAACTCTTCAAGATTTTGTCTTTTCCATTCAGTAGTTCCAAACTCCAGTCGATTTCTTTCTTTTATTTCTGTTGGAGTAAATGAAACCATTGGTTTTTGAGCAAATAAAGTTGAGCTAAATAGCACACTTAAAAGAATAATTAGTTTTCTCATCGTTTTTTTATAATTTTATTTTTTCTGTGATGCGGGTTTTCGCCCTTTCTGAAATTGGTATAGGATTTCCTTCTTCATCTATTCTAACAAATTTAATGTTTGTTCGAAGAATAACTTTCTGCTCTCCTGTGTAAACATTGTGTGCTCTTGCCTCCATGTAAATTGTAACTGATGTTGTACCAATCTCAGCTGGGTTTCCATAAATTTTCAGAAGCTGCCCTTCCTTGGCTGGTCTCTCAAAGAAACATTTGTCGATGGAGACTGTTACCATTCTAGGAGTGTCGCAAAGCTGCATGGCATATCCAGCAGCAGCCGCATCTATCCACTTCAAAAGCTGACCTCCGAACAAATTTCCATGAAAGCCCAGGTCTGACTTTTTAACAGGATACATAGAAAGAACTTCCATTTTTCAGTTATTTAACAGGATCTGGCTGATTTTGTGATTTCAATTTCATAGTCGCAGCCTTTTTAAAGTTTTCCAAATTCCGGTAGATTCTTTCTTTTTCTCCTGGATTGAGCAATTCAAAAAAAGGCATTTCTGTAACTTTCTTCATTTTTTCGTAGGACATCTCTGGATTTCCCGTGTGGTAAGCAGCCAAAGAAAATTCGTCCAACAATCTCCATTGCCAAATTTCGGGTTCTACAAATAAGATGTCTCCGGTTCCTGGATTTTTCATCGCCATCGTACCATAAGTAAAAGATAACACAAATCTATTTTGTTCTCTTAATTTTCTCATACAGTGAAACACCGCTTCCAGCCTCTCTGGTCGGAATTCCCAAGCTTTAGAATAGGCCTGAATAACTTCGTCTGGATGTCTACCAAGTTTTTCTTTTAATCTCCCTATCATGTACAAAGAGTAATAAACCTCTTCTGGCCAGCCTCCAGCATTCACCCTCTTTTCATAGGCCTGTAAAGCCTTGAGATTTTGATTTGAATCACGATAACTTTGGGCGAGATAAAACATGTACCTGGTATTGTTTGGGTCCTCCGCCAAGGCTTTCTCCAAAATTTCTGCGTCCTTCGAATACTTCTCTTCTAAAGATGAAGCCCTTTTTAACGGGGAGATGTTGGCGTTCACCAAACATCTATCGTTAGGAATCTGTGCCTGATATAAAGGTTGCTTTCCTGGTAAATCTAAATATTCATGAAGAACGCCTTTGTAAACCCAATTTTGGTCAGACTTCACAATTTGAGCTCTAAAGTATTGTAAAGAATTCAATTTATATTGAATCTGAAAGCAGTCTACGCCATCTGGCAAATCGGAGAAAGGATTTGTTCCAGGATTCAGATTTTCAAACAAATCATCGGCATCAATAATCCATCTATAATCACATTTTCCGTAGGATAATTCTAAACTTTCTGTACGATTGACTTCGAAGTTAACCCAAGGTCTTTCGTGTAGTTCACCCGGGATGTTTAATTCTTCCATGGTACTCCGGATCTCCTCAATGGTGTTGTCCTTTGAACCAGTATCACAGATTACCCAGTAGGAAATAAAAGGAGCAACCCTCTGTAAACATTTTCTAATTGTGTCCCCTTCATCTTTAACGATCATAACCAAACAGAATGTGAACTTTTGTTTGGGGGATAAACTTGTGGAAGGTGATGGAGATTTTTTGATCTGTGGTTTATTCTTTGTGGATTTAGACATAAAAAAACTTTCTTTTTATATCTAATTTTTAGAAAAAATTTCAGATTTTCTGAATTTCTAAAATTTTATCCAACGTGTAACCCAGCAAACTGGATTTTGTGAAGTTTGCCCGAATACGGATTGGGTTTGATTTTGATGCTGAAATCAATTCTAGATCTAACACAGCTGAACTAAATTCCGTTTCTATATCAGGGGTGAATTCAAAGGTTGATTTTTTCAAAGTCCTGCCATTCCAAATTAACAAACTTAAATTTTCCAATTTTGAATCCAAAATTTTCACAATTTGATTTGGAGTCAGAATTTCCAATTTAATGCCAAGGTAACCTGTAGGACTTGGTGCATAAATGGAAAACAAAGAATATCCAACACCTTCTAAAAGTCCAGGAATAGTGTCATTCTTGATCGTGAACAAAGGAAAAGATCCGGAGTGGACGTGCTGTTTGAATTTTATTCCATTTTCAACGAAGAATTCAATTAGATTTTTGGCCAAGGATGAATCAGAAAACTTCCGACGAAATTTGACATGTAAAGTTGGATTAGGTCCGGCTGCCAATTTTGAGGGCTTAAGCTCTACTCCGGTCTGGCAGAAGTAATTTTCGAGTTGTATTCCTATTTTACCAATCTGGCTATGATGAGACATTTCAACTTTATTTTTGAAATGAATTTCTTTTTCAAAGTTTTCTACAAACCCCGTAAGTAAATCTACCGTGTATTTTGACATAAATTTGAAGTCACTTTGACCTGTAGGGTTTCTTTATTGTGTATTAGAATCAGTTTTGGGTTTATCCGATTTACTTTTCCGTAGGTCTAACTGGTTCACAATTTTTTTGTACAGTCTATCTATCCCCACTCCAGAATCAAACTTTTTAAGCTTTCTGCTTTTTTGGTACAGTTCGATAAGAGGAGCAGTTTTTTCGGTGTACGTTTGAAATCTTTTTTTAATCACTTCTGGATCTTTATCATCTTCTCTATTTTCTTTTTCTGCTCTAGATAAAATCCTTTCTGTAGCGGTCTTTTCATCCAAATCCAAATAGATCGTATGACTTAAACCCAATCCCATTTTTCCGAGCAAAGAGTCTAACATTCCAGCCTGCTTTACAGTTCTAGGAAAACCATCAAAAATAATACCCATTCCAGGATCCAATTTTTTAAGTTCTTTTCTGAGCATCGATACCATCGTTTTATCATCGATGTATTCCCCCTTGGCAATCTTTGCTTTCAATTCTGGTTCCTTCGAATTACGAATCAGATCTCCTGTAGAAATGTGATTGTAACCCTCTTTATCAGCGAGTCTTTTTGAGAAGGTCCCCTTCCCAGATCCAGGAGGACCCATGATAACTAAGATCTTTCCCTGAAAATCAGGAAGTTCTCTTTCTTGAAGATGAATGAATTCGTCAAATTTCTTAACTGTGCTCATATTTGATAATTGTATTTTGGATTGGAAATTTAAAGATTGGGACTCTTTTACCGTCTTGAGTCTCTTGAAAAACCTCATAAGAATTGTAATGGGCCTGAGAAAGTTGAATGGTCATGATTTCCTTGTATATTCCTCTTATATGAGGATTTTCAGATTCGATTTGAAGGGTGTGTTTTTTGGTGTTAAAGATTAAAATATTTGTCATGGTTTTTTTGTTAGGATTGAAAATTAAGATCCACAGGCGATACAATCATCAGGATTATCCAAACTACAACTTAAATCTTCTAAAGTTTGGTTGGCTAGAACTTGTAATTCTTCATTTGGGGTTTCCAAAGGTTTTTTGAAAACTTTGGGCTCTTCTTTTTTGGGTGTTACCTGATATCTAGAAACATCAATTCCTAATCCTGTCATGGCATCTACAGCCGACTTGGTACGTAAATAGTACATGCCGGTTTTCAAACCCAATTTCCAAGAATGGAAATGAGCGGCAGTTAGTTTGGCGGCGTTGACTCCTTCGATGAAAAGGTTGAGGGATTGGGATTGACAAATGAATCTACCTCTTTCTGCCGACATCTCAATCAGATCTTTCTGCTTGATTTCCCAAACTGTTTTGTAAACCTCCTTGATGTCATCCGGAATGTTTGGAATGTTTTGAACGGATCCTTTGTGAATGATAATCAAATTTTTAACATCTTCATTCCAAAGTCCTAGATTAATCAAATCTTTTACCAGATATTTATTGATTATGATAAATTCTCCGCTCAGGGTCCTTCTGGTATAAATGTTAGAGGTAAAGGGTTCAAAAGCTTCATTATTGCCCATGATTTGAGCTGTGCTCGCGGTTGGCATCGGTGCTAAAAGCAAAGAATTTCTGGCTCCATGTTTAATAACATCTTTTCTTAATTTGTCCCAATTCCATCTGCCAGAGAGTTCAGAGTCGGATACGTCCCAAAGGTTGAATTGGAATTTTCCTTGACTCAAGGGAGATCCTGGAAAACTTTCATAGTGTCCTTCTTTCTTAGCCAAATCGACAGAAGCTGTCATGGAGGCGAAATAAATTGTTTCAAAAATTTCAGAGTTGATCTTTCTTGCTTCAGGAGAAGTAAAGGGTATTCCCATAATGGCAAAAAGGTCTGCTAGCCCTTGAATTCCGATACCGATTGGTCTGTGTCTAAAGTTGGAATTTTTAGTTTCTGGGGTTGGATAAAAATTGACATCAATTACTTTATTTAAATTCAGTGTAGTTTGATAGGCCACATTGTAAAGCATGTCATGATCCACATCACATTTTTTTCTTACAATTTTAGATGTTCTGGCATCTGTAGATTTTAGGAACTTATTCACCGCTATGGAAGCCAAATTGCAAACTGCAGTTTCGTCTTTACTGCTAAATTCTATAATTTCTGTACACAAATTAGAAGATTTGATTGTTCCTAAATTTTGTTGGTTTGATTTTCTATTGGCAGCATCTTTAAACAAAATGTAAGGGGTTCCGGTTTCAATTTGTGAATCCAAAATCTTGCCCCACAGATCCCGGGCCTTGATTGTTTTTCTGGCCTTCCCTGCCTGTTCTGCCTCCAAATAAGAAGCGTTGAATTCCTCACCAAATTTTTCATGAAGATTGGGAACTTCCGACGGGGAAAACAAAGACCAAGTAGAATCTTCATTAACTCTCTCCATAAACAAATCTGGTATCCACAAAGCCAAAAACAAATCTCTGGCTCTTCTTTCTTCTTTGCCTGTGTTCTTTCTTAATTCCAAAAAATCTTCGACATCGGAATGCCAGGGTTCCAAGTAGATGGCAAAGCTTCCTTTTCTCTTTCCACCTCCTTGGTCCACATACCTAGCAGTTTCGTTATAAACCCTAAGCATGGGAATGATCCCGTTTGATTTGCCATTTGTTCCTCTGATGTAAGAATCCGTTGCCCTAACATTATGAATCGCTAAACCAATTCCTCCGGCATGCTGAGAAATCAAGGCAACGTCAGAGAGAGTTTTATAAATTCCGGGAATGGAATCTTCTGACATGGTTAACAAAAAGCAGGAAGACAACTGGGGCTTCCTAGTTCCAGCATTGAAAAGGGTTGGGGTTGCATGAGTCATCATGTGATTGGAAAGCAACTCATATGTCTTGATCGTGTTCTTGATGTCATTACCCCAGATTCCTACCGCCACTCTCATGTACATGTGTTGAGGTGTTTCTGCCGGTTTATCAAGCATCTTAAGAAGATAACTTTTCTCAAGAGTTTTAAATCCAAAATATTCGAAGTTAAAATCTCTGTCATGAATGACAGCGGAATCTAGTGTGTCTTTGTGTTCCATCACCACACGATAGGTTTCTTCTGAAATTAGACCCGATTCCAATCCGGTCTCAGGGTCCACATATGAGAATAGATCCTGAATCGTTTCTGAGAATTTCTTCTTGGTTGTTTTGTGCAATCTAGAAACTGCTATTCTGGAAGCCAAAATGGAGTAATCTGGATGCCTGGGAATAAGTGAAGCTGCAGTTTCTGCAGCTAAATTGTCAAGCTCCCAGGTTGAAATTCCATCATAGATTCCTGCAATAACTTTTTGTGCTATTTCCATGGTATCAACGAATTCTGAGTTCAACCCATAGGTTACCTTTCGAATTCGATTTGAAATTTTATCGAATCTGACCGCTTCTCTTGAACCGTCTCTTTTGTGTACAAACATTTTTTATGAATTTTTTTTAAAAATCTACATCTAAATCGAAAGCATCGGATGAACCATTTAGAACTCCCGCCTTCTGATACTCTGCCACTCTTTTCTCAAAGAAGTTTGTTTTCCCCTGTAAAGAAATATTCGTCATAAAGTCGAATGGATTTTCGGATCCATACACTTTTGAACATTCCAAAGAAACCAAAAGTCTATCTGCTACAAATTCCAAATATTGACTCATCAGATCAGAGTTCATGCCAATAAGTCTAACAGGCAAAGATTCCAAAATGAATTCTTTCTCGATCTCCAAGGCACTGACAATAATTTCTTTGATTTTTTCTTCCGATACCTTGTTCGCCAGATATTTGTTATGAAGAAGAACTGCAAAATCGCAGTGCATTCCTTCGTCACGAGAAATGAGTTCGTTTGAAAATGAAAGGCCTGGCATTAGCCCTCTTTTCTTCAACCAGAAGATTGAACAGAAAGAACCAGAAAAGAAAATTCCCTCAACTGCTGCAAAGGCAATTAATCTTTCCTGAAAGTTAGGAGATGAAATCCATTTCAAAGCCCAATCTGCTTTTTTCTTCACAGCAGGAATAGTTTCAATGGCGTGAAATAAACGGTGTTTTTCCTGGGGATCAGAAATATAGGTATCAATCAACAAAGAATACGTTTCCGAGTGAATGTTTTCCATCATGATTTGAAACCCGTAGAAAAATTTTGCTTCAGTGTATTGAACTTCTCTGACAAAATTTTCTGCCAAATTTTCATTTACAATTCCATCCGATGCAGCAAAGAAAGCCAGAACGTGTTTGATGAAGTGTTTTTCATCTTCATTAAGCTTGTTTCTCCAGTGATCTAAATCGGAAGAAAGATCAATTTCCTCTGCGGTCCAAATGCATGCCATTTGATTTTTATACTGAGACCAAAGTTCGTCGTGTTGAATTGGGAAAATAACGAATCGATCTGGATTTTCTTGTAGGATCGGTTCTGGTAGCGAATATTCTTCCATCATAGGGTTTCTATTTATTTTTATGTTTTTAGTAAGATTTAATAATTGTTTGCCTGCCTTCTGCGATTTTCCTCGTTTTTGGACATGTACATGTTGTACATTTCCTCTGCAGTCATACCGATCGAAACTGCATAATTCATGAAGAAATGAAGTATATCCACAATTTCGAATTTGCATTCTCTTTGGTCAGAATCGGACAAATCTGAAAATTTAATTTCGGAATAGGTGGCATATTTTTGCTTCCATTTTTTCCAAACTGCATTTCCGTGTCCGTCCTTGATTCCGCCCAAAGCATCTGTGGCTTCGTGGATTTCATCAATTATGGAGTGGCTATTCATGTGCCAAAAATCCATTACATCTCTAAGTGTCATGTTTGAAAAGTCATAACCATAAACTGTAGCCTGTGTGGATGCCTGTAAATTTAAAATGTCTCCAAGTGTGTCTTTAGATTCTGCGTACAAATTTTTGATTTCTAGATTAGAACATTGATTGTCAGTGTTTGCCATATAATTTGTTTTTAGATTGCGGTTTGGTTTGACTTATATATCACCCCCTGGCAAAAAACCAGGAGGAGAAGTATGTCCTTATTAGGACATTTTTTTCAATTGTTTCTCCAACTGGTCGATTTCTATTTGGAGTTTTAACATTTTATCCTTGGCCATTCTTCTTTTGGCGTAAAGGTCTTTAATTATCGACTTCAAAATTGGATCTTCGTCGTCTCCTCCGAACACAGCTCCAGAGGAAGTTTTAATCCAACTTTCTTTTATGTCCAATAAATTTTTGCCTTTGTAAACTTCAGGAGAGATTCCCCACTGCACAATGGCGTTGGGATATAGAGAAGCAAAGTCATAACATGCTACCCATTCGTGCAAACCAACAATTGGATCTTTGACATATGCACCGGCAAATTTGACGTGATTTTCATCCTTTCTGGTTTGGACAAAGACCTGCTTTCGTTCGAGAAATTTTCTCATCATCATTACCTCGGTAGACCACACTGGGGAAAGAGCCCTATTGATTTCAACACCGTTTAAATTTGCTATCTTAAAGAAGGTCAGCATTGTCTTCAACTTCTTGTCGATATAATGAACCAGTGCACAGTCAATGGCGTTGTAAAAAATGAATTTACTGAAATCTGATTGGTAAAGAGTCCGTAGTGTTCCCTCGTAATGAATTTTCTTTAATCCGGTTGCTTTTTCTGCCACATAATCCAAACGATTACTTTCCTTAATTTTGATTACCCTGTCCCACTTCTTGTAAATTTCAAGATAGTCGATCATGAGGATGTGGGCTGGAAGTTGATTTTGTCCAATAAAATAACCACTCGGAGACATGATTTTTGGATCTATTCCAAGCCTTTTGGCTCTATTAATAAGATAAGGCCAGTCGTATCCAAACCAGTTCCAACCTGTGATCACCGACATCTTAGATGCTATATCCTTGAAGAAGGTGTAAAGCATGTCATACTCAGACTCGAACTTTTTGTACTTGAAGTCCCAGGTGTCTCCTTTTTCTTGTAAATACTCGTTGACCTGTTGGTGAATCAATCCCTGTTGTTCGGCATCCAAATCGTCCAGCCCCAGGACGATCAACTTGCATTTATCTGTGGCTATTCCTATGGACAAAATTTTATTTTTTGCCTTCTCAGTATCCAATGAATCTTTCATCTCGTCGGTCATCTCGACCTCGATGTCCACGAAGAATTTTTTTGGGGTTTGAAATTCCCAAAGTGGTTTAGTCAGTTCTGGATCCGCCTCTTCGAGCAATTGTAAAATTCGATATTTGTCGTATTTTGTGTTTTTATATTTCTTAATTGAAGATCCCTCCCAATTTTTCCAAACTTTATCCCGATCCCTATCGCTGTGTGAACAAATCTGCCAGACGAATCTTTCCTCTGGTGGAATCGGGACGTTAACAAATGTAATGTTTCCTTCCGGAGAAAAAGTCGAAATTTTGAGTTCTTCTCCGTTATTTTCAATATCTACTATCATAAATGAAATCCTGAATGGATATATACACTTATGTTGGACAATCTTAAAAGTTTCGGAAATTTTGTAACTGAAAACTGGAGCGCATTTGCTCCGGGAAGCGTAGCTGTGCCTGGAGAATGGTACAAGGACAATGTTAATTCCAGAAATTATCGTCCTGCCTACACCCAAATGCCTAGAGTTGTAGACGATCTTTACAACACTACGGATTTATATTCTTATTTAGACGAGTTAGCAGAAGAAGAAGAATTTCAAAAAATGCTTACCAAAGATCACAAGAATTCCAAGAAGATTTTAAAGTACGTGAAACAAAGAATTCACGAGACACTTTCAGGCAAGGCCAAAACAGAGTCTAAGTAGGCCTGAAGCTTTTTGTCTGTTACCTGGATGTGAATATTTTTCTCCACAAAAATTTTCCAGGAATCTGAGGCATATCTTCCAACTCCAGGTAATTCTAAAACAGAATCGAACCCGGAATTCCACTTTTTGCTAAGATCCACTATTCTTTGACTTTTAACTGAGGAAAACCCAGTACTTCGAATAATAGTAGCTATTTGTTCGGGTTGAGTATTTGAGGCAGTCGAAGGATCAGGAATCAATTCAAAGAGTGGCAACAAAACTTTTCTGACCTGTTGGTTGGTTGTTTGATTCAATAGAATGCAACAAACCAGCATCTTCCAAGGATCTTCCAAATAGTCTTCTTGAATAAGTCTTTCCATAAAACAAAAATAAAAAAGCCCGTTCGAATTAGAACGAGCTTTTTCAAAAATTGCCAGAATTTTTTAACTTACAGAATTGTGATTTTCTTGGAGATAGCCTGCTTTTTCTTCGGGATTCTTATAGAGAGAATGCCGTTTTCTAATTTGGCTTCCATTTTAGACCCATCAACGGTCTCTGGCAACTTGTATTTTTTTGAAAATCCATTGGACCATTTGTTGGTGTTGGATTTTGCTTCCACTAGAAGCACATTGTCTGTTACCTCCAATGAAATTTCGGATTGAGAAAATCCAGGAACTTTGAATTCAGCATCCAAAGAATTTTCTTGTTCGTTGACACGGTAATCTACGGGGTCAACTAAACCTAGATCATTGGATAGAATTCTATCCATCATTTCTAGGGGGTGATAAAACCGATATTTGTTCATAAATGTTAATTTTTTTTAACATTCAAGAATCAAATTTTGTTCCGAACTAAAATTATAACGGATTAACCGACAAATTGTCTTAAAAAAAATAATTAACAGGAAATTTTGTCGAAAAAATTATTTCTCCTGCAATTTTTTCATTGTTTTCACAAAATCAGAAAAATTCTGAATAGTTTTAGACCTTGTTTTTTTTCCTTTTTTGTCCTTTTGTGCTGATGGAGTTCCAACTGTCAGAGAGGTAAACTTATCTCCAGATCCTTGTTTAGAAGCATCGTAAAAATTTGCATTTGTTCCTGGACCTGTTGGTGGTGTCACCGGTCCCATACCAGGGGTAGAATTTAAACTCGCCATTCCGCCTTCACTTTCTTCCATCTTGAATTTTGGATAACCACATTTTTGCATGTAATTTTCAACCTGCCAATTTTCTGTACAATATGAATTTTCCACCATCCATTCACACAGAGATTCTAAAATTTCTTCGGCAGAATTTTTTTCGGATTCATAATAAGGAAGATCGTCACAACAGCATAAACAAACTACTGTGTGTCCTTGTGTGGTATTACCTGTTGGGAAAAACATAATTTCAATTTTTTTTAAAGTACTTCTACAACATCTTTTGCAAATATTCTAATGATTCTTCCTTCTTGATTGTTGGTTATATAACCGATTAAAGAACCATTTACGTCTCTTATTGGACTAGTTACATTCAAAATTGAACCGGTAGAATGCCTTATGGTTCTACCTGTAAGAGGATCTGGTTCTGAGTTTAAACTAGATTCACTCATTTGTGTTATTTGTTCATGGTTAGCTTGTCCACATCCGCAACTCATAATATTTGGGTTTAATTTATTTATATATCTATCTGTAATCGTTTCTCAATTCTTTTCTTCTCAAATAATTGAAGAGATATTGTAAAGCCCTGTTATAATCCTTCAAAGTTTTAAAAGGTCTAGGAAATCTACGGATGTCGTTTCCTCCCCCTTGCGGGATTTCGTGAGATTTTTCTGGATTGTACCTTCTGACAATTCCACTTGGATGAACCGTGTAAAAAACATCTCCGTGACCTCTTTCTCTTTGTTTGTTTTTTGTTCTAACAAATTTCAAGGTATTATTTAATTCCTGCTGATGTGAATGATCCTCTTCAAATCCTAAATCTATGATATTTCTATATGCTCCAGATTTTCTGATGTCATCCAAAGAAATATCCCTCCTGGTATCGGCTTTGTATTCTAACCTAGGATCATATTTTTTAAATTCCAACAGGTGATAGAGCATCGATTAAGATTTTTTACTCGAAATATAATCACGGTAATCTGCCAAATGTGTCATTTTCTTTTTTCCTTTTGGCTTGGTTACCTCTGGATTCAAATGTGGAACGATAGGTTTAATACCACCTCCTACGTTCAAACCCGGAGTAAAAGTTGGCATTTTCTTCGAACCAATGATGGGAGAAGTTGCACCAGATACCGGAATCCCTTTCTCATCCAGTGATTCTGATTCTTCAACTTTTCCCGTCAACATTTCAATATCTTCTATTGATAAACCATAATCATCGTTAAAATCTGTGAAGTAAACATGTCCATTCACATTTTGTCCAACTTCAGTTACTGTTAAAACGTCACCCTCTTGAAGATCTTCAAAACCTTTAGCAGGAGAATACCACTCGGGATAAGTTACATTCATAATTCGAATTTTATCGCCTGGTTTGTAATATTGGGTCTTCGATTTTGTTGAGTCTTCCTCGACTGCTTGATAATCGTCGTACTCGAAAGTTTCTTTTACGTAGTGTGGGAGTTTTCTGGTTTTGGTTGAAGCATACTTCTCCAACTCCTTGTTGGTCATCTCTCCATCGGCAATAGCCTTGATTTCTTTCCTATACTTTGAATCGATGTCTTTTAATTTAAGTTGACCCGACCTTAAAGCCCAAGCCTGGCCCATGAGAGATTGTTGTGCTTTTGAAACTGCTGGCATTTTATTATTCAATTTTTTTTAGTTTTATGTAGTAATTAGGATCTTCAAATAGATGATCCATGGCTATTTCTCTTGCCTTTTGTGGAGAATCTGTGTGTTCCATCTCAACAAAAACACCATCAACCAACTGTCTGGTTAGGTAATCTACAACTCCTGGTAAATTGTGACCAATTGTTTCGGTGTGTTTTTTCGCTAAATCTAAAATTGTGAGTTTATCCCCTACTCCACCTTTAAGAATTTCACTGGATGTATTATTTTCTTTTAGATAAAGATTTTTCATTTTCTTTTTCATCTCCGAAGGTGTCATAGGCTTAGCGTTCAAGCCCCAATTGGCATTCGGATTGATGATTTTAGAAGATTTCTTTTTCCATTCGGGAAAAGTCCAAAGCCACTTGTTGTATGCCTTTCCCACAATTTCGAATCCCTTGTCTCCCGGTTGGATAGCGATTGGTGATTGTGGAGGCATATAAGAACTCGTCTCTGCCTCATTACTTTGTTTGAAAGCCTTGTCGACCAACTTAAAACCACTATCTCCGTCAGGAATTTTCTTGGCAGATTTGGGTGGTTTGTAGCTTGAGGTCAGAGACGGGTTCTTTTTTTTCATTCCATGTTATTATGTTAGGCAATCACTGCTTCCACTTTTGATTTTGAAATTTGAATAGTTTCAAAAAATCCAGAAACCCCTTCAAGGTGTGAAGCAACTTTGTGTTCAACCTCGAGCACGGATTCTGCTTCGACCAAAAATTCTCCTTTGGACATAACAGGGTCACCATTTTTCTTGGTTTCACCAGATTCGAATTGTACTCTTGCGATGTAGTATGGCATAAAAATTTATTTAGATGTCTTTTTTACTTCTCTTCTACTTTTTGTTTCCACCGAGTAATCCGAATCTTTTGTTCTATATATCTTTTTTCCAAAACACAAAGCACAAAAAAAGGCAACTCTTGGAGTTGCCTTTCTGGGTAGTAGAAAGAAATTAGGCTTTGTTTTTTTCCTCTTGGATTTCAAGCCTAAGCTGCTGAGCGAGTTTTTTCAGTTCTTGCAAAGACTGTCTAACACGTGTGCCAGCAGACATGTTGCCTTTTTCTGAAAATTTCACCATATCAGTTTCAACTGTTTCTACCAAAGATTTGATTGCTTCAAATGTTTGCATGATAATTGGTTTTTTGTTTTATTTTAGATCCAAAATTCTAAAAAGTTCCCATTTTTGGATCTTTAAGTTCGATTTTTTTTAATTTATCTGTTCCACAAATAAATCTTTTTGGAAGATCCATCTTGCATGTGCCAATCTTCTCCCAAAGCGAAAGAAAGCAATGATTTAGAATATGCTCCATAGTTCTTGATGTCCAAATTCAAATTCATCTCATCAACCATTCTAATGATTTTTGGATTTTTCTCCAAATAGCTGGAAATACACTTTCCGATTTGTTCGAACAATCTAGAAAGTTCACCACCGGATAGTTTAAAAGAAACTTTGTTTTTTTCTGGCAAACTTCCTTTATTAATCGCAATATCTTCTATGACTTCTGTTCCAATTTTGTTGATGTTCAAAACAGCGTATGAATTTTTGGGACCATCCATAGACTCATATTGTGAATACTTTCCTATCATCAAACAGAATCCTTCGGGATCTTCTTTTTCTCTTTCCAATTGGAAAAAGTAATAATAAACATCACCTTCTTTTTTAAGTAAAAATGGCATTGTTCCGAAGCCATCGGCCTCGTTCAACGTGTTTGACAGAAAATCTGTATAATTAAATAAATTTTTCACAGTGAATCTTTTTTGTGTATATATCTAATTTTTCTTCAAGTCTGACACCAAACCAGAATACAAATTAAGTACCGACTTTGGCAGCATCTTTTTCAAGGATGCATAATCTTCTTCTTCCAATTTAGATCTTACCTCTGTGGCAGAGGTGCTTCTAGGCGTTTCAACCAATTTAAAGTCTTCCGGCAATTTATCGAACAACTCCGTTTTTTTAATGTAATCCATCTGCTTGTCATAATCGTCTTGTCGATCTTCACCAGCTCCGACGAGATGTGGCTCGAATCCCATCTCCACCAATTTGTTCACTGCAGATCCCAACAGACCCCGTGGAACGATCATGTAGTCCTTTAAAACATCTCCGTGTTCTTTTACCACAGCATCCATATACTGCTTTATTGTTGTTTCCCCAAATGGAGATTTTCCACTCTTATTGTGTCCAGGATAAACAACAACCACAAAAGAAGGTAATTTATTTTCCTCGTGTAACTTTTTGGCCATCTTTAAATGTCCCAAATGAAAAGGTTGAAAACGCCCCATGATGACATTGATCTTTTTGTCTTCTTCCTTTTCAACCAATGGTTCTTCTTCATCAGAAGATTGCTGGTCTATACTTTCTAATTTAGAAATAAAATCATCGAAAGAAAGTAAAGGATTTTCGTTCTTTTCTGTATCCTCGCTTTCTTCCAACACATATTTCACATTAGGCTTTGAATCTTTTTGAAAATCCAAAAAGCTAACAAATTCGGATTCATTGACTTCTTTTTCTGGACGTTCGATATGATCTTTAATTTCTTGGATTAGCAAATTCAGCTGGGCCAGAGTTCCAGATGTGACTATTCCAGAAGCACGGGTTTTTAGTTTTCTGAAAGAATTTAACAGAAGTTTGTACAGTGACTCGAAGGCTTCGTCTTCTTCAACAAATTTTGCCACTCTACGATCCCTGACCAAATCCCTATTTAATCTGAATTCTGGCTTTTTTAGATATTCTGGTTCTTCAAAATCTGCTCCTCTGTATTTCTCGGCATTTTCCTCCAAAAATTTAGCAAACACGTCAGAAATAAATGAAATATACCTTTCGTCTTCTCCTTCTCCTTCTACCTCAAAAGAATCTACACCCTGCTGTAGGATAAAATTCATTACGTCTAACAGGGTAATTCCAAGAAAATCAGAAGGCTTTTTATCCCTCTTTTCTTGATATTTTGTTTTGGCTAAATCAGTGAACAAAGGATCAACCATCTTTGCCAGAACCGTTTCATTCTCTGAATTTGGTTCTCCGAATCTGAATACTACACCTTCTACATCTTTATCTAGATCATCGTTCAGAGCGCTGGATTTCAATTCTGGATTTAAAACAGAAATGATAAATCTAACAAAACTTTGGGTTTGGAATCTCGAAACTAGCTGCTGAAATGGAGTTGCCAAAAATTCGGTCAACTGCTCTTTTTGTGTTTCGTCCAGATAGCCTTGGAAAATAATAGGGCTTCTTTCCACTCCCAATAAATCTGCCCACGTGTCCAATTTTTCTTTCTGCTGAATTGTTTTGGCGATCTTTCCTTGTAAATCCATTTTATGGACGAACGAAAGTATCAAGTGATTCTTAGGAATTCTGTCGTAAACAATTTCAACAGGCTTAGTGTTGGCAAAATATTCCAATCCAAATCTCCAACCTCTTGGAATTTTTTCTAAAATGTCAGGAGGCAAGGATTCAATGTACTGAATTGGCTTTTCGTAATACTTCATCAAAGTCCTGTCAACCAATGTGATTGGATTTCTTTGGTCTCTCCTATAAAAATTGAACTTACCAGTTTCTAAATCCCTCTCAAAAGAAAAGGCAGATCCATCCATCTTTTCATTGATGGTAACAAATTGAGAAAAAAGAGATTGAATGAAATCCGCCCCTTTCTTATTATACATATCGTATAGGTGGTTGATACCTGCCATGACTTATTTATTTGTGTGTGAAATCTTTTTTGAATGTGAAGATCCCATATGCTTTTTCCATTTCTTTGTTCAAATCTTCAACCAGATCCATATGAATGACTTGACTAATTCCTTCTATAATTTTTCTAACAAAAATTTTGGACTTTAACTGTAGAGGGGAATTCCAAGCCAAAATAAGTTTAGGAAGATAAATTTGAATTCCAGGGGGATCAAAATTTTCGAAATCAATAAGTTCGAAAACCCTTTTTTCCACCGTGTAAACTAACTCGTTATTCAATAATATTTTTCTGTCTCCGTGTTTTGTTTTTATAATTAAACCGGAAGAACCATTTTCAGTTTTAAATAAAACCAGCTTTCCATCTCTGACAACTGCCTGTGGGGAATTACCGTCAAGAAAAAAATCCAAGGCTGTGTATAAGGGATCAAACATCATCGGACAAAGAATTTTGTTTAGTTTGTACCTCTGAAGGGATTGGCAATTTAGCACGTTCTAAATATCTGGCAAAGTCTTCCACAATATCTAACATTTTATCATTATAAATGTAACTAGGTGAAGTAACTAAAGACCAGGCATCTTCAAATGTTTTCACTTGATTTGGATCAATCCCTGGACCAAACATAAGTTCTACTGCCTCTTGTGGATCGTTGGTGACAAATTGGACTGTTCCTTCTATGGTTTGTGGTCTAGAAAGTCTGTTCTTTCTTATTCCACGGTAGGATTTTTTGGATTTAAAAATTCCTTCACTTAATCTCAAAACATAGCCTTCATAATCCATGATTTTCCCCTCTTCATCAAGACTTTCTACCTCTTTTAAAGAAGAAAGAATAGCCTGAAAAAGCCAATTCCGATGGGCAGATTTGTACACAGATTCGTCAAGACGATAATCCGGAGAGTAATAAATAAATCTTGCCCAATCCATATTGGAAAGAGGAATAAGATCCAACTGAACAATTCCTTGAGATGGATCTCCTCCGATTGGCCAACCGATTGAAAGTACTCCTAAACCCTTCATGAGCTTCATGTCGGGTTCAAATCCAAGGATTTCAGGCAATTCAGTAGACAATAACTGTTCCAAATCCGTCAAGACAGTTTCGGGGCTGGAACCCAATTGATCCATCAGATACTCTTTGGAAATCCCCAAATCGATGTCACCAGAATCGTCCGTTGGGTTTTTCTTTTTTCCAATGCTTCCGATTAGCAAAAAATCCTCGTCAAAATTACCACCGCCCAAAATAGAAAACAGATTTGATTCTATGTGTTCCAATGTGGACTGTGCTTCATCCTCCCTTATTCTACGGGAGGTTTTTATGGCGGCCCCGCCTTCATTTAATCTCATAAATTGGTTGAAATTAGCAATCATTTAATCTAAATCAAAATATTTTCTAGAACGTCTTAAATAATCTCGATATTTTCTTTGATCTTCAGTTTTAGGTTTTTCCACATCGAAATCAGAACCGAAAGTTTTTTTACCAGAATACAAAGATCTTGTGTAAAAATCTTCATAATCTTTTTCTTTGTTTTTTCCACTTTTCTGAATACTTTCTCCCCATCTGCTAAAAACCTCTTCTTCATCTTTTGATCCCTTTGGAAGTTTACTTCCAATTGCTCCGAAAATTGCCTTACCAGCTTTAGAGATACCAATCCCAGCTGCTCCTAAAAGTCTTCCTAGAGCTCCTCCTGGATCTTCTGCCATGGCTTTAGCCCAGCTCGAATAACCTCTCCAATTTTCTCCTTCTATTTCAGGAACTCTAGATCTTATTCTTGCCTCTAGTTCTTCCCACTTTTTTTTTGCAATATTTTCATTCAAAGAATTAAATTCATCAAATTTTAAAACTGAGGACATACCAAATCTTATTTTACCTATATATCTCCGTGCCGTTACAGCTTTACCTTGAAAATTTGGTACTTGAATTTTTCGTTTTTGTAAATTTCAATTCTTGCCTGCCCGTGTTTCATCAAGTAATTTGTATACCTAGATGAACAAAAATCATCCACAAAATCGATAACATTAACTTTCTCTTTCCCTTCCATCAGCCTCATACCTCTTCCCAAACTTTGTTTGATCAAAACCTCGCTCTTGTAAGATTCGACCAGAAAAATATTGTGGAGATTGTTGATAGAAATACCAGTAGCAAAAGTTCCAAAGGTCGCTACAAGAATCTTATTGTCGCCCTCGCCCATTCTAGATTTATACTCTTCCCTTAATTTCTCATCGGTATCCCCATCAACATAAAAAACTTCTTTGGAAGAATCTTGTTCTCTTAATCTATTCCAGATTTGTTTTCCGTATTCGTCCTTTACAGATTGAAAAAGAACCAAAGAATTTTTAGAAGTTTTAGCAACGAAATCCACGATGTAGGCGATTCTTTTTTCGCTTTCTACCACCATCTTTCTTTCAATGTTGTAAATTTCCGTACCTTCTAAATTTTGAGAGGTAAATTTCAGCTGGGCTAGTTTGTCCTTGATTTCTGGATCTAACCAGTCGAGCATGACGACTTTGATAGCCACTGGGGTAGCGTGTTTGTTTTGGAACAAAAAGTCAGGAGAGATTTCTACGATGACCGGACCCAAGAATTGCTGGATTGTCAGATGATCTGCTGTTCCCCTCTTGGTAAGAGTTCCAGTTAATCCAAAACGCCACCCGGTCCCCATACATTTTGACATAATTTTCTTGATGGACATGGAATTTGTATGGTGTGCCTCATCCACAAAAACAGCGTCTATGCCCTCAAAGAAATCCTGTTCTTGTTTCACCAAAGATTGAAATGTTCCGATGATAACGTCACATCCTTCTCTTATCTTGCTGCCCCCGCCTATCTGTTGTATCTTGACCCCAAGTTCTCCAATTCCATAATCCAAAAAGTCGTCATTTCCCTGAAAAACAAGATTGGTACTTGGAACTATCATCAGAAATTTCCGAATATAATTTCTGGATTTCAGAAAAGCCAAAATCATAAAGGCGATAAGAGTTTTTCCTGATGAAGTAGCAATCTCCGAAACAGAATAACGATATTTAACAATTTTCCAGGCGGCCTCTATTTGGTAGTCTCTGGGTTTAATTTCTTTGTCGGCGAAGAATTCATTTACCCAATTTTGGAATTCTTCCAAAGTTAGATCTGAAAGTATTAAAGAATCCAATCCTTCTATCTGAACTTCATATCCAAATTCCTTTCCTATGCTGAAAATCTCCATCCAAAGACCAACGGGGACTCTCCAAATCAAACCCTTTTTTTCTACGAAACAAACATTACCATCCCAAATTTTTTTCTTTACCAAAGGGTGGAAGAACCAATTATTTACTTTTTTGGTTAAAGAAATTTCAATCTGTCTTTTCTCCACTTCTGTGACCAGATTGCTCATGATGAGCCATTGGCGATCTTCGGAGACTGTGAACTTCAACATCCTTTGATAAAATTATTTGATTGTTCCGCCTCTTAGATATTCTTCTAAAGAAACTCTTTGTTTTATACCATATAACATGTGATCAACGGTCTGAACTGTCTGATCCATGAATTTACGGTGGCCTTCTACAAGTTCTATTTTTTGTGTTATCTCGGCTAGATCACCCTCGATGAGAGTTTTTGTTTCATTGCTTCCATACCTAACATCTTTGTTTTCTTGGTATTCCTTTAATTTTTTTGCTCTTTCCTGTCTCTCTCTTGATGAAAGCTTAGAGATAATCGAAGCCAGTTTAAAACTGTACTCGATTAAAATTTGTCGAGTGCTAAAAAGTTCGATCTGGGCTTCCGCCACAGTTCTAATGTTCTTTAAACTCAAAGAAATAACCTGAATTTTCTCTCTCCATTCGGCTCTTTCTGTTTCGAAAACTTTGTGAAAATCTGTCTCTGCCACTTTTAGAATAATTGATTTCTGTTGGTTTTTTTCTTTTTATTTAGATCTACTGAGATCGACTTCTTTTGTTTCAATTTTGGTTCTTCGTAGGATGCTAGGTCTTCGATCTTGTCCAAAGAATTTAGGATCTCAATCTCGTGAAGGGCTATCGGAAATTTGAGCCCATTTTGCTTTTTTGGTGGTTGAATAGGATTGTAATCGTGTAGAAACATGCTCAAACCTCCATAAAGTATGTTAAATCTAAAGTTTCTTTGGTAAAATAATCCTCAAATCTTCTGATTTTTAATTTCTTCAAACGAAGATAATTGATCAGATCGTTTAAATCCCACTTTTTGTCCAGAGGCAGGTTATGATCCTGTAGAAATTTTTTCCAATTGAAAACCAAATTTCCTTTGGTGAGCATTTCTAAAGATTTTGTTCTACCTGCTTTGTCCCAATCATACCAAAATCTGATGTCGTCAAATTCAAATGGAAATTTGTTTTCTATAGAACAAAGGCCAACTGAATTTTCCCAGAACCAAGAATCCATTGGACCTTCAAAAATTGTGATTGTACGATCGAAAGAAATCTGACCAATCCCAAAGACGTGGGATATAGGATCTATCTTGCCACATTCCATCAAAAATTCTGAGTTGGTCTCTCCCATCATTTTCTCCCAAATTCCACTCAATTTATAAGTGTAATATTTAGAAGCTCTTGTTGATTTTGACATAGATCGAACTTGAAGACCAATAATTTCTTGATCTTTTGTAAGATTGAAAAGAAAAAGTCTTTCTTCTGCCGGATCCCAAGCAAATTTCTGATCGGGAACTTGGTTTCTTCTTTTCAAGTAACCTGCAATGGAAGATTTATCCACATCTTCCAATTTTAAACGTTGTATAAAATCTTTCCTAGGAATAACATATTTTTTAAAGTCAATTTCAAACAACATAGAAATATCCACATCTCCATAGTGGGTTTTTCTTTTTTCTTTGCTTTCCTTAATGATCTTTAAAATTTCTTTTCTGTCGTCTGAATTTAAATCGGATAAAACTTCAAAATCAGTAAAGAAAGCATACCCATCTTTGAAAATACCACAACCACCATTGTAACATTTATAACACAAGGTTGTCAAATAAAAGTTCCCTCTTTTTTTTCTTCCAGTAGAGCTATCCCCGCAGTATGGGCAAGAAAAATTAATTCTATTTCCGGCCAGATAAATTTTTTGCCTGGCAGAATCTCCTGGAAAGGATTTTCTTAAAACAGTTTCGACTAGATTCTCTATTTTGGTAAGTTCCATGATTTGACAAAAAAGGGGAGGTTTCCCTCCCCTTATGATTTTAATTTAATAATAAAAATTAAAGATCTGCGTATAGATCATCCAAAGAAGAAGCAGTTGTGGGTGCTGCCGGTCTCTTTAGACCTGCCTTTGATGCCTTTTCTGCCGGCTCTTCGTCAGGAACGGAACCTACCCGTGTAGAAACTGCTTCATCGTACAAAGAAGATGATTGAGATGGGGCTTCTGTTTTGTAAGAAGAAGGTGATGGTTTATTGACACCTCCTAAAATTTCGTTGACCAATCTTCCATCTGGAACTGTATTGCGAATAATAGACATTACTCTTTCGGTCAAATCATCATCCCAATCTTTGTAATCAAAGGCCGTGAGATTTTGAGGACCAGACTCCAAATAGGCTGTAATTTCTTTCATGTCCTCTTGGTTTTTCTTCATTTTTCTTCCTTCAATCTCAATTGGACATTTGTCACCAACAAAAGAACAAAGATCGTAGTTGTTCCATTCCCCTACCTTACGGGATTGGATAGAAAAAAGCTTACCGCTGAAAAGATCAAATGGGTTGCAAGGATCTCCATATTCGGGTTTGAGCTGTGCTTCCAACATTTCGTTGAGCTTCTTACCAAATTTGAAAATCATAATTTTTCCTTCCAAATCAGGATTGTTTTTGTCCTGTACAATTTGAATCAAGGAATAATAATCTTCTTTTCGGCTAAATCCTTTGGAAAGCTCTTGATCAGCCGCCGAATGTGAATTCTTTAATTTCCAGAAGATGTCCTTCAGAATTGATTTTTTTCCAACTGTTGAAGGGCAATCAACCGAAAATTTATCACCAGAAATTGGGTCGGTCAGATACACGTAGTATTTGTGGATTTTGGATTTTACCGGGTCAGTGATATTCGGAACGAATCTCACCAGTGCCTTGTAAACTCCATCTTTTCCATTTTCGGGGTAGGGCTTGTAGAATTCAGATTCCTTACCACCTTTTTCGTTTGTTTTGGTTACAAAATTCTCCAGATCTAAATTGAAGATGTCCAAGTTGCTCATAATTTTTTAAGTTTTTTTTATTTGTGTGTTTAATTGTGTTCAAAATGAAAAGTTTCCTTTAATTTCTTATATATCTTTATTTTTTTGTTCTATTTTGTATTTATATTGGGCTATGACATCGGAACATATTCCAATACAAGAATCAATTGGATCGTGATGAACTTCGGGCAAAACGGCAATAGAACCCTCAATGGGTTGTTTTCCTGGATAAACCCAAACAAATCCACGGCTGGTCAAAGTTGCCAAATCGGATTCATGAAAGAAATAGTGCAAATCTGTTTTCATCATTTGAATCAAAGCCTCCTCATTTTTGATGTGTATCCACAACCTTTTTTCTCTTTCGATCAACCAATCCAAAGTAACTAAATGTTTTCCCTCGTCGTGACCCAAGAAAAATTGATTCTCATAGGACCAAAGGTCCACTTCTACATCAAACCCAAGATCCAAAGCTTTGTCGATATAATCTGTCCTATTTTCAAATTCTGGCATCGATCCTGCCAAATTTCCCCTATGAGAAATAAATTTAAATTTCATTTTTTGTTTATACGGAGTTTAGATCCTGAAATAACTTCAAACAAATCCACGTGGCATCCACAAGATCGTCTACTGGTTTGTTTACGCTTTTCGCCGGGGTTATCCACTGAGACTGATACATTTGGAGGGTTTTAGTGAGGGTTTCAAAATTTGTTCCTTCCATTTTTTGTTCGATCAAAGCATGATACAATTCATCCTTTTTAGCATTTCCCTTCACGGCAAATTTTTTGACAGAGGTTGGGGAGAATACGTGGAAATTTTGACTTCCGATTTTTTGGGTAATCTTTGCTCTCAATAAAGCAGTTGCCATAGATATGTCAATAAGAGCGTTTCCGTTGGATGCAAAGCTTAGTCCTTCTATGGCTATGTGAGTTTTTGGACATTCTATGTGTGGCTCTATCCCAGACCAAAAGAAATCCACCAATTCTAAAAAATAGTCGATCTTTATTCTTTCTTTCGCTGAGTACTCCTCAGGAAGCTTTTCTTTCGTTAGAAAGGTAAGATTGAAATTTGGTGTTTGTGACAAAACAGAATAAGGCTTGTTAGCAGATTTTAAAAATGAATCTTCGCTTCTATCGGATCTTGTTAAACTGCCCCAGAAAAATTTCGAATTAGATAATACACAGTAAGCAGGAGAATTTAGGGAAAAGTCTATCCCTATGAAAATTGACATAAATTGAGATTTATGTATATATCTACACTATTCTAAATCCTTGAATAAAATTACTAAAATCATCAGTATTTGTAGAAGCTTTCACTGTTGCAGCATCTCCTGAAGTTTTCTCTGACCTAACCCAAAAATACAAAGTAAGGGGACTAGCTCCTCCAGTTAGAATTAAAGATGAACTAAAACCATTTTGGTATTTTGGACTATCTGCAGTAACTTCACTAACCTCGAAAACCCAGACACCGTAAGCTGTATTTATTGCTCCAGTACCGCCGACATTTCCTAAAACAACTTTGTATCTTTCGACATTATCCGAGTCCACATTTAAATTCACTTGAAAATAAAAGGAAAGGTTCCAGACTTCATTAGCGGCTATTGTAATTGTACCGGATGTACTGTTGTAGTCATTTCCAGTATCGTATTTTTCTGAATCTGCTACAAAAGCGTTGGCAGTCGTAAGTGTTCCTGGGTTATTATTTACCACATCATAAGAAGTTGTTCTTGAAGCACGGAAATAGGTGGATCCTGGGTTAGAGCCAGAAGTTCCTGAGGTTCCACAAGAACAAGAAGTTCCTGATGATCCTGCTGTTCCAGAACTTCCAGCACTTCCAGCACTTCCAGAAGTTCCAGAAGTTCCAGAAGTTCCGGGTAAAGAAAAGCTTAATGAAAAAATCTCATCCTCCTTTGCCCCATCGTCTGCACAAGCTATTTGAAATCCAGTGTATGCATACCAACCATTTTCATCTGAAATTGAGTCTATTCTCCAAATGAAATAAGAACCAGATGTGCAAGACTGAAAAATCAAAAGGGTCCCAACGGTAAAAGTTCCAAGCAAAGCAGAAAAATCGCTATTGGGGTTATAAGCGAAATCACTAAGAGATAAATTTCTTTCTTCTGATAAGTCACAAAAGTTATTTGTATTAAAATCAAAATAACCATTACCGGGGTCATTAGGAGCAGATGCATTTTTTTTCCATCTCCACTGGGGAATTGCGCAACCAGATGTTCCGCTAGATCCAGACGTTCCAGAAGTTCCTGAAGAACCAGAGGTTCCAGAAGAACCAGACGTTCCAGATGATCCTGCAGTTCCAGACGATCCTGCGGTTCCAGATGATCCTGCGGTTCCAGATGATCCAGATGTTCCGGAAGAACCAGATGATCCGGAAGAACCAGATGATCCAGAAGAACCGGAAGATCCTGAGGATCCACTTGATCCAGAGGAACCGGATGATCCACTCGATCCAGAAGAACCGGAGGTTCCTGATGAACCCGAAGATCCTGATGATCCACTCGATCCAGAAGAACCAGAAGTTCCCGAAGAACCTGATGACCCCGAGGATCCGCTAGATCCAGATGAACCAGAGGTTCCTGAAGAACCTGATGATCCCGAGGATCC